CTTGGGCATGCGCCAAGTTACCCAAGAAGATCGGGATCAACTGATTCCGATTATCGAGTTCATGTGTGAGCCGCAGCACAAGGGCGTGCTCATCGAACCGCAGCCCGCGTACAAGCATATCGCCGAATGGTGGAAGCGTGTGCCAGCCAAGCTGCCGGTGAACAAAACATCGCCACGCGACGCCTTCGGCGCTGTGGCCATGACGTCCAAAGACTGCGTGCCACTACTGGACGGTATGGGTCTGGGTTACATGATGCTTTCGGCAGCTGACCTGCATGTGCGTACCGATGGTCAGCGCAACATGGAAGTGCGTTCCGGCCCAACCTACAACGCTGGCTCGCAGCATTCGAGCGACCAGCTGGGGAAAGACTACCCAACGTACCCCATGCCAGCCATCAAGTTCCACAACCCGTGGGTCATCAAGACCCGGCCTGGTTATTCGACGTTGTTCGTCCCGCCGATGAACCACACCACCGAAGATCGGTTCCGCTGCATGGCCGCGGTCGTTGATACCGACACGTATCCAAAGCAGATCAACTTCCCTGGTCTGTGGTTCGCCAAAAACTACGACGGGACAGTCAAAGCCGGTACACCGCTGGTGACGGCCATTCCGTTCAAGCGTTCGGACGTGCCGCGGGAATTGCTGATCCGGACCATCACAGCTGCTGAGCAATTCGAAATCAACCGCATGAGCCATGTGCAAAATGCTCGCTCTGGCTTTTACACCCGAGAACTTCGCGAAAGCCGTAAATGATCTCACGCCTGATTGATCTCATCATCTTCGGGCTGATCGCCTTTAACGGCTGGCTGCGTCGGGTGTTTACCGATTCGGTGATTCGCTTCAAAGCCTCCTACGGTGGGCCGCATGTCATCTATCCGGTGATGACCGCCAAAGAAATCAAGCCCAAGTGGTTTGAAGCGATGATCGACAAGGCCAAGGCAGAAACCAAAGCGGGTCGCAAAGGCTCGGTGAAGTTTACCCGCTGCCCTGGGATGCATGACTACATCCAAGAAGGCTACATCATCCGCGCGCACACCGACATTCACATCAAAGCCAATAGCAGCGGTGTGGTTGTCTCAGTCAGTCATGCGGAAGATCCAGCGATGGCTGTGGCATACATGGACAACGACGTTGTCGAAGGTATCGCGCCAATCGACGGCGTTAAGATGAAGGTCGTGAAGGTGCCGCTGCCGTATGGCATCTACACCGAGCCAGGACATTCAGTGCATCTGATCCCAGCGCTCTTGCACTCGACGTTCCTCGATAAGCTGTTTGTCTACCCAGGCACAGTGGACTACGATCAGTTCCATACGGCGAACTTCATCTTCACCCCGATCCGGCCATGCGAGTTCACCATCAAAGCCGGCGAGCCGCTGCTGCACGCGCTGCCGTTTAAGCGTGTGAGTTACCATGGCGTGTGCGGCTCGCCAACCAAGTGGGAAAAGCTCAAGCACAAATACGGCTTCCCTTCACGGGCATTGGGCTACTATCGCCGGATGTTCCACTTCAAGAAAACCTACACCAATGAGGTGCAAGAATGAGTAGTGTTAACGGCCTCGTGTTCTTAGTGAACAAACAAACGCGGCTTATCTCGTACGCAGGCGATGTGCCTGAATCGTACGCGTCGATCACTGGTTTGCGTAATCTCGATTACGCGATCCTGCGCGACCTGCATCCGACGTTTCAGGAAAGCGATCAAGATACTCGCTTCATGCATCTGGGGTTCCTGACTGAAGCCGATACGTTGGCAGCTGGCGTCGGTCCTGAAGACGTGCATCGCCAGAAACTGGCGGCGTGGGAAATCAAATGGAACAGCTTGAACCAAGAGCGTCAAGACCTGATCGAAGATCAGCGTTGGCGTGTGGATCGTCATAATGACGAAGTGGCTATGGGTCGTGCGCCGACAGAACCTGTCGCACCGATCCTGAACTACATCCAAGCGATCCGCGATCTGCCAACTGAACAACCGGACCCGTACGACATCGTATGGCCAACCATCCCGCCATTACCTGGCGTGTAAGTTAACAACTTCCAGTAAAGGCCAGGGCTTATATAGCCCCGGTCTTTATGCAACTTCTGATCAATATTTTTTTATCAGTACCGGAGAAACAACAATGTCTTTAGTCCCAGTCAAATACCCGCTCGACCTGACTGGCGCTGCGGCCAGCAACCGAGTGATTGACGAAGCGCACGTTTTAAACAGTGCAAACATCCGTGTATGCGTACCCAAGTACGGCGCGTTTTATACCGACTCGGTCGCTTTACGCGACGCCACCACCAACCGTATTCTGAAGAAGTACGTCGACTACTACCCTTCCCTGCTCTACACACTGCCAACTGAAGCCTCGGGTATGACGGTGCACCAGATCTTGGTGATCACGGATGCCACGTGTGGTGAGAACGTGTTGTTCGATGCGCAGATGGTCGGTGGCGAATACAGTTACTCGTACGACGCCATCATCCAACTGGTCCAACGTTTGGGTCTGGATGGTCGACCAATCGAATTTGACAACATCATCGGCAAACCCGACGGATACGAGCCAACGCCCCACTTGCACGATGTGGGTGATGTGTATGGTTTCGAGTTCTTAAGTAGCGCCATGGACCGTGTGGCCAATGCCATTACGCTTGGCAGCGCTGCTGGTCAAAAGGGCATGTACGATTACGTCAAATCGCGGTTAGGTGAAGTACAAGTCACGCTCGATCTGATTCGCCAAACCCGTGACACATCGACGGCGATCATCAAGACGCTGGGCTACACTCCGGCTGACAAAGCAGGGGGCGACATCACAGGTCCGCAAACGCACAAGGCGCCAGTCTCGTACGAAACGAGTACCCGCCAACGTACCCGCAACATCACGGTAACAGCAGCCACGACCTCGGTTGATTTGAGTGTGACTAACCGGTTTACGATTGCGCTGAACGCGGACACTACGCTGCGTTTCGATGTGTCGAAGATCGTCGGCTTTGCAGGCGCTGACTGCATTCAGTTCCGGGCGCTGGTCAAGAATGACGCTACAGCCAATCGCCGGCTGTCGTTCCCAACCGGCACCATGTGGCCTAACAAGACCGAACCGGCTCGCGCCACGACAGCACTGGCTGTGAACGAATACGAGTTCACGACTTACGACGGTGGCGTGACTTGGTGCGGTAAATTGCTGGCTGCAAACTACGGCGTACCGGGAAGTTAAAGTGTGGTTGGGGAGAAACATTTACCATTGTTATGGAGGATGTTCTCTCTCCAATCCCAACTTAACTTAAATGAGGTTTTATCATGCGCTATGGGCGGATGTATAAAGGTGTGGTTGTGTCGGTCACCGAGCCGCCAATTGGTCGCACTCTTGAACAAAACGTAGGACAAGCAGGCGCTGACGATTACGTCGAAATTCCAGACGAAGTCGATGTCGGCCATTATCAACAAACTGACGGTAGCTGGCTCACTCCAGTCCAGTACGCCGCCAAGAAAGAAAAGGCACTAAACCATGTCCATGTTCCACATTAAAGCCAAAACTCTGGCCATCACTCAAGCAAGCTGGGAAATGTTCCAGCGTATGTTTGCTCGCAGTCTGTTCCTCGTTCTGCTGACAGCGGGCGGCGTCTGGGCACTGGACTCGGCCATCGTCTCCGGCATGTCCAACCGTTTCGGCATCGTGGCACGTTTCCCAGAAATCATCCAGCTGCTTGCCGCGGCGGTTACCCTCACGTTCATCGAGATGTGCGTGTTCTGGACGCGTTTCACCACGCAACCTGCAGGCATCGATAGCCGCCATGCACTCGAATACCTACTCGATCCTACCAGTAATGACTTCAGTCCAATGGCAGTCGTAGCGTTCTACTGCGTCAATTCACTGATGTGGGGCTTCCGCATCGGTGTTCTGTTGTACCTGACGCAATGATCAGCCGGTTCCAACAGTTCTTCTGTGGCTGTATGTTGGCTGTTGTGCTCCTCGTGATGGGGAGCGTAGCGCACGCACAGAAACTACCAGGCGATTCAGCACAACTGTTACCGATACTCGATCAAGAGATCGCAACGTACTGGCCGACACTGGTGCATCGTCCTTGGCTGGCAGCCATTCCGGATCAAGAAGCGAACTGGAAACTGAAGGCCACACTCAAGACGCATCGCGAACTCGGGTGTGGATTGGGTCAATTCACGATTGCATACGACGCCAAAGGTAACGTGCGGTTCGATGCTCTGGAAGAGACCCGTCGTCTCAGTCCTGCCCTTAAAGGCTGGAGCTGGGATGATTGCTACAATGCGCAGTATCAGTTGCGCGGTCTGGTACTGAAGATGAAAGTCAATGACCGCAATTGCTCTGCTGTCATGAAAGGTCAACGCAACATTAAAGCCTGCAACGGCGCCAGTTACAACGGCGGGTTCGGGAGCGTGACCAAACGCATTCGGCTGTGCCGGATGGATTCGAAGTGCACACCCAACGAATGGTACGGCCACTTAAATACCAAGTGCGCCCAGTCAAACGTCAAGGTGGCAGGATACGGGGAATCGTTCTGCATGATCAATGCAAACTACCCTGCCCGTGTTGAAGCTCGCCAACACAAGTTCCGCAAAATCTGGCCCAATGACCAAATCTTCGCTGAACCAACAAAAAAATAACGCACATCGCTTAGTCGCCCTCTACCCCGAAGGGTAGAGGGCGCTATGCCGTTGAAAAGTAGTTCAGTTAATCCGGGATGGGTTCATCATCGTCGGGATCTTTCGGCACCTTGTCTAACAGAGGGACCGCCATCACTTCGATGAGGTTCTTGAGATGCTTGACTGAGAAGCCAGTCACGAACAAAACTACTTCGCTGGCTGAATTCTGATACTGCATAATCAAGCTGTTGGCCACCGCAAGTGCATCGTATTCATCAAGCATGACGCCATTGATGAAGATCGTTATCTCGCCCGCATCGGAATAGCGAGGGACGTACGCAGCACCATCAATCACTTCGAGTACATGGAAAAGACGGGCGCGGAGTTCACCGAAATCTTTATCGACCGAGCTCAGGTTCAGACGCCACAGTAGTTTGGTGGAGTTGACCACGTTATTGGCCATGACAGCGCGAAGCACGTTGACGTAATCGGGCGTTAGATTTTGCCCCTGGAGACTGATGCTTGCTTTCATGATGTTTCCTTTTTATCAGGTGAAATGAGATCCATGTACCCAGTGTCACGAAGTTTGTTTCCTGGGTCGTTAACGGTGATTGGTTCTGGCGGTGAATACTCAGCGTAGAACTTACTGAAACGTCCGTCGGTCAGGCGGTCGAATTCAGCGAGCAAATCACCCGTTGGTGGGGTTAAATAACTATCCGTATCTTCCAGAACAACAACGTTGAGATTCACGCCGATGTCTCTTAGATTTGGACCGCGCGACGCTGAGATAAGGATCTGTGATCTCCTCAGACCGGCAGCGCGCAACGTCTTCATTCTGAAGCTGCTCCAGCGTTTTTTGGATTTGCGCTGCTCTTTACGCTTTGATGCTATTTCTTTGCGATTCATGGTAACGCCTTTCTTATAAGTCCAAATAACTGGTTTGCAGAACAGTTGGCTGATGCGAAACGATTTGCAGATCGAATTCAACACGGCGGTTGCCACCAGCATGCTTAACAGAACCGCGGGTATTAGACATCAATTCCCACAAGTATTTAACGCGCGGGTCTTTGATGGTCGATGGATTTTCCAGCGCTTCCTTGATCGTGGTGTGTTGACGGCAGACTTCTGTCAAGGTGTTGAAAACCTCACCTGTTTGACCGAAACCCGCTTGTTTCCAATAATTCACGGGCGACCGCATTTCTCGCTTTAAAGCCCAGATAGTTTCATCGATGAGTTCATCATGATCATCTTTAACGCGCACACACAGGGAGATGCAATACATGGTAGTTCCTTTATGTTGTTGGTTATAAAAACGGATGATTGCGAATGCTGGTGTTGAGTAGGTGGATGAAAAGATCGTAATCCACGCCATCACTACGTTGCACCATCGGGCAATTCAGGTATGCCAGACACAATGCCTCCATGACGGCTTCGGCAGCATCGGTTCCCGTATCATCGATTAACGCCATTCGATGGATGGGGAAAAGTTGCATAGTAGCTCTCAGCTGGTTGGCTGAAATCATCACACCGTTATCTTGGAGTCGGTTACACATCTCATCCAAGTGCTCCAGCGGAATAACTTCATGCAGTCGACGGATTGCATTCGAATTATTTCTTTGAGCGCCACGGCAAAGGTCTTGCACCAGACTCAGATTGTGTAATCTTAATACGTCTTTTGTAGTAAGCATGATACGTCCTTGTTGTTGGTTATAAAAGCAAAGCCATTAACCACCTCCCGAAAGAAGTGGTTAAGAGATCACTCTTTAAATGATCCAGGCGGGCAGAGGCGATGCCATTCACCGGCTGCAGCACAAGCGCGTTGCAATACATCGCACTCATACTCGGTACCAGTATGCCACTTCAGGATAAGACACTTCCCGACTTGCTGATACCACATCAACCGCCAGCGAGTGGGCATTTTCTTAGGGCGCCGTTTCACGATTGATTCAGTTCGGCTTTGATGGCTTTGAGTCCATCGAGGTTTTTAGTCTCCAAGGCCAGCGAAGCACGAATGATCTGTTGCTGCGTCATGTCTTTCTTAAAGCGCATGAGATCAACGTAAGCATTCGCGAGGTCTTGGTTTTTAACTGGCGTCAGCTCCATCACTCTTCCTTAGGTGGCGTCCAGCCGTTGGTCTTGGTATCCAGAGCGAGGCCGGCTTTAGTCACCGCTTCAGTCACATACGCCAAAGCGCTGTGGCCAAAGCCAGGGATCTTCATCAGCGAATTGCTGCTGTGGCTGATGAGTTGACCGATCGAGTGGATGGACTCGCGATCACGCAGGATGTTCGTCACGCGTACCGGCATGTCCAGTTCGTTGATCGACTTGTCCCAGATCGGTGGATGCAAGTTCGCGCTCAGCGGCAAGCGCACCGAGATCATCAGATCACAGTTCAGCGCATCCATCATTTGGCAGAAATGCTTGAACGTCATGTCTGAGCCGATGAACATCGCAGTAAGCGTAGGGAAAACTTCTGGCGATGCGTTGGGATGCTTCTTTCGCAGATACGCTTCGACGCGAACGTACTGCTCTTCCTTACTCATGTTCGCAGCCTTCATGCTGACGCGCACGATGTGTTCCAGGTCGAACAGGTTGTTGTCCGAGGAAATACTGGTGAATTCTTTCTTAAGCATACTAGCTCCTTGTTGTTGGTTATGCGTAACTGCGTTGGGTGTTGACCAGGTTCGCTTCGCGCAGCAACGTGCGAACCACTTCTTTCTTCGTCGGCTTACGATCGTTGAACATCGTTGTAAACCGGCGCACTGCATTGCGGTTACTGAGCACCACGAAGTACGGCTTTTCCAAGATGATTTCTTGGTCAGCATGGTTCAGGGCCATGTCGTTGAGGTTGATCCAGTCTTCGGTCCCGCGGTCGTCGATGTAACGAAACGCCGGCGTAGCCGAGAGACGGCGCCAGAACGGACGGCTGATCACGCGGATACGACGAACCGATTCTACCTCACCTTCGCCCACGAGTGTAGCACCCATGATCGGAAAGTCTGCTTTCACGAGGTAAAAGATCTTACCGACCCGGATGTCCTTGACTTGGACCTTGCCTGCTTTGGTTGCCATGCTACTCTCCCTAAAGAAAAAAAAGAATCCGGCGTAGAGCCGGACTTATGTCGCTTAGTTGCCGACAGCGTATTTGAATGCGAGGGCCAGCAGCAGCACGACTACGCCACCAACGCGCAGCATGATACGGCTATCGCTCTGTTCACGCTTGGCGTTGTGGATCGATTTGGCCAGGGTGCTGTTGTTAAATTCGTTGATACGGTCCATGGTAATACTCCTGTTGTTAGTTGTTGGTTGGGGTAAGGTGATATTTGAAAAACCGAAGTCTTTCAAATAGTTCCTCATACGGAGCCACCCCGAAAGGCAGCCCCGTACTTAAACGATTATTCCAGCTCGCTAGCCAAGGTCGAGGCCAGCTCGTTCATTTCGTGCTCGGTGAAGTCCACGCCGGACACCGAGAAGCTGCGCACCATCTTCACGTAGGACGTGATTGGTGCAGCCTGGTAGTACGACTCCGAACCGAAACCGTAGAGGCGCAGTTCTTTCAGGAGTTCGCGCGCTTCCTTGTACGAAAACACGACGCCCTTGATCTGGATGCCGCCCACGGCGATCAGCGGCGCCATTTCTTTCGGCTGGTCGCCCATGTCGAAGGTGTCGAAGCCGGGGAAGTCGGCAACGTTGCGCGTAGCCGGGGCGACTGAGGCGACGACTTCTTTCGGTTGGTCGACCGAGTCATCGGGGAACTGGGCGGAGATTTCAGCAGCCTTTGCGCGGATCTCGGCTGGTACGAAGTCGGCCAGGGCGCCGGCATCGAGTGCGCCGATGTTGTCAGGGTTGACATTTCCTTCTGGGGTATCGGATTGCATGGATTGGTTCTCCAGTGGGAGTTCAGGTTGAGGAGCCGCAACCTTTGGGGTGCGGTTACGGGGAGCGTAAGGGTTGCCGCCTTCTGGTGCTGGCACACCTTCGCGCAAGCGGAACAGGAAACCGATTTTGCGATCGGCGCGATCGACTTCGATCATTCCTTCATGTTCCATCAGGGTCAAGGAAGCGCTGATGGTGCTAAGCTTGATATGGTCCAGCAGTTGTTCCAGATCACTGCGCTTGTAGTAAGCATGGTCGGCCATGACTTTCCAGATGGCGAGCTTGACCGAATCTTCTGGCAGCACGATGAGCTGGTTTGGTTTATCGGCTGGTTGCGGGGTTGGTTCTTGTGGCATGGTGTTTTCCTTTGCGATGAGCGAGCGGTTACGTTTGTAGGTGACTTCGACGGTCTGCGGTGTTTTGCTGGCTGAACTAAATGGCTGCTCAGCTGAGGACCGTACGACGATATCGCTCGCCTTGACCGACTCCAACCCTTTGGCTGCAGTAGTCAAAGCGATCGTTCGCTTGGCACTCTTTTTCAGTTTGTAGCTTGGCTTGCCGCTAAGCGTGCCTTCGACAAACCATTCCTTCTTGAAGAGCAGACCCACCATGCGATTGTTGATCTGACTTGCTTCATAGCCAAGCACAGCCAACGTACGCACAATCTGATTGACAGTGCGGCTAGCACCATCGACCATCAGATCGTAGATTGCCAACTCGATGTTGGTATTGTCTTGCGCGGCAGGTCCTGCGACTTTCAGTTTCGAAAAGTCTGACTGCGAAGTAAACGCTACTTGAGGTTGCTGTTTCATGCTAATTCCTTTTTGTTGTTGAGTTATGAATTACAGGTGGATCTCTCCGGACCCACCTAATGAACATCGCGGGTATTTTCTTGTTTAGGTCTCTTCGAACTTCTTGACGATCACGTAGTACTCGGACGAACCTTGTCCGCGCTTGCAGTAGAAAGCGCCTGCAATGTTGCGATCGTACGCCAAGTTCTCACGACGCATAAACGTCGAAGGTGTGACCTTCTCGCAACCGCGCAGCACAATGGCGGTGCCGCCCAGGTCACGGTCAGACATGCTCTCGCTTTGGTAGACCGTATAGTACACGAGCTCGTACGGACGCTTCTGGTCAGCCTGCTTAAAGCCTTGCACTTGCGTGGCTTGCGCGGTTACTGCAAAAAGAGCCAGTGCTGCAAAGATCAGTTTCTTCATGATACGCTTTCTTGTAAAGATTAAACGGGGAGATAAAATGCATCCACTAACCCACTCGTGAGAGTGAGCTAGGAGATTACTTTACCGCATGCCCTTGAAGTAGACCTCGTAAGGGTCGTCCACATGGTCGTCTCCATGACGCATGCTAACGTCAACGAGTGTCATGATGTCCACTTCGCCAACGTACGTAAACAGCGGGCACGACTCGTGCGTCGTGTACTGATAACGCCACAGACTTTCTGCCATTGCTGGCACCGTCAGCGGATCACCGTTACCGTCTTGGATGACGGCAGTCTCGCCCTTGCAGGCAAAACGCAGGAACGGCGTGTCAGGCAGATCCAGTTCGTTCATGATCTGGGCCAGGGTGTACGTCTGACGTGCAACAGGTTTAGCAAGTGCCATGATAAATCCTCTCTTATTTGGGTTGGTTTAGTTGGGTCACGAGGTTCGTGCCAAACAGGTAGTCGCACACATACGGCAAACTACCAATCGTCAAGAACGTGGACACTGCCATGACGATACAAACTTTGTTCAACTTAGACATGCTGCTCTCCTTAGCGGAACGAATCCGGGATGGCCATGATGTGGTTGAATTTTTCGATGGTGTCGATTTCACCGAACGTTTTGAAACCAGCGAGCTGCATCGTTTGCAGATTGGCAAACGTGGTATCGCAGTAGTACGAGTACAGGCCATCGGCATCACGGAAGATCACGAAAGTCCCGTCGATCTGGTTGATCGCCAAGAACTTGTAACCTTCGCGCGAGGTGCCAGCCAGCACTTCATCACGCTTGAGCGCTTGCACGTCATGGGAAGCGTGCAGTTCAAACAACCGGCGCTGGGTCAGAAAGCCCATTTGCTGCACGGTCTTTGGATCTTCGAAGCGAGCATCGAAAGCGGTTTTGATAGTGGTCATGGTAAAACTCCTTTGTGTTGTTAGTTATAAGGGTACATCCGTAAGAGCCATCGCCCTTACGGATAGAGCCTCGTGAAAAACTACCACGGGAAAGGCTCACACGGTTTGACCTCTTCAGGCACCGTGTGAATCTCGGCCCTTTGGCGCGCCTCGATGGCGTAACCAAAGGAGCGCAGCATCCCAGCGCGACGTGCATCGCGTTCTGGGATACCAGCCGAGTACCGATCACGCAACTCGACTAACTGCGCCGAGCTGAGTAAGCAGCGCCAATCCAGCGGGTGGCAGCCGCCCGATCCATCAGGATCGATCGACCAGCCCACGTACAGCGCTTCGCCTTCATGGTACAGGCGAGCGTTACCCGAGTGGTACACTTTCATGCTGCGGTCAACGTATCGAGCCATGGTAAATCTCCTTAAGTTATTTAGAATTAAACGCCGCCACAATCAGGGCAGCAGTCGTGGCCGTGTGCGCCAGGGCCGTACATTTCTTCGTACGTAACAAGCGGCTCGGTCGAACCACAGTAGCCACAGACGTGCTTGTACTGCATCACTGGTTCTTCTTTAGGTTGTTCGCACATGGTCAAGCTCCTTAAAAGTTAGATGGGTAGAGGCATTGCTGCTTCTTATTCACTGATGGAATATAGCCTTGAAATATTCTAGTGCCACATTTTTAGACGTCATAAAGCCCAGCCCTTGATAGGGACTGGGTGGGGGGGATTATGCGTAGTCTTCTGGGTAACGCCAAGGTTTACTGGCATAGAAACGAGAGTGAGGTGAATCAGGGTGGTAGATCTCCAGATCAGCGCCAGTTACCTTACCAAAGGCAATTAACGCTTCGCTAGCGATAATGCCCATCTTGTCTTGGTCAAACTCAATCCACATGCGGTATTGCTCTTCTTTGATTTGTGGAAACGTAATCGCAGTGCGGCTTTGCCACTCTTTAAACGTCTCTGCCACCATGTCCATCAAGTTCTGTTTGTTGCGCTCCGTTAGCGCACCGCCGTGAAACGGAGCCACTACAAAGATGATTCGCTTGCTAAGGTTGTCTACGACTTCACGTGCATACTGCGGTACCATCACTGCTTCCCACTTCTTTTGCGCTGCATCTACCAAGGCTTGCATATCTGGTTCCTAGGTTGGTTTACTTTGACTCCTCCCCTCCTCGCCCTTTGCTTCGCTGGCCTCGTCTGGTCGCCCCCCTCTCCCCCAAAGGTGATACGGCTAAAGACACAGGCTAACATGCAAACATGCACACAGCACAGGTGGAGTGGGTTCTCGAAGCCCCACAACGCAAGCAATCCAAATGGATCACTATCGTCGAACTCACAACGGTAAAGTTGCACAGCATGGAACTCAACTGTATTAAAATACTTCAACGAAATCATAATAACAACTCTCTTCTCCCGGTAAGGAGAAGAGAGCGCTATGTTACTTCGGTAACACGTCAGGGTAGACTTCCGTTACATACGGATTCGGCAAACTGATGAAGCCCTTCATCTGCTCAACGACTTGTTTCTGTTCATCGGTTAAGTTCTCAGCTTTGCTGTTGAACCCATCGATAAAGCCATCCGGTAACACCGGCACTGGGAAGTCTTTCTGCGGTACTTCCAGATCGATCTTAGCCCAGCTGATGTACTTGGTCGAATACATCGATTCACCCGGCTCGACAAACATGTCCACTTCCCACACCAAGTCCATGTTGGGTACAGGGAAACGGTAACGGTGTTTGATCATGCCCGATTCAGCCAGCACACGAAACGCGGTCAACGCGTCTTGTGTGGTTTCAACCGACACTTCTAAGGACGAACCGTCCGAGCGTTTAAGCTTGGTGGTCTGCACGATTTGTTCAGTCGTGTTGATGTTATCGAACTGGCCGTTGATGATCGGCTTATGGATAACCTTTCTAACGCGACTAGAGCCACTGCCAGCGTTTTTATCGGTCTTATCCTGCCAGATCCCCCACTGCTCCTGAATATCCAGGCACAGCGCGTTTAAGAGCGTTTCAGGGGATGTGACACGAGCGTAAAACATATACTCGATTTCTGCCGAGAGTTTACCACTGACGTCTTCTGCTTCAGTGGCTAGCGTGCCAGTAAAGGCATTGGAACGAAAGGTACGCATAGGTCCTACTTAGTGATGAAAAGGATTTTGATGACCTCGGTGGCTGTTTCCATGATGGTCTTGAAAACAGCGTTGTCTGCCGTATGGTCATACGTCATGATGGCCACCATAGCACCACCCACGATTAAGGCAGTGGCAACCAAGCACACTACCCCGACCCGGATGAGCCAGTGGTTTAAGGCGCGCTTGTCTTTTGCAGCCTGGGTCTCGTTTGAGCTCACATCTTCTCCGTTGCTAGCGTCTTCGTCGTCTTGCTCGACTTGGGTACGTTCACGAGTGGCGTTACCAGCTTCGCACCGAGCGAAGTGGGACAAGTAACGATCGAGCAGGCGATGCAGATCTTGTCCTGGGAGTTGATTCACACAGCGTTTGAAATCCTGCCCATACATGCTGCCGGAGACAATGACCAAACGTTCGTCTTCTGCTGCCCGAGCGATGGCCACCATTTCGTTGTAACTAGACATCAGTTCACTGATGGCCGGGGATGTTGCCGCTTGAATCGCGATGGGTTTCTCATCGTCAATCTTGCGCAGTACATGGGCAGTAACGCGCATGATCTATTCCTTTTTATTTACTTTGTCAAGTTCCGACAAAACTTTGGCCTTCCATTCACGAAGGCCCTTGAGTCGTTGGTTACACATATCGGTGAACTGGTACTGCCGCAGCAACGTCGCCGTCAACATGGATTCACGCTCCTCGACATTCTTCAGTGCACGAGCGTACTGCGTCATCACTTTGTACTGATCTTTGTCCGGGGTGAACAAAGGCGGTACCACGGTGCCGGCACTGTAGTCCTTCAGGTACGTTTCTTTCGACGGCGGCGCCGTGATCTCGCAGTCCACCATCAGATTATCCGGTGGCGCGACAGACACGTGCTGAACAACGATCAGCGGCTTTTGGGCTGAGCAGCCGGCAGTAGCGCCGATGCCGACACACACGCCGAAGATGAAGAACAGTTTGAGGATGTGCGCGATTAACGCTTGCATGGTTTTAAGCATCGGTGGCTCCGAGAAGGTTAGTGGGTAAAGTGCATTCGGGATTCTCGGGCTGTACCAAGCAGTACGCTTCCCACAAACTGTCAATCCGCACTTCGGCTAATTCCAGTTGTTCGACCCCGATGGTTTCAACCGAAACGGGGCGTTCGATAAACTTGATGTGGATGTCGCGTTCACGGTCAGCGACCTTGACGGCAACGGCTTCGTGTTTCTTCACAGCGGCTTTGACGGCCTTGTCAACTTTGAGCTGTGTTTCTTCGTCGATCTTCTTGATCACTTTGTCGATCTTGATGACCGCAGCTTGGGTCTTGACTTCGACCGCTTGCGTAGCGATGGTGCTGTTGGCTTTGGTCACTGCCGTTTTCATGCGGTTGTTTTGCATGTAGAGCACGAAGATGATCAGTGCGCAGGCAATGGCCAACCAGCTACGCCAGCCTAAGGATTTTAAGAGCAGCATTTAAGACCTCATGTATTGAAGTTGGGTGTAAGCAATCGCCAAGCTATCGATGGCGTGCTCGCTTAACGTGGTTAAAGGCGTGCGACTCGGTACTTTGAATTCTGGACTTTTCATCAAGGCATCAAACACCGCACTCTTGTTGGTACCGGCTTTCTTGGACCAACCCACAGCCCCGACAGCCACTTTGATGACCGAAGGTTCATACAGCGCAAAGCGCATGTAAGGATGGTATTCCAAGGCCGCAGCGCGGATGCTCTGAATCGATTTCAAGAGTGGTGCATAAGCACCTGGCGTGCGCCGGTTAAAGTACGCGTCTTCACACGCGATGGCCGAGGGCCGTACACGACGGAAGTGCTCGACCAATGCGTCTTTGTGTGCATCAGTGCGAGCGTAGGTATGCCCATGCGTCTCCACCAACAGATCATCATCATCCATGAGCTTGGTGGCAACCAACGTACGGGCTTCGAATGAACGAATTTCGAGGGTATACATGTCCACATACAAGTCACCGATACCAAGGTTGTGTGTCCCTGGGTCGGTGCCTGATATGACAAATATATCCCCGCTGTTAGCAGGGAGGTGAAGCATGATTAACTTTCGTTAGATGGGCGCAGGGCGATTGCCGTTACGATCACGATTAAACAGTGGTTCGGTAGCACCGATGTCCATGCTGAACTTGACACCGTCGGCGTTGAACTGCAGCGGCGCGCCGATGTTCACCAGGTCGTTTACCTGCACGGCGATGGCTTCGAGCATGTTGAACTGGTTACCACCGGTGTCGTTCACTTGCACGGTCAAATCCAGACCCGAGCACAGAGCCAGTTCCGAGATGACCGCAGCGTTCGGGTTTTGGTAGATGATGTTAAACACGTTCATCAGCTCTTGCGTGTCGAGCGTATCGAGGATCACGTCCAGTGGCGCCGATGCGCTCACGTAACTGCCGTCGGCCGTGATGACGCCTGGGTTGCTGATGATCGGTGGTGTTGGATGCAGCACAGACGAGTCTGGCACAAACGGCACCGTGTTTTTCACACCATCTACTACCGTGGTTAAAAACATACCGGCCTTGAGGTTGGTCTTGTCGATCCGCTTCAGGTAGTACGCGATGTAGTTCACGTTGTTACGGTTCTCGATCCGGCGCAGCGCGTACTTGCGACGCTCCACTTCAGTCAAGTCGTCGCCAATGGCGCGCAGGATCAGCGGCAGTGGGCTGTAAGGCGCAGCGCTGGTTGGTTCGAAAACCTTGGGCACCATGACCAGGTTACCGTCTGCCAGCAAACTTGCCGACAGGCCGCCATTGCCCAGACTGATGTAACCGAGCGTTGGGTAAACGTTTTCGTCCGGCACCCGATCAGCTTGGATGGTCAGCAGTTCGTTCAGTGTGGTGTGCTTGGCCACTTCGAAAGGAATGCCCAGATGCGCGCACGTTTGCAGGTACATGCCGTAAATGGTACGGGTGGTTTTTTCAGCCATTTTATATTTACTCCAAGATTGTAAGAATAGGTAAGAAAGTGTACATCGCCAGATGATGGTGTTTACTGTGGGTAAGTTTTGCCCAACTTGGTCTCAGTGATGCTACGCGAGAGCGGTTCGCCCCGGTCGCCATCCGTTAAGTACAAGCCGTTAAGATCCGTAATCACGATCACTTGATTGAGTGGTGTTTTACGTGGTGGGTTCCAGGTGCCTGGTGGGTTGTATGGATCTTCGATGTCACCAATCTGTTCTGGCGTTAACGACAAGAAGTATTCAATACCAATGAACGAGACCCAACCACGCGGAATCACAACGTCTTTCGGATCAGGACTTGTGATGCCCAAATTCCCAATCGGCGACTTAAACATAAACGTCGTGGGCTTGGCCACCAACTCAGCGTTCATCGCCAGATCCACTTCGACGTGGTGCGTGCCGTACTGCTTGATGGTCGGACCCACGCCCGGCAGGTTCATGTCCACGATCACGTCCATCGAGACCGAAGCACTAAAGCGATCCAGACCAATGACCGCATCGGGATTTTTCGGGTTGTTCGAGATCGATCCCGTGACCGTGCCTAACCGTGCACCAGGCCAGTCTGTTTTACGAATGGTCGAGTCGTTGATTTCCGCAATGACTTGGATACCATACGACGACAACTGCGTCAGCATGTTCACCATGTCTTTTTGCAAGATCGCCATGGACTGCATCGGATGCAAACTCGCGCCCGTGGCTTGCGAGACGATGTCGTTATACAGAAGCACAAACTCAGCCCGCGAGAAGGATGACACTTCAATGTTGCGTGAAGAGAGCCACTTGTCGTAGAGCGTACCTTCTGGTTCCAGTTCGATCAGCTGGTCGCTATAGATCCGCGTGACCATCTGTTGGACCATCGCCCGACCTTCGTGATGCTCTTGGCGGGCAATCAAGCGGCGTTGCATTTGCATGGCGTCGTTGATCTGTGAGCCCAGATTGTAGAACGCATCGATCGAAATCAATGACCGGATCTTGGGTTGTTCAGCCAACGCGGCAACTGCTGTTTCACGACCGATGAGCTTATGGTCCACGATCGAATAGATATCGTCAACACTCGGCGTAGGGATACGCTGCACCCGGCTAGCATACGCTGGCGGCACTGTTACCAACGTTTCACCCACGGTCTTGGCAAAGACGTACAGCGCAAAAACAAACGCTTCCTTGGCCGTTAACGGGATGCGCTCACCCGTCTTTGGATTGTTGATGTTGATGTAGGCCGTATAGATGCCCTGGCTACTTAACAGCAACCAATGATTAAACAGCACCTCACTTAAGATCCATGGCGAACTGTTGGTCTCATCGATCATCGACGACTCAAGTACCTTGGTGGCCACCACGTTTGATGGAGAGTTTTCCATCAAGTCTTTGATGTTGGCCGACACGTCTTCGATGTCTGTCGTGTTACCAATGGCCAGAGACTTTTCCTTCTCCAGCATTTCAGGCACCGTGATGCGATTATCGTCCGAGAGGATAATGCCCAGGTTCAGCTGACGTTTGCGGAAAATGACTTCAGGATACAAGGTCTCGGTCTGGTCAGTCACATCGTGCTTCATGCTGTATTCACCAAGCGGAATCTGACGCTCGGTCATGATATGCTCGATTAATGTGTCCAAGGTAACATTTTTGCCGGCATGACGCTCGATGTAGGCGATGTTACGATAGAAGTACAGCGCTTGTTTCTTGGTCATTGAATCGAAGTACTTGTCCAGGAAACCATGACTTGCTAAATACTCCCGAATATGAAAGCTGTGTGCTTCGTTCGTGTTGCACACAGACAGACGAAACGTTAGTACGGCCTGCACCAGGAGCAAGTACATATTGCCCAACATGGTGGCGGTGTACAATTCGTCGGTGTAGTCAAAGCCCGGCACATGCCAGCGCTGCTTGTAATGGTAAATCCATTTTTGCAGATTGCTGATCAAGCTGTATTCGTTTTCTTCTACCAAGCCTGGCGGGTAAGATAAAATCTCACCGTCTTTGGCCGCGACTGCTTTGTCGATATCGGTAGGATACAAGATGCCCAAGATGAGTTGCTCTTGGCTTGGAAAACGTGCCACCAGATCGGTGTACTGCTTGGTGCCGTATTGGTAAGCTCGCGCTGTGGCGCGATGGATCACCATGTTGGCTTTGTTGAAAACGATCTCCTCCAGAGTGTCCATGGATACGACGGTCATCACTTCGTCGATGCTATGGTACTCTCCAGCAAGATTAAGGTAATATTTCCATGTGGTTGGTTCAGGGTCGATCGAGGCGAAATAACCTCCACTTGCCATAGCAGCTGCGACCCACTCGTTAAGAGTGCGCGCTGTTGTGGACGATTTGATGACGATCGTCTCGACCAGCTGCAAAGTCTGATTGATATAAATCTGATAGTTATTTGAACTCACGACTATCCCTATTAGAACTGAAAGAGGTTAAAGATGGCTACTACAAACGGGGATCAGTTTAATCCTCTCGAAATGCATAACTCAGGTGCTCGCGTACCGGCTCTCCGTTTGACCAAGTCCAATCCGAAAGCTGCTGCGATGATGAGCAAGCTGACGCTTGACCAGCGTCAGGCAGCACGTTCGGTTGACCCGATGAACGAGCAGGGTACGGGCGTTAATTTGGCGAACCTGCGGGGCGTTGCGCAAGACGGTATGCAAAACGTCAGCGACTCGGAAACCATCCGGCAACTGCTGTCAGAAACCGACTTGGCAGCGTCCATCTTGGTGTCGGTGGTTCTCTCGCCCAAAGACATGGTTGGTATCGAAGTTAACTACCACTCGAACCTATCGCACTGGCGCATGCCGCACGAAGTAATGGGCACACTGACCAACTCGGTGCGCAAGTATTTTGACGAAGTCTATAAAATAAAGCCGCGTTTGCCGGGCATCCTGGAAGACATCCTCTTCCGCCGTGGCTGCTATCCGGTGGCGGTGCTGCCTGAGAACGCTGTGGACGATCTGATTCACGGCAACGGCAGTATCTCGATGGAATCCATTTCCAGCATCTTAAAGCAAGACGGGCAGATCCAATCGCTCGGTTTGCTGGGTCCGACTGACATCGAGAAAGAAGCGTTCGAACGGTCGCAAGGTCCTCGTTTCGGCGGTGGTGTGGGGTTGGCGTTGGAGCATTTGCTCACCCACAATCCCAACAAAAACTGGAAGAGCGAAGTTGCTTTCCGCTTCCCAGACGCGAAAGATGCGGCCGATCGTACGCTCAATACCGGCATCACCGTGACAGACAATATCGGTGTGTTAAAGATGCCGCTGGTCAGCGAGAAGATCCGTCGGCAAAAGATCAGCAAGATCATGGGTCGTTCTTCGGCCCTGTCAGCCGAATCCATCTCGCGTCACGTAAAGCTACCGACCGAGGTGTCGACTGAATCGAGTGCACGTCGCGTAAGTAATGTCGCGGACATGTCGCTCGGCTTACGCACCACGCAAATCGTCGGTCAAGCATTCCGTCGTCCACACACCAGCCAAGTCGTGGTCAAAGAAGTCAAGGCGCAAAGTAACTTAAAGCGTCGCTCGGTGGGCATGCCACTGGAGATCCACTTCCCGTCGGAGTCGGTCATTCCAGTGCACGTGCCAAACCAACCGCACAAGCAAATCGGTTTCTTCGTGCTGCTTGACTCGGAAGGCAATCCGATCAACCGTGGTCAAGGCGTGAACCACTATCGTCAGTTGGGTGCGAGCTTACAATCGAACAGCTTCTCTTCGTCGATGATTGCCCGTGCTGGTAGCGCCATGAGCGACAACTCGACAGCCTACGCACAAGGTAACCATTACGCCAATGCTGCTCAGCTCTATGGCAATATGCTCCAGCGTGATCTGACCGAACGACTGCGTAACGGCTTAGCCGGTAAGAACGTGGCGATCTCGGGTCACGAAGAAGTCTACAGCTTGATGTTGGCCCGCTCGATGTCCAACCAGTACACACAGATCCTCTACATTCCAGTGGAGTACATGACGTACATGGCCTTGGAATACAACTCGAACGGCACTGGCCGCTCGCTGTTGGAGAACACCAAGATCATCGACAGTATGCAAGCGAACATGCTGGTCGGTACAGTGATGGGCGCCCTGCGTAATGCGGTGGGTCGCACGCACGTGGACATTGAACTGGATGAACACACGCCGGACCCATGGAAAGCGATCGAGCAAGTCGTCGGTGAAATGCAGCGGGTGAACAGTAACGGTTTCCCACTGGGCACCATCAACCCACTGGACATCAAAGACGGCCTGCAACGCAGCATGTTCGAGTTCTCGTTCTCGGGTCACCCGAAGCTGCCGAACATGAAGATGGATTACACGGAGAAGAACAGCAACTATCAACCGCCTGATGGTACGTTGATGGAAGACTTGCGCAAACGTCGCCTGATGTCATTCTGGTTAACGCCAGAGATGGTTGACGCGGCTGTGGGTGCTGACTTTGCTGCTTCTGTGGCGAACAACTCGACGCTGTTGTCCAAACGAGCCATGATCATCCAGCAAGAGTTCACGCCACAAGTCTCGGCGCACTTGCGTAAGCATGCGATTAACGCCGCTGACTTAATCGAAGAGCTGGTCGAAGTCATTCACGGCGCATTCGATGAGATCTTGAAAGAGTTCGACGATGCTGAACAAATCGAGATGTTCGGTGGTGAAGTCGTGACCAAAGAAGAACTTAAGACCAATGCGCTGGTAAAAGTCCAATTCATCCGTGAGATGATTGAAGACTTCCTGGGTGGCTTCATGATGACGCTGCCAGAGCCAGACACCACCAAAGTAAAGAACTTGGGCGAACTCTACAGCACGCAGAGTCAGCTGGTGGAAGAATGCTTGAAGGCGTGGATCTCGGACGACATGATGGATGCAAGTATTGTGGGTGATGAACTGGCCAACCATACACGCATCGCTGCAGCGCAGATGAAGTCTTACATGCTGCGTGATTGGCAGATGAAGAACGGCTTGATGCCTGAGCTGGCAGCCATGACGGCGCTGAACGAGGAAGGCGAACTCGAAGTGGATATCGCTGAAATCCAAGCAGTGCACAACGAAGCCATCATTGGTTTGCTCACAACGCTGATCACGGCCAACAAGAAGGCCAAAGAGAAAGCGGCCAAAGATCTGGAGAAAGCAGGCATCACAGTCACAGAACCAGCCGACAGCTATAGCAGCGACACCAGCACTGGTGGCGATAGTGGCATGGGTGATGGCGGTGATGCGGGTGGCTTCGATATGGGCGGTGGCGGTGACTTTGCTTTCGACATGGGTGGCACTGAAGTTGGTGGCGCCGAAGGCGGAGCTGAAGGCGATACCGTAACGGATGATGTTGATCCAAACGCTGAACCAGTCGAGGGCGAACCTGCCGCAGACGACGCAGCAGCTGAAGAAGCGGCAGCAGAAGAAGCATCGGCGGCTGAAGCTACTGAAGCGGAAGAAGCAGAAGCTGCGGAAGCTGCAAAGAAAGCTGAGGAAGAGGAGACGAAGAAAAAGGAAGAGGAAGCCCAAGCGAAAGCTGATGCTGACAAAAACGACAAACCTTCGACAACTTAACCAAAAAAAATAGTACGTAATAACTCCCTCCCTACCCTTAGCGGGTGGGGAGGGGTTATGCGGTCAGAGGTTGTTAAAGATCGGTTTAACTACAATTGTTTCTGATGTGAGATGCAAAATTTCTAAATCTGCACGATGAAAGAGATTACGTTCAGCGTAAGGTTTGATAAATTGGTGGATACGCTGAACCAACAGTTTAACCTTCTCTTCGTTGCGAGAGATGCCGCCGGCAATGCTATTGAGTGCTTTTTGAGCATCTTCGAGACGGTTAAACGTTGTCGGCGCCATGTCTGGATCTGGGAATACCCACTCTGGTGTGCGAGGATTTAACATCGCCAAAGGAAAGGTTTTGTTCACCGACGGCAGCGGTTCGACGTTGATCGCTGGCTGACCGGGAGACGAATCGCCTACTAAGCGCACTGCAATGCAAAACATGATGGATGCCATTTTTTAACCTTGACCTTGGATGTGTACGTCGATGGGCGCTTCTGGATTGCTACTAAACAGATGGGCAGGAGAAGCTGGATGCACTTCGTTGTCCACGTAGTCCACCTGTTCTTTGTTGGCAATCACGGTGATGTTGTTCACCCCCATCTCCAAGAACTGCGCAGCAATCGCGTTGACTACGTCTGACTCTTGTTGTGAATCGTCACCCAGATTAAATACAGAGATGCGTACTTCAAACAGCCCTGTCTTATTCGTCATCATCGTCCCCGAAGTATGGCGCCAAGAGAATTGGCTCCATGGTGTTTTCGTAATCGGCCGGATCGATGTAGTCGGTCAACAGCACTTGGGTGTAAGCCGCGGGAGATACGACGTGCATGTGGCTGATTAAGTCGCTCGCAGCAGAGTCTGCAAACGGCACGTTAAACAGCGGCTCACCCGTGTGTGGGTCAAACGCCATGACGTTGGGAAAGACTCTAGCCACGCCAGCTTCGACGCCAGCTTGAATGAATTCAGAGACGCGGTGCATTTCTTCAGGATACGTCACACCGTCCAAGGAGTGAACGTGTACTTGGATACTAACGCTCATTAGCTACCTCACTTTCGTTATGACGGCAAAAAAAATCAGGAAGGAGATAGACCGAAGTCTACCCCACCTCCTGACAAAAGACCACTACTTAACTTTTATGGCAGCCGGCTTACTTGAACAGTTTGAGCAAGTACGTGCCGGGCACCAGAGCACCTTCGAAGATTTCGAGGATGCGACCATCTTTGGTTACCACGAGTTGACGATCCGGCAGCAGATGATCGTCGTCGACCTGGAACAGCGACTCGGCCAGGTTGTACAGCACCGCGCTGTTTTGCTTGCTGATGACGTTGCCCACGTACGGCAGGCCCGAAATCTGCAGATCGTGCGAGATGACGTTCAGCAGCGTGATGCGCACGTTCGGTCCGAAGAACGTGTACTGCGGTGGATCTTCACGACCTTCCCAGATCTTGGTCAGGTTGCCGCTGGTGAGGTCTTCGTGCAGTGCTACGCCGCTTTCCTCGTTCATCTTCGGCGCTTGGAACATGGCGCGGATGCGCTTGCCCTGGTCGTGGGTAAATGCCTTGTACAGACGCTCGCCATTGTCGCCCCGCTTCTTGAGCAGTTCGAGCAGTGGTGCGATGTCTTCCAGGAAGTCTTCCACTTCGACGCCGTTGACCGGATCTTGCGACAGCGGCAGAATCGACAGACGATCGGTCAGGATCTCGTTCATCAGCTGCGTCAAACGCTGCGTCACCACAGTGATCAGTTCTGGGGACGCGGTGCCGGCGGCGCCGACGATCTTTTCACGCAGTTCGATGTAGCTGTTCGAATCGCCGAACTTGTGGATCAGATCGTATTCGCTCTTGTCGCCGACCAGGACGTTGAAGATCTGCGCGTAGCTCTGGAAGACCATTGGCGGATTCTTGCGATCGATCCGCGCCAGCATTTCAGTGCGTGCATCGATGATCGCAGTCGACAGGCTAAAGGCCGACAGGATCTTGCGCAGACCCATCGTTTCTTCGACACGCTCGAACGTTTCGTCCGTGTTCTGGCTTTCTTCCAGAGCGTCGTGCGCACCAGCCTTGATCTGGTTGGTGATTTCGCCGTTGTCTTTGAGGACGCGCATGTTCTCCGGCGGCCGGCCGAACAGGGTGGCGATGTTGTGGCGGTCGTAGTTGATTGGGTCCATGTTTGTCCTGACAGGCTTCGGGGTGGTTTTTTTGCCTTGCGAGATAGCGTAAGCCATCTTCACATGCACTGGATTGTACAACATCGGGTGCGGCATGTCAGGCAGAGGATTCCAGACGACGTCGTCCGCATCGACCAGGAGTTCGCCAGCCGGAGCAGTGGCTTGCGCTGGTTGTGGCGTTGGATTGCCGACCGGCGCTTGTGGCGTGACCGGCGCCTGATACTGCTGCACTGGCTGCTGTTGATGCACTGGTTGAGTTGCCGCAGGCGTTGTGCCGGTGCCGTAGTCACGACCTGCCGCCGCAGGACGCGGTGCTTGGTAACCTTGGGCTGCTGGTGCTTGATAGCCTTGAGCGGGGATTGGCGAGCCTGGTGGTGCGTACTGCGCTGGTGGCTGGTAACCCCGTGGCGGTGGCGGCATCGACGCACCTGGCTGGATGTTGTTGCGCAGGTTGGTGATCTTTTGGATTTCACCACCGAAGATCTGTGCGTTCTGATCGAATGCGTACAGGTCTTGCGGGTTGATGTAATTGCGCAGCTGCGGGAACAACACCACTTCGAACTTCGTGCGCATTTCCACGTAGTCTGGCACGATACGCCCGATCAGGTTCGGATCTTGCTGACCACCAGCGTTCAGGAAGATGAAGTCAGCGCAGTTCGCCACTTCCTGACCCAATTCGTTGTTGGCCCAGTTGTTGTGGGACATGTGGTTGTAGAAGTGCATCGACACCGGACCAGCGGCGTTGCGCGTGATGACGTCGATCATGACGCCGGTGATGTACGGCAGGTACGGCTTGATCCACGGCGCGCAGTGGATATCGAAGTTCACCGGGGGGCGGTTGACATCGATCTGCACCTGCGGCGTCATTGGCCGATCGGTTGGGTACATTTGTTGCATGATGCTGTTTCCTTTTTAGTAGTGATGCTGTTGGTCTTATTGCTTATTGTTTACTGCTTCGCCCTGTTCCTGCGGCGTATTTTTAGGTTCAACCATGGTTTGCCTGCTAGAATTCAGCTGGTGCATGATTTTATTCAGGACCGGATAGCCAAATGACTTGGTATCCATGTCCCGCACTACGCCAATCCCTGCGGGTTTGACGGTAATCCGCTTGCTCTTTTTACGCGCCGCGCGCGGTTTCTTTTTTGGTTTGCTACTTTCAGCAATTGCCAATTCCTGGTTAAAAGTTGGCAAGCTCTCAAAGTGCGCGTGCCATCCGGACGGTTCTTCTTTCTTGCCCACGATGCATCTCCTTTGTTGTTGGTTGTGAAGCTGCGGATGTTACAGTTCGATCTTACGCTGAGCGTCGTCGTAGATCTCGATGAAGTCTTCGTGACGTTGAATCACGTTGTCCAACGTCAAAGCCACGAATGGATTGATGCGGAAGTGACCCGACGGTTGCGACTTGGGTAAGTTGGCATAACCACCGACTTCCACCACGGAGATGTGCAGCTGGTTGATTGGATCGCGCAGTTGCAGACCACCCTTCTTACGCCCACCTTTGTTCGTGTGTTGCTGCGGCACGAGCAAGGTCGTGATCTTGAACACCTTGTTATCGCCCGGATAGCTGTTGGCCGACACAGCGCCCGAGGACTTGTAGATGTGGAAGATCGCACCAGTACGAATCTTGTTACCAAACACATGGTTGAACTTCTCAGCCGTGAGATTGGTTTCTTCACACAGCTTGAGCATTTGAAAGCCCAGCTCCATGATCGACTTACTGATTTCGAACAACACGAATTGCAGGATGTTCAGTTCCTTGTCGTACATCGACGACAGCTTACTGCGATTGGCCAAGAGCAGTGGATCGAAGTCTTGAATCATCCGTGCGAACAGTTGGTAAACGTTATCGACGTCGTACCCGATGTTGCTCAGTTGGTTCTTAACGATCGGGTCGATGTATTCGTCCAGCGAACGCATGTGCGATTCCATCTCCTTCATCACTTTGCCTTCACCCGAACCAGGTGCCACCAAGTGACCCAGGATCAAGATCCACATCCGCTTTTCGTGGTTGAGCTTTTCAGCGTCAGGACGCACCACGTAGTTCTGCAAGTGCGAGATACGATCTGGGAAACGGTCAGCCAGATAGTAAAACGCCCCGATCAGGTTGTGCACCATCGTGGTGTCCGAACCGCGACGCAGCGCAATGCGGATCTTGGTAGGACGATACCCTTCACCACGCCGCCCGCTAGGGTGGCCGTTATGCTCAGCACGCGATGTACGCGCGATGTGCCATTCGTCCTGTGGATACTTTTCAGTGGTGATGTTTTCAGCATCACCCACCACCACGTCGGCGCCAGCAAACAGACGGAACGTTTCGATCACGCCGTATTTGCAGAACAGGTAATGCGCGAGTGTCGATTCGGCGATCACGTTTTCAGGATCGTTCTTGTCCCGCACCACTTTCTTCTGGTGGATCTTCGACCATACCACGTGCGCAAACGTTTCGATGTCATCGATCCGGAAGTGCTGACTGATACGGTTGATGTTAAAGCGCGTTTTGATCAATCGCACGAAGATCGTTTTACGCATCACCGAGATCACGCGGTCAGCCAGCACCGGCGAAATGGTGTACAGCGAATCACTGATCCGGATGAAGCCGCCGTCTTCAACCCATGGCAGATACAGATACCGTGGTTTGAGTTCAGTGGTGACGGTAGAACCTGGTGGCGTCCACTCGTGCGTGTATTTCATCATGTACACAAACGACTTAGCGATGTCGAATTGTGAACGCTGGCTGTTTTTAGCCGACTTCTGGTTGTGCTTCTTGGTGGCTTCCCGAAACTCTTCCATCGGGTTACAACGCTTACCACCGCGGAACTTCAACCCTGGCGGGTAGGTGTCCTTAATCGAGTTGAACAACATGTTGATGAAGTTCTCAGACTTAGGGATCTCGCTGACCGCAAAGCCATCGACCACCTTCTTGTTAAACGGTGGCATGTCTGATCGAATAAACGCCCGCAATGCTGGGTCCATGTACTACTCTCCTTTTTGTGTTAACACACGATCCTTTAAGAGCCAGACTTAAAGGATTTCCAAATCATGATCACGGTACCCACGGCCGCTAAGATACTGGGTAGAAACTTGATGAACTCCGAAGCGTCCTTGCGTTCTGCTGAACGTTGTTCGTAGTTGTCATCCATTTGTAGCTTTTGCATTTTGGTCAAGTGCTCTTGACGATCACGTAAGTCTTTCATGAGCTGAGCATGCAATGCACGGTCTTGTTCTAGGTCACGGATGTGACGATCCCGCTCATCAGCTTCACGTTCAAAGTGCAACTTCTCTCGACTCCACTCTTGTTTTTCTTTGGCGTACTGATGGTCACGATCTTGCAGTTCTTTCTTACGTTCACCTGCGACGTCGCCATGGGTTTTAGCCAACTCATACGTGGCGTAGATGCCCAGCTCTTTGTCGATGTTGTCCAGTGGGTAAGTACGCACTTGGATCTCGCTGGTGCTGACTCGACCATTGGACGGATTACTAGATACAATATACAAACCATCCGGTCTATTTTTATCACGTTTGGGCACGATCTTGTAAATCTGATTGCAGATTGACACGAAACGTTCTCCATACTTTCCTAGGTTGTCAATAATTTCTACCCAAAAGACGAAGCCGTGTTGCTTCTGTAAATCTTCTACTGTTTCCTTGATGGCGCTTTCACGACCTTGTGGACTATGTGGATGGTCGCACGGGTATGGCTCATCACCGAACTTGAACATGGTGTCCAACCCATCATGGTAGAACATCCCGCCGTTGTTGGTCAGATCAGTTTCAGTAAACAGATACTCGACGATACAGCGTAGTTCACGTGTATGGCCAAAGGTGAAAACGTTTTCATACACTTGCAGGTAAGCCGCGCGGAACATTTCCAACTCACCATACACTTCAGGTAAGTTGGCAAAGTAATTGCGCATGGATTCGATAGCGACTTGGCTTACCACCAACTCTTTACGCACGAGGAACGTTTCGTCATGCGAGTACTGGGTACGCACTGCCACGGCTGGGACCGACATCTCCATGTTCGAGCGCAGCTTAGCACGGATAACTTTGCGGGTATTGTTAATGTACTTGGTGTTGATATGGAAATGCGACAATCCACCAGATTGCGTGTCATTTGGCTTAACATTGGAAATGCGAATCTTTCCGTAGAACGTGACGATATCTTCTTGTTTCATAGCGACTACTCTCTTCTAGTGGATTGTTACGAGCCGGTCCATTAAGGATGGGCTCACTACTGAACATTCTAGTGATATAGTCGTGAAAAAAAATAGACATCATAAACGAGGGGCTAAGCCCCTCGGTCTCTATTACTCGATGGTGCCGAACTTTTCATGCAACTCGATCTTGGTATTCAATACGCGTTGGTTATCGCCCAGAGCATTGAGGATGTCTTGACGCGTGTGTTCAGATTGTTCGGGATTAATGAACTGTACGTCGGTAAAACCTTTGGCCTTCAAAGCTTCTGCGATCGCAACCAGGACCATGGTTTTGCCTTCTGCGTTGTTGCCTTCTGCGGTGATTCGGATCATCTTTAATCTCCAGTGGTTAAGGTAATTGCTCACCGTATTACCATCCCGAGTATTTTTTGGCGGCATAGAACAGCCTCCCCCTACCCGAAGGTAGGAGGAGGTAGCCCCAATGCTTGTGCTGAAGGACAACTTACAGCCATGGGCTAGGTGGAAGGGTTAATCATTAGACTAACAATCTTCCACCCAACCTCATGTGATGCTTACGGCAGTTCCTTCAGAACGACAGGCACTTTGGCGTTGACGACATCTTCGATGCCTTCCACGTCGATCTCGACGATCAGTGGCAGGTTGACGAAGTGGCGGAACGCCGGCGACACGGTGACTTCTTTCGAGGTCTGGCCATCGCGCGACACTGGCAGGATGATCGTCATTTCCGGACGATACATGGTGGTGCCGAAGTGCAGGACATTCGGGATGCCTTGCGCAGCGGTTTCCATGTTGCCGAACGTGATGTACATCTTGCCACGCAGCTTGATGTTCGTGTCCGACACGACCTTGACTGGGAACTTGTCGCCCAGCAGACGCAGGTCGCCCTGGATGTTCAGGTATTGCTCGATGCGTGGATCGCAGGCAATGATGACGGTCGGGATCTGACCGACGCCACCGTTTTGCGATGCCGATGCCGGGCCGTAGCTCGACAGTTGCCACATCTTGAACACGTGATCCTGGACCATGTTGGTCAGCGAAGCACGGATGTCCGCGTTACGCTCCGACGACTTCAGCGAGTCGACGACTTGTGGGGCGACGTACTTGTCGTAGCCGTAGTACGGGTCCAGCAACCAACGGGCCAGGCCGAAGGTTTCGACCGTTTCACCAGGACGGTGGTATTGGCCTTGCATCGACTTCATGGTCGCGCAGTGCGATTGCAGAACTTCGATGGCGTCGATCGACGAACGGGTCTTCGTGGTGAAGATCAGGAACGACAGGTCGCGTGCGTCGTTGACGTCGCCGGCGCTGTGTGGACGAACGATGGTGACCGGTGCCAGAAGGTTCAGTGGGTAGAACTGCTTCTTGGTGTTGGTGTCCATGGTCTGGCCACGCAGACGACGGTTCAGGTTCGAACGCTTGGCTGCCAGGGTGTAACCGATGATCTCGGCGCCCTTGAAGATGTCGGCGATGGTTTTGCCGGCGCCGCCGGTGATCGACACTTGTTGTGCGTTCTTCGACAGGGTTGCGACTTCCGGTGCAGGACCGTAGACCGAACCGTTACCGAATTGCAGGTTCAGACGACCAGCCAGCGACACCGAGATGCGCACTTCGTACTTGCCAGTGCGGATTGGTTCCAGCAGGGTCGAGACGCCGCCGTCGGCCGTGACGGTCTTTTCCGAGACCAGCAGATCGCTGTTGTCGAACGACAGTTGTTGGTCGCGGTAGTCGCCCTGGCTCGCTGGGTAGTAGCTGGCGTATGGCAGTTCTTTGACGTTGAAGCGGATGACTTCGGTCTTGGTGCCGTCGGCCGATTTCAGCGCGATCAGGATGGTTTCCAGGAACACGCCGGTGTCGATCGAGTCGGTCTGGTTGGCCATACCTTTGGCAACCATCGAGTCGGTGTGCGACAGGGCCAGCAGGTCGAACTTGGCGCCGATTTTCAGGGCGTTGGTGGTGATTTCTTCACCGTTGTGCATTTTGCGGGTGACCGGCTGAACCAGAGCATCCGACACGAAGTTCTGGACGCTTTCGTCGCGCAGCACTGGGACCAGGTCCGATGCGTCGTTGTGCAGCAGTTCCGGGTAGGTCTGGGCACGGATGACGTTGTAGCGGTGGAAGTTCGTGATGGCGCCGCTGATCTGGCGGTTCGCATCGTCTTGCAGCAGGGCCAGGTCGATCGACATGAACAGGCCGGACTCGTTTGGCGGGATCACGACGGTCGGGAAGAGCGTTTCAGCCAGTTCCGATTGACGTGCGCATTCGAGGTTGTAGGCGATCGAGAACGCGACCGAGGTCGAGGTCGATTGTTCGTCGTATGCTTCGTTCGCAGCGCGGCGTTCGAACGGGGTACGGTCGCCGACTTCGCAGACAGCGATGCCTTCGGTCGAGAACGTTGGCTTGGTTGGTGCCTTGACAGCAGCGCCCAGGTCGTGACCCAGCATGGCGGCGATCGTCGCAGCTTGCAGCTGGTTTTTGTTGTAGTCGTGTTGCAGCTTGCCGTTTTTGTCGTTCAAGCCGAACGATTCGGCAGCGAACGTTTCGATGTGGTTCAGCAGTTCGCTGGCGGCGGTTTTCAGGGTGTTGACTTCGTGCACGTTACCAGCGATCGATTCGATCGACAGCAGGCCTTTGCTCACGGTCTTGCCGGCGCTCGAATGAGCGAAGGTGTCGACGTGGTCGAGTGCTTTGGTCAGGAAACCGCTCAGGCCACGGGCGTCCGCAGCGTTGTTAAAGATGATGCTTTTCATGGTTGTAACCAGTCCTTTAGCAGGAGTAATGGAATAGGAATTTGCTTGGGGCTTATTCAGCTCAAACTATTAGTAATTATTTACTGAGAAAGTCAGAGAATAATTAGGCCAACGATTCGAGGTACTTCCGGAAGTAGGGCGACTTGCACCCCGATGCGGGTGTATTGTACACATACAATGCTTTTGTCAGAACCTCTTTGCAGAGACTGACGACATTGTCCGAATACTTTGCACTCTCAAAGAATGCTGGATACACAACGACAATGAAGAACTCACGCTCCACGTCATATGTAATAAAGGGGTGATCATGCGGCAGCCGGCCAGCGTTGGCTGGTTGGAACCGCATCGCCACTTCCTGTTCAGCCATTTGATTCCACGAAAGTGAATTCATGGTATCGAGATTTTTGAACAGCTTGTTATCATTTGCGTCGGATGAATTCGACACGCATTTACGCCACGCTTCATACAGTGGGGATGCAAAAGGACATTCCGTGATGTTTGTCCCTTCACCGACACCAGTCATACCGTAAGTAGGTGTGTGTTGTTCGCCAGCCACTTTTGGCTTAAACGGATTAAAGCCATCGAACAGCAGGGCGTTGCCTTGTTCTTGTGCACTCAAGAAACGTGCCATCTGACGGTAGTCCAGAATCGCAGACAACGGCAGGTTATTACGTTCCAGCGCACTGGCAATCCAGTACGGAACGTAGACGACGTCTTTCTTTTGTTCCACCATTGAAAACTCCTTGGGAAACCCAGATTTAAAAAAATGGACTCGTCCTTTAGTATGAAGAACTAAAGGCACTCAGCTCATAGAAGAATAACTACTAAACGCACAATGCGTTAACTAAACTAGAAAACATCATCATGGACATCAAATTACTGTTGGTCAATTCGATTACCCTTTTGTTCCGGGAAAGTCAACAAGTAGGTCATACCAATAATGCCGCCGAAGATGTACTGAAGGTCGTTGAAGAAGCGAAGGTCTCTGACATATCCTTAGGACGTGATATCCGTGACCGCTCTGCCGAAGTGCTCGCTGGTCTGAAAGAGACCGCGTACTACATGGCATGCCAGCCGTATGACTTGCAGTATGAACCAAACGAATTGCTGCAACGTTTGAAGATGAATTGCGGTGACGACGATATCACCTTCGAAGCCATGCAAGGCGGCATCCTGCCAGAACTGTCAGACAATGCGCTGAAACGCACGATCCTCAATCTGCGCAACCAAATCCGTAATTACTTCCGCGGCAAAGAAGTCGAGAAGATCATCGTCGAAGCATTCAGTAAGATCAAGTTCAACAAGAACAAGATCCAATCCATGCCGACGTACGTCATGGAAACGATGGAGAAGCTCCAACCCTACACGACCAACACACTGGAGAAAGATCCGGCAGTGGTCAACGAGGTGGACTTTAGTAAGCCGGAAGAAGTGCGCGATATCTTCCAGTCAGTCAAAGAGAACGAGGAAGGTGGCACGATCCTGCGTTTGGGTCTGCAAGGCATGAACCGTATGCTCGACGGTGGTTATCGCCGTGGCGAAGCGGTCATTGGTCCTGCTGCGTTGCCGCACAACTTCAAGACCGGTACGAACTTAACCCAGTTCCGCCAGATCGCTGTGCACAACACACCAGTCTTGCGTGACCCGACCAAGAAGCCAGTGCTGCTGCGTATCTCGCTGGAAGACAGTCTGCGGGAAAACTTCCAGTTCTTGTACGAACAGTTCTACACCAACGAGCACAAGCACGATGCGGTTAAGACGTTGCCGGACATTCCTTCGCTGTCGAACGAAGAGCTGACCGACTACTTCATTCCGCGCATGACCGCCACGGGTTTCAAGATCCGCATGCTGCGGGTCAATCCCTCGGAGTGGACGTACCTGGACGTGCAGAACAAAGTCTTGCAGTTGGAATCTGAAGGCTTTGAAGTGGTGGCGTTGTTCATCGACTACTTGGCGATGTTGCCTACCACCGGCTGTATCCACACCACCGCTGGTTCGGATATCCGTGACATGTTCCGCCGGCTGCGTAACTTCTGCGCGCCGCGTCACATTCTGTTCATCACCCCGCATCAGTTGTCGTCGGATGCGAAGAAGCTCTACCGTGACGGTCAGAACAACTTCGTCAAGATTCTGCCAGGCAAAGGCTACTACGATGGCTCGCAGCGTCTGGACCAAGAAGTCGACCTGGAACTGTTCCAACACATTGAGTTCGTCAACGGCAAGCCGTACCTGACCATTCAACGTGGGAAGCACCGTAAGACCCGTCAGACGCCACGTATCGATCACTACGGCGCTTGGCCACTACATGAAATCGGTAACCTCCTGGACGATCTGGATGGTCCTGATACGATGTTGCGTAAACCGGGCGCAGGCCCAATTGGATCACCACGCGAAACCAATATGTGGGATTTTGACGGCGGGATGTAGTAGGAAAAGAGGAGCTAGCCGTGTGGCTGGCTCCTCGTGCATTATGCCGTCTCTTTGTTCGTCCCAGCGCTCGCCTATTCTGTGGCTAGCGAGTGGGCAGTAATGTGTCACTCCGATCATTCTAACAAAACCTCTTATGGCGGAAGTGACATGTTGATTAGTAATTTACGCAAAATGATTGGCAGCATCCACGTGAGTGAAGAAGGTAACTTCGTTCGCATCGATGGCTTGCCTACCTACCAGTACATCAATGACTTGGCCCGTATCTGGCGCACGTCAAAAATTGGCCTGAACATGTTTAGCAAGGTCACGAGTAGTTACGTGGTCTTTCACAAGTTCTTTTTGCCTGAAGTGATCTACACTTTGGAGAAAGCCCTAGAAACGCCTAGGGGGCACGCATTCAATTATCGCGCCATCCGTAAGACCATCGAGGAATTACGCCGGGAAACGTGGTTTAAACGCACCACAGAGCGTTTCCCAGACATCCTTGACTTCGAGCAACTAAACCAACTCAAGATCAAGCTGTTTGCAACCCAGCGTGAGTTCTTGGAAGTCTACAACGAGAAGGTGCCGCAGTTCAATCTGAACGGCTACATGTTGGCAGCTGACCCTGGTACGGGTAAGACCATCAACAGCTTGGCACTGTCCGCATGTTTAGGCGCTGACGTCACGGTGATCATCTCGCCGAAGAATGCACTGGACCGAGTGTGGGCTGCTACTTTGGACACACTCTTTAAAGAGCCAGTCGATTACTGGGTGTCGTCCTCGGGTGAAGAACTCGTGATGGGTAAGCGGTTCTATGTGTTCCACTACGAGCAGCTCGACCGGGCGGTGGAGTTCTTCCGTAAGTTCCAAGGGCGCAAACCCATGGTGATCTTGGACGAATGCCACAACATGAACGAAATCGACAGCCTGCGCACGCAGCTCTTTGTCGAACTGTGTAAAGTCATGCGCGCCTTGCACGTTCTGTGGATGTCTGGCACCCCGATCAAGGCCATCGGCAAAGAAGTTGTGCCGCTCCTTAAAACGATCGACCCGTTCTTTGACAAGAACGCTGAAGAACGTTTCATCGCCATCTTCGGTAAGAGTAGCTCCAAGGGCTTGGACATTCTGGCCAACCGGTTAGGGTTCTTGATCCACAAGGTCGCCAAAGCCACGGTCATGAAGTCCGATGTCGAACGGATCGAGCTCAAGGTCAAAACACCAACCGGCAAACAGTACACGTTAGAAGCTGTCTCGAAAGAGATGCGTGAATTCGTGGACGAACGGATGGAATACTACCGCATCAACTTCAAGCAGTACGAGTCGATGTACGAGCGGGGTCTGCGGGACTGGGTCAAACACATCGAGCATAATCCCAAGGAGATGCAGCGCTACGAGACGTACCAGCGTTATGTGCAAATGATCCGTACCCAGTACGATCCGGAATCGATGAAGGAAGAGTCGAAGTTCTGCAACCGTTACGAGAAAGAAATCGGGGCGATTCTCAAGCAGCCGCTCAAGGAAGAATTCCGTAACGCCAAGTCGGTGGTGAAGTATTACAAGCTCAAGGTCCAAGGCGAAGCACTCGGCCGTATTCTGGGCAAGCGTCGTATGCAGTGTAATCTGGACTTGGCCACCCACACCGACTTCGAACCAATCATCGACAGCGCTCGCAAGAAGTCCATCATCTTTACCAGCTACATCGAAGTGGTCGATCGCGTCTACAACGATCTGGTCGCCAAAGGCTACAAGCCTCTGCGGGTCTATGGGGCGACCAACCATGACTTGGCCAACATCGTCAAACAGTTCGAGCGTGATCCGGACGTTAACCCTTTGATCGCCACGTTCCAGTCGTTGTCCACAGCCGTGCCACTCATCATGGCCTCGACCGCAGTAATGATGAATCGGCCATTCCGTTCAGGCGAACTCGATCAGACAGAAGCCCGGATCGATCGTGTGGGTCAAGACGGCCCTGTGTGCTTCTACAGTACCGTGCTCGACACCGATGGCGAACCGAACCTGTCTTCCCGCTCGGACGACATCATGGAGTGGAGCCGTAAGCAGGTTGAGCAGATCTTGGGTCTGCCGGTGGTGACAGAACTCGCATTGGAATCGAATCTGGAACTGGTGGCTGGTAACGCCCCTGAGGATGTTGACGAAGACGGCGTGTTGTATGAGGTATGTGCTGAGCCTGAGAACTTTTATCCAGCAGCGACAATGCCCATTTTGACGATGTGGTGATGTATGGTAGACGTCGTTAAAACGTTAGACTTAGACCAACTCTCCCCCAAGCAAGCCTTGTGCTTTCAAGCTGTGTTACGCGCAGCTGAAAAGAGCAAGTTCTTGGGGGGTGATGAAACGGAAGTCATCCCAAAGAAACCGCGGTGTGTGGTGATTCTGTATGGCCCGCATGACATGCCTGTGGGGTTTCATACACCTGTCCAGCGTAAGCTGTATGGGAAAGAGTATTGGCGTGCCGGTACCTTGTTTCTGCTACCGCAGTATGAGGGGCGCGGTATCATGAAGTCGGTCCTTAAAACCTTCTTCGCCAACCACACGCCGTGTCTATCGTGGATTGAAGACGCCAACACCAAGTCCATTAACCTCTTTACGAGTTTGGGCTTTGTGCGTGGTCGTCCTAAGCCATCATGGAACAACGAGCCTGGGCATTGGTACTTGAAAGAGAAACTGAGTCTGGGCCTAGAAAGTCAACCAGTTTATTTGCAATGGTGAAAAGAAATGCGTTACGATGAAATGGAGCAGGCCGGTCCTTACCTGCGCCGCTTCTTTAATGTGGACGATCGGCGATGGTATTACTATCACTGGTGTCCTGCTTGTGAGGAACCTCACCAATACGTGACGGGAGATGCAGGGAACTTGTGGACGTTTAATTACAACTACCTCGAACCCACGTTCAATCCGTCCATGCGTATTCAAAGTAGTGAGCCGCGTAATGCCTACGAAGAGATTCGTCCGGTACATTACACCCGATGCCATTACTTTATCCGGGATGGGAAGATCGACTTCTGTTCCGATAGCCCACACGGGTTAGCTGGTAAGACCGTACCTTTGCCGAAATGGGCAAAAAAGAAATAGACGTCATAGCCTCCCTCTACCCGTTGGGGTAGAGGGAGTTATGCTGTTATTTCAATTTGTTTTGAAAATCAGCTTCAGCAGCGTCACCAACGATACCGTGCTTCAACAGATACATCGACGACGCTTCAGCGTAATCAGCTGCCACTTCAAAGATCTGATGAATCCGTTGTGGCAGTTTCACAGCGGCCGTCACACCCATAGTGACCAACTCTTTAGATTCATAAGCCAGCCGCTCGATTGCTATATCGATCCCAAACTTACTCACGCCTGCGGCATATTTGACGATTGGGTCTTCATCTTTGCCTACGTGCTCCCCACGCAGTTCGGCGTCGGTTGGCCGATGCTTAATGAGCTGCTCGATAAGGCTTTCGACCTTTTGGCTTTTCTGCTGGATCTTCTCGACCATTTCTTGACCGAAGAATCCTTTAGTCAACCTGATCCAGGCATGGACATTCTCGCTTAACTTGACGCCATCCGATAACATTACCGGTTCTTGAATTTCATCGGCGCCGCCTCCCATCGTAAATGGTAGGTGAATACGCGGCGACCACATGGTGCCTCTTTCTTCACCCGGTGTATAACTCATTACTGCCAAATGAAGGTCACCCAGCAACGGACCAGGCGTGGTGCCGTTATGGAATTTCAGATCAAGGAACAGCTTATCGGCAATCTTTTGATAGCCTTCACGCATGTCTTTATACGTATCACCCGCGCGCTCTGGGTCTTTCAAACATTGTTCGACAGTGTTGGCGAGGTAGTCGAGCAACTTTAGTACGCCATCGCAAAACGACTTGTACATGTGTTCGCCTTCTTTGAGCAGATGTTGCAACTCAACGACCAACTGGCGGGGTGGAAGTGGTTTTGTGGAATCGCCCAAACACAACTTCGAATTTTGATTGTAGAAATGGAACGTGGGAATCTTGTCCGCTTTTTTAGCGTCTGCGTCTATTGCTTTTTCGACTTCACGCACAAAGGCATTGTAGTCATTTTCGTTATGAATGCCTAAGCCTTTCAAATGAGCGTAGCTTTCGTCCGTTTTCTTTTGCTTTTCTTCGAGCTTCTCGGCTTTCTTTTTACCGACGCCAAAGAAATCTTTGACATGCTTCCACATCTTAGCGAAGAACTCTTTGATGGCTTTCCACATTGCGGCGAGCTTTTCTTTGGCAGCAGCCACAAAGCTTTCAGTGCTCACATTTTCACTGGGAAGCATCTCTTCGATGATATCGTCAGGTGCGATATCGGTGCCAGCTACAGCCATTTCACCAACGGCGCCAGTAAGCGCTGCATCGATCGGTTGAATCTCTGGTGTATTACTAACGACAGTTTGCACTTCGTTGACGGTAACGACGATATCGCCGAGACGGTCGATGTCTGCACTGGTTTGTTCGAGCTCATGTGCCGACTGATTGCTTTCGTCAATTTGAATGGCTTCTTCTTCAGCTGACAGTTGAAGTTTTACGACAGGCGCTGCGTAGGAAAACTTTCGCATGGTGTTCTCTGTAAGGGTTATCGAGGGGTTGACTCATAAGAATTAACCAAAAAAAGAATTGACGGCATAAAAAGACACAGGAACCCGAAGGCTCCTGTGCTAAAGAAAAACTTAGGAAAACAGCATCATGTCGCAAAACTCTACCCCGGCACCTGCGCCGCGAAGAAGTTTGTAGGCACATGAAACCTACGCACCGACAACCCTTACTAGATAACGTGACTTCGCAGTACGAAGGACTATCATCCAATCTGGGTTGCCGTTGCACACTCGAATAATCGCGCGTCAGCGCTCGACCGAAAATTCCTAATGACAGCTTGGCTCTGTGAAGAAGGCCCGTACCGTTTACCACCTGTTTCGCCCCAACCTCATTCGACTGAGTGAGTTTATCCCGAAGTTGGCTCTGCTGGGGCCTGGTGACACATTTTAACCTTAACGCTACACGGTAAGTCACGCTAGGGGAACATTGTTTACATAAGATGGTGGTATTTAGTAATACGGCGTGGGTTCTTTTCTAAATACGACCAATCCATTGGGCAGTAACTGATGGTACTTTACTGCCAACATTCCCGTTGCATGATAGAACCCGTACTGCTTTAAGAGTCGTGACAAATCAAACCCGAGCTGTAGTACAGCATCAGCGTGTTGGGTTTGTACTGGTGTGTTGGTATAGACCTGACCTTCTTTGTGAATGCCTTGCATGATGGCTTCTTCACGCAGAACGTTCGTACCTTCTTCTAACAGCTGGTCCGCGTGGTTGTCCAGATGGTCCACTGGGTTACGCATCACCAGAGCATCCACCAGTTCAGTGAGCTCCACATCAACCATGTCGTACTCAGTCATCTCTTCTGAATCAGACGCCATGTGCATGCGTACGTTGTACGGCGTTTGCATGAAGCGACTGATAGGTTCGGCGCAATCGACCAGGTAGTAATCTCCTGGATACAGAGGCTCTGGTGCAAAGCTAGTTTTGTCGTTAATGGAAGACATCAGGTACCTCCGGTCTGACAACGAGATACAGATTGTTCCCGTTGATATGCTGAAAGCTAGCGAGCAAAATACCGCGGCTATTGTAGAACTGATGCGCCTGGAAGATCTTGAACATGTCTTCAGCAAAACCGTACAGGCAGTAGATATAGTTGCGGTAGCCCTCGTTATCCATCTGCCGCAGGAAGTTCAGCGGATGGTATTTGAAGCGTGGGGAGATGGAGTGGTCGGTGATGAGCTGGGTGTAGTGACCGACAAACATCTGCACTGCGGTGCGCTCGACTTCAAAGTGCGCGATCATTTGCTCGATGAGCATGTCGATGTATTCGCGGTGTAGCGCCGCCGGTACTGCGAGGTTAGCATACGCTTGATGGTAACCGTTAAAGCGCTCCACGGCTTCGTAAATGTCGATGGTGTATTGTTGTTGGTTAGTCGCCATGATTGTCTGCGTGATGTTGTAAGTAAAGCGTGTTGTTCTCGTAAGCGAAGAAGTCGTAGACGTGCACGTGGTCTTTGCCGTACAAACGGTATTCCACGAACCGGTTGATTAAGCGCTGGACGGTGATCATCCACTGAATGCGTTCGTATGAGCACATGTCGCCGCGATCAAAGTACTGGCCGCTCGTATCTAACACGTCAGTGACGTTATACGCTACTCGGCGTTCGCCATCGGGCAAGTACCCAACCTCGGTGAAGATCTCGTAGAGGAACGATTCAATGGGACCTTTGTGCCAATCTTCACACACAGAGCGAATGCCGATGCGTTGTAACTCTTTTTGCAAGTCATCGAGAATGTCGCCAATATCCATGACCAGCAAGTTTTCAACTACGTTAGAAATAGTTTTGCCCATGCGTTAGAATCCTCACTGTGGTCAAAGGTCGCCATCCTTTCAACTTTATCGCGAGTGCGAACCAAGTACGTGGTGTAATAAGGTCGACCCATGAGTTGTTTGTTAGGATCAAAGTCCATGACGATAATCTTAAAGTCAAATGGATTCGGCGTATGGTCATGCAGATAACGCTCGATTGCAACACGACTGGTGATTTGTTCCTCAGCGAACTGTTTGCTGATCGAGGCCACGTCGTTGTTTAATGTCCAGACCGTGGTTAAGGCTGGTGCGATTAAAGCCGGTGTCGTAACCGAACGCAAAGAGCCGTTGCAGTAAGTGCGGTGGGTGATCAACAGCTGACCGTTTTTGATTTGCCACAGTTGTTTGTAGACGTTAAGTCGAGCCAAGCGGCGTGCTATGGTACTAAATTCAATCGACCCTACCCAACCGCCTTCAGCATCTTGGTCCAGACAAAAATCATGTACCTTGCGGCGTGACAGCTGTACAACGTTGGGTTCACGGTGGATCGGGACAGCGACTGACAGTTTCAAATGGCGATAGATGGCAATGGACATGGTGGGTAGGTGTGGTTGTGTCTATCTAATACGTTTGCCGGATCAAAAAACAATAGCGGCATAACTCCAGCCCCGTTAAGGGCTGGGGGGCGTTATGCTTTTGGTTTCAGATACTGACGCGCTGCACTGCTAATTTGCAGCCACAGCAAGATGATCGAATCGTGACTAAGATGCGATTCTTCACGCTCACGCCGGCGTTGCAGGTTCAGGATGTCGGTGATCTTTTGCAAGAGCTCCGTCTCCTCGGTCGTCGCGCCTGGGAAGGTTTGTGCCCGCATCTTGCCGACGTAGTCGTCTGTGTGGCTTTCCCATGCGGCCTTGACATCCGCCGGGCTCTTTTCGTAGATCTCGTTTTGACGCAGATCCATGATGCCCAAGCCGTACTGAATGGCTTCGGTGATGGTCGAGGCGATACGTTCGCCCTGGTAGGGACTGGCCGACATGGCGTCTTCGTCCACGTTGATCGGCAGGAGAATAGCAGATGGAGTAGTAGTCATGCGAAATACCTTTCTTATTTAAACATGTCACGCGCAGCTCTAGCGCTACGCCCGCGGATGGTGTCGTACGCGTCCACCAAGGAATCGGTCATGCCGTACGTGGGTTCCTGACGGTTCAGGGGGATATGATTGCCCCAGGCTTTACGCCCTTCTTTGATTTCTCGGGCATTGAAGTCCTGGGTGGGCGCCGCAAACAACATGAAGCCTGGCATGTACGGCGAGTACTTACCGTCCAGTACCAGCAACACATCGCGCCCCAGACGTTCACACGCTTCGAGTTTGTCGGCCGAAGAAGTCCCAGCCACATCCACCATGCGCGATATCATGCCAGTAAACTGTTCGCGCATTTCCTCTGGCGAGAGTTCGCTGTAGCCTTCTGGATGCTTCGTATCTGGGTACAACCGCTTCATCGTTGGATGAAACAGTTCATGGAGCGACGTAGAGATCACCGTATCGGGATCGTAGTAATTTTCTCCTTCTTCGATATGGTAGTTCATGTCGTCTTCCGCCGGATCAGGCGAGAGATTGAAGGCTGGCAAATCCAGGGTCGAGCCGTCCAACATGGAGAGAATGGAAAACGCCACGCCCTCGACTCGGTGTTCCATCGTGCCACAGTTAGGCTGCTTTTGCCAGTACCGCACATTCCTTACAACGCCTTCAAGGATCTGCTCGGTGACTTCTTCCCTGGTGTAGGCGCGCGGTGCGTTCGGGTCGACTGCTGGTTGTTCGTAAGGGTTGCCGTAGCCGTTTGCTTGCAGTACCTTTTGCGCTGCAGCGATGGCTGTGCTTTCGATCAGTTCTTTGATCTGCTCTTGGTTGAGCTGATACTGGATCGCTGGGCTGAAATGTTGGGATGGGTTATAGAACCCTTCATCACGTGGCATAGTAACGCCTATTCGTAAGTTTGGAAAAGATCTCTAGCAGACGCAGCCAAGCGGTCTTTATAGCGATCGTAAACGGTAGAGAACACCGCAGTCATGCTGGTGGCGTCGCGCGTGTCTGGTGCCAAGAGAACTGGGTCTTCTGGCCAGCAACAGGCAACTTCATGCCCTTCGCGCTCTATATGAACCACTATGTCTTCACTAACATGCGGCACCAGCTCCATTGGCGGCATCAGCCCTTCTCTGCCCTCTTGAAGCAATTCGAATGTTGAGTATACAGCCCCCAGCACCCGATCGTTGATCGTCAAGCGCGCGTTAGTTACGCCCTCACCCCACGACAATAACGCCCTGTTATAAGCTCGTTGTGCGATGATGGTAAGCATTTCCTCCTTGGTAAGTGCCGGCATTTCGTACACGTTGCCGACATCGTTAATACTCAACGATTTCTTGGCCATATCAGCCCCCCTTCTTAATTTAGGGTCCCAGCTCTCGGGAGTGCCAAAGAACTCTGGGTTGTTTGTCATGACGTGCTGAGCGTACCAACCCAACACCTCACTGTCTTCCTTCGACATCTAGCCTCCGAAAAGATCCTCCGCCGACGTACGGAACCGGCTACGCATGTTTTCGTAGTGCTCTTCGAAACGGTAAGTGAGCGATGAGGGCGGGCTCTTTCCCAGAAGCGCACCAGCAGGACCCATCTCAGGTGTAGCACGTACTGACAAATCGAAGGGAACGCCATAGTTCCAATCTGCCGCCACGACATCTTTCTGATTACGGTTCACCCATTGCACGCAACCTTCGTCCGTTTCAGGATCGATGGGTACGAGTTGAAATGCTGGTAACCGTTCGATCAAGCCGTTTTGCAGTACGTCCAGCACGCCGTGTACTGCGCCCATGACACGTTCTTCCACACCGAGATCAGGATCGTCACGGTACGCCCAATGCGCAGCCACCTGATGCGTCACATCGGCCAGAGTTTGGATCTGTTCGTAAGGACGCAGTTTGGCCAATGGCTGGGCATCCACCATGCCGTGTGCAGCCAAACCTTCTTTGATTTCGCCAGCGACTTCTTCAGATAGAGTTGCTGTATGTGCAGCATGATCACCACTCATCGCAGCGCCCATGATCGCACCCATGACTTCTTCCGGCGCCTCCATCCATTCTTGTGCATCCCAGTAGCCGATCTCATTGCCGTTCTTTACCACACGCACGTAGCCGCAAGAGATTGGGTAAGGTGGGAAACGTACTTCGGCGCCATGCTCCACACGCATTACGCATTCGTTACCATAATCCGAGTCCGACACGATTCGGCTAACGCCGCTTAATTGCGCAGGTTGTTCGTATTGAAACATTACTTACCCCCCGAAAAGATCTTTTGCAGCACGCGCCTGGCGGGCGTTGATGGCGTCAGAATACGTACGATCGTACAACGCATTGTATTCTTGCGAAATGATTTCAGGCGCTCCTTTGACTTGATGGTGCATGACGTAGAAATGCTTGGCCATGAAGTGACAGGCTTCTGGTAGAGTAAGGTGCTGCGCTGCTACATGCTGCGCCATTTTGAAATAGCGTCGCTGTTCTATCGAGCGCCGCTTTTCCTGCTTCTTAACAGCCCACCGCGTGAGTTCAGCGATCGCTTCATCCACCGTCATGCTTTCCATCTTACCGACGTACTCGATGTATTCGGCAGCTAGATCGCCCAACACGTCCCAATCAAACAAAGCAGACAGCGCTTCGACGCGTGCGTGAAATTGAGTGACACGCTCCATCATGCTTGTGTCCATGTTAGCTCCCAAAGAGATCCTTCGCTGCGCGCAGTTGCCGGGCGCGAATGGACGTTTCAAACCGACTGGTGTAGTGGTCTTCGAATGCCCGTGTCAGCCCGGTCTCATAGTCAGGTGCGGGCAATCCGCAGTCAAGCGGTACGCTGTTGTCATACAACGGCAGCCCTTTACGGGCACGTTCTTCCGAATACTCGGGGCTTGGGCAGATCATCAGTTGCATGACCGGCAGACCTTTACCATCCGAACGATTACCACCTTTGCCATCGATCAAACCGATGACGCCGTGCACCGTCCGCATGCAGCGTTCAGTTGGCGTGTAGTTGCCTTCCTCTTGACCGCACGTCATCGCTTTGTCGATCATGCGGTTAAACAGCTGCTGACGCACTTCGTGGGGTGTGTACGTCCCGCCTTCGGAGCGAATTTCGTTGTCGTCGAAGAACGGCCACTTTTCATCGTGGTAAACGAACGGCGTGTAGTCCAGCGGAGGACGCTCGTAGACTTGGGCAGCCATGCTGTGGCGAATGATTTCTGCCAGAGTGTCAGCGATTTCGTGATTCGTTTCAGGGTCGAAATCAAGTTGAATACCACTGCGATCACTCAGCTGACTGAGGACCGCTTCGGCCGCTAAGTCAGCTTGGTCAACGATGGGATGGTAATGTTCGGTGCCTTTATCGAGATCTTCCCCCATGAAGATTTTAGAACGCTCTACATCGGCGTAAGCGGCTTCTTGGATTTGATGACGATAGTTTTTGTCAGTAAAGTACCGCCGCGATTGTTTCTTATCTTCCATTTGGATTTCCCTTCTACGACTTGTTAGTATCGTCGAGCAGCGCACGAATGTCGATCGATTCAAACGTGGCCTCAGGCGGCTCTACGGTAGCAGGCGCCATGCTCTTGCGAATAATCGACGCCACCATGTCATTCATGTCGTGGTTACCATGGTGGTCGACTTCGTAATGGAAGTCGAGACGATGAGACAATTCAGAAAGAATAGCTCCAGCCGCGATGTCTGCGGCATCAACCGCAGGGAAGTAATCTTTGGCTTTATCCCCAGCGTAGTCCTCTTCGTTGACGGGCAGCGCGCTATAGTCTTGCATTGCCTTTACAAAGCTATCGGCCGTCGCTTCAGTCACTGCGCGATACGCTGCATCTGTAAAGAAACGACGGTGTTGCATCTTGTCGTGGTCCATGGTGTTGCCTTTCTAGGTGCCGAACATTTTCTTAGCCGCTTCGATTCGTCGACGTTCCAGAGTCTCCGCAGTGGTGATGAATTCGTTCAACAAACTGTGTTGTGGGTTATTTGTTTCGTACATCGGGATAGGCTGATTAAAGCGCCATTGCCCGACTTGCCATTCTGGACCTTCTCGGAAAACCGAGGTGTCGTAACTTTTGTGGCTTGCAGGAATCGGATACAACTGCATGGGTGGTACAGTTTCACCATTACCGTCTTCGAGCAGACTGATGAAGCTGCAGAGCGCGCCATGCACCCGTTCGTATGGATCGAAGTGTGCCGGCTTATCCGCCCACTCCCGCGCGATGTTGTAAATAGCACCCGCGATTTCCGAGCGCTGCTCACTATGTGTCATTTGTACCACAGGCGCGTCGATGATTGCGTCGATGTCGTAGGGGTTGATAGTAGGTTCGTTGCTGGCGGGTTGACCTTGCGGAATGGGCGTGTGTAGGGTATTCATTTCCTTCACGACCAGACTTTGAACTTTCTGACGGTCTTCTGGGTTGGTGATGCAGTTGAGTGAGCGTGCGGTTTTGTCGACGATACGCGCTGCAGCGGCGTCGTAGCGCTTAGCCAGCAAATCTTCTTCTAAAGCGGCGCCAAACAAACAAGCCTGGATTGAACCTTCAAATGAATGGACATGGTGGCTGTGGTATTCGCCATAACCACCAAACTCTTGGTGACGCGGTTTGGAGCAGTAAAACGCGCTGTCAACTTCATAGCGCTTTAAGCCATGTCCGTCGTTCATGAGTTGGGCGATGTTAAACAGATAACGCAGTTCGACGAAGTCGTATGAATCGCACGTTCTCGCTATTTCGATATATGCTTTCGCATCTTCTTTATCGATAGCGCCAAAGAAGGTAAAGAGGAGTTTCAGTAAGTAAGCGTAAAACTCGTTTTCTTCTTCGATGTTTCCATCATCAACGACAATGTTAAGTTGCTGACAGAGTTCTCTCAGCGACTCTGCAAAGCTATCCCACGTCGGATAGTCGTTGCCGACCAATTCGCCACACCAGATGCCGTAGGCGCCATTGCCTGGATAGTTAGAGTGAGGGTTAAGGTTGTAGGTCTTGAAAAGAGCTGCGATAACGGGGGTCATCTTTTCAAGATAAATTTGACCAACTATGTCCTGGTAGTTGTTTGCCATGATTCTCCTTTACGAGCCGAACAAATCCTTAGCAGCCCGCATCGAGCGCGCCTTGATTTCTTCGGCAAAGCCATGCTCGTACATGCGAGCGTAGTTAAGCCCAGGGCTGGTGGGTACCGTAGTGCCGTCGGCGGTCATCACGGTATCGGTACCCCACTCGCTATAGAGCTCATGTGCCAACCCTTGACAACGCTCCATCGGCGACAGGTCATCGCGATTGCCCCAGTTAACTGCGGCGGTCATGACTTCGCGCAATTCATCATCGCGCCGCGCCATTGACAGTTCAGAAAACGTGTACTGCATGTTTTCCATGGCTTGGTCCAACTTGCTTGGCGTTGGGTTGGGTTTATCTTTAGGCGCATCCACGACTTGGACCCTTTCGTAAATGGAGTCAGCCACTTGCTGAGCGTTGACTTGTCCGATGATCTCGACAGCGATGTTAGTTATTTCGCTACGGCCATGCTGATGCAGATCAAGAAAATCCGCATTCGTGCGATCCCCCACCAGCGCGATGATCGCGCGAGCTGCCAAGCGGTTAGGCGAATCGATGGGTTGACCATCGAAGAACATATCGTCCTTACGCTTGTTCGCGTCCTTGATATAAAGACGCGCGAGATCTTGATGCCCTTTTTCATTGATTTCGCGATGTTCCGCATTCCAATCGCGGTTAGGTTCTTCTTTACTCATCGGCCTTCTCCAAAAAGGTCTTTCGCTGCACGGATAGAACGCGCCTTGATTTCATCAGCCAGCTGTTCCGTGTAGTACGACTGGTAATTTTGGGATGGCGTTGGGTAAGTCCGCTCTGGACGGTACTCGCCCGGCTTGCCATAATCGTAAGCCAAATGGGCATGCATGTCATGCGCCACGCCGTGGGCCACTTCACGCGCTGTGACGTTAGGCGTGATCGCCCACTTCTCAGCGATTTCGTAGGATTCAATAACCCCTTGCCGGATTTCTTTCAGCGTGTTGGCGCGAGCTTCTTCTTTCAAGTTCTTAGCCCATGCATCGAGTCGCTCCTCTTCCGCTTCGATTTCTTCTGGCGACATCGTGGCCAAGCGAGCTTCTTCCTTTTTGTCTTCAAGGTCATCCAGAGTTCGCATACTGCCAGCAAACACAGTGGAAGCCGCACGACCTACCGGCGTAGCCAGGTATTCGTTGTCAAGTTCGTCAGGGTTATTTTTGACAACCTCAGCGGTAAAAAGAGGAACATTGGGAAGGTGAGCTACCTCGACTTTGGTGAAGTGGCCCAGTGCTGCTTCCGAGATATCGTTGATGGCGCGCATCACGCTTTCTGGGGATTTACCGATCGGCATCCCCATGATGGTAACGACGGTGCCGACTGGTGGATCGATGTCTTTTTCCTCAGCCATTATTTACCTCCGAACAAATCTTTGGCAGCGCGGATCGAGCGGAACTTGATGTCTTCCGCGAAGTGCGCTTCGTAGTGGGCGTCGTACTCAGGCCCCGCTTCCACATGGACAAAGCGACCATGCTCATCACGGGCTTGGGTTGGGCCGTAGTGGTGGTACAGTTCGCGCGTAGCGCCATGGACCCGTTCACGTGGCGTGAGTTCTGGCGCAGTCGACCAGCGGTTGGCCACGTCGAACGCATGCAGCACCGCTTCAGCACGGCGCTTGTCAGCAGCGTTGTTCGCCTCCAGGATGGCTTCGCGCAGATGCTTACGGCGCGCTTCATCTTCGGTCTTGATGGCTTCTTCACCCATGGCGATGAAGCGGTCCTTCTCTTCGATGTCGCCACGATCGCGATCACGCTTGTATTGGTTCATTACCAACGCCATGGTGACTTTGCCTTCGCCGGTGCTGACGTACTCCTGCATTTCTTTGTCGCCATCTTTCTCGGCGTAGATGAGTGGCGCGTTCAGGTCAACGTCTTTGATATTGATGACATCGATCGTCTCGTAGGCGTTGGTCGCTCGGAGCACTTCCCCGATGCGCGCCACGGCGACATTGGTCCCCGTTTCACTTTCTTCGTTGGTTTCTTTCTTAGGCGTCAAACAGATGGCAATGATGTCACCCATCTGCGATTTGATTGGCTCTTGGACTGCGGTAGTAGCTTTCTTTTTTGCCATGATAATTCTCCTTGAGGTTAACGTGCACTGTACTATTTGGCAACGGAATATTGTTTAACCTCTGCAACATTTAGACCGACAATACCAGCTCATCCACACCGATCATTTCCAGACCTTTGCAGAATTTTACCCACGAAAGGTTGTTATCTTTCAGGTGGTTCAGCCAGTGTTCAGCACTGCGCATTTGAATTGCTTCCGTGTCTTCTGGATCTTCCTTCTTGATGTGTGCGAGAATAAGCTCGCTCAACTTCATGTCGTCGATTCCTTTCTCGATAAGAATCTTGTTGAACACGTCGATCATTCTTGGACGCTTGCCGTTGCTGCCGGATACGCGCGGAGCTGCAGCATCGCTGGTTGGAATTTTTATGGTTTTGAGACTCATGATGCTTTTCCTTTTGGTGGTTAGAACTAAGACGGCATACCTAGCCCCCCGTAATGGAGGGCTAGGGACGCTATGCGAATTGTTTTACAGCAGGTACAACAACGATCTTGCGACCGTTTGATCCAGGAATGTAATTAGCGCAGATTGCATCGGCCAACAGTTTTACGTTGGGGATGATGCGCACCAGACTACGAGCACCAGCACGACGTAGTTTGCCGTTGGGTTTGACCACCATCTGCAGCTTGAGCGAACCATCGGTCACCGTCGTACTGATGACGATGCTGTGGGCCATCTCCAAGCCTTCAGAGCGCAGATGGAACTTGAACTCACCGTGTGGCTTATAGTCGTCGTAGAACAACCGGCAGTCGATGTCTGCGAATGCGGAACAACGATTCGGTAACGGGAACACCACTTTGTTCTTCGTTGGGATCTTATCCAGAGCGTCAAAGACTTGGCGCACGAAATCAAAGTCGGTGGTGTTGTTGTAGTCTTGGGTAATTACGTTCATGGATGAAAGGTCTCAGTACAAAGGGATCATGCGACTCAACACATCGTCATTCGAGTCACGCGTTCGATCAGCCCTTCGTCGTTTACGTGCAGCATATAGCTACCCATAAGCGGTGCATCGTTCCTGTCCAGCCTGAACATCAAATACAGGCATTTCGGAAATTGGGTCGACAAGTCGATGCGGGCTATCAAACAATGAGGGTCCTCTTCGCACTGCGCCTCTTCACGCATGTTGTCAAACAGCGTTTTGATCTGGAAACGCACACCCGGCGTCGCGCCGTAGATGAGCATGATGCGCTCCATGTAGTCGACGTTACGCCACTGCATCAGTCCTGGGAAGAACTGGTAGACCGTGGTGTCCGACTCAACCAGGGTGCTTTTGATCTTAGCCACCCATGGCGGGATAATAACTGCGATTGCGTTGGCCATATGAATTCCTTTTAGTTGTTAATTATAGGTACAAAAAAAGGGGATGGTCAATCCCCTTGCATAAACTTACTGGAGGTAGTACGAACCCAGTTGGTCTTTGATGGTGTTATCAATCCGCCAGTCAAGACTAGCGCCACCAGGACGCTTGGGGAAAATATACAAGTCACCCGACCAGACGAAATTTAAGCTGCGCAATTCCTTCTCGATCCGCTCTTTATCACGCTCGCCCATATCTCTCAACATCGCCGGATCTTTGACACGAATCGCCATGACTTGACGTTGCCCACACTTGACAACGTTGGTATACATGTTTGTTTCAATGTAGTTACCGCAAATACCCGCGTCGTAATCTTGCAGCATGGCTGTTTCGATATTGGGTACGGCTTTTAAGCCAGCGATCTCGATTGTGCAAAACTGCCGAACCAACCATTTCCAAAGTTTCATGTTATTTTCTTCCAGCCCATTCAAATCGAATTTTTCTCATGTACTCCCACACAGTCCGCCCAAACTCCACGACGGGATCTTCTTCATGCCGATAGTGGATTTGTTGAATAACGTCCGACTTGGTAAAAGTGGTGGTAACATCGCCATATTGCGTTGGACTACCATCTAACATGGTTGTTACTATCGTGTTTTCGTACTTGACGATAACACCATTTTCAGAGTCGACATCTTGAAAAGTCTGACCTCCATCCAAACTGATTTTGATTTGATCGCAATTCATGTCATTCCTTTTAGTGACGACGTGGAAGTCCTTGGAACTCTTTCGTGCGGCGCGATGCAGCCGTCTTGGACAGCTTCTTGGTGAAGTCGCCAAACGGATCGCGCGTGGTGCCCAGGTTCTTTTGCTTCATGGCTTCGGCCGTGTGAGCAGTCACAACACGACCTTCGACGTCGCGGGTAAAGATGTACAAATCTCGGCCGTTCTCGTCGTCGTACACCACGGCCACACCTGCCCCGTACAGATTCAAGTCCATGGCGTCGTGCGCTGTGGCTTTGGCACTGCGGGCGTACTTATACCAGCGGGTGGTGTTGGCGATCACAGCGCTGCGGGTGGAGTCTGTGAAGTAATACACAACGATGTTGCGTTTGTTATTCGAGAGCATGGGTGATCCTTTTAGTTGTTAATTGTCGGGTTACTGCTTTTTTAAGTGGGTGGATCGTCGTCGTCGAGGTTTTCAACCACCGGTTCGTCGTCACCTTCATCTTCGTCGTTCTCGTTGCCGATGAGGATGGCGTCGATCACGATTTGATCCAGATCGGTAGTGGCTGTCACGATGTGCGTGTCGTACAGCTGCACTTCCGTGCCGAACACTTCAGTCGTCACGCCGTCAGGGCGATGAGCGATCTCGATCAAGACTTTCTGTTCTTGACCTTCGATCATGGTGTCGAAGTTTTCGTACACAACTCGCACACCGTCTGGCGCCGGGGTATAGGTCGCGCCGTTGTCGGTGCTGTACTTGATGGTTGGGGTGTCGAAGTTCACGATGACTCCTTGGGCAACGATTCGATGATGGCGTGGGTATTGAGCACAGCAACCGCCATGGACGCATCAGTGTCGTCGCTCATGTAGAGCATCGGGATGCGGGTATGCCATTCTTCCGACGCCACGCGCTTGAGTACCAGATAGCCCTTGTGGTTCTGACCAGCCATGTCCAACACGCGGTCCATGTCTTCCAGTGTACCGACCAAGCCGATCTTTTCTTGACGCAGCGCGGCGATCTGGTCGCCGTCGTCGGTGGTTTCGATGCCAGCATTGATGTTGGCGATTTCAGCGTGCAAATCCTCACGCTCATCGCGCAGTTCTGCAACTGGTTCGACGCTGTACGTCTGGGTGTCGTTCATTTCTGCGTCTTCGTACATTTTGTATACTTCGCTTGCGGAAATCATAGTAAAGTCCTTTAGGTTAGGTATGAAGTTTATAATCTTTTTCGACAACGCCGCTGGTGGTAATGTTGCGGCGGTTACGCATAAATGCGTTCCACCAGTACAGTTTACCGCCTTTGGTCTTAAAGTGACCGCGCACCATGTGCGCTCGATGCGCTTTACCTTTATTTGCACGATCGTTGTCTTGTGCAAACTCAACGATTTCGTCCAGACGTTGGTACTTAATTCGTTCCCGGTAAATGTCAATGACGCGGTAATCATAAAAGCGGTGCAACGGCTTAACGATGTCTTTTAACTCGTTTTTGCCAGGACGATAGAAATGCGTGACTGTATTGCGCACATTCAAAAACAACAACGTTTCGGCAATATTCCAAATCGTAATTTGGCGAATACGTTTGGATAACTCTGCATCTTTGGGTGGGGTGGCGTTTACACTTCCTACCCATTTATCACCCAGTATTTCAGTGCGAGTAAAGTTGTCTTCTGTTACGTCGTTCAGGTATACCGCAAAACGCACTGGTGACAACTGCGCACCTACGCCATCCACGTTGTATACCGTTCGCACAATCCATGCATTCTCAGCGTTTGGGTGACGTGATACTAGATATCCGCCACCCATGTTCTCTAAGAACACTGAATCAAACGGCAACTTAGAGAATTCTCGGTATCGAGCGATAGCATTTTCCCAGTCAGGCTGGGTTTCGTCACTCCAGTATTTATCTTCTTTAGCAAGTATGTACGGCACCATGAGATTGATTAGTTCCGTAGGTACTACAAATTTAGAAGCTTGCATGATTTGCAGACGCACTTCAAACGCCAAGGGCTGGTAGGGCTTGCGACCCAATTGGCTTATGTCTTGTAATTTCAAACCTTTTTCACTACGAGCGATCATGTGAGAAACTAGCATGTGGCAACCTTTTATGTTATTAATTGTTAATTATTCGATCGAAGATAACTATCTCGATAGATATCACATCTGAGTAATATATACCCGAAAATATTTACACTAGGCAAAAAAAGAAAGCATACTACCTACCCCCAGAGCCGAAGCTCTGGAGGGCGGTGATATGCTCGCTATTTTAAACTGCTCCTGGCAAGATGCCCATACGCAGGTAATGCACGATGTCGCGTCCGGCTTGGTTGTACTGCGCGTCGTTACACAAGTCGTAGTCCACGATCTTGGCGTTCGGATCAAACAGCTTGGCCATGTAGGTCATGCGCACATGGCCTTTCTCGGTCAGTTCCCGATCGATGATGATGCGCTTTTCGACTTTACGGCTACCGGGAGCTACCCACTGCGCAGTCACATGAACGAACGTGCGGGACGTGTTGTCCGACTGCACGCTGATGACGTGGGATTCATCGGCGACGCTACGAGCGCGTTCAACGATCTTGTTAACAAACACCGGCGATGTGAAGAACGGCGGGCCTTGCAGGACATGTCTTTGTTTGAGCATGGTTGGGGGGATGGACGTGAATTGTTAGGTTAGGTGGATGAAGCTACATACGTTAACCACCTAACCTTCTTCTCTCTAATGGAGACTACTGGTATTACTTTTCAACGCGAACGTGACCAGCTTTGGCAGCCTGGATCAGCGACTCGGCTTGCTGCAAGAACTCAAAGCTCGATGGCGCGGTAAACAACAACGCCATGAACGTGACACGCTCTTGTTTGACCCAGAACTGTGGGATGAAGATTTCACCGCTTACCAAACCAGCTGGATCGGTGCAACCATCTTTCAATTTGAAGGTAACACACAGCGAGCTGTCGGCAATATCCGCTACGCCGTTAATGCGAAACACAAACGGCGAGGTCGGCGAGCAGATCAGCTTACCCATATCGCCAGGCTCGCCAGAGATGAAACCGATCTTGTCAGTAAAGCCGAGCATGGCTGCCATGGCGCGAATGTCTTTGATCAACACATGCGCTTCACGCGCCATAGAAACGCCCGGCTCTTCTACAAACTTCTCGTGCCATGCTTGGAATGTTGAGGTTTGCGTGGTGGCCAATTCATTCCATTCGATATACGGATACGTCAGGTAGTCGTCCAGCAACCGATGTGGCGCGTGGTGCGCTACGAAATCGCGCAGTGCGGTTTCCAGATAGTAAATCTGCGAAATCAACAACGCTTCAACCCTGGTAACCGGGTCGATTTTTCCAGGGCGGCCGCCTTCAAACTCCTGAATCGATTTGCCATCATTAAGCAAAAATGCCATGCGATCATTCAGGATGGCGAGTACTGAGTTGTCTTCGTTTTGTTCTTCTGTCTTTTGTTTCTTAGCTTTTTGGAACTTGGCAAAGTCGACGATGTTGGTCATGGTAGTGGCCTTATTGTTGGTTATTGGTCGCAGATGGTTTAATCATCTTGATGTTGGGGTATTCGGCCGGCTTTTCATTCAAGCGATCGGTCAGGTTAAACAGCACTTGGATGTCTGACGGTTTTCCCAGCGTACCGTGGCGGAAGAACGAGAACCGTTTGAGAATCTCTCGGTGCAGAATAATGCCAATGTCTGCTTGACTTAAGCTATTACTCAGCAGCCGGTCTTTGTTCCACACGCCGCCCGTTTCATCTGGCCGGGCGATGGTATTCCAGCGCGGTACGTCAGCCATCTGTAACGAGAAGAAGTAGTTGTTGCCATCAAATGGCATGACACCAAAGAAACCATCCCGCGGATAAGCGTGCGCTACAGTGTCTGCGTTCACATCACTCGTAGAGAGTTCCTGGTAACGCCGGCTGTAGTACGTGGTTGGTGGTGCGCTAGGGTCGGTAGGATGACTGCACACCACGCGGTCATGCATGTGGAAGAACACGAGGTTGGGGAACTCGATAAAGATCTGGTACCCGCCTTGCGAACTGTTGATCGGTTCGATCCGTGAACCTGGGCGTTGGCGCATGTGGCGTCCATCAGGCGCTAGCAGCCAGTTCAGATAGCGATACATGGTTGCCATGCCATAGACCGATACCTTACGGCCGTAGACTTCGTTCAGATACTTGTGGACTTCATCGTAGAGCTCGGCCTTATAATCTTCAAAGCTAAGCAGTTTACTGTTACGATTGCGTACCGCCGCACTGATTTTCAGGCGATAGTAAATCAACTCATTCCCATGCAGATCGTCGATGACCAACCGACCTGAAGGGTATTGTTCGAATGCAGTTGCTACGCTTGGAAAGTCACAGATCTCCAAGCAACCGAACGAGAGCGCAATTCTATATTTGTACTTTTCCATGGTTCTAAAAGTGAGGGTTAACGAACAATCAAGGTACGTCCATACATGTTGCACCGTCAATCGCAAAATATCGACGGCATAAAGCAGGAGAGCCGAAGCCCTCCCGCTTTATTGGATACGACTTAGTGCGAACGATCGATCACGTAGCGAACGACCGCGTCTTTCTTGACGACCTTGAGCGTGACCAGCGCCTCGCCTTTGGTAGTAGCGGTAATGCCGACCACTGGATTTTCACCTTCTGGCAGCGCTGCCATGGGTTGGCTGCGGAAATGCGCGTCGAGCACCGAACGCACACCGTGCAGTTCTGGCAGGAACGACTCGGCAAACATCGGCGTGTCAGTGACGCGGGTATCGCGGCCCGATTCGAGGATGAAGATCACCGAACTCGTATCGGCCATGTCAGCGAGCGACACTTCTTTGCTCCAGTCCGGCACACCGACCGTGATGGCCGTCACGCGCACCTTGCCATCACGAGGCAGCGCCCAGTGTGATGCCGTGCTGCCCCCATGGTAGAGGTAGCCCGACACTGGGTTGCGGTTGTCTTCCTTATCCCACGTCAGGATTGGCTTCGCATCAGCATCCACGCTGGTGTTAAAGCCGACGATCGGGTAGTGTTGACCGTAGTAGTTGTGGCTGTAGTCGAAGTAGATCTCGACGGCTTCCGGCAACACTTCTTCCAAGAAGCGCTTGAGCGTGATCGAGCCGTAGGTGATTTCCGGCAGAGCAGGCGCAGGTGGTTTCTTTTCTTCCCGTGGCTTGAGATGACCGAACACTGGTTTGTGCTCTGCTTCTTTTGCTTCGGCAACTGGCGGCGTCCAGATCTTGCCGCGCACTTCCGAATGCATCAGCGGCCGGCGGTTCATTGCCGATGCCAGACCCAGCTTTTCAACGACGGTCTCGGCGCGCTTGATGTTGCCTTCCTTCGGTGCCACGGTCGCTTTCATGTACTTCTCGCCGATCATCGACAGGAACATGCGGGTAGCCGCTTCGTACTCCACGCCGTTGATGATGTTCTTCATGAACTTGCCCAGCGGGCTGTTCTTGAGGTCCACGCGACCAGGGCTTTGGGTGGCCACTTGCAGCCACGTGTAAGCCCGACGTTGTTTCTGCGGCAGCGCCGTGAGCTTCGTCTTGAACTGCGCCAGCCATTCGAGATGGCCGATCCATTTGTCCATGTCCTTCAAGCGCTTGTCGTGCTTGAAGTAAACCAGGATCTGGTCGATGAGTTCTTGCTTGACCGTCACGCCGATGAACTTGGACAGGGCGCCGAAGGACTGGTATTCGGTGGCGACGACTTCGTGGGCTTCAAACAGCTTGTTCTCGAACACTTGTTCGTTTTTGACAGCGAAGTGCTCGAAACCGCCCTTTTCCGGAATGCCCAGAGTTTCGAGCGAGGACAGGAAATGGTAACCGATGGTCGACGATTCGACCAGGTCACGCATGGCTTGCATGGTGTCGTTGAAGACTGGATCAACGCTCCATTCTTCTGGGATGTCCCGTTCGCGCCAGAACACCGATTCCAGTTTGCCGAAGCTGGCTTCGTCGGTCGAGATCGTGACCAGGTTACCCATGCGGTTCAGGAAGCTGCGGCAGCACGAGCAGTTCATCTGCTGGCGGTATTCGATCGGCAGGTTGTCGAGGTAGGTCGTGAACAACGCGCCTTTAGGCAGCTCGACGCGGAACATCGGTTTGTTGGTAGCGACGTGAGCGCTGTAGTTGTTCTGTGCACGCTGGGCGATGCGGTGGAACAGGTTTGGGTCGTACGGCGCGCGCGCCGCTTCGAGGGACATGACTTCGGACATGCTTGTTTTCCTTTATTAGTTTTGTGCGGTTAACTACGTCGCGAACAGTTGCCATAGGGAAGCGCATCTGTCAAACGATCGTAGTTCCCGATGTTTATTTATAACGACCTTGTTTTAAGAGGTCGCTTTCGATGGTGCCGTCATTCATGTTGCGTATGTACGTCGGAAAGCCATGACGGATTTGAGGTGGATAATCTTCCGACTTTAGGTGGTATGCGGTACCGGCTCCCAACGCATCGACGCCAGTTAAGTGTTTGTGCCGGTGTTCGAAGTTATCAAACTCTTCTAATAACCGACTACACAAAAAGTCGTAGTCGTCATCCACCCATACGCTTTCCGCTAGAATGTAATACGCGTACGACGCCATCAAGTAATGCGTTAGCAACTGATACGGCTGCATGTAGTCAATCGACCAGCGACTTAGCTGCCGGGTAATTGCAAGATGCACCATCTTACGCGTCATCGACTTTCCGTTTGAAATGCTGCAGGCGGTCACGAACCATGGCAGGGACATTGATCGCATGACGACGTACGTACAGAAGTTCTTCAAACGAAACAAACTCCCCTTCCCAATACGTCGTTTCTTTGCAGTGACGCATGAAGTCGCCCAACTCCATACCCGTAAACCCAGTGAGTTTGGAAATGATCTCACCGTTCCAGATCTTCTTGGCGCCTTTGACTGCCACGTACCGCCGCTTTTCGATATCGACACTCAGGCGGAAACTCGTATGCCGGCTCAAAGCCCGGCGCAGATGTGCCTCCTTTTCCCGCACCCGAGCCGGTGGATTGGTGCCCAGCTCGTACCGGGTCCATGTGTGTTTGTTCAGCCATGGTTTGCCTTCCAGCCACGCCACGAAACCGCGGTACGATGCGCGCTTCTCATCACGCACGCGGTCTTTGTGATTGCGGTTTTCAAACTGGTAAAGCGCACTGTGAAACCACTGCGACGAAGCAGCGTATTCGTACATGTTCTCGAACGATTCGAATCCGACCAAATAGCGATCGTAATCGTATCCCAACAACTCGAAGATGGGGCGAGGGTCGCGCGAGACGCACAACTTCGCGTATGTCTCGCTACCTTCATCGAGGTTCTTCCACAGGCCGCTCCAGCCGAACTTGAACCCCATGGCATCAGCGATGCGCCCCATGAGGTTACCGAGGTCGTTGTAAGCGTAGTAGATTTGGGCGATCTCGAAGTCTTCTGGTTGGGTGATCATCAGATCGATCTGGAAATCCTCGAACGCAAACGACACTGTCGAAGACGGGATAGCTGACTGCGGCACATCGTAGTGGCTACCGTCGTGCAGGGCGACGTGCTCCACCTCCAACGCGATGTTAGGGTCAATGAAGCGAAGCGGTCCACCACCCAGTCGGTTGATCAGCATTTCCTTGGTATGGAATGCTTGCTGGACTTGGTAGATCCAGTTTGCCGGCAGGTTCTTATCGACCAACAAAATGTCGCAGTCGCCAAAGGTCTCTTTACCTTCGATCGATTTGATCGCTGCCATCTCGGTTGCCGGGAACAGTTCGCACAACTTGTCGATCACGGTGCGGGTGATTTCAGTGTACTGCTCTTTGTTCTTGCGCTCAGTGTGCGCAAACATCAGTGCGTTGCCGCCCATGTATTACTCCTTAATTGACGGGGTGTTGTTTTTCGAAGCGACGGATAGCGCGGGCGCGTTCAGCGTGGATGTGAACTGCGATCTCTTCAGGACGATCTTTGAACTTGGCAGCGATGTCATGGCCTTTGACTTGCCGGGCTGCCCACAGAGCACCGCTCAAGCGCATGGCTTGTGGATACTCAACGTTTTCAAAGCTCACGGTGTCGGACTTACGACCACGTGCGTCGCACATGCAGGCTTGCAGCATGTATTGAAAACGATCGGGATTACGGAATGCGTCGCACTTACGCAGCAACCGCGTCACAGACACAGGCCGCAGCTTCAGTGCTGCATGCACGTTACCGTGCTCACGGGTCGTCATTGCCACCACACGGGCGATAGAGTCCGGCACGCGCAGACGCTCACACACAGCCAGCGCAGTGCGCTCGCCCAGTCCTTCATGACCATGGTGAGCAGGCCACGTGTCAGCCGGTGTTAATGCTTTACCGACGTCATGCAGCAACGCAGCCACACGCACCGGCAGCGCAAAGTCTTGGCTGGCCGCGTAGTCGAGCACTTGTTCGATATGAATGCCCGTATCCACTTCAGGATGCCATTGGGCAGGTTGTGGGACCCCGTAGAGCGCATCGACTTCCGGCAGGATGGCTTTGAGTGCACCGCAAAAACGCAGCGTCTTGAGCATCCTGGAGGGCTGGGTTTCCATCAGGCCGCGGTGCAGTTCTTTCCACACCCGTTCCGGCACGAGGTTGTCGAGTTTGCCTTCCATCACGAGCGACTTCATGACATGCATGGTGTCGGTGTCGATCCGGAAGTCCGGAAGGCGGGCAGCGAACCGCGCAACACGCAGCACTCGGATAGGGTCTTCACGAAACGCTTCTTCGCTGACCATACGCAGCACTTTGTTAAGCAGGTCGTCGTGGCCGAAATACGGATCGATCAGCGACGCATCACCCTCGTAGGCTTCGCCCATGGCCATGGCGTTGATGGTCAGATCTCGCTTACCCAGATCTTCTTCGAGGGTAACTTCAGGACCGAAGTCAGCGACCCCGCCATTACGGGAACGGCGCGCCATGGAAATTTCATCGCCATCTGGACCGATGAAGCTAGGAAAGTCTTTACCAACCGGCCGACAGCCAAACTCCAGCATATCAGCCTCGGTAGCTCCCACGACCACGAGATCACGGTCTTTAGGTATTCTGCCCAAAACCTTATCGCGGACATAGCCGCCGACGATATAGAACTGCATGATGATTCCTTTTTAGTTGTTGGTTATTTAAATGCGCGTGGTATGCGGATAATGCTGTCGACATGAACCGCTTCAAAGTTACATGTGTGAGCACGGATCACCATGCAGCGGATATGCATTTTACTTTTGCGGCTTTCGCCACAGATGACAGTTGGCCAATCGTTCTCGCCATCCATAACAAAGACCTGCTTAGTGCCGTTGCCGTACTCTTTTATCAGCTGAGTCCGCTTGTGTCTTTGATGCCGTTTAATCAGCAGATCCTTTTCGACATCCACCTGCCGCTCATTGTGAAGCGCGCGATTGAACTTACGCGCATGCCAGAGGATGCGTCCAATGATCGTTTGGTTGGGATGGTTCTTGCGCCCAGCAGGTACGTCGTTAATACCGGCCATGGTAATGAGCGTGTTGAAATACTCACGGGAGATCACCACTTGGTGTGGATCAAAGTTTTCCTTCATGAGCGATCCTTTTAGTTGTTGGTTATTTTAAGTACGGGTTGATGCGGTACGCGCCTGTAGGTTCCGACTTTGGTGAAGACATCAGAAATTCTTGAATGTCAAATGTCGATACGAAAACAGGCGCCAAAGATTCCTGATAAGCTTGGGCAATCGCTTTAGCTTGCTCTGGCGTGACGGCGCGCATCGAGTAAAAATCTCGGCTAGCCACGATATGTTTGCGCAGCGGTGAGGTCTTCATGCGATCACTCATCTCTGCTTCGGAGATCAGTATCTCACTGTCCGCCAAAAGTTCATTCAAGCGGGCGCGATACTCGGCGTCACGGAGTGGCTTAGGTGATGCGATGTCAAACATCTTACCACTAGCCCGCGCTTGTTTGACAGCTTCGTCGTATTGCTGCAGTGGTGTTTTGAAGAGTTGAGAGTCCGCTTCTGCTACAGTCCCACGCACCATCGACTGCGCTACTTGCGCGGTTTTCAACACAGGCGTATCGAGCGCGCGCTTTGCTGCCCGCTCAGCCATCTTCTTCTCTTGCGTAGCTTTACGTTCCAGCAGCCATTGTTGCTCGGCATACAAACGCATTGCTTCGACTTGTCGCTGGTACTGTACTTCCCAGACAACAATCAACCACATCGCAGCGACTTCTTCCACGATCGGTTCTTCAACGCACAACTCATCCATGAACCCACGGATGTTGTTCACGCTCATGAACGCTTCGAAATGTTCCCCTAATGACTTAGAGCGATGTTGGGCAGTGAGTTGCTTGGGCGCTTCTTGTGGCGGTAGGATAGTGATTTTCACAGCGACCTCCGATGTTGTTAGTTATAGTAAACAATCAAACCCTTGATGATCGAAAAGCCAATGACAATCAATTCGCTGATGGTGAAGATATCTTTCCACCAAGGTTTAGCCGGCTGAGACAGCGCAGCCAATTGTTTCAGTGAAAAACCCATGTAACCTTCGTTGGAAATACCCGTCGGAGGCGGATTGTTATACGGACTCATGATGTAAACCGTTTATGTATTTCTGGGCAGGCGCAATAACTTGCACAGCTGCGCCACTTTTCTTTATGTCGTCGATCGCAGATAACAGATCGACTTGCTGCGATATGGTGGTTTTGATTTCCCCGTTCAAAGCAAGATTACCGGCGAGTTCGATTGCCATGTTCGTAGGGCAGCCGGCTCCACGAATTGCATCTACAAAACGTTGCGCATCAAGTTGGATGTTGGTGATATGCAGACCCACTCCAGCTGCGTCTGGATATGGCCAAGGTGCACCGTATCTCATTTCGAGGTATTGGCGTTTAGTGGCGTTATACAAACGCTGACTTAGCTCATCTAAGAAGCCCATATCACGGCTGACCGATCTTGCCGAACACTTCGTTCGAGGTTGTTCGCAGCTTCTTTAAGAACGCGAAGTCGTCGTCGTTCTCCGGATAAGCTCTGCCGTAACGCAAGCACAAAACCCGTGGTTGCACCACCACGAACGTCAAGCCATCAAACGTAAAGCCATTTTGTTTGATTTCTGCTTCCACGTCCTCGATCGTGGCAAACGTGCCAAACGTACCACCGGTCGAGAACATCGCCAGGTTCATGGCGTTGGCTTGGCCATCTGGAAACAATGACCGCAACGCAGCCATTGTCAGGTTACCGTCTTCGATGGTTTGGATGCTTTGGTACGGGTCCAGCAAGTTATAGCCTTTAGTGCGTTTCCAAACTGGTTCAAGCATGTTGCATCCTTTCCCTGGTAAGAAGCCGAGGGTTGCGAGCCCTCGGCTGAACTGCTATTTAAGTGCGAAGTAGTACGCCTTGCATTCGCCTTCCGTGACCGGTGCGAAGTCTTGGTAGTCTTCAGGGCGATAGAACACAGCGCCGCCTTGTTCGACCTTGGCGCCGTTGTATTCACCGCCCTCGTAGTCTTCCGACGGAGAGATCACCAGAACGCCGCACAGCTTGGCATCAAGCACTGGTTCGAGCTTACCGTCGGTAATGACGATTGGCTCAAACAAGATTTCCTTTTCGAAGACGATCTGATGCCGCCGGAAGAGACTGAAGGTTTGCAGGACAGCGAGCCACGAATGCAGATAACTCGGATGGAGGGGCTCGCCAGAAGCGTGACTGCTCAAAGCGTTTCTGAGCGAGGTAGCGCAAGCTGCTTTCTTGAGAAGAAAGTAAAAACCATTCGTCTCAAGATGAGGACCGTTGATTTCTTGGCTCATGTTACATCTTCGGTGTGACAGGTTGATCGGTTTGACCGAGGTACTTGCCACCACGGTCACGGTACGACGTCTCGCAGCCTTCGCTGCCGCGGAAGAAGCGGATCTGACCACAACCTTCACCAGCATACAGCTTGGCTGGCAGCGGGGTCGTGTTGGCGAACTCCAGCGTCAGGTAGCCGTCCCACTCAGGTTCGAGTGGCGTGACCATGATGGAGATGCCGCACCGGGCGTAAGTGGACTTACCCACGCAGTCAGCGACGATGTCGCGGGGCAGATCAAAGCGTTCCATGGTCCGGGCCAGCACGAACGAATTGGGCGGGATAATGCAAACGTCGCCGACGAAGTCCACGAAGTTCTTGTCGTCGAAGTTCTTCGGATCGATCAGCGTGGAATTGATGTTGGTGAAGATCTTGAATTCACGACCGCAGCGCACATCGTAACCGAACGAGGTCAAACCGTAGCTGACGATCTTTTCCAGGATCTGGTAGCCCAGCATGATGTCTAGCCGGAATGACCGGATGCTAGGCCATTTCTTTTGCAGTTCCGCGATGATGTCAACTTTATTGCCGACACCTTCTTCATTGAGCATGCGTTGAATCACATACACTTCTTCGTCCGTAGCGTTGCGCTCGTTCTCGCGAACTTGGTGCGGAGAAAACGGTTCGATCATTGGTTGGAAGTCGCGATAGTGCTCTTGATAGACGTCGCTGTGAACGTCATGCAGCGTAATGCGTGTACCGTGGATCTGTTTACCGCCGTGCTTTTCCGCGTAAGCATCAAAGTGTTGGCGATACCCGTTAACGAGTTGATCAGCGTAGACTTGTACCCGACGTTCTTCAGTAACCGGACCATGGCGGGAATCGGTGTAACGCAGGGTGCCGACAGGTTTCTCGCACAGTTCACGGATCTGGCGGTCGGAAAGGATAGCAGCTTCATTCATGTTGTTGGTTCTTTCTTACAGTTACAGGGGTTTATCACACAGATCGAAGGTTACGATGTCGCACCGATCCACCACCCGCGGGCCTTGGTCCATCGGCAATTGAAACTCGTAGCTGACAAACGCGCGCATGGCGAAATGTACCTTACCGGCATTTTGTAACATTTCCACGACGTTAGCTGCCACGCCTGCTGGTTTAACAGTGGCGACAACGAACCCGTCTTCAATGCGCAAGTTCGTGCCTTGAAGAGCCATCTCATCACCAGCCACCATCGCGACCCGCCTTATTTGCGCGTCGGCGCGATCTTTATAGGGAGTATCAGGTGCTAACCCAAGACCTTCGATCGATATATCGGGAGTACGCGTCTCGCCGAAGAATTCTCCGCGGTTCTTAGCATTGAACTTCTTGACCGCTTCTGCCATCAACGCTGCCGGGTAGAAGTTGCCACCGCGGGTCGGTCCATTGAGGTTGAGAAGTTTGGCGTAAATGCCTTCCTCTGGCGCTTGATCGCAAAATCCAAACACACCACGGCTACCGGTGTTGTGACTCACGTACGTGATGATGAACGTGGCATCCCAACCAATGCGCTCATCAGGGCCGCTATGCGGTTCCACAGCAAACGAAGCCAGTTCTTCTTCCGTATAGGAGAGATACTTCGCTTGCTCAAGAGCGTACGCGCGAATCGCGGCCATTGTGTTCGGGATCTCTTTGGCAGTTGCTATCGAGTCATCCAGACTGCCAGCGTGTCTACGAATTTCCATGGTGTACCTTATTTTTTCAGCTGGTCAATAAAACCGTTTCGCAAGAACTCGCGCACGGAATCGGGGATTTCTCCTTGGAGGATTTGGCCGGCGGTGAACGCTTCACGAAAGGTATTCATCGCCATCTTTTCCCCCACTTCTACGACGCCTTGCAGTCGTCCTTGACGTAGGCCATCATGCCACACGTTCACGAGCTTGGAGTACAGAGGGCCGTCGGCCGTAGCGGGGTCGAGGTGCGATACGATGATTTTGTCAGGATAACTCACTGACGTGATCTTGTAACACCATTGATCGCCGACATCACCTTTGTCCAAAAACAGCACCACTTTAGTGGAGCTGCGACCCAACCAGTCCTTCGTAATCTTTTCAGCTTTAATGATCAGATCAAACGGTGGGACGGTTTTAGGGTTGATCGTTTGCATCAGGAAGTACCTGATATACTTGAAGCGAAATTCAACTTCATCCAGCACGTTAGCGTGAATCTTAAACTTTTCACGGTGCATGACGAAATGGGTATCGTCCGAATCTGGATGTACCGTCGCTTCTTCCATCGTAACGTGAATCATGTCGTCGAAATCAACGTCACTGATAATAACGACGCGATCGACTTTGATGCCGTTTTCCGTTACGCGGATCTTGTAGTGCTTGCGATGGTCTTCTTCGAAAATCTGCTTGTAATGCGAAACGCTTGGCGGAAAGCGTTCTTCGATAATGTCCCACTCGTCTTCATTGAACTTCTTGTAATGTGCTCCTGCCACCGCCATGATCTAACTCCTGTAGTTGATTTTTGTAAGTAAGTCAAATAACGAAAAGAACTGTTGTTGTTTTCTCTCTACAACACCTAAGTGATATAGGCGTGAAATAAATTCACACCTTCTTAGTGTTTAACGCGTACCACGCCGTCACTGACCACGGTTCAATGTGGTAATTGACGGATCTTGCAATAATGCGCAGTTCTCGTAAATCGCTAAGGTAGTAACTCTGCTTAGCGCGTTGGTATAATTGTAAGCTGGGTAAGTAAGCGGCGTAGTAGACGTCGTCCGGTAAGTCGTTCTTGTATCTTCGCATCCTGACTGTGTGCCAGGCGCGAACGCGTTTTAACAATTCTTTGAGTTCTACATCAGGCGGCATAAGGAAACAAAAAAAGAAAGCATAGAAAAAGAAGAGAGCCCGAAGGCTCTCTGTCTTATGCCGTTAAATGATCACGAGACCAGCGCTTCTTCAATACCCGCAGCCATGTGTTCGAGAACCAGCTGATCGGCAATGATAGGCGACGTCAACGCATTGGCAAACGTTGGGAAGCCGTAGTGCTTCGTCTCACCGCGGTGTTCGAGCATGAACTTACTGGTGCCAAACAGATCGAATTTACCAGCAAAACGATAGTCACCACCCAACATCTTTTCCACAACATCAAACACTTGCAAGCGCAGGTCTTCCACCACGTTCATTTGCGGCGACATACCAGTGTCGCCAACGAGAGCACCAACGTTACTGATGGTGATGCCGTCTTGTTGGACTGCTCCAGCTTCCAGGAAAGCGTTAAACGCAATCGAGCGCAAACCATGCTTAGCCAGAATCGTTGGCACGACTTGGTTGATGTGGTGCGCTGCCAACGACATCAAATCGAAAGCGCCCCAGCTTTCAAAGCCCATGTCGATGTGGTGACGCGATCCTTCAACGACATTGCAGACATCGAGATAATCAGTATCGATAGGCGCCAAGTCTTTCAGTTGAAAGATTGGTGAAGGTGCGCCGTGACCGATGATTTTTTTCAGCGCCGCCAAGAACACATTTGCATGTGCGCTTTGTTCACGCACCGAACTTGCGAGCGCCGTGATCCCTGTCGACGTCTGAAGATACTCATGTGGCGTTTGAAGTTCGCGGATGTGATGCTTGGCTGATGCGTTAACGATGGTGCTTAGCCAGTGCGCTGGATTGCTATAACCGTAGTTACTGAGCATTGCTGTAGAGGTGTGTGCACTACGCGTATCATACACGCTTTGACCATTCATCAATTCAGGCATGCTGTTGATTTCCATCCGGCCAAAGACTTCTTGCGGTCGCATGCGATGAGGATTACTGTTCGGTGAATCTGCATCGCCATACGGGCCGTGGTATTGCGGATTTGACAGAACATGACTGGCGTTACGCACGATGGCGCCGAACCCACGTGCTTCGATAATTTCAAAGATCGAGTTGATCATCAGCAGCATGTCAGGATCAAAGGCTGCGCCGTCTTCCGGGATAGGACGATCGGTGTAACCGGCGATGATGTATTTCTTAGGCATAGCGCCATTCATCACCGAAACGTGGAGTACAAAACTTGCCACACCATCTTCCCAGCCATTACGTTTGCCCATGGGGAAAGGAACGACTTTGCTGTGTACGGAAAAGCCCACGACGTTGGTAGCGAATGGGTGGAGCAAGTATTCTTCGTTGTCGGGATGGTCGGCGGACAGGCGACGCACTGCTTGACGCATGGCTTGACCGTCAAGCGCTTTGATTTTCTTTTTGGTCGAATTGGTAAAGTCCGCCAAGTAACTGCGGTGGTGCGGCTGTTGCTGCGCTCCCATGTTCGAGAAATGCAAGCTGGTGATCTTGAGCGAAATGTTCATTTTAGTATCCTGGTAAGATGATAGAAAAAAGGAGGGGTTTGCGATCCCCTCCTGCGAGTTTAGAACGAACGACCGCGCAGAGCGCAATCGGTCATGGTGTCGCCGCGCGAGCTGATCGAGATTTTTGTGAGCGGGTTGTGCAGCGCGTCCAGGAATGGGAAGGCTGCGCCCACTGCATTCTTAATCAGCGGCACCAAAAAGTTGTCGCTGAAGACGTATTCGTTCAGGGGAATCGCGGCCGAACCATACTGCATTTCCTGCGTCAGCGAGAAATGCTTCAGCACGCCGTCGAGGCGGCAAGTGCCGTAGAAACCACCCACTGCGTTTTCGATAGCGCGGACTTGCTCCTTCTCGTTGTAGGTCTGGAAGGTAATGCCTGCGCCGACAGCCAGATGCATGTTGATGATATTGCCATGAGTGCTAATGCCGGAATGCATCAACGGCTCATTGTTGACGGCTTGATAGAAGCCAGAGTGGCGATTGCGGTATTGAATGATGACGTTTTTGCCGATGGCTTCGAGTCGGGCTTCGTTGGTCAGCATGGTTTGCGAACAGCCGTTGGTGGAGCCGTGTGGTGCGCGGATTTCGTAGACGGTGTCCTCAGGCGTGTTTTCCGATACCAGCTTTTGGATGGCCTCACCGATCTGCAGGGCGACAACATCCCAGTTCAGTTCTTCGAAGGCCGCGGCATGCAGCTCAACATCGAGTGGTTGGATGATGTTTTGGGCGGTGTTGAAGTTAGCCAGCATGACATACGCCAGCGGCAGATCGTCCAGGTGTTCGATATTTTTCTTGTGTGGGCGCAGAGCGATAGAACCCCAAGCGCCGTATTGCGGTTTGGTTGGTTCGGTAACGATCGAGATTTGTTTCATGGTGCTTTTCCTTTTGTGTTGTTAGTTGTAGGTTACTTGTCGACTTCAGTGTCGAGAAGTTTATTCAGTGCCCAGATCAGTCCACGCAGGACTGCCGGGGCAATTGGCCAGAGTGTTAATACGCACAGCGTGGCTATGGCTGTAAATAGTGGAAACCCCTGTCGGCGGACGTGAGCGATTTGTGTTGCTGTGTGTCCCCTTCGAGCAAATATAAACATCCAGCCTATCAAAAGCCAGATTGCGAAAAGAATGATGCCCGCCATGGGTTCAATTACTCCGGTTGTTGACCACGGGTGTGGATTTGACGATCGTGGGGGGTGGTGTCACGCCCTTGATATTAAATCTTTTCCAAGATCTTTTGCTTGAGTGCTGCTTCGGTCGAATAACCGGACTCATCGGGCAGGCAACCTTTGTTATCGGGCCAGAGCACCTGGACCACTTCGTATATCTCGTCGCGCTTGAAGGTGCGAACTCCGACGGTGAATTGCTGACCGACACCGCGTTGGACTAGATTCAAGCGCAGCTTACCGCCAGGCACGTCTGCTGGGATGTCCCCGATCGAAGCGTCACCATTCTTCATCCAGAAGTCGTAGACGTCTTTGATGATACCGGCAGCTGAACCGCCGTGCAGTGCGCCCAAGACCAGCAGCTCTGGCCAGCGCTTCTGGAACAGACCGATGGTGTAGAAGAAGGAGTCGCTGCCATCACCTTTCAGCGTATCCTCGTCGCTAGGAAATACGCCCTGCACCGTATAGCCATGTTCTTTGATCAGACCCACTTGCTTTTGCAGTAGCATCTGCACTCGGCGATGCCATTCGGCGCTGCCGCGTTCAATTGGTTGGTTCACGATAATTCCTTTCTTAGTTGACCTTTTCGGTCTTACGGTGCGCGACGATCATGGCTTGGTAAAAGGAGCCGTTGTTCGTAAACGTACCACCATGAAGCTTCCAGCCCAACTTGAGCTGAATATTTACTTTCACCTCAAGCTGCTTACTGGTGGCGCCATCCAAAAGTTTATACGTTGTCATCAGTCAACCAGCTCGTGTTCTTTGGCTTTCGCTTTCGGCAGGTCTTCATCGTCTTCGATGACTTCGAGCCAATCCTCGGCAAATGCCGCCACCATACGGCGATCGATACGTCCATCACCGTATTTGATATCGAACGGTTTACCATCAGCCGATTCACATTCCCAGAACCGACCCCACAGCGTGTGCGGTTCTCCCGTCAGGGATTTAGCAGGACCGCGCGCAATACACACACGACCCACCGACGTCCCTTTAGGACCTACGGCCGAGCCGATGATACGGCACCGAGCGCCTGGGTACACATCTTTCTTTGCCATCTACTACTCCTTCATTTAAGAACTATAACCAGAAACTAACATCGTAATTGCAGGAAATTGTTCAGCAAGCTTTTGAGCATGTTCTAACTCACTGCGCAAAATCTTTACTGTAACAGCCCCAGGCATGCAGCTACGAACGTAGTCGTGCGATTCTTTGAGAGCAAAGCCAGTCAGAGCGCGATAGAACTTTATAGCCAGTATCTGTTCGCTCATCTTGAAAACCAACGACACCATCACGGTATCCTTACCCACCATCGATTCGATGCGCGTTAACTCATCGTTAATCTTCGCAGTGATCGATGTAGCCAGTTCACCCTTAGCGGCCATGGTAAGTTGGCCTAAGTAAATCAACTCCTCTTTGCTCAGGTTAAGCATCGTACTTTACCATCGCCTGAGTATATCGGGTAAATTGAATTTTCATACCGTGCATCTGTCGTTCATGAGTCGACGTGGCAGGTCCGCCATGCAACGACCAACCTTGATGAAGCATGGCGTTGACAGATTTTTCCAAACCGTCAGTGCTATCTTCAGAAGCTAACACATAGTCGGTCACTTTCTTTTCTGGCGCTGGCATTACCATGGCTTGCGCGGCGCCGACGCCGTCGATGGTTACGTGAACACCGCCGACAGCAATCCAACCTTTTTTCTGAAGCTTTGTTACTTCTTCTGGAATATCGGGGCGAGGACCGCTCACGATCGCATAATTCGATTGTTTGATAATCATGGAATGTTCCTTATTTAAGACGCTGCATCAGCGCACGCGCTAGCAGGCTGGCTTGTTCTTTAGGCGCCGCCGGCTTACTCGGCTTACCGTGGGTGTCACCCGCAAATCTCTGCTCGTAATTTGCATTGATGGCAGGGGCGGTAGCACCGAACTTATTAGCCAGAATGGTAGCGATGGCCGCGTTCATGGTGATTCGCTGACCATCCTTTCCATTGCGTCGGCTGCTTATCAGGGACACCTTTCCTGGAATATCACCCACGTGAAGTTTGGCCAGCTTAGCCTGTTGACGATCCACGAGGTCGGCCATACTGTCGATGACGATCAAGGGTTCACCAACATCCTTGTACTCGATCTTTTTCTGATCCATGACTTTAACCTTTCACTTTCGCTACCTTAGCATCGATCGAGGCGACCACTGCGATGGCCAGAAGCAGATCGCCTTCTTGGACACGTTCCACCAGTTTTTGGTATTCGCTGTAGGTGATCGGGAAATTCAGACCTTCACCACCGCCGATGGCGCGCAGTGTTTTGGCGATCGATTCCGCGCGAGTTAGGTTGCGGTGACTACCACTATGCTCCTGCCATTCGTTGTTGATTTTAATGAACGAGCTATTACGACTTTCTGACAATTCGTTCAACTCAGCGTACGAGCCACAAGCGATGCCGGTAATCAGTGCGATGTTGTACGTATCGTTTAGCAGCATGGTGGATTGGTGACTGATCGACAGCCCTTGATCGAAGATCATCTCTGCGCGGTTGTCATCGATCGGCTCCTCGCCTGTCAGTTGTTCAATGGCGATTACGACGCCACGACTGCCGTCTTGGTTATTTTGGTTCATGTTGGTCTTCCTTGTTGTTGTTTGTGAAGTTACGCATGGATTCAAACAGCTTTTTGGCGTTAGCCATTTCTGCTGGTGTCATCGGCTCGCGGGGAAGCTTGGTGATATAATCCACACAGCGCGGTTGATTTGCTTGGAACTGCGCCAATTCTTCTTTGGTAGGCTCACGATCAGGGTCGCCGGTTACCGCTTTGTTCATCTGACGAAGGATGCCGATAACCGAAGGCGAAGGACCTTCGTAAGCGAAAAACAGCGTTGACGATTTATTGGCAGTCATGCTAGCTCTCCGTTTTCTTGATTATTCCCCTGAGCAAGGGATGGGGTTTAACATCACGTACGAACTGCACAGCGTTGCGATCTCCGCGCTTCTTGGGACCTGTTGCTGCTTTGGGCACATAACCAGCTTGCTTCAACTTCTGGGTAGTTTTAGCACGCCGCTGTTCTTGACGACCGATACAAAGATCGAAATGTTTTGGACCGAAATACCCAGAGGGAGGTTCGAACAGGTTTTTGAATATTTCCTTTGCGTTATCGATCATCTTTCGTTCAGCTTCACTAAAACGAATTATTGGATACGGCAAGCGCATGTCTGCCCTAGGCGGCATCGGCATCGTGTTGTGCACAATGTGGGATGGATCGATGGCGGCCCGCAGATGAGACTTTACTGTGGACACCCAAGGCGAAGTGTCCCGCAGCGTTGGAGGGGCAATATGGGAGTTTAAGTATTGGTCCATATCGCGTAATGCGTCGAGCGGCATCTTTGTCTCAGGGTCCATCCAGATAACTTTCGGAATCCACGATTCGACGTTGATATCATTCAACACATCCAGACTCTTGTCCTTGGCCAGGATGTATTCACGCATTTGCTCGTACGTGGGCTTTTGATCCACGTCACCCGTAACGAGGATATTCAGCCGGGCGTCTGGGTTATTGATGATGGAATCGATAACGCCTTTGAAGGAGAAACCTTGCTCTTCAAAGGTGAAATTATTTGGCTTAGCGGATACGTGCTTGCGGAAGATACCTTCTTTTGGTTTATCAACAGGCCGACGCAGGTTGGATATCTTTGGCGAAGTAGCGTCGAACCAGACGTTGTGCGCTGCATCGTCACCTGCTGGGCCGCTCACGAACGGGTTGCTGGAGAATTGACGGATGTCGATGTAACCGCCATCTTTCTTTTCTGGTTTGCCGTGGAGAAGATAGTCTCTGAATTCGAGCGGAGTAGGCAGTCGATCCGCGTCGATGGAAAACATCAGGTTGAACTCCTGCGGGGTCATGCCAAAACGCCAGTGCGCATTGGGAATCCAGTTAGCCAGATGCTCCAACCCGTAGTTAAGCGGATCGGTAGGATCATCTCCCAGAGCGAGACTTTCAGCGACCGATTTATTGATGGGTGTGACGTTGTCATCCTTCGACATGATGTTAATCCTTAGCGATAGTAAAGAAGGTGTAGAGTCGTTGGGCTGCTTCGTAATAGCTGTTGTCCCTCAGATCACATTCTTCAGTAAAATCGTTTGGAATGTGATGATTTTCGAAATCATAACTACGCTTCTCACGTTCACCGAACAGAAGCCGGATTCCTTCGGAAGAGCGATTAAGTAAAATCCACGCCACTTTACCTGCCGTCTCATCGACAAGCATAAGCGCCGAACGCTGTCCAACAGTAGCTGCCTGTATTTCGATATCAACATCCTCTTCGATGTCGGAGCCGTCATTGTTAAGAATGGTAAAGATAGCGACCACAGCTTCTGCTGCGAGCAAGCTGTGGGATTTGGAGATGGTGAGCATGGCTGTTCCTTTATGTTGTTGGTTATTGTGGCTATAACTTAGAAGCAGGCGATTCTTTTCTATCAAACGGCATACGCCCCCTATCCCAGTAGGATAGGGGAGGGGGTTATGCGTCTTTTATATCGGGAGGTACATACGTCTTTTGACGGCGATTACCTTTGGCGTCAACAGGTGCCAGCCATCCGTGCATCGTGCCGCGGATCGTAAAGCGGTCACCGATTAACAAGTGGTGCAACTCGGGTGTTGACTGAGCACGCTTACGCAGGTCCACCAAGAACTTCATTTTGGTTTGGTGTTCCAGCCACATCTCTAACGATACATCGTCTCCTTGGGTCCACACTGGCGGTTGTACGAGATACGTAACTAACTCAGGCTTGAGCAGTTCGTTGGTCGTCTCCGTACATTGGGGCCAAAGAGACATCGTGACTTGATGGGAAACTACGCACATGCTTTTTCCTTTTAACTAGCCCAAGGGCAAGAACCGAGAGGGACGACGTATTGCTGATGTTCCAGAGCCAGGTCTAGCAACATCCGTTGTGAATTGTAAAAGCTTTCTTGTTTGTGAAACTTGTCGATGGCTTCTTGGTTGACCTTGAGCACTTCGTCCAAATAGTTACCGGCGTTGTGGTATGACAGCATGACTTCCTGGGATGTCATGGAGCGCGTCATGGTGTCAAACAGTTCCAGCGCTTCAAGGACGTACTCCAGTTCTTTCGGCCGCATGCCAAAGCCGTCAGCGCCGATGCAGAGCGTACGAACCATGATGAGCTTGACCGAATCGACGGCGCGGTTTACCACGTCGACAATGTCTTGGTTCGGTTTGAAGTAGTGGTGATACATGAACGAGCCAGCATACAGGCGATTGGTAATGGTGTCCCAATCTTTGAAGTTGCCTTTGCCGTTGGCGATACGCATCGTGGCATCCAGCGACATGCGGCTAGACGTAATGACAAACGCATCGTGTTTCAGAAAGTCGCCGAAAACGCGTCGCGATTGCGACTTCGGTGCGTGAGCATTCGCTACCGTAGCAACGATCTTTTTGGCTTTCAGTTTGGTTGACATAGAAATCTTTGTTGTTAGTTATAGACAAAATTATAGGTTGACACTCAGAAAGGTATCACCCTAGTGATATAGCCCTTAAAAGTTCTAGGGGCGTATCTGTCAACATGATGGTTACCCTCTGTAAAAAAAGAATGTCGGCATACGACCCACCCAACCGAAGTCAGGTGGGCGGTGGCATTATGCCGGCTCTGGTACTTTGTGGTGGATTTCCCAGATCCCTGCTTGGACGTTTTTAATCAGCTTATCAACGTCGAGTTTATCGCCGTCAGCGTACTTGCACCGCACGATGTATTCCGCTTCGATGTCGCTGCTTGGATCGGCACCTTCTGGTACATTGACTGTGCCGGTAACGGTAGGGTAATGCGCAACATCGGTGTCGGTAGCCGTGTCAACGACGTGTGCTTCCCAGTCAACGCTGGTCAGTGTTGGTGCGGGGGCTTCTACTTTTTCAGCAGTCACCACTTTCCCGTTTACCGATTGCCATGTGCGGTGCGTCGGTCGCACACGAACGGGCATTGGAGCTTTGCTTACGGAAGATGTAGTCATGATAACCTCTCATTAGTTGCCGTGGTTTGGCTGTGTATAGTAGTGCTGGATAAAAACGCCGTATGGGTTTTTAGTAGGGGATTGTTTCTTCGCCGCGCAGTAACGCATTAAAGCGGATGCGAATGGTGTCAGGGTCACGCACTTCAGGAAACCTGTCAAGTGGGTTATTCGACAGGGGTTCGCACTGCACAATCGTGTTACGGGCGTGCGGGTATTCGTCCATGTGGGTATAGGGCACAATACGCGCTTCGAAAGGCGCAATCCAACCACCGAAGGTGTACCCTAAATAACAGCCGTGTTCGTACAAGCCAGCTTGCACAAAGATGTCGTGCATCTCATGCATGTAAGCGGCAATGACCGAACGCAGGCGCATGGTGTTAAAGACGTTGTGCTCATAACGACAAAAGCTATTGACGTGAATTTCCATGGCTTCGATAGCTTCACCCACAGCGTCACGCACGTGGAGCAAATTCATCGTCACCGTCAGTAGACTTAGTTCATTGACCAAGTCAAAGTCGTCACAGTAGTCTGAAACGATTTCTTGAAACCCGATGAGCTGTTGCCTTAAGTCGATGATGAACACCCGGTGTGGGGATCTAGTAGGTCCTGGGCTCATAGCAGGGAACCGTTGGGTTGTATGTCAAAGAAATGATAGGGTGCAAAATAATGTCATCAAAGCCCGTATCGGGATGCCAGAAATACGTGTACATGAGAATACCGCTTTCGTTGTAGAGATTGTAGCTCTCCACTTGGAAGTACACTTCTTTGGCCAGCTCTTTGATGGTGGCGACAAGTTCCTTCTTGACAGTTACGCCGTAATCGAGGTTACGTTCTAACGCTTGTGACATGACAACGATCTCACGCATTGCCTTGTCACGATAACGCACAGACTCCACCACCGCATTGACCAAACCACGAAAGGCTTCGTCGACGTTATCCGTCACGTGCGGTAGCAAAGCGCGTAGTTTTTCAATCCAACCATTGGTGGTAATAATGGTGCGGGTGTAGAGCATTGACATCCTTGAATCCTTTTCTCACATTCGATAGGGGTTGCAGATCAAAGATTACCGAAAAATTGCTTGAAGTTAATGTCGTTAGCGTAAACGACGCAGCCTGATTTCTATCGATCCGTCTGGCGACGTCGGATCGTATTCAAACATCAGCGTGCCGTGTGGATCGTACAGCTGGTAAGTGGACAACTGATACCAGATGTTTCGCGCTAGCGTTTCGATGATCTCTTTTGGATTACGTCGATTCTTACGACGATCTACCACTTCAGCCCCATTGCTAGCATGAACAATAACAACGTTCCATTGCTTGGCGATAACGGCATTGGGTAGCTTGTGTACAAAGTAGTTTGTTTCTAAATAGGTGTCGAGTTCCTCTTGGGCGCACCGTTTAAAAAAACACATTTCAATAATCGATGAGATTAAGCCGTCGATGGTTCCTCGAAAAGATCTTTCAGGATTGGTCAATTCGAGTAAATCATACAAGGCAATCATTTCGTCGACACTATCGAGAATGACAAAATCAGCTTGTGTAATTAATCCCTTTGTTTCTAACGCAAGCATGTCAGTTTCCTTGTTAGTTATTAGCATGTACTTGTTAGTGATATAGTCGTGAAAAATTAAGACGGCATAGCAAGAGGGCGAGCCTAAGCCCGTCCTCTTAAGTAAATAGTGTCTTGCCATTACAGCTCTGCCAAATGCATGGTCTTCATTTCACCGCGACGTTCGTACATGACTTTCTTCACGCCGCTATCGCGCAGCAGTTTCAAAGCCATGGTGTACGTGCCACGATCAACCTTACCGATTGCGCCGTGCAGATAAACGACGGTGTCAGTTAAGTGGTTTACCATGATGATGCCGTCATACGGACGGCGTTCTTCGTAGCCGTTGGGGGCAGAATACACCCGCAAGGACGACATTTCTGGCTTCATGTGAAAATGAGGATTCATTATTCACGCTCCGCGTTTAAGGCTGTTACATTGAACGTCACGATAGTGTCCTCGCTATACAGTTGTCTGTCAAAATGAAACCACGTAAGTTTCGACATAAAATGTACTACGGAAACATCATTCATGAAAAACAGACAACATAACAGAGGAGCCGTAGCTCCTCTATTTATTTCGCCTTAGGCGGCTTAACGGGTTTGGGTTTCGGGTTTGGCACATTGCCCATCTGTTGGCAATGACTACACTTACAAGTGCACGCCATTACTTATCTTTGCAAGTGTCGCAGGGATGGCCACACGCCGCCGTAGGCGCTTTACGATTGTCAGAGCGATACGGATGTCGGTCGATCCAGTTACGACCACTAGGCGCGTCCTGTGGTTCTGGAGCATGCTGGTCTTCTGGATAATCCCAGTTAGCCACCACCGCGTTGTTTGCCGAGCGCCCAGCTTGTATACCTACACCGCCTGCTTTGACAACTTGGACTTGTTTGGGTGGCCGTGAGAAAAGATTGCCAATCCATGCGAACATGATGATCCTTTATAGCGAAGTAACTTTGTTGTGTAGCCGTACCAAAGCGATGAGTTGTTCGACCGTCAATGCACGGAACTCGTATGGTTCATGGGCTTTGACAACAGTACCCATGAACGTTTTGATATAGCCTTTGTTGGTCGAGATGAACTTGGGTTTGTCTTCTCGGATATTCCACACCGCCCAAGCCACCGCGTCACCGTCAGCTGGGTCCTTAGGCGCTCGTGTTTTCTCGTAGCACTGAACCGCGGCATCTGCATGAAGGTGCATTTGTCCCGACTCATAGTAACGGGGGGCATTGGGAAACAACGAATACAACATCGCCGGTGGTGGCAAGTCTGGGAAAAAGTCGGGTGTGTGGTCAGTGATGTTTTTGCGCGTATCTTCCACACCGTTCGCATACGCTAATTTGGCGATCTCATCGATGAACCGGTCGACTGTTTCGCCAACCAAATCGTAGTTTTCTCTGAAAACCTTTTTGGTCAGATCAAGTTCAATCGGGCTTAGGGCTTGGGGTGGTTGGCGGAGATATTTGGACATTGTTCAATTTCAATTCAGAAGGTGTAAAACGTTGATGGGTGGTGTGGCCAACTTTCATGAATTCCATAGGAATGCAGTTACAGCTATAGTGACTAGCCAGCCGTTCTCCGCGAGCGCGGTTATGTGCTTCACTGGTTGGCGCACCATCTTGCATCAAGCGCCCTTCGTTTTCACTAAAGTAACGAATGCCCGCCCAGATCATCGCCAGCTTATTCGCCGCGTCTTGCGCGTCTTCCTTGAGTTCCCACCAGCATCCCACCCCCCACCATACTTTGGTTTTCTCGTAGTTCAGATGGTCAGGCACCCATGCAGCGCGGAAGTTCTCCAAGCGTTTGTACGGGATGTACTTGTTAATCTTCCGACCGCCTTTGCTAATGCCATGAACTTCAACACTGTTAGAGCTTTGCCTGCCGTTGAGGAGATACACCTTGGCACCGTTACGAAATGCTTTGTCTTCTTTGACGTTGGCGATGATGCAGTACATGATACACCTTCTCCCTATTAAAGGGTGTGGACTATTTGAAAATAGTGCGAGAGTAACTACTCTCAGTAATTAACGGCATAAAACCAGAGGCGTTACCTCTGGCTATGCTTTTGTGTTTGGTCCCCGGAACCGGGCTCGAACCGGTACGCCTCGCGGCAACGCTGTTTAAGAACGTCATGTCTACCAATTTCATCATCCGGGGGAAATTCTTACGCTGGTACCGCCGGTTGCGAGAAGTTCTTCAGGGCTTCGGTCACAGCTTTGAACCGATGCACATCCAAATTACACTTCTTCAAGTCAAGCGTCATTTTGAACATCTTGAACTGCGCAACGTATTCAAGATCGATTGCATGGGTTTTGAAGTAAGAGATGAACTCTTCAACAAAGCCTGCGGTGATGCGTTGACGACCTGAGCCGTTCTTTACGTCTGCTTCGAGCACCGCATAAAAGAACTCATGCCGACCGCATTTGGAAAGAATGTCGATGGAGATATCCACAAAGTCCGTACGACACTTTTCAAAATACTGGTAATCTTTCTTCGTCATGATTCTTTTCCTTTATCCGTTTACGTCACAGCGATTTATCTTGGCCTTGATTGTACATCACCAATCCGCTAGCGTGAGACCAGACTGGTAAACCATCAACCACCGTTACCGTCCAACCCATCAACGCCATCCAAATCCCTAAGTACATTGTCATGGTATTTCTTTCCTAATGGATGTCTATACCATCAGCGCTCTCATGCTTACCTCTGCATAGTAGTAGCACAGCCAATCCAATTTTACTCAAAGGTGGCAGAACGCGAGCAGATGTGTACTTAACACGCTTAGGCTGGCTTCGTTCGAGAAAATTTAAAGTATACGCCGAAATGATTGATCGCTCAGGGCGCGCTGGACCACCTTGCCACACCCACATCGGTGTACCTTCAGTGCTACTGAGAGTAGCATGGTCCGGGACATGGTCAGGTCGTGGCCAATCTTTGGGATAGATTGACATGGTCAGTCGCACCCGCCACCGTCGGAACCACCCGAAGAGCCACCGCTATCCCACGACGGGGATGGATCGCTGTAATACGACGGCGACGGATTGTTGTACGATGGCGCAGGGCAGGGCGGGTTGTAAGGTACTGCGGGCGCTGGCGACGGATTGACACAGCTATACCGCTGCGGCTCAGTATCTGCGTTGTAACCCGTGATTGGACGGGATGGCGTGTAGTAGATCGAATCGTCGATGACAGCATGGCGATTGGCGTTGCCTGTATTCGCCGGGTAAGGATATAACCGCGGCGAGTCAGGGCGACTACGGTTGATCGCGTCGAAACGTTTGATAGCACGTTCGGTCGTGGTTGGGTCAAACTTCTTAGGCGGACGAACTGACTGCCGCGACATAGAACGCGGACTAAGATGTTGAATCTCTTTGGGTGGCGGTGAGATGATTTGCACCTTGACATTGTCCGGATTCTCGATAATGGGATTGTTAGCTTTCACAAAAACGACATCACCTTCCATCCAGAAGTCCAGTTCACCCGCAGCTTTGATTTTCAGCTTTCCAATAGTAACGCTGCCATGTCCGATACTAAGGCCGCTACCTTCACTACCGTTTACGGTAATGTTGTTAGCTTTGACGATACCCATTTCACCCAAGGTCCGGGTGTCGACTGGCTCTTGTTGTTTTGATTTGCCGCCACCAAACAGACGCAGGAGTAATTGCCACATTTTGTATTCCCTTAAAAATTTGACAGCATAAAAAAGGAACCAAGCAAAAAAGCAGCGGTTCTCTACGCCGCGACTCTTCTGCTCGTTCCCACACAACTAACGTAGAACCACCGACTGACCGTGGCCACAACCAATCGATCTCCTACGCGCTGCATGCATTTTAGCCGAGATCTCCGCTGCTTTTGGCTAACGTTAAACCCGACAGATTGCATACAACTTACTAACCCATTTACTAAAGTCTCTTGATAGGAGGCTAGAGCAAACAACGATAGTCGTACAGTTTCATTAACCTTATCATCGGTTAAAGCTAAACCCCATCAAACCCGCCCTTAAAGGGGAGGCGACAGAGAAACGAGATGCCACTGTTAAGTCCCGATATCGTAGACGCTCTAAGAGCGTTTCGAAGGATTTGCAACCTTACCTACCGAAGTAGGCGTCGACTTTCACGACTCATCAGTACGTTTTATGGAATCTGTTGGTGTCAAAGCAAGGGGCGTAAAACTAACCCACTTGTCTTCGTTCCAGTAATACATCGGGTAATCTTTGTTGTCCACCTGGACTACCCGAATATCGCCGTTTACTTTCCACACACCTGTAATTGCCCTGCCTAAATCGTTACAAGCTTTAAGCTGGGCTGAGTTAAGCGAAGCGATGGAACTTTTGGTAAAGGTCGTAATGGATTTAAGCATGGCCACTTTCTTTTTGGTGCCGATTGCCGGTTTCGAACTGGCCACCTGATGATTACAAATCAACTGCTCTACCAAATGAGCTAAATCGGCGAATGGGGTGGGTTCAGTAAAGAGACCTTAAAGTCAATCTGAATACTTTACGAGGCTGCGCTCGTACTGTGCGGACATGGCGACCCGCGGTGCAGCAGTACTAAACCCGATGAAACGATACAACGCAAAAGCGCTTAGGGGTGAATGATGGGACTCGAACCCACGACCACTGGGATCACAACCCAGGACTCTGACCAACTGAGCTACACTCACCCCTAAGAACTTTTATGGCTCACCGACCTGGACTCGAACCAGGGACATCCGGATTAACAGTCCGGTGCAACTACCAGCTGTGCTATCGGTGATCATTTACTGCTTGAAACTGGAAGGGGCAGAAGGATTCGAACCTTCGCGTCGTGGAATCAAAATCCACTGCCTTAGACCAACTTGGCGATACCCCCAGAGAAACCGTTACGACTTGTTCTGCTTGTAGAACTCGTAGGCGACGAAGCCGGCCAGGACGAAGTTCACGAGCGGCAGGAACGCTGCGATGAAACCAGCGATGCATTTGATCTTGTTCACCGACTTCGGCCATTGGATGACGAAGTAGGCAACCACAACCATGACGCAGAGCCAATAGAGGAAAGTGAACATGACAACCTTTGAAAATGTGAATTGGCGGAAGCGGTGAGATTCGAACTCACGGTAGGGATTGCTCCCTACGCTGGTTTAGCAAACCAGTGCCTTAAACCGGCTCGGCCACGCTTCCCGCGTTTAGTTCATCGAGACGCGTGCGCTCGATGGTTTGGTCTGGAGGATCGTGTTGTGCTTGCCAGCGACCGGGACTTGGATGCTGTGCAGACCTTGACGCAGGCCGCGTTCAGCTTGACGGGTCGACGATTCTGGGTATGGCTTACTCATGCGTTTCATGATCTTCTCCTGTTGTTTGTACTACGATGAATTCTGGTGGACATGTCAGGAATTGAACCCAAGACCTCCGTCAATTTAACCAGTGCCGCCCCAGGTGTGGAACGGTGTGGAGTTGAACCACACTAGACGGTGCTCTACCACTGAGCTACATGCCCTGCTAACTACATTGAAACAGTAGGCTGAAGAGGAGGAATCGAACCCCCGTTCTACTAGACAAGCAGTTTGACCAATAAGGTTTCCCCTAAATCGCACAGAGTTGTCTTTCAAATACTACTCACTGAACCTAGGAGTGAATAGCTGTGTCTTCCACTTCACCATCTTAGCCATTGAAACTTTGCTACTAAACGCCTTTTCAGGCAAGGGGAGTTCCAACACTCCGAACGCGTCGGGCACCTCATATCCCGCCGACTTCAAGAGCCGACTCGGCACGGGAGGATGTTACGAGAGATCCACATCGAATGTGGTGAAGCCGTAAGTTGGGTTTGTGCTCTTTCTTACTACTGTGTTTGGTGGATATGCCGGGACTCGAACCCAGGACCTAGGCTTTGGTCGCTGCCTTTCGGCGCCGGCTATTAAGCCGGTGTGGGGGTGCGCATTCCCACGAAGAGCCTTGCTCTACCAACTGAGCTACATACCCGGTGAAACTTGAAACAGAGGGAAACACATGAGCAGATTTCACCTTACCATCGCCTAGATGTTACTTTCCGCTCGGCTACCCTTCTCAGGGTTTGATTCACTGCGCCCCTTCTAGAGGTCGCTCATGCGTTTCCTAACTTGGTGGGCGGAGAAGGATTTGAACCTACGAACCACAGAGGGGGCTGATTTACAGTCAGCTGGCTTTGACCGCTTGCCTATCCGCCCGAAACTTGTACTACATGCATGCCTGGAGCAACGTTTGACTGAATACTCCAGGATACATAACACAACACTTGATCGATTTGATGTGAATTGGCGGTACACATCCAAAAGCATGACTGGGCTGGGGGAAGATCAACCCAATCACCTTCCGGCTGTGCACGAGCATTCGTGGGACCTGGGCAACATGCAAACGTTCCGATTCGGCTGTTGCACATTGCTATTCAAAGGTACCAATACGCGTCGGTGGCCGGAGTATAACACCTGCCCTGAGGGACGCATCACGAATATCGGTGCTCTAGGGCGTTGGGCGGCCACACCGAAGTGCAGGCGAGCCTACTAACCCATCTTCATCGGCCCATACGTCCGATGTAAAGAGCACAACTTGTTAACCGACCTATGCAGGCAAATAGCGATCGTCGCTAAGTGCAGGCCGACTAACCATTGAAGGTTTTTCAGAAGGTTACTGCTCCTCCTAGTTGGTTGTCTCGTGTGGTTCTATCACACCTACCAACAGATTTATCTAAATTATCAAAGATCTCCCAGAGCAGACAGTTTTCAAAGCGCTTTCATTAGTCCAGTGCGATCCATCGAAGGATCTAACCATGGCTTATCGCCGAAAAACATCTTTTCTCGCACACTATCCTAATCCCCTGTAAATTATTACTGGAGATCAACATTAGCTTTTTGTAATCAATAGAACGGGTACAGATCTTGCGGCGGTGTGATCAGGCGATTACCTGGCCCGCCCGGATTGGCTGCACTGATGTTCGTGATCATGCGCAGTTGGTTACGCAGTAAGATACGGTCCTTGTTCAGATTGTCTTTCTGGGTAGCGCTCATGCCTGTTTCCAGGAAGCAGATCGAGAACGTGTTGTTGGTGGTGTCGTTATTCACACCGCCGTACTTTTGGAAAGCACGGGCCAACATCAAGCCTTCAGGCGTCAAGCCCAGCGTCGTGACGTCCACGTTAGGTGGAATGCCAAACATCGCGCCTAATGGCACCAGACCACGATAGCAACCCCACTGGCCATGGTCCAGGCTATAGTTGTCGACGTACGTGGCAGGCCAGACTAACTGATTGGCTTGCTGGTTGTTCTTGTTAGCACCACCCAAGTACAGCGTTCCCGAACTGCCGGTAATTGCTGTGGTGACGGTGAAGTTGGTGGTGTTGTTGGTTGCATCGTACGTGGCATCAGTAGCCAGCGTATAGTTAGCACCAGCGTAACCGATCACTTTACCGGCCTTGAGCAGCGAAGCGTAGCTCTGGGTCTTTTGCTGCGCGTCCAGTGGTTTGACAGAAACAGCCGTACCACCCACGACAGCACTTACCACCGAGAACACACCAGCGCGTTGTTGCCACTGGGAGAGCTGCATGGCAATCACGTGATCGATGCTGCCCTTTTCCATGTCCGAGACACGGATAATACCGCCACACAGCGGGTGACCACTGGCGCGGTAACCTTCACTCATGAGTGGTTGGTTGGTGGTGATGTTGTTCGACAGACCCGTGCCGTACAAATCCCAGATCGTGCAGTAACCGAGCCGGTGCGTGTTGGTGGTGGCGTTGTAGCTGTACTCGCCCGATTCCAGCATGTAGCGCTTGTCTGGCGTGATGAGGGTGATGACCCGGTCACTGGACTGCGCTGTGATGAATTCCTGCGCTGGCGCCCGCATACGGAACGTACCGGAGGCGCCGCCTGTGTCCGTGTGCGCAAATGGCCATGGACCACCGTAAGCGCGCGAACCGTAAGCGAAGTTACTGATGGGGTCATCCGACTTGAGCTGGATGAAGTTATTACCGCCGCCATCTTTACCGCTGATCCAGGCAAACGCGCCGTTGGCCACACCGCCTGGGTTACCTGTCAGAATACATGCGGTTTCTGGATCGGTCGCTTGTTGGAAGATCGCGCCATCACCCAGCGGAACGTTCCAGAACGCGCTGGCTTTAAACGGCTGTTGGATTGGATCACGGTAAGCAACGCCTGCTTGTGGCGAAGCGACTGTGTCTTTAAGGTCGCCCTTACCTGAGACAAACGACACTGCGCGACCCATGTTGCTCGCTGCTGCGAACTTGAAGACGATCGTGATGTCTTTCATCAGGTTGCAACGCTTCGAGAAGCCGCCGGTGTAGGAGTACCAGCCGCCGCCTGACAGGGTAAGAGTCGAAGAATCTTTGCCGGTTAACGTGAACGACGTATCGAGGCGCGTTGCACTAGCAACTGGACGGGTAAAGAAGTTACCCACCGCGCCGTCACCCGCCACTTCGATATCCGCAAAGATGTAGTGAGCGTTGGTGCCGAACTGCGCTAAGCATTCCAGAATGAAGCTACACACTGCCGTCCCTTTACCGACCAGGGCGCCACCAGGAATGGTGAGCTTACCCAGCGTCTGCCAACCGTAGCTTTCTGGGTTGGTCATGTTCGGTGAGTTGGGAACAGCTGGAATTGTGGCTGCGCCCAACACATACCGCGACGACGCGCCGTTATCGACCTTGCGCAGCGGGAAGAGTCCCTTGTAGCTCAGTGTCTCGCCGATGTCAAACAGCGGAAAGCCGCCAGTGTCTTTGACGGCTTGGTCAGCCATCACTTGGTCGGTGGGCGTACTGTTGGCAAACCGTAACAGTTTACCGTCGGGGCCAAGAATACTCGTTACGTTACCCAGGGCGTTTCTTGTAACATTGTGGCTCATGGTGCTTTCCTAACTATTTAGTGGATACTGCGTGAATGTGGTGTCGTGCTTACAGCTTGTCTTTCTCTTCCCAGGACCACGTATACACACTTTGAACATAGCCCAGCACATTCCCGGCCAGTATTTTCAATTCGTTCTCACCGAGCTTTACCACGGTCTTATCCATGGTGCGCACATTGACTGTGCCATTTGGCGGTAAGATGCCGGCACTAAACGACAATACCATCGAGGTCAGTTCAGTGCGAAAGCTTGCGTCCGTATACCAACGCACACCGTTCCATAGAAGACCAGCATTCAGGCGACGCTCACGCTCTTCGTCAATCGCCAAAGAAGGATTCACAACAATGGGCATATCCGAGCCGGTAAACACCACAATGCGTCCGAGGTCGTACCAGACGTGTTTAGGCTCTGTTATAGCGTCAACCAAATCCTGTTGATCAACAGTGAATTCGTGAATCATCCCTGATAAATCTCCACGGTTTGTCCATGATCGACTATCCAATCATTGACTTTGCCTAGCGACGCATTCCAGCTCAACACCACTGAAGAAGTAAGCAGTAAGTCCACTTCGGTATTAGCGTTGGTGAATGCCGCGACACTGTTAACTTGCGAAGGACCAACCGAGATGCCATTAGTTACGTTAAACACGAATTGGTTTTGGGGTGTGCCGGTGTTTTGGATAAGGTATTCAGCACGTCCAGCGGCTTGGCTACCATAACCCACTTGCGACATCAACGCGTTACCTAAACGCATGTATTGGAATTTGTTGGCACTGGTTGTGTTCATTGTCCACGCTTTGGAAATCTTGATACGCCCATGAGGGCCCAACATCTTTCCATAGATCGGCGTAGTGCGCAAAGTAATCTCATTGCCGGTTTGCGTCCAATTGGCAACAAACGAAGTCATCGGCACTAATACGGTTGGTTTTACTGCCTCATCACCCGTATACAAGTTGTTGTACACGACGCCTTCTGTAGTGCTACTCATAATGCAGTAATACACGCCAGCAGGTGAACCAGGGGCAATAACGCCAGCTGGGAAATACAGATAGATGCCGCCCGTGGCTTCTACGCTATAGACGTAATGAAACGGCGTAATGAGTGTAAATGAGCCCGTGGTGTTGGTAAACGATCCTGCGGAACAAGCTCCGACGGGCATTGCTGCTTGACGCCATGGTTGACCGTTAGCAGGCACCCACAGCGTGCCGTTCCATTCCATGATGCGTTTACCTGCATCGTTAACCTGGAACCGATCGCCGATCTTGGGATTGTTAGGTCGTTCTGCCCAGGTACGAAGTTGAATGCCCGACCTTGGCGAATTTGTCATGCTGCCCATAATTGTCCTCGATTAAGCTTCTACTGCGGTGAAGGGATGGTTGACCAACGAGCTGATGATACTGACAGCGCCCACGGCTTGACCGCTATAGAAAGCGCCCGGTGCGAGCGATAGCGTGCCTGGTGCGCCGGCTACAGCTGCGCCGCCGTCTTTACGGAACCACAGCGTTACGCTGGCATCCAGATTCTGGAGTTCGAAATACTTACGTGCTGGGTTTGCAGCCATAATGGTTTGCGCAGTGTTAGCCGCAGCCACGGTACCGCTACGGTTGGTCTCGGCTGCGCCGGTGGGCAACGTAACGGATTTGTTCAGCAGTGCCTGCACCCCCGCTTGCTGGACCTCTGTTAAGTGAGCCAGGTCCGCATGCGTAAGGTTCAGCGCGGCTAGCAACGCTACCAGATCATCGTGATGCTCTAACTTCAGCGCGGCCAGTGTATCTTCGGTCGCTGCGCCGATAGGCAGCGGCAGGGTTGTGTCTGTGGCCAGTACTACTGGTAAAGAACCGCTAGCGGCTTTCTTACCCACATTCGGGATCTTTGTACCCACTGCGGTCGTGGCATCTTTCACTGCCACCAAGTCATTGTGGTTAGTGCGACCGATGGTCGTTAAGTTCACGTCGGTAGCCCCGCCTACTGTGCCTTCGCCTTTAGGACCTTCACTGGTAGGACCGCCACCTTCACTGACGTTGAGGATAAAGACTTTGCGGTCTAATTTGTAGACGAACTGGAAGAGTCGACCAGGTGTGCCGCCCACAACGATCTGGCTAGACAGAAAGCCCGACACGTTTTGGAACCGAGCGAAGTTACTACTAACGCTAAACGTCTCGGCGGTGTCGGTATAAAAGCTGACGATAAAACCTTCAGGCAAAGCTGCGTCAAATGCCACGCGCATATTGCCCAGTAATGCATGGCTAAGCCGGTCATCGTCTTTCGTGATGTTAAGAACAGTTGTCACATAAACTCCTTAAAAAAAAAATAAATAATACACACTCTCTCCCTACGCTTTTAGCGTAGGGAGGAGGTATATGCCGCGTGTTAAAAGCTTGCGCAGTATAGTGCTTCTTCTTCTGAGTTTATCCCACTGCCATACTATCGGCCTACCGTGTTAACTTGTTGCTAAGGGGAAACAAGACTAGGCATGCAATGCGATTCGTACGTTGTCGCAGCGTAGACCACCACGTCAAATGTCATCTTCTGGTAGAACGGTAGGCGGTCGGCGCGATGGATATAACCGGCTGGGCTAATTTCATCCGTCGAATGCCGTTGCTGGATGTCGATTAATACGGACAACCAGTCATCACGCCGGTGCGTAAACTCAGTTTCCTCGTTACGCACTACGTCGGTCATCCCGTCAAGAAGGAATGTGATCAACGACTTAATAACGAATTGGGCAACTTCTGGCGAACCGTAAACATCTGGCTCAAGTAAACCGGGCGATAGATAATGTCCGGTATCCCACGCTTGATGGGCATCGTAGTTGAGGTATTGGACAGCGTCGGGCTTGTCGTCGTTGTAGTTGATTCTTACGCCGTACATGTTGTTATCCTTTCGCGTCCTTGACGCATTGTTCAAGCCAAGCTCTGACAGAAGCCTCGGTCCAGCGGCGGGTGCGTCCCACATGCAGCGAAGGTGCTGGGAAATACTTGGTCTTGATCCAGCGCTCGAACGTTGCGCGAGAAACCGACACACCAACGGCAGCGAGCATGTCCAGAATCTTTTTAGGTTTCATCATTCGATCAGTTTTAATATCGAATTCAGAAGCGGGTGTTGTGTTCATAATGTTCCTTTACCAACGCATCGACGCTGTAAAGCCCTTTTCAAATTGTTGCACTTTAAGCGTGATGGTCATTGGCGGTAAGAGAATGACTTCGCACTGATTCATGAATTGCTTTAAGTTACGCGCTTCGTGAATCAGTACAACCAGTTCGTCGGTGATGTATAAGAACTCCGACCTTTGTGTTTGGATGGTGGTCGAGACAACCACGTTACCAAACGCTTGGGCGATTTGTTCGTTGGTACTAAACGAGAGTGAGCACTCATCGGTCTGGTACGTCGAGATTTGGCCGATATGGGAATTTCCATCAACGCCTAGATTGTCCTGGAAACTCCCCAAACGAAAGCCACGATACAGCCGGAGTTCTTTTGGGAAGTCGTAGAGTTTGTTGACGATCTGGCCGAGTTCCCGCATTTCCGGGATCAACCGGCGATCAGCGAATAGCACCCACTGATCCAACGCTTCGAGCAAGCGAGGATGCTTTTTCAGGTGCAGCATTTTCTCTTGCGAGATGTTGTTTAACGAAAGCGGGATACTGGCAGCGGTCATGATGGTCCTTGGTTGAGAATACACAGCCTACTAGGCTAACATAGCATCTCAACAAACAAAAAAAGAGAGCTAGGGGTGTTACCCCCTAGCTCTCTTGTATTACAGCACGATCGCCTGATGGTCAGCCGTCAGCAAAGCCTTCGTCTGGTCGTCTGTTCGGATGTCCAAACCGCTGGAACCCAACAAGTTCACCACGAGGTTGACAAACTGGCCATTGAACGTTGTGCGATGCGCCACATTGTAGTATTCCGGCGTCATGCTCACATGCTTCAGAAAGGCTGCGTGCTCGTAAGCCATGTGGCCGCCGCGACCGAACGTCGATGGACCAGACTGACCACGATGAGCGTTGGACGTATGTTGCAGATAGAACAGGTCCAGATAATTCGATGCCATCTTCTGGATGTTCACGCGGTTACTGCCCGCACTAACTGCTTCTTCGCAAACATGCAAAGCGCGCAGCGTGTCCATCTGACGAACATCACACTCGAACTTACCAGCTTTCTCGACAACAACCATGGAACCCATCGGCACCATCACCGAGGGCAAGTAGGCGTTACCAAGGTCGTTAGGATTAGCATAACGACCGTAGTAGTCGTCCCGACCCAGGCTAGCTGCGACATCATTGAACATCGATACGATCGACGTCGAGTGGCGCACCACAACTTCGAAAAGTGTCCTGAGTTCCATGTTGCCGGTTGGATTTTGCGGGATATCAATCGACAGCAGGAAGCCAGGAGACAGGATTTTGCTGGCCAGGTCTGCCATGGCGGCGTAACCGTTCTGGTGTTTTTCACGGATGAATACTTCGCGCTGCTGAGTATCGAACAACAACGTCAAGTCTTTCTCGTTGTGGGTTTTCAGGTGCGCCATGTGGCGCTCCGTCCACCGACCCGCACGCATGTATTGCGCCACCATGGCAATAGCGAACATGGTGGCTTGCTGTTCATGCATCGCCGTCATTTCACCGCTCCCGTTGTCGATATCGGTAATGATGAATTCTGGCAAGTAGCGCAGAGGTTGGATGTTCCATGGCTGGCCTGGATTCGATTCGGTTGGCGCACGCTTAAAGTCAACGTAGCCGCTGACCTTGAGTAACGTCGTTATCACCGGCTCGACCACGCTGTCACGGCGTGGTGGTTCTTTGACAGTCAAGGTAAAGACGTAGTCGTTACGGACGATCTTGCCGAGGAGATCACGCAGCACTGGATTTTCGTAACTTACGTTCTGTTCGAGCACAACGCGACCACGAGCTTCATTGAAGTCGATCATGCCTGGCAATGCTTCCTTTTCCCGTTCAGCCAGAACACGACCCAGACTGCTCTCTGCGCGGTTGAGCAGCGCCGACAGCAGCCGACGCACTACCTCAGGGTCGTTTGGATCGAGACCGACCGTGTCGACAAGCACACTGTTAAAGTGGATCGCTGTCGCTTCGACATTACGTTCGGCCGCCAGCTTGTAAATGGCTGACATCACTGACGGGCTGCTGTTCATGTAGTCAACGCGTTCGCTCTGCGGCGCGGATTCCAGCATGCCGTGTGGTGCAAAGATCGCCAAACCCCACTCGCCGTTGGCGCCAACAGCCACACCCACGGTTTGAATGAAAGGTCGTGCGGTTGGGTTCGACGTCAACGGCGAGCCATCCGGTTTAGTGTTGTGGTCGTGGGCGAACACCAACACATCCGGCAGGTCTGAGTGACCTGCGATGAGACTGTTGAAAGATCTGACCCAGGTAGTTGCGATGTTCTGGGTGCCTGGACGGGTAAAGCCGAAACGTTGGTTAAACATGATGTATTTCCTTTTAGTTGTTAATTAGAGGGTAAAACGGTTAATGGAATTACAGACTTGGTTATTTGTTTTCGAAGTACAGCGTAGCGCGATCGCTCGTGGGATTGAAGCGTTCGATCGTGATGACGTCAGCCCCGACGATGGTGTTGCGGTATTTGCGAATGGTGCCGCCGTTAGCCAGGATGTCGATCAGCTTTTGACGAACAGCGTCGTTGAGCTCCTTGTTGTTTTTCAACGGCTTGCTCACATGCCCAAGATGGATTTTAAGACAGAGGTCGAGTGGCGCCCTGGCATTTGGGTTGCTGTAAGAAATGCTAACGCCAGTGTCGTTAAATTCAATCTGCTTGACGCGGTGCCAGGAACCGGAGACCGCAGTGTCAGCCTGGATCTCTGGATGGTTTTGCAAAATATCGATCACGCCTTGGTAGGCTGGATATCCTACTGAATCGTCCAGCTCCCACATCGTTTTAACCTGCACTACACTCATGATAGAATCCTTGTTAGCTGTTGGTAAAGCCGAGCTTGTTACCGAAGCGGTTCACGCGCTGGCGATGAACATCGTGAGTGGACAACGCTTCCGCGCCCGACCACTTCTCTTTACTGCTAAAGTCCATGGGGGGCAACTTCATGTCGACACGAATGGCAGCAGCTTCGTCCCGCGTCAGAAGACGGAAGTCGAGAATGTCGTAGCAACGACCTTGGCGGAGCAGCGCTTCATCGATGCGATCAACGTTGGGGAGATTGGTCACGAAGATCAACTTCTTACCGATGCGCTGCACTACCCCGTCGGCAGCGTTAAGTAACGACGACATCATTGGGTTATCGTCCGAACGATGGCCGAGATGGCGGTCGATGTCTTCGTACGCCAAGATGTTGGTACGATTCAAGTTGAAGTACGAACGCAACAGCTCTGGTGATTGGATCACACCTTCGTTGAATGCGAGGACAGCGTCAGTGCCGCTGTAGGCGATCAACGTGCGCAGGAACGTACTCTTGAGTGTGCCCGGCGGTCCGAACATCACCAGAACCGATTCTTCGGCAGCCATATACGCCTTGGCGTATTCTTCGATAGGCACCGACAACCATGGGTAGAAGCTTTGGCGCGACAGACGCACTTTATCAGGATGCATGAAAGCGCTGTCGTAGTCGATACCGCCATTGCGATTAAGTCCGATCGCAGTTCGGACGGTTGAACCGAGTTGCTTGAAGTTTTCTTTGAACCACACCATCACGATATCACATTCTTGCGGGTCACCCGTGATATGAATGTTAACCTCATTATCGTACATTGAACCTGTACTAACCGAGACGTATGTGTTGATGCATTTTTCTTCGGGCAGCATTCGAAAACCCTTGATGCTACGAAGGGCTTGCATGTTGTCTTGTTTTGTGATGTAGTGCCGGCTATGCAAATACTGCAAAACTTTAGCAATGGTTTCTTCCGAATCTTTGGAATAACATTCAGCGGACAGACTGTTCGACGACTTACCTTCTTCCAACCGTGAGATTTCAACAGTGTCATCCCAACGGATGCCGCCAGTGCGACTGGCCAGCATGTTGAACAGGTATTCGAGCGTGATGTTTTTCATTACTGCTTTTCCTTGTTAGTTATTAGGGGAACAACTTCAGCTAAGTGATATAGCCTTTCATTTCTTTAGAACGACATACTACCTAGACCTCCCATGATAGGAGGTCTAGGTATTTTTGTGTTTCTCTTTTGTCTTACATGGCAGGGCAGCTGCGACCAACACGACTCATGTTGATGCGGTAAGCCGACACCGTATAACCGATTGGCGTTACGTCCGGATGGTCCGAGACGGCGTCGACTTGGATCGTACCCATTGGCAGGTTGGCGTTGCCGGTAAAACGCAACATCACCTTAGGGTCGCCGTCGATCCACATGGCGATCTTCTTGCCCAGCTTACCGAGCCATGTGGTAGGTTCGCCCAGCATGCTTACTTCCAGCGACATGTTCACCGTCACATCGCGGTAGTTCCCTTGGTACGCAGGCACGAAGGCGTTGTATGGCATGTCGCTCACATCGACTTCGTGGACGGCGCCGCTTTTGGTGCGGTAGTAGATCTTGGCCAGGGTGATGGCTGGATCGATGCCGTCCGCGCCAAACGATTCGTTGGTATTGCTGATACCCAGAAGATCGAGGCGAACACCAACGCGCAGCGCTGACGTACTCAGGTTGTCGTTGATGGCTTGTGGCTCGACGTCGCTAGGGTCGACGAAGTGTTGTGCGCTTTCAGGACGCAGCACCGGAATCAGCGCAGTAGCGCCGTGAGGTTTGTCGTATTCCATTTTGTTGTTTTCTGGGGTGGGTTATGTTTTGGTTGGCTGGTCTGGCTCGCTGTAAGCGTCCGACGACGCACGCGTCGATTGAACGATACGGCTGCTTTCTTGATCGCTCATCGGGCGGCCATCGAGAATGGCACTCGCCGTCACGTAGCTGGGCTGCCCCAGGAACTCGTGATTGAAGACGGCTGGCAGGGCGAGCACAACGTCGTGTTTGGCGTAGTGCTGCGATTTACGCACTTTAGCCAAAGCTTCTTGCGGCTCGTAGCTAGGGATCGACAGCTCGATGCCTTCGGAGCGAGCGCTTTGCACAAGCGATTGCAAACGCTCTGCGTAATACGCCAAGCGCAGCGTATCGTTGGTGGTAGATACTTCGATGGTTTTCATAAGAATTTCTGTCCGGTTCGGCTAGGGGTCGGGTAGAACAACGTCTTCCCCGACCCGTGGGTGTCAGGAGCAACGACGACAGCGTCAGTCGTGCCGAAGGTTTGCTTTTGCTTGGCCGATGGCATGGATAAGTTAATCACCACGCCGATCACGTGAGCGCGCTCAATCAAGTTTTTGGCTTCTTGAAAGAGCGCTTCGGAAGTATCAGCCATCTTGCTTCTTCATTGAGGTGATTGCTTCGCGCACCTTCTTGGCCAGAAGTTTATCCACACGTTCGTCGAGGTATTTCTTCTCGGTCGGTGTGAGATTGAAAGACTTCTTGCTCTGCGGGTCCGTGATTTCCGTATTGCGAAACTCCAGACCCTCCCCGATTGGATCGACCATGAGCGGCAGATAAGGACGAATTACCTTCTCGCCGTCGACTTCGACCAGCGAAGTATCCCCACGCCCTTGATGCAAGTCGTAGAAAACTTCGGCGGTTACTGCTGCAGCTTTTTCGATAAGCGCTTCACGCATGAGGAGCATGAGGATCAACCCACCCTTCGATCTTAAGTACCGGCATGCCGCTTTCAGTTAACAGCTTCTGAGCGGCGTCACGTGTCATGGTGCCAGCTTTAACCTTAGCGACAGTGTTGCGGGCCAAGGTTAACAGTTTATTGGAGAACGGGCCGTCTTGTTTAACTTTCTTGACGACCCGTCGTTTACGGGGTTTGTTCACGTGGTTTCTCCACAGTCGGCTTGACAGGCGCGTCCACACGCCGCCGAATCTCCCCGACATGATAGTCGGTAGGTTCCGGCGACGATTGTGGTCCTGGGGCCGTTTCAGCCCGGTTAGACACGAGGCGCTCCGACGGACGCGGCCATGAACTTGAAGTGTTCTTCTTCTTGCTCAGTTACTTCCAGCGGAATATCCACACCGTTAATGGTGGCCTTGAAGTTTTCGCTGATATAGCGCGGCGCCGTGGCGGCGTCAGTCTTGTGACTGTTGGCCGAGGTCGCCGATGCGTTTTGCAGTTTAGCCAGAGCTTCAGGTGTTCCTTCAGGAGCGTAAGCGCCGCCACGGCCGAAATTGAGAGCTTCTTTCTCGGTCTGTGGAATACGGTTGTCACGCTTGGCGATTTCATCTCGCACGAACTGAGCATCGGCTTCGCCGACTTTCTCGCCGCCGTGGTCGATCGACAGGGTCGAATTTTGTTCAATCGATTGAGGACGTTCAGTCATTGCGGTGTACTGGTCCAGATGAGTGAACTCGGACGGATTGATACGAGGGACAATATAGATCGGCAGTTCTTTGATTTCGGTGCTGGTATAATTGAAGAGCGGTGCCACATCGCCACCTTCGCCATTGCCTTCGCTACCTGGGATGTCGTCTTCGCACAGGTCGCTCAGTTGTTCGACTTCGCAGCCGGAGTCGTCCATCTCGACGTCGGCGCCGCCGGCGATGTGGTTAAGGTAGAGCATGGTCCAGTTCTCGCCGTTGAACGATGGGTCCGTCAGCATCTGCTGGGCAGTCATCGGCGGCAGCTTCGCCAGTTCGTCTTCCGACGCTTCGAGGGTCCAGCCCAGCGGAACGTCGAAGTACATGATGATACCCAGGTGCAGTTCGCCGACTTCGTTGCTGTTGTCGACGATGAACAGGTTGCCGAACGAGATGTTGTCGCGGTACATGCCCAGAGTGACTTTTTGTTCACCAAAGAAGGTGTGGCGCAAGGTGAACTCTTCGACTGCTTCACGCTCAGCCGACTTCAGAATGGTAGCACCCAGGTCGATGATCGACTTGGTCGAGACGATGTCTTCCAGATCGATGTGCCCGCCGTAGCCGAGCGAGCCATTACCAGCCAGGCGCGACTCGCCGACCTTCTTGGTGCGGCGGTACGGGAAGTACAGGTACGTGCCGTCTTCCTGCAGTTGACGGGCGACCAGGTACGGCAGCAGTTGTTTGTAGCGAGGATCGCCCTTCTTCTTTTCGCCCTTGGCATTCATGGTCCAACCGCCGACCAGATCGCGTTGGGTGAACGAAGTCGACTCATCCAAGTACTCGCGTTCACGAATCGCCAGATAGCTTTGCGCGTTACGGCAAAACGAGTCCGCCGGGAACTCGTTGATGCTGTTGACGAAGTTGGGGGCCAGGTTGTAGTAATACTCGGCGTCGATCGCCAAGATAAACTGTGGCAAGCGTTTGGTTTCTTGGGTGATATGGTGCAGGCTCATGCTGTTTTCCTTTTTTATCTTTGTCGTTATTCGACGATGTCGAACATTGCTTCAGCTTCGAAGACAAGCGCGAGGTTAACCGTGGCGCCTGCCGAATTCTTGTGACCTTTACCGCCCAACATCGCGGCGACTTTGGATACGTTCATCCCCAGATCGCGATGGCTGCGGAACGAGTACTTGCGGCTTTGGTATTTGTAGTTGTCCTCGAACAGCACCACAAACGGTACTTCAGGATGGCGAGTGTAAATCATCTCACCTGCCTGGTTAACCAGTTCAGCCGGCATCTGACACACAGCGACGTTCTCGTAACCCAAGAACGTCTCGAATCGAAGCGAGCGGCGAATCAATGACTCAGCCAGAACGCGCTCTTGATCCAGAATAATCTTGCCGGTGTCTTTCAGTTCTTCGATGTCCGCTTCGTTGGCCAGAAGCAGGAAGCTAGCCAGCTCATCGAGCTTGGCCAAATGTGGCGGGTAGTTGTAACGCAGCGCGCTTTGCACTTCGTCGGTCATGTGGAGTTCTTTGGTCCACAGATCGTACGCTTGTGCATAACGCACAAGTTTTGGTACGGTAAGCGCCAAAGGATGATCGCCGCCCACGCCAAAGGTGAAATCCCACACCAGCATCGCGCCTGACTTAGTAATGTCAAACTTGACGTACAACTTTTCCAGATTTACCTCGGATGGGCTATCGGCAGTTGCCCAAAGACGCTGCCAGTCCGCCATGGCGTCTTGATGATGGTCGAGGATGTTAAGCGATGCCATCGAATCGAGATGAGGTAACAGCACATCCACTGGGTACGTGAAGTCCACCAGATAGACGTGCTTACCGCGCATTAGTTCAAGCGGTGGTGGTTCGTTGTAGCGCACTGGTACGCATTCGATCTTACCGCGAAAGAAACGATACATCAATGCTGCGGCAATCTGACCGTCCATGCAGTTCGCATGCCACAGGCAAACATTTGGGTGTTCGGTGCTGGTAGGGAATTTCTCTTTGGACATGGTTCTTATTTGGTTATGGTGCGTTAATGAGAAACTTCTTTGGCGTACACTTTGCCATCACCCCAGGACCACAGGCGGATGGTGGGAGACTTTGCTTTGAAGGGCGGTTGTGTTTTGTGACCAGGCCAGCGGACGATGTTGAGAAAGTCAATCTCCAGTGGTCCCATTTCTTGCGCAACGATCTTGACATCGATAATTGCAGGCGCTTGAATGACCCGACTACGGCCAGGCCAATTATGCACACCCACACCGATCTTGCGACGCTCCAGAGGAGCCACCAGAACGTGGCGCTGCACCAGGGGACCGGTAGGCTGATAAGCGATGATCAGGGAGCCTATCGGTTCATGCACCAGTGTTGGCCAGTATGGTGCTCGTTTCATGGCAGAACACACAGGACACAAGTCTGGCGGCGCTTTACCTTGCGGGGGCGTCTCGTACTTCTCCAGCCCCGTCCACCCTAAGCGCTTCGCGTCCCAGATTAGATCGGTAGGTGTGATACTACGGTAGCCATTCGGCTTGATAGGGCCAGCTTTGTCTTCGCCGTTCCCGCCGTTGTACTGATCATTGCATTCGTCGCACTCCAACGATTGAGCGCGTACTGTGGCATTGAGTTCAATGCCGTCCACTTTAACAAGATGTCCCATGTCAGTCTTTCAAACGTAGAGAAACGTCAGCAGCGTACGACCAAGCCACATAACCGACGATCCATGCCAGGACACCGACAACAGTTGCTAACGCAGTGACAACAAAAAACACAACACCTAATATCACCAACACAGCGATTAGTGACATAATTAAAAATCTGCACATAACTTTCCTCTTCGTAATACTTTTTAATCTGAATGATAATGTTTGGATGAGTTGGTTGACTCATATCAAACGGTAACGAAAGCCCCATTCAACCAAAAAAAAAGAAGAGGTATAAAAACCCCCCGCTATCGGCGGGAGGCTTTTCGTTGAGCACGCTCGTAGCGATGCTCGGTAATGACGGCCATGATCACGCCAGAAATCATGATGATGCCAAAGAAGAGTGCTGAAGCTTCCCGCACCCAGTGTGGGGTAACGATCGGCCATGGACCAAAGACCGAGAACAGCAGTCCGAGGTAACCACTTAACATCAAGCTTTGTTGAATGCGAAAGTACATCTCATTAACCTCGTTGATAAAAAGATAAAGAAAAGAGACTCGATGTTTTGAGTCTCCAATGACTTAGCGATGCATAAAATTTATCGGTAAGAGACGTACGGTTTGGCTTCGTAAGGTTTATCGAAGTGGTACTGGCGGTAGATCTCCATCAGCTCTTTAAACAACCACACCGGCGCCCAGGCAAATAGCGGCACCATCATGATTGTAGTACCAGCCACCCAGCCGAAGTTAACGAGCGCTTGGAACATGGTGAAGATCTCGCGATAGCGCATCAGTTCTGTCCACCACCACGTCACGAGGTTGAACAGCCAGAGCTCGTAGCAGAAGAAGCCTACGGCATAGGCGATCAGAAAGCCCAGCGTCAGGAAGAATTTAAGTTCCGGATGCATGGTCTTCCTTCGCTGCGGTGCCTCCGTTTACTGCGTCTGAAGTGCGCACCAGTTCCATTGCGTATTCGGTTTCGAGGCGAGAGATATACCCGAAAGAAAGCGCTATCTTCTTGATTTCATCAAAAGACAGCCGATTGCTGATTGTGCACTGGCGCATTTTCAGCGAGATCATTCTCTGGATGAGCTGCTGAGATGTGAGCGATAACATCTTTGACAGATCACCAACGCTGGTACTGTACGACACCGTGATTGGTTTACTGGTCGGATCTGCTGACGGGCTGTCTTTTTCGCGCAGCTTAGCCGGAACGGAGTTTTGGAAATCCGATACCAGATTGTGTTGGCGTTCGAAGCCGACCTTGTCCCACATCTGCATCAGGCGGCGGTCGTATTCTTTCACCAGACGCACCAACACGTGGTGTGGCAGATGACGTGGGTCGCGACTTAAGGCGTCTTGCAGTTCTTCGTCAGCGTCTGGCCATGGGATCAAGCGTGCCTTGAGCGGTTGTGGCAGATGCTCTGGATCGTACTTCAATTGGGCTGGTGGCTTGGCGGTGCCGTCCCGGCGCGCTTGTAACGCATCCATCGCGGCGCGCACGCTGGCGTAGTTCGGATGAATCTTCACTTGAGGCGCATAACCACCCATGCCGTATGGGGCCACGCTTTTGCTTTCGATCGTGATGGTTTGGCCGGACGCGTGCGCTGCGTTGAGCAAAGCAGTCGCCATGTCTTCCAGCTCGGCATTGCCCACGGCCTTGACCTCAGGATCGTGTAGTGGACGCACGGTCGTTTGACGACGTACGCTGAAATCGAGTTTATCGAAAGTACGGGTGAAGAACTGAATCATCCCGCAGTACACTTCTTTAGCTTTCATGATAGTACCTTTGTTGTTAGTTATGAAGTAACGACCAGACCCGCCTATATTAGCGCGGGTCTAGGTGGTGTTATGATGCTTTGTCGTCAGGGTCGGGCGCGCCGAAATTCATCGCCGGCGGCAACAGATCGGAAGACACCTCGGTCCCGTAATCGCGGATAAGGCTAGTCAAATGGTGACGACCCATGCCCATGGCCTCCAGATCCATGCCGAACATCCGCGGACGACGGATTTTCAGACCATCATCTTCATCGTCGTTTTCTGCCGCGTTCTTTTCAGCAGCTTCTTTCTCCTTCTCCTTTTGCTTCTGCTCTTTGTATGCGATCACGTCAGGCCGCTGTTCATAAGCGTTCTTTGCAGCCGTACTATTTCGACTGGCTGTTGCTTGATCAACCATGTCGAGCATGAACGTGAACTCATTGAGTTTGAACTCGAAGGCCGAACGGCTTTCAGCGAAGCCGACGAAATGATCAGCCGTGAGTCTCACCTCGTAACGCTGGGCGGGTACATCCTCCTGCGTCGACGGCACCACCATTTGGAAGGTGAGGACGTAGTCACCATTCGTCATGTACACGCCGTTATGACTACCGAAGCCGGCTGAAGTATCGATCCACACGCCTTCACGGAACACCTTGACATTAAATGACGTGAAGGATTCCTTGCCGTTACGCAGCATGAGTTCGAGCGCTTCGTCGAGCGAGCATTCGAAGTAGTTCATTTCGTTCACGAGTTCGACCATCGAATCGAAGTTCATGCCGGTGCGACTCATGCGGTCGGCGTTGGCCACCATCAGGAAAGCGCGGATATGATCCTCCGTGCAGTTCTTGAGGTTGGAGCTGACATAATCGATGACGGTGTCCTGGTCGATTTGCGCGTACTTGATCGTGTAGCGAATCCGGCTAGGACGGTCCTTGAGCAGAGGCGAGATCTTGCCGTCGTCGTTGGCGGTCAGAATGAACATCTTCTTTTCGCCGACGGTCGCGCCATCGAGCAGTTCCAGGATCGAGTCTTGCATCTCCAGCGGGATCGAATCGCCGTCCGAATCTTTGCCGCCGTATTTCTTGTCGAATTCATCCATGCAGACCACGCATTGCTGGGTGATGGTCGAGAGGAATTGCGTTAGGATCTGACCGGAGATCGCCGTGTTGACGATGATCGCCGGCATCATCGCTTGCACCGCGAGCATGGCCACGTGCTTGAGCGTCAAGGTCTTACCCGAACCAGGCAAACCGATCAGCAACGCGCCGAGGTTTTTGGTACCCAGCTCGTATGCGCGGATAAAGCGTTGCGCGTAGGTGTTCGATGTACCGTACACCCGTGCCGGCATGTTGAAGTCGTTTTCTGGCACCAGATGCGGACCAGTCTGATCGACAACCAAGCGGTATACCCGCGGTGGCAATTCAGCCACCATGTTCGAACGCACTCGACGCATTGGACGAACCACGCCGTCGTCTGCGATATCGAAAGCGTACTTGACTTCTTCGCGTTGTTGTTTTTGAATGTTCATGGTCTTATCCTTAATAGTTGTTGGTTATGGGTAGTACAGATTACGACCCGCCTCTGGTAGCGCGGGCTTAGATGGTATTACAAGTAGTGCCGATTACGACTGATCTGGGTCATGACCAGTCGAGGCATCCTTCGGGCTTTCTTTCGTCGTCATCGTCGTCATCATCACCGTCTTCAGAGAGTTTCTCGTTGGTGTCGGTGTCGAGTTCTTTTCCTCCGGAGGTTGACTGCTCGATTCCTTTTGCGTCGGATTCTCGGATGTTTTTTGGATTTCCGCCATCGGCGTAGTCGTCTGGCTTGTAGTCTCCGAAGGCTTCACGGTACATTCTTCCGAAGGAGAGGCTGAGTGGGAAGACGAAGCTGTGGTCAAGGGGGAGGGACATGGGGAAACTGAATCCGCGGCCGATTCCACGCGCAGAGCCGCCGTCTTTGGCTGCTGCGCGGGCCGCTTTCCCGAATTGGTTTCCTCCACTTTGATTTTCAGCTTGTTCGATTTCTCGAAGTCGATATAGCGCAGGTGGTATTCCACGCCATCTTTCTCAAAGATCAGCGAATCATGCGAATCGCCAAAGCTCTTGAAATCGCGCTGGGTGAGCTCGACTTTGTCGTAGTCCCATTTCCAGCGGTCGACTTCATCTTCGGTAGCTTTCTCACGCAGTTTTTCTACATGGATACTGAAGTTGATCAACCATTCATCGCTACCCGCGTAGGCGCCGCTGTGCGTGCCGTGCGCCATGGCATGATGCACCCGCTCGCCGTCGACAAAGCCGTTCACTTCGAAGCGGGCCCACGTATCGCTGCCTTTCAACCCCATCACGTGAAGCACCTCGTTGAGCGAACCAGGGAATTGGTTCATCTCGCGCACGTATTCGGCCATCATGTCGAAGTTCATGCCGTTCGACATGTTCTTGCGATCTTCGTCCAGACCGTCAGCCAGAGCCAGATGGATGAACGCACGGACGTGGTCTTCCGTACAGTTCTTGAGGTTGGTTTGCACGTAGTCCACCACCGTGGAGATTTCCAGGCGACGGAACGTGCGCACATAGCGAATACGGCTTGGGCGATTGACCATGTGCGGGCTGATCTTCTTGAGCTCGTTGGCCGAGAAGCAGTACATCTTTTTGCTACCCGTGTTGGTGCCGTCGAGCAGCTGCAGGATCGGGCGTTGCTTATCGGGGGTGTCGTACGATTTCTCGAATTCGTCGAAACACACGAGCGTAGGCTGAACAATGGTCGAGAGGAACCAGTTCAGGAGCGAACCTGGAATCACCTCGTTGATCAGGATCACAGGGTAGCTCAGCTCGACAGCTTTCACCGCCAGTGCTTTGAGCTGCATGGTTTTACCCGAACCTTGTTCGCCGATGAACAGCGCACCCAGATTCTTGTCGTTCATCTCGTACGAACGCAGATAGCGATCGACGTTCAGCTTGACGTCGCCGTAGAGGCGCTCTGGAATCTGGAAGTTCTTTTCTGGGCGCAGATAGAGCTGCGGGCCGCGACCAGGCATTGGTTCGATATACACCAACGTATAAACGCCGGCTGGGATTTCAGGCACTGCGGTGCCTGCCTTTACTGCATGCGGGCTGATGTCGCCGTCCTCATCGATGGAGAAAACGTATTTGGTTGGTTCTTGTTGTTGGTTATTGGAGTTCATTGTACTTCCCTTTTAAAGTGACACAAAAGAATAGCCGGATACGGACGTACTGCATCCAAAGCATGAGCGAGGTGAATAACTTTTCCTACGTTTCCAAACGACGGCATAGAAAGCCAGCCCCGAAGGACTGGCCTCTAAGTTCCGTTACCTAGATCTTAACAGTAATATGTGCGTTAAAATCTCTATTACCACACGATTTAGACGGGATGATGTTCCACGTCCGCAGCAGGTTTATCTTTGCTCGATTTACCCGCCACGTACTCTGGTTTTGGTTCACCCGCGAAGTGTGCGGCGATGGCGGCGCGCAACCAGGCTTGATGGTCTTCATCGCCGTGCTTGATGGCCTCGAACAGCGTACGGATGCGAAGATCAGTTTCTTGCATCAGTGGGCTGATAGGGCCGACTTGGTGCGAATACACTTGACGCGGCGCGTGATGTCCGCCGTCGAAAACCACCATCTCGACAATTTGAATTGGCTGCTTGCTCATGGCAGCGATTTCTTCGTCAGCGTCCGGGCGCTCGTTCGGCAAGAATTCACTCTTGCTGGAAACAAGCTGAACATCGCTATAGCCGATCTTGGCGATCAGAAATGCAATGACGTGCGCCAGACGACTACTGCCAGTGCCGCGAGCGCGGGACTCCACAGTAACGCGGATTGCTGGCGTGTTATGTTCCGGATTGTTCTGCAACTTTTCACTCATGTTCTTTTCCCTTTTGGACTAAAACGCGTGGCACGTCGCGCCACTCCTTTAAGATTACTCCTTCCGCCGTTACAGCCACCCACAGCTGCTGCAACTTTTGTTGGTCGGGCATGTGTGTCCCTTCAGGAACTGCGATGCGCAATTCTAACGTCGCGACAAATGGCGCTACGGGTTCTTTATGGGGCATGATACCTCCTAACAATTTCGTTATATTTTCAATGTTGCCAATAAAAAATAGTTCATACCTCCCGCCACCTGTAAGGGTGGCGGGGGAGTATGTCAGTGATAAACGAAAACGCTGTTGATTTCGGTCTGCAAATCTTTGATCGCTTCAGCCGTATTGATCTTGGCTGGGTGCGGGAAGTACTTTGACGTAAGCAAACTCACATCGTTACGAACGAACAGGAACGTAAAGATCAACGACAACGACATCGCACGTGGCGAAGGCATGGGTACGTTACCCACCACACGCACAGTAATCCATGGTTCATTGTTCTCACCGGGATACAAACCGCAACCTTGCTCTTGCAAGACTTCCAATGCTTCTTGCATGTAACTGGCTTGCACCAGTACCCAGTCAGAGGGTCGTGTATGGTAACCCTTTGCCAGATCGATACGAAAGTTCTGCGCAGCGGTGTAAACGGTGGCCAAGTCAAACGGCAAGGGCACTACGCGATCGCACGCAATCACGCCTTGATTCTCTTCGATCTTACCGAACTTACGCGAAGTAGATCGCGGTGGAACTTTGGAACTCTTGATGGCCATGTAGTTTATTCTTTCTCTGGTTTGATGTGACACCAGTATTCGTATTTAAAAGCCAATTTGCCAGACTGGTGCGAACTAAATACAACAGGCGTATATCGAGAAGGACACGGCTCTGGGAAGAACGTGTCGCATGACGCGACCTTGTTGAAGCGGGTCAAGATCATGTCGTCCACCAGATCTTTGTCCATCGCTTCTTTGTAGATCTGACCACCGCCGATGATGAAGATCTGACGATCGCCACAAGCGGTAAGTGCGTCTTCAAGCGATCTTACCGCCATAACTTCACTGGCTTTAAAATGTGGATCGCGCGTTACCACCAACATCTGTCGACCTGTCAACACCCGTTCGCCTGTGCGAGAATTTAAAGGCAATGACTCAAACGTCTTGCGACCCATGATGACTGGTTCACCCATGGTCAAGCGTTTGAATTGCGCCATGTCTTCTGGCACATGCCATGGCATTCGGTTAGCGATGCCGATCCCGTTGTTACGGGCCATGGCAGCGATGATCGTGACGTTACGACCGGATTGGTTTTGTGGCAGAGCGATCACGTTGCCATGCGTGTTAAATCCGAAGCGCGGTTTGCGTTGCATGATTATTCTTTCTGTGCGAGATAGGGAGGTATTGACCAGAGGTCTTCTGAGAACAAATCAACGCTATGGTCAGGATTAGGACACTGCCCATTACGCATCGCCATCGCTCGGGCAGCTTCACGATCCAAATAGCGGTATTTGTTGGTCAGGAAACCTTGGTCGACGATACGTTTATTCATACCGTGTTGGGCCATAAACCAAATGACGTGATGGTGCCTGCCTGGGCATAACACATACCACACACCGTCGTTATCGTCCAGGTTAGCTGAGGCGACGATGCGCTCATCGTCGTCGTCAATATGGTCACACATGAGCTGCTTATGAAAGCGATCAAACAGTGTGAGGTGTTTGGCGAAATAACCAGGGGAGCGATCGATTGTGTTATAACCCGCACGCTCACGTCGCCGTGCGTACCAACCGACCATCGCTGATTGGTAAACAACTTCTAACAAGGCGGTCTCGACACCTACCAGCCACGAGAAAAATAATGTCGACGCACTAAATTCAGTCTCGATGGCAACGCCGAAAAAGTAAACAAAAAAAGGGATCAGTAATAACGCAATCGCACCGCGCAAAGATTCTGCACGGTTCTTTTTGGAAAAGGGATTGTTGTCATCAAGCGCCCCGAAGAAGTGAAACTTAAACGCTGATTGATTCATGAAATACTTTCAAAAGATAACATCTTCTTGTCGCTTACGTCGAGCCCACATCCAGGACTCACCCAATAGGTTTAGTCCCAGCCATTCGTTAACGTCAAAGATACGGGGATCGTTCTCAGCAATACCCACACCCCAGATGCGGTCGGAGGGACTGGCCTCCACCAAAATATCGTTATTGGTGCCGAGGAGATATTCATCCACCTCTGGGTTTTGCACCGCTTTCTCGTAACACAAACGGTTACTGATACCGCGCCGCTTAAGTAACCACTTTTGCTCATCCCACGGCTTAACGCGCTTGCCTAACATCTTGCACGCTTGTGGGTTATCAGTGACCAGGATCTTGTTGGCTGTTTCCGTGTCGCCCATCAACACAGCCTTGCAGTACATCAGGAACATCTCACCATGCTTGAAATGGATGTCCTTGACAGTAAAGCCGATAGGGGCGTGGTTCGACAGCACATGGTCGCGTGTGTAAAACGGAATGATCTTACGCTCAAACGGAATCGATACGATCGCTTCTGGGATGTGGTTGCAATACTGCTTGCCACCTAACTCCCCCATGAGTTCAACCGTGTGACCGCGTTCTTCCAGATACTCTTTCATGATCGGCACAAACAAATGCCGGTGGCAGAACTTGCCTGGTGTGCAGTAACATGCCACAGCCACTTGCTTATGCACTAACAGCTCTTCCCAGATACTCGGGGAAGTAACTTGGGATGCCGCCATTTTCTCCAAATAGCGACGGGTGTATTCTTCTTCAGACAGCGTACCGTCCTTATAAGCCATCACATTTGAAAAGACAGGAGCGAACGCAGGAACGCCCGATTTGGCAGTCGTGTCCAGAAGATGCATCCCATCTTTCAACTTGCGATGGTTGGCCATCTGGATCGTGTGAATCTGGTAGGCTGCCATATCGGTTCCTTTTAAGTTATTTCCACGGCATGGGATCGTTGCGCATTTTCTGTTGTTTCAAACGCTCTTCGTTTTGTTCGTTGCACACGACGCAGTACTTGCGGCTCTTTTTACCAAAAAAAGATTTACCGCATTTATTACACGGATGGAAGTGGGTGTTCTTCTTGCCCGCATCTTCCGACCAGTCGATCTGGAACTTCGTTGCCGGATCTTGGTTTTCTGAAAACGGTTTTTTATGCTTTGCTTCATGGTCTTTCAAAGCTTGCACTTTAGCTTGATGCGTAGCCACCCATTCCATGTCCGCATATTCAGGATCGAACTGAACGTCGGCGTTACCGTTGAATTTCGATAAGTCCCAGTTTGTTTTATTCAAACAAGTTGGGCAGTAAAACCCCGTCTCGTTACGACGCATACGTTGCATCGGATCGCACGGGCCGCAGTACGGCACGTAGTCTGGGTCGCGGATGTTCTCGGTGAGCAAGGTGCTACCAGGCACGATCACACCTTTCGGATGCGTAACCGTTGCTTTGGGCGTACGGTGGCGCGCAGCGCATTGTTCAGCCAACATCGCTGCGTACAGAGTATCAATAGCCATAATAAACCTTAACCGGTTGTTAACAGATCGACTTCATCGTGTTGGGCTTGTATCCATCCGTTTTGCCATTCTTGCGGCTGGGAGGGATCAAACACATTGGGCTTGGTGGAGTCAAGTGGGTGGCGTTGGCTATATGCTTGGTAGCCAATATCGTAAGTAGTCATTTTTTTGATATCACAAATCCCCCACCCGCAGGCAGGGGAGGGGGCGGTTATGCCGTTGCTTCGTTTGCCAGATTGGCCATGGCGCGCGGCGCTACGTGCGGAATGACCACCTTGAAGATGTGGACCATTTTTCCGTCTTGATACTCGAACGAGATCGATTCATCTTGAATCTGCGCCACTTGAGAAAAGCGAGCGGCAGTTGCGATCAGGTGACGCAGCGCGACATAGGCTGCCAGGTTGACTTCACCCAGCTGCGGTTTAAGCAGGCGAAGGGCGCGGTCGTATAGTTCCAGAGCACCTTCTGGGTTAACCACCGCCCGGAACGTTTCCCAGTCATCTGGCCGGTACGAGGACAGACCGACGCTCAGGATATTGTCAACATCGGACAACACTTCGTCGGTGGTCAGACTGATGAACTCACTGCCACTTACGACCATGTCGCGGCTGCTGTGAATGCGGACTTGATACGCGACGCTGCTTTTGCTGTTGGCCGAACGTGCCAGCCCCCACAGGCGGATGTCTTCGGCCAGCTTGGCCACTTTGGCCGAATGAATGTTGGTGAACAGACCGGCAATGAACTTCATGTGGTTCATGTTGAAGTCGAAGTTACTGAACGACATTTCCATCGAAGTTGCGCTGTTTTGTTGGTTCATGTTGTTTCCTTGTTGTTAGTTAAATGGAGAGTCTCTAAGGACTCCCCTATTAATACCGTTGGTCAATGAATTTTAACCAACTTTAAAAAACCGAGTCGGTAGTCGTAGACCTTGAACCCGGTGTAGCGTTTACCGCTATCGATGAGCGGCCAGAATTTGCGGTAGCCCAAGCATTCAGACAAGAACTCCTCACACGCTTCCATCGTCGTTCCGCGCTCGTAAAGAATGAGCATACCGTTATCAAACTCCACAACCTCCCACGGATACAGCGACACGCGCTCCCATGGTGAGGGGATGAGATGTTTGCGGCTGGACGATACAAACGAGTTGCGATGCCCGATCGAGATACCGTGCTTTTCTGTCTGGAAGTCGGATACACCGTAGATGAAGTAAAACTGACACCAGCGATATACCAGGGGCGGGAAGACTGCTACCGCGGGCAGAAGTGCCCAGACGTCAGGGATGCTGCGTTGACCGGCTACGATCACCACAAACATCAGCATCGTGAAGCTCCACACGAAGGTTGCGACGAAGGCTTGTTGGAAAGACCACTTGATTCTTTTTAGCATGTAAAGCTTTCTGTTGTTGGTTATAGTGACGCAGTTTTATTTTTGCGCTGGCGATGTACTTCTCGACTTGAGGTAGGTGCCTGTCTCCCCACATGAATTCCAAGTTGTTTTCCCGGATTGCCTCAAACAACTTGAGCATGGACAATTCACCCATTTTGGGCATATCGTAATACACGCTGTTTTCTTTGAAGACATCCACAACTTGCTGGATGGTTGGTAACACCTGCGGACCTAACCGCTTGCTCATGAATGCCAAGATGGGGGCTTGAGCTCTTTTAGGTAAGTCCAGGTAAAGAAACGGATAGTCAGGGGTTGGCTTCTTTTGAAAAGCAATACACTGCTGTTCAAAGTAATTGACGATTGGCTGGTAGTGCTTTTTGTTTCTTCGCAGCTCAACCGATGTCACATCGCGCATGTCCACCTTAAAGCCGGCGTGTACACCGATCCAATGCGTTTGAAAGATGATTTCGCTGACAAAACGTTTTACCATTTCCGTGCTGTAACCCGTTTCATTGACAACGTTTACCAAACGCTGACCGCGCATGATTCGCTGAGCCAAATCAATACGGTCCCGCAATTTCATATAACATCTCATGCTCACCTCTTTTGTTGTTGGTTATGACACTACAGTAATGTATATTTGAATTAATCTATTCCAATACGCATGCGCGGTTAATGAAGTTCAGAATCTTCTGCGGGACGTCTTTGTCCACCGGCACATGGATGTGGCGCGACTTGTGCCGTTTGGATTGTGCTGCAGCCCGTTGATTTTTCACTACCAACCGGTGGCGATATATCTCTTGCAGATTACTGCCACCATTAAGCTCAGCGTAAAAGGGGCGATCGTAATACTGAGTGAACCTGTCACGATAGCTATGGAACAAACTGGAGAAACCGGACGAGTAATACATAAGCGACATAACAACACTCCTTTAATAACCACTCCCGCCAAATCAATGGCTGGGAGTGGTTATGGTTTAACGACGGGAACTACTCGAACTACGCGAACTGCTGGAGCTGCGCGAGCTGCTCGAACTACTGTAGCTCTTGGACGGTTTGTACGAGGAGCTGGACGAATACGACTTGGTCGGCGTGTACGATGCTTGCAGTGGTTTGTAGTTGTAGTTCGATGGACGCGGGATGGCGTTCTGTGCAGTCTTAGGAACTTGCATTGCCGTCGGTGCCGGTTTGGTCAAGCTGACCTGGGTAGGTGCAGGCAACGCCAACATGGGCTTGGGTGCAGGCAACGCCGGAGCGGCTGCTGGTGCGTACGACTTGACCGCTGGCGTATTCGATACGGTCAGAGTCTTGTTGCCGGTCAGGAAGGCTTGGGACGGCGCTGGGACTGGACTGGCAGTGCCCGGCGCAGCATAACTGGGCTTGACAACAGGCGGCGTCGTTTTGGCCATGTTCACCAGTTGATCGGAAACCGGCGTACGTGCTGGTGTCGCGGCGGCAACAGCAGCAGCGGCGACCGGTGCCGCGACACCAGGCTTAGGGCCGTGGTAGTTGTTGACGATCGTGGTCTTGTTCTCGTACTCGACATGGCGAGGCCGGTTGTCGTAGTGACGATCGCGATCGGACAGTGCCATGGCAGCAGCTGCGCCCAGGGCGGCGCCGGCGAGCATGTTGGTGCCGGAGTTGTCTTGCTGAACGGCTGGGGCTTGCTGGATGACGACAGGTTGCTGGTATTGCGCTTGTGGTGCGGGTGGGTGGTCATTACCGCAGCCAGCCAGGGCAGTGGCCAGCAGAGCGACGATCATCGGGATGTTCGAAATTTTCATGGGTATACTCCTAGTGATATAAACGTAAGAAAAAACCCTAGCCTCGAAAGACTAGGGGTAATGATTAGTCCCAGCTCAGGGTTTCTGTGGTTTTGGTTTCCATGGCGCGCACCTCGAAGCCGGCGTCATCTTTGCGCAGACCCAGCAGTTCACCGATCCACGGGAAAGGATTCTTGCCAGGATTCGGATAGATGTTGTCCAGACCGATTTGGTTAGCGCGGCGGTTGGCCACGATGCGCAGGAACATCGCGTACTTGGCGTCGTCTGCTGGCGAGATCTGACCGATGTACGCCGCTTCGATATCGACGGCCTGAGTGATGAGGTTGGTCAGCTCAGCGCGCAGCGCAGGCGTCCAGAGATGCGGGTTCTCGGTCTTGATGGCGTTGATGACTTCGACACCGAAATTGCAATGCATCGTCAAGTCCCGAAGTTCCAGACGGTGCATAGCTGCCACGGACGCCATCTTGCCACGCTGACCCAGTTCCAGCACTTGGATAATGTCCACGAGCGGGAACAACCCTTTCATGGTCACGGTGTACACCGCGAGGGCGCGCAGCAACGCTTGGTCAGTATCGACCGTGCCGGTCTTGTACTTCGGATCGGACAGCACGGCCAGGTAAGGCGCGAGGTAGTCTTTACGGATCGAACGGTCGATCGTATCTTCAGGGATGTCACCCAGCGCTTCTACGATGTGAGAGAACGCATGCGAGGACAGACCTTCTTCGAAGCTTTGACGCAGCAGGTACTGACGCGCTTCAGGCGCCGTAAGGTGACGATAGATGCCCAGGACGATGCTGTCCATGCCTTGACCGTACTGGAACACCGACGCGTACAGCGCGCGCGACACAGCGCAGCGATCAGCTTGGCTGACAACACTCGACTGCCACTGACCGGCATCAGCACGCATGTCGTGTTCAGTTGGCATCCACTGGTTCTCGCAGGCTGCCAGATACATGTCCCACGCCCACTTGTACTTGAACGGTACGAGTTGGTTGACGTCGGTGGTAGCATTGATCATGCGTTTGTCCGACGCATGGACCCGCTTGCCTTGTGTTGCGTTCAAATCGAGTTGCATTACTTTCCTTTGTTGTTGACTTATAGCGAGTTATTTTTATTCAGAAGATTTTGCAGCACCGACGAAGGTTTTACCTTTTGTCGAGACTTCTTGTGGAACACTTTCTTTTTGTGACCTTTAGTGGCTACTTGCGCCCGCTGACGATCAAAACTTTCAGAAATGGCAGCAAACGTTTCCTGAGTAATTTTGCGAAAGCGGGCGTTAATGTCTTGCGACATCTTTTGAAAATAATCGAAGGTCATCCCTTATCTCCTTGACTTCAATTTGCGTCCAGATATCACGCGACAGGAGCATGCCGTGTTCGCACTGGTAAATTTCCATGGCGTGTTTGCCAGCGTAACCGGTGACCACACATTGATGGGTCAATAGATACTGCTGATAACTGGCTTGCCTGGCAGGTAGTTCATCGGCCGCTTTTTGATTTATCCGATAAACACTGACAAGCAAGTACAGCACCATAACTACCACGATAATAGGAATGGCCAGTATCCACTTAGCAACGGAATCATCTTCTTTAGACATGCTTACCTTCCGTGCAGATCAGAAACACCGCGAACAATCCCAAGAGGATGATCTTGACGATAATGCTCGTCCAGGTCGTTTCCTCATCGTCATCGTATCCGATCCCGTTGGAAAGGAATCCGTCATCGTAGTCTTCCATGGTTACTTTCCGAAGAGTGTGGTGGCGATGATGGTGGACAACACCAGAATGATCAGGAGTTGATAGCCGAATTTCACAGCCATCCACTTGGACCAACCGCGGGCAATCACGCCCGGTTCTTTGTTGTAACTCCCGATGCCGGTTGTGTTGACTGCCATGCAGATAAGTACGGCAACAAGAACTAGCGCCATCGCTGGGGAAGCGGCGGATGCACTGGAACGTTTGAATAAGCTCATGTTACACCGCCACTGGGGCTTTGATACCCGGATGCGGATCGTAGCCGACGACTTCGAAGTCTTCGAACTTGTAGTCGAAGATCGAATCAGGCTTACGCTTGATCACGAGTTGCGGCAGCGGGCGTGCTTCGCGCAGCAACTGCGTCTCGACCTGTTCCGTGTGGTTCGAGTAGACGTGGCAATCACCGCCGACCCAGATGAATTCACCAACCGCCATGTCAGCTTGTTGGGCGAACATGTGGGTCAGGATTGCGTACGACGCGATGTTGAACGGCACACCCAGGAAAATATCAGCCGAGCGCTGGTACAACATGCAAGACAGCTTCTTGCGCGGCACGCCTTCTTTGTCGTACATCTCGTGCGAAGCAGGACCCTTGATATAGTTGCCAGTGGTTTTGTTAAACCATTTCACCCGTTCTTCCAGCGTCAGGTCCGACACGTAGAACTGGTACAGGGCGTGGCACGGCGGCAGCTTCATGCCTGGCACATCGCCAACGTTCCAGCCCGAGACGATGATGCGGCGCGAGTCAGGGGTGGTCTTGATCGCGTGCATGGCGTCGCTAATCTGGTCGTATTCCTTGACCAACACAACCATTTTACCAGCTACACCGCGATACGTAGTGTCGCCCATGTGAACGTAACCGTTCTTTTGCATCTGTTCAATCTTGACTGCGTCATTGACTGGATGCATGATCTTGGTGTCTTGCCAACGGCGCCACTGCGCGCCATAGACCGGACCGAGTTCACCGTCGGCGTCAGCCCATTCATCCCAGATGGACACGCCGTTTTCTTTCAGGTAGGCGATGTTGGTCGAACCCTGGAGGAACCAGATCAGTTCATGGATGATCGACTTCAGGTGGATCTTCTTGGTCGACAGGAGTGGGAAGCCTTCCTGGAGATTGAAGCGCATCATCTTGCCGAACTGGGATGTCGTGCCGGTGCCTGTGCGATCGGTCTTGACTTGGCCGTTGTTGTGGACAGTACCCATCATTTCCAGATACTGCGCTTCTTGCGGGCTGATCTTCTTGTTGGCGAGCATGGTAGCGATGATTTGTGGGCCGTTCGTGGTCATGGTTGATCCCTGTTAATTGTTAGTCTGAGTGATTACTTCGCCTTGCGAATAATCCATCTTTGTTCAATACCATTGCAGTCTGTTTAGAGCGCGTAAATATTCAATTGCCCCAACACTCCAGACTAATACAGCTACTATAGCCAAAATGATACAAGTAGCAAGCCAAACGCAATCAAATAAACTGCGGGGCCTTAAAATCGAGTGGTGCCAAATCGTTTTTATCGTATAAAAGATTGACATCGTCAGCCTCTTTTTCTATTAGAACTCTAAACCGACGGCGGTGCCGACTTGGGCAACGATCGGATGCTGATAATGATCAGGCCATCCGTAGTAATTTCCACCATCAAATCCGGTACCAGCTGTCGCCACCATTTCGTTTGCAGCTTGAGTAGCTTCTTTCAAACTGGTGGCAGCAACGACGATGGTGTGATTAAGGATTTGTATGGAAGGACGCCAGATATAAAGCTGGACAACTGGCGCCGGCATTTCGGCCCGTCGTTCCAACTCAGCACGCTCAGCATTAAAAGCCGCGAGCCGACGTTGCACTTCTTTAGCGTGCGAAGAGTGGACGCCGCAGGTTTGAGGATCAGCATTGCATCCAGACATGCGTGGCACGAATTGGTTTTTTGGGCAGCGTTGATCGGCTGTAGGGTCCGTAGGTCCAGGTCGCGGATCGGTACGACTCATGATAGGTTCGCCTTTATTTCGTCGAAAGGTGCTTATGATCCATGGCAGCGTATTGCCGCGATGGGCCCGTTCCCAGAAAATGCGCGTCGCGCTAGTACTAAGGTCAGTTAGAACGCACTGATATTCCGTATGCGTAGAAAACCAACCTTGCACTTCGCGCTTTTTCCCGGTGTATCGCTTTTCAATGGCTGACATTGTTTTTGTACGTCAACGTGATGTACGCGATGATCTTGTCAAAGTCACTGCGCTGCCATTGAATCGCCGCGACGTTGTAGTCAATCGGTTCATCTGACAAATCATCGTACGTGAGGTTAGGCAGATTACGCAGGCCCAGCGAATCGATCTCGTTCCGGTACAGACGTTCGATGTCGTTGATCGCCATATCAGCGTAACCAGCCAAGTTACCCACGAAGATCTTCGCTTCATTGAAGTCGTACGTAATGACGCTAGCGTCATCCGGCTCAGCGAAACCTTTGTCGTTGAACATGCCCGAGATGTTCGTAAAGATCAAGCTCTTCTCGTTTTGCGGAATAAGCTTGAGCGCCGTGATGATGATCGAGCCGTTACCATCGACGTCGATAAACGGATGATACTTGTTTGGCTGTCCGATAACTTCAGTGATCGGACGCAGCGGTTCGGTGTCTGACTTATTCATCGGCTGCACCTTCCTGTTTGTCGAGGTAATGCTTGGGCACTTCCGGGATGGCTTTCTTGATGGTTTGTTTGGCAAAGCCATCAACCATCTTGAGGCGGTGCTCCAGTTGCTGCATCGTGCTATCCATCTGTGACATCAAGCCCCTGGCAGCGCGCGAAGGATTCTCCGCCAGCTTTTGTCGTTGCGCCGACGCTACCAGCTTCTGCATCTCTTTCACGAGCGCAATGCGCACCGTTTGAAGTTGTTCCATGTCCATCTTTTGCACATCACGGAAGACACGGCCACCTGCTTTGATATTTGGCATACTTTTCTTTATTGGTTATGTAAACAACGAATCAGTTGACGCACACGTTCAGCACGCTTTTCCAGACTTCGCATTTTGTTGTGCAGCTGCACGGTTGTTGCCGCTGAGACGTTGCCTTGCAATGCATGACTGACGTTGGACTGCTCGCGTTCTATGGCGTCTTGTACGGTCCATAGGCCACTGCGGTTCATCTTACCGACATCATGGAATGTCTTGGTACCGACACGAATGCTCAGCCCTTTGTGTTTGACCATGACTTAGTTCAGGTTTTCAAACACTGTGTTAGCCCAGGCGAGCACTTTCTCTTTCACGACCTTGGAGTTAGGTAGAGCATCGATCCGGTGCATGCGGTGTTGGTTTTCTTTGAAGCGGATTTGGTAACCGTCAAAACAACGACGGCGGAAGTCGCTGGCTTGTAAGTCCATGCGATCTTGCTTTTCAGTACGGGCTGCTAAGCGCCGGCAGCTTTCTTCGAAGGGGATATCGAAGAACAGCGTATAGTCAGGTTCGATCTCCCCGCCGAGTGTCTGCTCTAACGACAACATCATTTCGCTCAGACCACGAGCATGTCCTTGGTAAGCGTACATCGTATCACTGAAGCGATCGGAGATCACGACGTAACCCTTTTCGAGATAGGGCTTGATGACTTTCTCAACGTGGTCACGCCGCGCCGCGAGAAAGAGCAAAAGCTCAGTCGCATCCGACATTTCCAGATCCTTGTTGAGTAAGACACCGCGAATCGCTTCCGCAGCTGGACTGCCACCTGGCTCACGCGTCACGTGAACCTTATAACCGCGGGAGCGCAAATGTTCCGCCAACGGTTGAATGTTGGTGGACTTCCCACTGGCGTCAACGCCTTCGAGTGTCAAGAACTTACCTTTGATCGTGGACATGATTTCTTCGTGTTAGTTATTGTGAGCGGCGCGATGCGCCAAGATTTCTGCTTTGTGTCCCCAGCTGACAATTAACCATTCTGGGTAACGCTTGTAAAACTCGGCCAACAAGCTTTGGTAGTCGTTGTGCCACGGCAGTGTAGGCGCTTCGATTTCAACTTCCGGGCATTCCCCCATGGGTGTTGATCCGTCTTCTTTGCACTTTTTAACCAGATAGGTTTTCGTTGTCATAATTCAACAATCCAAAAAAATAAATAGAGTAAGCCAACTCCCCCACTCGTTGAGTGGAGGAGGGCTAGTATGACCTTACTTCTCCGGCCGATTACGCTGCTGCCGCTTGCGTGGGTTCAGCTGGCTTACGCAGGCTGCGGTTGTGACCGCGTGCGGAAGTGTTGGGCGAGGCGTGCAGCACTGGTGCCGGGGTTGCCGAACGTGGACGCAGAACCGGTGCTGGCAGTTGGTTCAGCACGTTCACGTAGCTGTGCAGGTAATGCACGATGTAACCTTGGCGCTCAGCTTGGTCGGTGATGTAGGCCAGAACTTCAGCCGTCATCTGCGGTGGTTCGATGCCTTCGAAGTGGAAGCGCACGCCGTCGCTCTTGCTGACGTTCAGGGTCGCGTGTTCAGCGCACAGCTTGCCGTGCTCAGGAAGACCGTTGCAGTCTTTGTGGAACAGCACTGGGGCCATCAGCGAGAATTTGATGGTGACCGAGTTGTCTGCTTTTTTGTCTTTGTTACCGAATCCGAACATGATAGTATCCTTGAATGTTGTTAATTGTTAGACTGCTTTAAAGGGGATTTGTGCTGCGGGTTTTGCAATGAAACGACGAATGACATGAGGCAAGCCCAAACCATTCACGATAGCGGTCTCGACATCGCACATAACGAAGTCGGTAGCGTCATCAGGTAATGCATCGAAGACTTCTCGACTGACAATGAACGGCAACTTTTCACGGTCGTCAGTCAACCCATGAAAATGTACACGCTTATACGACTGGCGGATGATCTCCAACTCACCCAAACGACCAAGTGCTTCGGCCGGTACTTCCTCAATTGTGGGGCAAGTAGCACTGGCGGGCAAATAAGCTCTCGACCCATCTTGACGTATCAGAACAATGACGCTAGGTGTAAGGTTCTTCATAACGTTATTTAGTTATTGGTTATCGGGGTACTACGCCATAAAGAATGTGTTTACGGTATTTTTAAAGCGGAACTGTAGCTGTGAGTATTTGTTCCGGTTGTTTGATGGTTTGTTCACGACCACCATACGGATCAAGACCCAGTTTCTGCAGACGCTTTTCGATGTCTTTGATGCTTGGATAGATATACTTGAATGTCTTAGCCAAGACTGGCTTATCCGTTTGCATCGCACCAAGTAAATCGCTGACCGTGTAGATCTCCAAACGATTGAGCTTTTCAACCGCCATCCCGTTGATCCCGATCTTGCCCACCAGACTACTCATATTGACTTCGTAGTACTCAGTCAAGTAGACGTGATACGTTTGCAGCATATCAAGCCAATAAGCCTTTTCATTCTTGACGTCGACACGCTTGCGGTTCTTGGGCAAAGGCATCTGGTAACGATCGAGCATCCGCAGGATATGCATGCGCACAGTGCCGACGGTGCTGTAGGCAGAACGCTCCTGCAAGCCATGCTTTAGTCCCACTGCTGCGAGATCGCCCGTTTCCAGATAGTCTTTAAACATCTGGAGATTGCGATCAATGTGCTTTCTTAGCATGACCATGTTACGGCTCCTTCATTGAGTGATCTCGGTTTTGATACCTTGCAACAGGCTGGTAAGTTTCTCTGACAATTTGATTGCCGAGTTCAGCAGTTCCAGATCAACTTCACGGTGATCAATGGCCGCTACTGTACCATTGAGTTGGGACCTCAATCGATCAAGATCCGCATACTTCTGAGTTTCAATGGTGGCCACGTCACGGCTCCTTGGGTTCCACGTTTTTCTTGGGTTGATAGGAAATCTGTAAATGACCTCCCAAGAAATGGGCAGCTTCGAGAGCCATGGCCATACCCGCTTGAAGCTTCTCGAAATACAGCTTTTGATTATCTGCATCGGCCACATACTTGTCACGCGCAGCGACGATGCGATCCATCAACAACCCATCATCGCTTTCCATCTGACCGAGATATGGAACATGAGGATGAAAGAAATTCTGAAGATCGATACCCAAAGCTTCTGACTCTGCGTAAGCCGTCGCATCCATTGGCTTAGCAAGAAGGGCTTCTGCGCGAGCTCGTAATTCAGGAGGTAGTTTGAACAACGAGCTGGGAGGAACCCATACTCCACCGTTAGTTTTTGTCATCATTTAGATTCCTTTCATTCCATTAAAGAATACACAGAAGTGATATAGGTTTATTTCTATTTAGAACCATTAACAGTTGAGCCAAATTAACTCCTACTTGCCCACAAGGCAGGTGGTTAATCGCTTGCTACCCCCTCCACAACCCTCCATCCCCTAGGCAACTTTCACCTCTATACCTAGCTATTAGCTTTAAGCTAATAGCTCACTCCTTACTTACTCTCACAGAAACAAACAAAAAAAAAGAGACCCGAAGGTCTCTCTTGTATTACCGCTCAAACGGGATGATCCCAAGAATCAATTCCGCGAGTTCTTCTGTGGCTGGCTTTTTCACACAAACACGGCAATCTGTGCTTGCAAGAAACTTGCCATGCAATCCATAATCACGCCAGCTAAACTGAAACACCCGGTCCATGATAAATGACTTCAGACGGATCAGGCGCTGAATCTCAGGTACGGACGTAGTTTCTGCCATTCGAGCGCTAACCCACATGATCGCAATTTGCGTCAGAGCCTGCTGGTTAAGCTCTTGACAAGTTTTGAGTTGGTCACGCAGTTCTCGAATCTGCTTGTCGACCATGGCTTCAGCACAGGCTTCAGCCGCCTCGTAGCGATCTGCCAGTTCGCTCGCCGCTCGCCGCTCCTTGGCTTCGGCCAATGCGATTACTGCATCGAACGCATCACGCAGGCCTTGTGGATAAGTCGGTCCAGAAAACAAATCACGCATTTGCTTGATGCCGTAAAGTTCGTAGTGGGAATACAAATGACTCACCGGACATGGACGCCCGCCGTCAGCCCAGATCGTCCATCCGAGAATCAAGTGTTGGGCGGCGTAAAGTTCGTTGTTGACACTGTAAGTAATACTGCTCATGATAGTTCCTTTATGTTGTTGGTTATAAGGATGGATTAATTAATGCGCGAGTGTCATGCGCTCTTCTGCCGAGTAGACAGGAGCGTTGACAGGACGCGCGGTTTTGCGACGATCTGCATACTTCGGTTTCGCAGGACGTGCGCCGACCATGATGTTAAACGCCGTAGGCGCAACACGCATGCTCACGTTGTAGACGACCATCAAGAATGCCGACACTGCAAACGGGGTGATAGCCCAGTAAACGATGTATGGCACAAACTTGAGTGGACCCGTCACAGCCAGCCAGGTCAGTTCCATCAACGGCATGTGCGCCGCAAAGATGAAGAAGCTGTACTTAGCATGTTTCAGACCCCAGGCTTCGATACGGGTTTTGCTCAAGAGCGATGCTGCTGGCCAGATCAAGAAGGGCGCAGCCATCACGAGGATCGTGTTGTCGGCCATCTTAAACGCCATCAACGCCAGGCACAAGAGCAGGAAAATCACAGCGCATGGTTTAGCATACTTGTCCATTGCCAGGAGGTCCCATTTGTAGACTGCTGCCATCCCGCCGATATAGAACAGGATGAGGCTGGAACTACGAAACACCAGATTGCCGTCGTGATTGAAACCGAAGATCACGATCAAGCCAGCCAGACCCAAGACTGGGAGAGTACGCATGATGCCGCCCAAAAGCGGGGCCATCAGGCTAAAGACAATCAGGTCACGCACAAAGTACAACGGTGCGTTAACTGGGTATTGACCAAAACCAAACAAGACATCAAACCAACCGATGCTTGCTGCCAAAGTAGCCAAGTCGCCTAGACGGTTTTCTTTGAACACAATGTCGCATACGACCACATAGGCGACGTAGGCGAGATTGAAAGCGATGAAAGGAATGACCAGTGTAGTCATCTTTTTCTTGACCATCTTGGTAAACTGTAAATCAAGGCTCATGCTAAAGAGTAGGAAGCCAGCAATCATTGACATGGTAGGCACCGTACCACGCGCAATGCCGTGGATGAAGAATGCGCCGACGTGATTGAAAAAGCCAGGATCGATGTCCGACATGTTGATCGATGTACTCTGCATGTGAGAGAACACCATGGCGATGATCAAAAGTGGGCGCAGCATCGCAATGCGGTTACTAACGGTACGGTCGAGCATGATGTTCCTTTCAGGAAGAGTTTAGACATGTCGTAGAACATTGGTTGTTCTATCTACCTGTGTAATATGGACGTGAAATATTCTAGTACCACATGACGGCATAAGCCCCCTCCCAGCCGCAAGGCCGGGAGGGAGTCTATGGTTAATCTAAGATTAACAACCGATTACTCGATTAGTATTTCAAACCCGAGACCGTCGAGTTACCTGGCAGCAGCAACTGACTGTACATCATCGAGTTACTGCCGTCAGGATTGGTAGCGCTACGGATGTAGCCGAGCTTGATCCACACGCCGTTCTTCATGACTTCAGCGAAGATCGCCGTTGCTACGCAGCGGATACGGATCATGTCACCAGCAGCGATGGTTACCTGTTTCTGGGCAGCACGCAGTTTGTTGTTGACCAACACTTCGTACTTCTTACCCACCGCCGATGCACGAATGGCCATCAGCGTGTTCTTCACTGGTAACAACTCACCAACGACGTTTGCCGTCTTGCTCATGCAAACTGCCAGATGGATGTCGTTGATCTGATCACCCAGCGTCGCTTGGATACCGTTGGAGGCCCATGCGCGATTACTGAACATCAGATCGAACACGCCACCTGGGGTGTCGGCCAGCATCGCACCTTTACCGGTGTAGACGTAATCCGGCGCCGAGCCGCTCTCGACAATGTTTGACAGTTTCGACAAACGTGCCTTGTTTGGCAGAGTCATGGCTGGCCAGACTTCTGGTGCGCCGAAGAAGCCAGTTGGACCTTCGAAGTGCGTGATGGTCGCTGGCGTGGCCGATGGATTGACCGCGTAGACTTTCATGTACGGCGAGTTGCTCGATTCCGTGGTATGGAACCGCACACTCGCCAGCGTCGCACCACGTACGCGGTTAGCGCTTGCAGACAGACGGTACTCGTACACCGAGAAGCCACTGATGAGAAACTGCTGAATTTCCAGGCAGTACTCTTGACCAGCTACCAGCGCCGACGTTGGGATATCCGGCAACACCGTTGGGGTGATGCTGCTTTCAGGTACGTGGTTGAAATGCACCACGCCGTCGTTGGTTACCCAAACGCGCAGACCTTTACCAAACGCTGTCTCACTGTTGTCCGAACGCAGGATGAGACCGTACGCCGAATCAGTTGCCGCGTTCATCTTGAAGAAGACCGCCAGACCACGTTGGTAGAAGTAACCATCGTTGAAGAACTCACCGCTACGGGCGATACCAGCGATCACTGGGTTACCTGCACCTGGCACCACACCACCACCGGTTTTACCGACCAGCTTGGTGTTTGGTTCCCAGCTCGCGCTACCGCGAGTCCATGGCGTCGACGCGATCGGCAGGTTAGCGCCGATGTTGCTAACAGCATGGTGCAGCGGCTCCTTCAGTTCCACTGGGATGTTGTTGGTAACCGGGATGTCGTGCAACGAACCGACCAACACGCCATCAGCGCTACGCCAGCCGCGGATCTTGTTTTGGATGTACGAGAACGACAACACTTCACCAGCAGCCATCGTCCAGTGACCGTCCAGACCCATGCTCAGTTTGGTATTGCTACCATCGAGCCAGCGCGAAGACATCACCATGTGGTCACCCAGCGCGTAACTGCCGGAACCTGCGAAGTCGTAGTCAGGCGCCGTGTTCATAGCGCGCGAGAATTCGATCGTCAGGTTGTGCTTGTCGTTGGCGACAATGCTCACCACCGTTGGCGCAACCAGATCAGGCGATGGGATGTTGGAATACACATTGACCGCATCGCTGGTAGTGGACTTGCCGGACAGGTCAAACGCCTTGGCTTTCCAGACCGATGTTTTGGTCGAGGTAGCTGACATCAACAGCGAGTAAGTCCAAGGCGCAGCCTCACGCACCATGGCCAGGATATCGTTCTTGTAGAACTCAACCTTGGTTACACCCACGTCATCGCCCACTTCAGCCGTCAGTTCGACGAAACCTTGTTCGATGAAGTTGGTCTGGTTTGCGGAGAGCTTCACAGTCGGTGGCAACAGATCAACCACCGAACCGTTCGTCGTACCACGGAACGGCAACTTAGGACGACCTTGCGCGAGCACCGTATCGGTCACGCCGATAAAGTCAGCCAGTGTTGCATTGACCACGATTGGGTCGATGGTAAATGGCAGGAAGCCCGTCGACTTGCCCGAACCACCCGCGTTAGCTGCTGTGAAGACTGGCGCCTTGTACTTACCTGGCGTCAAGCTGCTGATGTCGATTGCAGCGTCTGTGGCGGTAAACGTCACTGGCAGCGGACCACGGCTTGCGCCGCCGCTACCATCAGCTTCGACGATGACATTCAGCGTGTCGACCGTGTTGACCAACGACACACCCAACTTCAACATCTGACCTTGGAGGTCTTGCTTGGTTGCTGTCACGATCGGCAGTGTAGTAGCTGGTGTGCGCTGGAATGCGCCGATGTCTGGTTGGAAGCCGCGGTTGTTACCCGCACCATCGTTCTTCGAAATCGCGATCGCCGTTGCCTTACCCAGCAGCATGCTGTTTTCAGCAGGACGCAGATCCAGCGCTTTGTCCACGACCAGAGCACTCGTGGTGTGTGCCAACATACCGATTGGCAGCACCAAGTCTTTTGCGCCCGACAGCGGTGTGTTGGTGTAGTTGTTGGTGAAGAAGTCCGGATTGTAGCGGTTTGGCGCCGTGTTGGCAAAGTTCATTGGCCAGCCACCGCAATCCAAGAACACGTTGTTCTGGATAACTTGTTGACCGCCTGGATTACCGTAGTAACCAAACGCCAACGTAACGTCACCCACAGCAGCACCCAGACCAACAAAGGTGTTACCGTAGATCGCGCCGTAGCCGTCACCCAGACCAGCCACTACACCAGGGCGGGTAGCAACAAACACGTTGTTGAAGATTTCCAAACTGGAGGCGAACTCGCCGCAACCAATCACCCAATCCGTTCCCAGACGCTCAACGAAAATGCGATTGTCTCGCAAGTAACTCATCACCGAACCCGTGCGCAGGCCAGTAAAGTTCAGGCGCGAGCCGTCACTAAACTTCAGACGCATTTCTTTCACGACCGTGCCTGGTGGCACTTTGAAGTCACCGCCCGCAAACGTCATCTCGGCACCATCGTCCGGGTAATGGAATTTACCCATGGTAGCTTTGGTGCGATAACCTTTACTACCCGATGGCAAGATGGTGACGAAATATGTCGAGTCTTGTGTCAGCGAGATTTGGCCCTTGACCGAAATGTTGCCAGCCACATGGACGAAGATCGAGGCTTTGTCCGTCACCAGATCGCGATTGTTGATGTAAGCAATACATGCATCCATGGTCAGGAACTGACGACCCGGACCCACGTAGTAACGGTTCTCGCCCGGACCATAGGTCGGAGGCAGCGCCGCTACAGTTACTTTCACCACCATCGTTGCCATCGCCAGATTGCCGTTAGGCGAAATGGTGATGTTGTAGTCACCCGAATCGAGCGGCATGAACGAGATGACGTCGTTGAGGTTACCTTTGTTCAGGGTGCCGGTCTTTTCCGCAAACACACCAGGGCCGTCCGAGGACAGCGTGTAGACGATCGAGTGATCGCTAAACAGTGGGTTGTCAGTCGAGAGGGTGAACGTTACCGCTTCGCCCACTTTACCTGCTACCACGTTTTCCACCACGAGCTTGGTCGCTGGCGAAGGCGCGATGACTTGCATGGCGAACGTGCCGTCAGCAATGTCGTAAGTGCCCATGTGGTCCATGGCCGTGATCGTGCGAGCGCCCAGATCACCAGCCGAAGCGTACACCACGTCTTGGAATGGTTGAGCCGCCGACAGGATGAACGTTGCTGGCGTAAACACACCTTGCGCGCCATCGGACATCTTGACGGTTTGTGTTTCATCACCGACCAGCACTTGGTTGAGGGTGACGCGGATCGGGGTGGTGTAACCGGTGGTGTTGGTGGCTTTACCGCTGATCACGATTTTGCTTGGCAGACGCCGCGGCGCTTCCCATGCACCGATGTCAACCACACCTTGCTTGACACGAGCGCCGTTGATGGAGCGGGTGTTCCACGAACTTGGCGTTGCGCCAGCGTTGTAGAATGCCGAACCTTCCTTCACGCGCAAGTCGCAACCGAGCTTGGTGGTGTTCATGAACTGGTCAGTTGCGGCCAGACCATACAGATTGTTTTCTTTCTTACCGGTCGACACAGCAAACGCCATGTTTTCTGCTTTGTCGGTAGCGCAGTTAAGGAAGTCCACTGCCGTACCGTAGTAAGAGCGGAAGTTCTCTGCGAAGCCGAAGAAAGCGTTGTTACGATGAGTGCCGCGTGAGCTGGTAAGCGCGATGGTATCGGTAGCTGCTCCGCCATCCGAAGCGCCGACGATCGTGTTGTTTTCCCAGAAACCGCCTTGGGTGTCGTGGTGCACCGCGAATTCGGGCGAACCTGGAATCCAAACGATGTTGCCGTAGTGGCCATCACCCATGGTCTTGACACCAACACTCCAGCGGCCAGCGATAACGCCGGTGTCGATAAAGTTCATGCGCAGTGGGCTGTTATACGCCGCAACGCGCACCAAGCAGCCACCCGACCATGCTTGGTCTTTGCTCTTGATCTGGCAACTCTCAACCGCGAAGTTTTCGCAACCCACTGTAAGCAGATCGTTGTACTGGTAGCTCAGTTCGATTGCCACACCACGCTCTGGGTTGTAGCGCAGTGGACCCGTCAGGAAGTCTGGGTGCTCGTACCAAGCATGACCTGGACGTGGGCGCAGCAACAGGCTGAACTCAGGGCTGGTCGTCTTGCCGGACATGTTCAGGGTGGGATAAGCGAACACTGCAGTCTTGTCGAGCAGACCGACGTGACTACGCCTTTGGGCCACCAGACTTTCAGGCACCCAATTCCACCAGTCAGCGATTTCAGCGAAGTGGCAGTCGGCGCCTTTACCGATGAGCGAGGTAATGACAACGCCATCATCTACTGGGAAAGCCGAACCACCTTGGTCGATGATCGCCACAGGCGTCGTGAGTGCTTCCACACGCTGGATTGGGTCCATTTCATTGGACTGTGTCGAAGCTTCGATCGCCATGCGACCACCGGTGTGTACGTATTTTGCGGTAACCGTACCTTGTGCTACCAGACTGGTACGGGCGCCGCCAGGAGCGCGCATCAGGCGGAAGTTGTACACTTTGCCGCTGGCATCGTCCGAGAGCGATGCTTCGAACAGGTATTCCTGGTCGAGCATGAGGACGGCAGGTACTGAATTGCTACCGCCGTCGAGTCCATAACCCTGCTCCAAGGCCAGCATTCGACCACCCACGAGCTTGACCTGCATACCGGCAGCGCCTGAGCTATCGCAACCGATACGCAAGATCGGAGTTAAGGTTTCGTCAGTGTTGGTGTGCTTGAATGCCACTGCCAAACCGAGGTCGCCTTCACGCATGGTCAGGCGCGCCACGGTGCGAGTGTCGTTCAGCGTCAGGTCACGTGTCACGTAACCGGCGCCGTTGGCTTTCAGACGCACCAGAGCATCGGTTGGCCAGCTAAAGTCACCACTCTTCCACAGCCGGTTGGTGAGCGACGTACCAGCAGCCAGACCTTCGAACGTATCGAAGGCGGCGCCCAGACGCAGACCTTTGCTGTAAAGGCCACCGATGACGGTACCCACACCCAGGAACAGCATACCGGTCAGTTCTTGGGTGAACGGCACGCCGGTCCAGGTTACCAACGTGATCCACGTGGCGCCATTATCACGCGAGAGTTCAGCGACGATGGTGGTGTCTTGGCGACGCATCTGCATGATGTCGTCGACCTTCGGCAGTTCAGGGGTGTCGGTAGCTTGACCGGGTTTGACTGGCTGATACGTTTGCGTCGACGAACGAATCGTCGAACGGAAGTCGAAGTCCGTACCGTCAGCCGGTTGCGTGGTGCTCTTGTGCAGTGCCAGGGAGATTTCACCCGGCGTTGTGACCTTGATGGCGATCGAGCCATTTTGGTTGGCAGGGATAATGCCTGGGAAAATACCGGTACGCTGTGTGTTTGGAACACCAGCAGCTGCGCCGCTATAGCTCCAGTTCGGCTCACTACCGCTCTCGACGATCGAGCCTTTGAGCTTTAAGCGAACCTGATTACCCATAGGGGTAGTGTAAACAGCCATTTTGACCTCTTTTTAATTACAGAGAAAAAGCAGGCGAGCCGAAGCCCACCTGCTAGTGTTGTTACGCTAAAACGAGATTGCCTGGTTTCGGTCCCTTGAACGGCGACAAGCCTTGGCAACGGTACTTGTAGTCGAGATCGTACTTGTTACGATCGACCGGTTCCGCTGCCACCTTCGCTGCGACAATGGCTTCGTAGCGATCGAACTCATCGTTAGCCGCTTGCAGCTTCGGATGTGGGATCTCAGGGAAGTAGTCACGGCGGATACGGGCGTAGGACACCATGTTCGAGTTACCGACGTCTTCATTCGGGTTGTACTCGATTGGGCCATAGCGGTTCTGACCGTTGAGCCATTCAGCGCGGTGCACGAAGTCACCAGCCCAAGGCTCGTTCTTGTTGCGTTCGTACCAGTCAGCCCAGTCGCTAGGGATGGTGGAGACGTCGTAGTTGTTGCCGCCGATAGCTTGGTAGCCAGTTGCAGCGCCGCGACCGTCGGTGATCATGCCGAAGCAGTACCGGTCCATGTTCTCGATGAGATTTTTCAGGACGGTCTCATACACTGTACCACGACGAATCATGGCGTGCCACATACCGGTCTGTTTCATCAGCTGGAGCACGTGAGCCATGTAGAAGCCCAGACGACCGCCTTTGTCACCCCAACGACCATTCGACCAGTCAACGCTGATACCCAGATTACGCATGATGACTGCGGTTGGGTCTTGGTCCATGTCGATGAACACACGCTTGTAGAATGTGTTGTAGTACGCTTCGAGCATCTTGGCGAAGTGGTTCTCGATCTTGATGCGTGGGATACCCAGGGTCGGATGCTGACTAGCATTCTTCCATGCGATCACGAGGTGCATCCAGTGCCATGCCATTGTCCGCACCATGTAATAATCGGTCGGATCTTTGTACGGGTTCTGGTGCAACATCATCGAGGTCAAGGTATCGAACTTACTACCGATACCATGCGCTGGGCTGCAAAACGCCATCGACGCCCAACCACGGCTGTGGTAGTCGTGCAGTGGATCGCGGGCCCAACCCGAGATGTACATGTTACCTTCGAGGTCGTAGTGACGCTGGGACGTACCTTCACGTTGGTCGCCGCACATCAGGATCGATTTGTCACGTGGGTAGACGCCGTAGTACGCTGCGTCCAGCACCCATTCATCGCCAATGACTTCATCGAGCGGGATCGTGGCCAAAGTGGCCGCGTTCGTCAGGTGGTGGTTACTGTGGTTCCAGGAGTTCTTGAACCATTCATCAACCAGCTCACGGTGCGGCACATTGCCTTGCAGACGGTAACCACTTGGGTCCGTCAGGTACATGGCCAGGAACGTTGGGATGACGCAGCGGTCACCGCGTGGACCACCTGGCGAGGTATACCAGTTGTGGTTACCAAATGCACCGGGCTCGTAGCCGTAACCCTGCGCCCACGCGTTGTACAGCGCACTGTACACGTTGTTGGCACCAGCGCTGATGTACGGGTCGGTAATCGGTTGTGGACCATACACGTTCGGCCATTTGGTCGAGTAGTACATGTGTGCCAGGCCGTTGGCCGAGTTACCGCCGTAGCCACCGGTGAGCAGCGGTTCAACGCTGATCATACTCAGGTAGCTCTTGGACATCGTCTGGCGGAAGTTCAGCGAACCAGGGTACAGCTTCTCGATGAAGTCGGTGCGGCGCGGGCGGGTGTTCTGCCAGAACAGCATCATCATCGTGTTGAACTGCGGTTGCAGCGCTGCGGTAGCGGAGCGACCACCACGGTGACTGTTACCCGAATACAGACGGAAGTCGTTGATTGGCGAACCATCGTGCATTTCCCAGACGTACATCGTAGTGCCGTTCTGGTCTTCAACCACGATCTTGTACGGTGGTGGGTTCATCACCACGGTTTCGCGCATCTGCGTGTTGCTGCGTGGGTAGGTGCTCCACGACGCTTCGTACTTCCAGCCGACCATGATCTGGTACAGCGGAACGTTGCCGACTTCGGTGCAGCTTGGGTCCGCAATCACGAGCGTAGCGCCCAGACTGAAGTTATCCCAGAACGCATTCTCGGTCTGCCACACAGCCGCGTCACCTGTACTGCGGGCCATCTCAGCATCTTCGTACACCCAGTCAGGTTGACGGTTGTCGAAGGGAATCGATTTGACCAGCACTGGCGAACGTGGATCGCTCCAGTCGTACAGTTTGATGCGGTGCGGCGATGTGCGCACTTTATCGGGGGCTTTAGGGCCGGTACCCGACGGCACAAACACCGGCGCGTTCATGCGCGATGCATTGGAGAACGCCAGGCCGCGCAGTGGATCTGGGTTGGCCGACAGCGAGAAGTCGAAGTTGCCAAGCAGACCCAGTGTACCTTGGATATAGTGGCCGTTACCTTCGATACGCATGACTGCCTGGCCAGTAGCCAGGTTGATGTTCGGCAGGAACTTGTTGACTTTGTTGGTAAAGCCCAAGCCCGTGATGGAGCCGCCGGCCAGACTCAAATTACCATCCATTTGCAGGCTGATGATTTCGGTGCCGGTTAATGCTGGGTACTTCGCAGTACCGCTGGCGTCGTGCCACGCTCGTACCACACGGTTAGGACCCAATGCATTGGCGATGTAGCTCATTTGGCTTTGTTTATCGCCGAGCTTACGCACTGCATTGGCTAACACACGATCACATGTAAGCATGAAATACCTCGAAAATTAAGACAAACCGTCGATCGAACGATCGAGGATGAAGATGACGATAGCGTCGAACTGCTGGCCTTGGAACGGCGAGTCTTGCAGAATGATGTCAGCGCCCGATCCGGTTGGACCCACGGTACCTGCAATCAAACGCTGACCCGAAGCACCACCCACCAGCTGGAACGCCCACTTACCGGTGTTGATGTCCGCCGAGCGAGTAGCTACGCCCGAGACCACATCGTTCAGTCCAACGCCGATATCCTTGCCATCGTTGTAGATGGTCATGGGTCCGGCGAACTTGGCGCTGAAGATGGTCAAACCATCACGGTAGATGTTCAGCGTGTGCGATGGCGACATCTGATCGATGATCGCCTGCGCCGCAGCCAGTCGTTTACCGGTTGCGCTCGTACCGCTGTCAGCGATGGCGATAGAACCTTCCGTGGAACTGGTGATACTTGTGTCGACGGTTAACTGCGTGACTTCCGATGGCTTGGAAATCTGCACACTCACATTTACCGAAGGCGTCGTCGTCGAGTTACGCGAGTCGTGTGCGCGCGCGGCGTAGACAATCGTGCCGTTGTCCGCATCGGTGATGCCTTGCGTGGTGCTGTAAGGTGCAACCGTCTTGACCGCGAACACCACGCCATTGCGCAGGAACTCAACTTTGGTTACGCCCACATCGTCGTTGGCTTGCGCCGTCAACGTTAAGATGCCAGGTGCTGTGAAGCTGGTTGTATCGACCGACATGTTGACCGACGGTGGCGTCGAATCTGGTGTTGGTTCAGGTTCCACCACAGGCGGAGCGATATTAACCACCACCGTTACGGGTTCGCTGGAAATGATGTTGTTGCGCGTATCGAACAGCTTAGCGTGATACGAAATACTACCGTTGTTGGCGATCGTGACCGGATCAACGAACGAGTACGGCGCTGCGCGGTCAGTAGCGACCTTGACATCGTTACGGTAGAACTCGACATAGTCCACCGTATAAGGCGATGAGACCGTTGCCGTGATCGTCACGTTGCCAGCGGCGGTGACGCTACCTGGGATGGCCGCCACACGAATGGTTGGGAGCGCTTCCTTTTCCCACTCGTATTCGCCGATCAGGTGTTCACTCACACCGCTGCTACGCATGATGTTGTTGTCAACCACCATCCACTTCTTATCAGTGGCGTTGTAAGCCAGCTTGATGGACAGGCCGGGCGAACCGCCAAAGTTCAACAGCTGGGTAGCTTTACCATCCAGACCGATGATGGTTTCGATCGTTTTGATCGCGAACTTCTCACTGGTGGTTGTAAAGAAAAGGACGTTGAACGATGCAGGCAAACCCACGCCCAACGTTACGTCCATGTCGCCATGCAAATCGATCTGCGCACGATTGTGTTCAGTGGTAATTTGCAGATTATTCAGTGCCATAATTACTCCACGTAAGCGATGCCGGATAACCGGCATCGGTGTATGTTGGGATTAAACCGGTGGGGTCATCTCGACGAATGGGTGACCAACTGGCAGTTGTGGGCCGAGCGGACCGCCCGTGTATTCCACGATGCAGTTGATCAAGCCTTTGTCAGGGCGCGCCAGAGTCCAGTCGCCGACGAACTCAGGATCGATGATCCGGCAAGGAACTTCCGCGTCCATGTTGTGCACGAAGGTCGAAGTCGTACCAGCGCCGCGTTGGTTGATGAAGCGGCAGTTGCGCATGATGTACTCACGCGGACGATCCTTCTCAATACCTTCTTGACCAAACACGCACAAGTCGTTCTGACCATCTTTACCGCCGACCTTCTCGAAGACGCAGTGTTCAGCCAGCAGACGACCACCGTTTGGCAGTTCCAGTTCACGACCTTCGTTGGCGCCGCTCAGGAAGCATTGCTTGAGTTCGCTGTAGGCAGCGCGGCTCTTGAAGTCGTGACCCTTTTGCGAGCGGGTGAACGAGCAGCGCAAAGCAACCACACCATCGCTGTGACCAGCGTACAGGTTGTGCGTGTAACCGTCTTCACGACCTTCGGTACCGATACCGTTAAAGTCGAACTGAGAATCGGTAACGTAGATGGTCGAGGCCATATGACCCCACATCATGCCGTTGTTGTTGTTGTAGAGGCGCACGTTATTCACGTGGATCTCTACAGTGCCGTTCGGGCAGATACCACGACCGGAGCCGTCTTCAGCGCGCGTGCCTTGGATGATCAGGTCACGTACGTAAACTTTGCCCGAGCCTTCGAAGTTCAGCAGCGCTTTACCCCAGGCCGGACGATTCGCACCGCCACTACCAAAGTCCACACCCAACAGTTCCAGCGTCGGACGCTTGTCTTCGGAGTTGGTGATGATCGGCATACCAGCCACGGTGTAGGTGTTGCCTGCTTGGCATTCCAACGTTGCCGTGACTTCAGCCGACAGGCCGTTACGCAGGATCTTGATTGTGCCGCCACCTTTGGCGTCTGCGAACGTTTGCGCCATGGTGTAGTATTTCTTGTCGCCGAACATGGTCAGCTCTGTCACCAAGCCCAGACCGTTGGCCATGGCTTTGTCTGGATAGCCCCAGAGTGCCCAGTTCAGTGCGCCGGTCTTGATGTGTTGCGTTGGACGCAGTTCCATCAAGAAAGCCGCATTCGGGTTCAGCGGTGGTACGAACGGCATCTGGCCTGGCAGCATCAGTGCACGACCAAACGAAATCTTCTTACCACCGCCTTCGTCTTGGTAGCCGGTCAGGTAGATGTGTTCGTTGTTGAAGAAGTTCACCGGATTGGCCAGCGTGATGTTGCGTGTCATCTGGAAACGGAAACGGTTCGAGATGCTGCCGTCTGGTGTCAACACACCGTTAGCGTCAGGCAGCAGCAGCACTTCTGGACGATTACCAGTGGTGACGTCTGGTGCACCACCACCGCCAACAGTACCACCGCTACCGCCACCACCGCCAGAACCGGCAGTTGCTGCGAACAGGTTGTGGCCGACGATGTCCCACGTGTCGTATTTGGCGTTGAACTTGAGTTCGACGAAGAGCGATGCTTTACCGCCGACACTCATCGAGTCAGCCAGCGTCTGGTCAGGCAGGCGGATTTTGCACACCTGGAAGTTGATGACGAAGTCAGCATCGGTATACGTCACAAAACGAATGCCAAAGCTTTCAGTCGGTCGGAAATTGACCAGCACATCCATATCCCCACGCAGAGGGAAGATGCCGCCGTTGTCGCTTTCCTTGACAATAACGCGATTGGTTGCCATGAAAAATACCTCAGTAATTGTAATTGGTGATGAGGAAAGTGGTCAGACTTCCCAAGGCAGTTTGCTGATCAGCTTTTCTACCGAGCCGCCGGTGCCGGTGCTGGTGGCATCCTTGCCGTCTTTACCAGGCAGGCCTGCCGCGCCGCGTGGACCCACAGGGCCAGAAAAGCCGATGGTCCAGTTATTGGACGAACCTTCGCCGTTCACAAGCGTAGGTTTGATTGTCAGCATGGTGCCGGTATAGCTGAGCACGATACCAGCGATGAATTTTTCATTGCCGGCATAAGCGACAACGCAGTTACCTGGCTGGAACGCTTTGCCTTGGGGGACGGTGAAGGATTTGTTACCTTCCATATCCAAGTTCAGCGCCGTCGTGCTGACAGCGCTCATCGAAGCCATGACCCGGCTGAACAAACCGGCAATCACGTTAGCGATGGTAGGAACTTGACCACCCGACGTTCCCACGGTTTCGTTGGCTGGACCGTGCATGATGCGGTGCAGTAAGTCGAAGTCGGCAATGCCTTGGACGACTGAATCATTGAAAGACATGTGTATCTCCTACTGTGTTAAGTAGCCTTGGGTAGGCAACGTATTGTGGATCAGTTCGTGCAGTAATCCCAGACCGGCTGGAATGCCGAATGCGTAGTCTGCTTGGGTTTGGCCATACCACTTGATCGCCGTGGGCTTGGCAATCAGATTGATCTTGAGCGCTTCACCAGCTTCCAGGTAAGGAATGATGATTGGCTCGAAATCGTCGGCCAGCATCGAGATGCCTTTTTTGCTGGTAATCATTTCAAGGATCATCTGGGCAGAGATCGGTTCGTCTGAAATGATGCCAATGTAACCCAAGTCGCTAAGTGCGAGCCGGTTGTAAAACACGTCCTTGGTGCCGGTGTACTTTGACGACGGCTTGGCCTTAACCGTCACGCGCGTGTTCCGTCCGCCATACGAAACAGAGACCGGGTCAGATAACTCAACGTCGTCAAGCGTTAAGTTGATACTGCCTTTGGGAGTGATGTTGTCCTTATTGATCAACTCAATAAGCTCTTCCTCCGGGTCGCGTAGTACGTTGATTTCATCATCCATGATGACCCTCGTAAAATTAAAAATTACTGATAGACATACGATAACAACGACTTTTTCGATTTGAAAGCATAAAACGTGGAGGGGGTGACCCTCCACGTCTATGCCGTCTATGCAGCCACTTGCAAAGCTTGTTGGGCTTTGAGTGATTCGGACAACCACTTCACAGCTTCGTACAACGTGCCTGGATCGAACCGCCATGGCTCTGGCAGACCCAGGGCTGCGCCCAGTGCTTCCGAGCAGAACCACTTGTCTTTATCACCGCCGATCAAGCTAAACAGGAAGTACACGTTGCCCAGGAGATCGTACGGATCGCCGTTGTGTTCGATGAACCATTGACGTGCTCGTGCTTCGAACAGTTCCGATGGCAGATCGATCACGTCCCAGTGTTCTGGTTCATAGTCGATCTTTTTGAAACGCACACCATGATCGGTAAACGACGCCGATGCAGACATGCCGTCACTAAACAGAATTTCACAATGCGAGTAAGGCGACTGCGTCACTTTACGCACACCCCAGCTATAGATACCTGCCAAACCGGGCCGGGTACCTTTGTAGAAGAAAACTTGCACTTACTGATCCTTTCTAAAGGTAAATTGTATCGCGCTACATTAACCCCATCGCAGCTTGATACTCTTCGAACGATGCTGGCCAGCCTTGACTGAAGTCGTAACTTTCAGGTTCTTCCAATGCCGCCATCGCTTTATTGTGGTCTTCAGCAACGTCGAAGATAGCGCCTTCGTTGCTGATACCCGCCCCGATGACTTCGCGCAAAATAGCCACGGTCATTGGGACGAATTCTCCAGACATGGTTTTCCAGTTGTTGATGACCTGGGTTAACGCCATGTTGTTACGTGTGGTGTGACCGTCAAGCAGCGCGTACTGTTTGCAGGACGGATCGTCAGTCCAGAACCAGTACGCCTTACCGTCAACCATGATCTTGATACCACCATTAATGCGGCGGTCGCGCTCTGCTTTGATGCGCAACCACATGTTGCTCCGGCGAGCCGCTAACGACAGCGCTGGATACGGCTCACTAAACATCGCCAAGAATTCTTCACTTGGCTGTGTGATCGCACTGACATCCATCTTGCGCAGGAAATTGAGCACAGGCGGAATGCTAGGCCACTTCAGGCGGAATAGATCTTGCTGCGTAGTTAAGTCACGCAGTGCATTACGAAACACCGTAGCGTCGTTTTGCGCAACCACATCCAAGCTATTCCAGCGATCTGACACGATGATGCTGTCGGTGGCTGCCAGAACTGGATCACGCATGGAGCGTACCCATTCCAAGACGGCTGGCTTATTCATGTCAAGGACGTTGGTAATCGATTCGATGTCGTAATCGAGTTCCAGTGCGCGGTCCACGGTTAAGAAGTTGGTTTCAGTGTGCGGGGACCATTGCCAGAAGAACTCCAAGTCTTCATCGCTTTGGTTACGCAGACCCGTGGCTTGTCCCCAGATGTCTGGCAGCACGATCAGATCGATCGCGCGTTTATTCACTCGATCGCAAACGAGATACCATTTTGCAAGTTGCATGGTAAAGCCTTTTTAAATCGTGGTAATGACCACATAACCACCCGGAGGCACGTTAATAGGCACACCACTCTTGTTGTACGAAATGTTCGATGGAGCGGGCGAGACGAACGACGCCACAGAACCCGCAGCACCGCCTGGGAACGCGACACCACCAATAACCGCAGGCGTTCCCGCATTACCGGGAACGGTCGAATTGTAGTTCGCGTTACCGGGAGCTGGAGGGTTGTAGTTGGCTGTGCCTGCTACCGTGGGATTGTAGCGTGCGTTACCGCCCGTGGAAGGATTGTAAATCGCATTGCCACCCGACGTGGGGTTGTAGTTTGCCGTACCCGATGTTGGGCTGTAGTAATTGGCATTTCCAGGCACTGGTGAATTGTAGTTCGCATTGCCCGGCGAGACCGGATTGTAATACGCGTTTCCAGGCACTGGGGCATTTGTCGCAGGATTACCCCACGTGATGTTCGACGGGTTGGTATAACCTGGTGTGTACGTGCCGGGATTGGTGTTGCCAGGCTGCGATAAGAAACAGACATGGTACTGTGTGCCGGAATTATAACCATCGTTTAACCCGCCATATGTCCAGCCGGCAGGACATCCGTTGCGAGTTGGCACATGTGTTTCTTGGTCGCTCGGTGGATTGGTATATCCCGGCGAATACGTTGGTTGATTGGTGTTGCCTGGCGTTGTGATGTCTGGATTGGTATATGCCGTGCCTGGCGTCGGTGCATTGTATCCCGCCAAATTACCACCTGACGGAGCATTGTAGTTCGCAACGTTGCCGGGCGAACCTGCATTGTAGCCAGACACATTGCCCGGCGTCGTAGGGTTGTAACCTGCTACGTTACCGCCGTTGGTGGGATTGTAACCAGCGATATTACCCGCTACCGTGGGATTGGTTCCAGCGTACGTGCCGCCAGTCGGAGGATTGTAGTTAGCAACTGTGCCTGGGGTCGGACTGTTGTAGTTCGCCACACTACCGCCAGTCGGTGCGTTACCAGAACCACCCCGACCGCCGACTTTAATCAAGCCCCGTCCGTAAGGCAGTTGCACAACACTCGGCGCGTTCAACGTGATCGTACCACGTGCGCGGTTCGTCATTTGCTGACGTAGTCGTCCAGATAACTTCATAAGCGACCTTTGTTAAGTAAAAGAGGCGAGCGTGAGCCCGCCTCGAAACATTAGCCTTGATCTTGCGACGACAGGGCGCCGCCATACGTGGAACCATCAACGTAGAACGACCACACGTCTTTGGCGTTAGCGCCTGTGGTGCGTGCGGGCAGTTGCTTGAAGGCCCATTCGATGGTATTGCCAAAAGCCATGGCCCGGCCATCGGTAGCGTCGTTGATAGTGATCAAGGAGAAGTTGAAGATTTCGCCTGTTGGCGAAGATGGTGCGTTGATGAACGTGATGGTGGTGTTCGATGCGATCGTCACTTTGAAGACAGTTGCTTCGTCACCAGTGTTCAAGTCAATCACAGTCGAAGTCGTGTTGGCCAGAATCTGGCGCACCTTCTCGCGCGAGTTACCAAACACCGGCATGCCCGAAGCGCGCATGTAGTTTACGCACTGGACCACACCGTTAGGGCGACCGACTAGCACAGCCCAGTCGCCTGGATTGGTAATGACACTGGCATTGGTAGGCAGAACCAGATTTGCGCCATGCACCAAAGTCAAACGACCTGCAAAGCGCACAAAGCGCATCATGCCGTCAGCCAACGTGATACTGGTGATTTGCGTAACGCCAGTTACTTCCACGACGTTGCTATTAACAGCAGATAGGTTCAGCGAGGCCGCACTAACGATCTGCGCTCCAGGCGCGAAGTTCAGCGCACCGGTTAACGAGTCACCGGCTTTGTTCACAGGCACCATCGGCAGTTTCGCCAGAATGGTCTCGGCGGTTTCATCACCGGTGTTCGAACCAGACAACGCACCACCGCCTAACTTAGCACGAATGGTTGTGCCAGTTTCGTCGCCGGTATTGCTACCTGTAACCCTGGTCGCGCCCAACTTGTTCAGAATGGTGGCTTGGGTTTCGTCACCCGTATTCGTACCGGAGTTCAAACCGCTCAAGTCGGACAGGAGTGCAACGATGCCGTCTTTGTCTGGCATGGTCCAGCTACGGGCGACTGTTGCTGAGCTGCGGATAGCCGAAGCTGCGCCGCCATCGCCGTTCTTTAACACCACACCGTAGTTTTGCAAGGTTGGGTAACCGTTGGCTGCGTTGCGAGCACTCGGATTCTCGGGCGCGTAACCCAGAGCGCTAGCGACCATGGCGCCATTGATGCCGGAGATGTAGCCTGCTGGGTTGGTAGCGTTGTATGGCACGTAACCAATGTTCGTCTCCAGAGCGCCCCAGTTCAGATTGCTTTGACCTGGGTTGTCCACCAGAGCGCGAATGCTATCGCCGTTGGTTAACATCACGCCGCCGATGGCACCGGCCGTCGAGATGTAGAACAGGTTGCCTTTCTTGATCGCCCCGTTTGTGCCAGTACCACCCACAGTTGGGTAAGCGCCAGTCGAGGCATCCCAGTTGCCACAGTCCGACACCACACCAGCGATACGCGCATCCACGAAGGTCTTCACAGCCAGCGTCGTTGGGTAACGCACGTTGTCCGTCACGCTAAAGTCAACCGCTTTGTTAACCGTGTTCTCTTTGGCGTTCAGTGCCGTTTGCTGCGCTGCGCTAACGACTTTGTTGGCGTCGCTCGTGTTGTCCACTGCATTCAAACCCAGCAGTGCTTTGACACTGGCAGCGTTAAGCAGTTGCGCAGTACCCGTCCCACCATCGCTACGACCCACCAGAACGCCGGTAGGGACCGTTTGGAACTTGTTCAAGGTTACGGCGCCTGCTGCGATGGTCGTGGCTACACCGGCCGTACCGCCGCCTGTGACGTCACCCGTTAAGGTGATGGTCTGGTCACCCGTGTTGCTACCGGTAACTTGGGTCGCGCCGAGTTTGGACAGCAACGTGTCTTTGGTTTCATCGCCTGTGTTGGTACCACTGGTCAAGCCAGTCAGATCCGACATCAAAGCCACCACGCCGTCTTTATCAGGCATCGTCCATTGACGCACACCCGTGGCGTTGTTGATCAGCTTGGATACAAACGTACCGTCGGCGTTCTTCAGGTTTACCGCAAAACCAGTCATACCCACAACGCCGCTGCTCGCGTCTTTGTCCGCCGTCTTTAAAGGCGTATAACCCAGAGCCCCCGTGACCATCGCACCAGTAATGGCGGAGATGTACTTGGCCGGGTTTGTGGCGTTGTAGGGAACATACCCGAGATTCGATTCAAGGACCGCCCAGTTTGCAGCCACTTGTTCTGGACTATCAACCAGAGCGCGGAACGAGTCGCCGATATTGACAGCCACACCACCCAAGGTGCCTGCCACATTCACGTACCAGAAGTTACCTTTACGAATCGCACCAGAGGTGCCTGAGCCGCCCGTGGCGGGGAATGCGTTGCTCGACGCGTCCCAGTTGCCACAGTCCTTGATAACGCCCGCTACGAGCGCGTCAGCGTACGTCTTGACCGCTTGCACCGTTGGGTAGAGCGTGTGATTGACGGTAGCGAAGGTTGTGGCTTTGTTGACCAGGGTTTCACGTTCTGCGAGCTTGGCGTTGTAGTCATTGATCGCGGTGTTGATCTGGGCTTGCAGTTTCGCAATCGCACCAACCACCGTGTCGCTAGCAACTACCACACCGGCGGGCGTCACCGCGTAGGTGCTCAGCACCGATTGGATGGCGCGCAGTTGGGTGAAGTATTTGTTGTTGCCTTCTGGGACCGAGTCACTATCCGTGATCAAGGTCGTGAGTAACTGGTAGGCCGCACCATTCCAGAAGTACATCGTGGCGTTGGACTTGACGATGTAGATGCGTTTGTCCACACCCACGTTCGGCAGGCCCGAGACAGTCGTGTACGTGGTGACGGAATCGAAGTCACCAGTGTTGGTGCCGGTTACTTTCGTTGCGCCAAGCTTGGTTAAGATCGTGGTCTGCGTTTCGTCACCAGTGTTGGTGCCGCTATTGGTGCCGGTCAAGTCGCTCTTGAGTGCGAGCTCACCACTCTTGTCAGGCAGCGTCCACGAACGTTCCACCGTGTTCTGATGGCTGATGTAGCCCACGGGTTGGTTGGCAGTGCCGATGAGCTTTAAGCGGCTAGCCGTGTAGCTCGGGTAACCGTTGGGCACATCGCGATCGGACTTGTTTTCTTTAAGCTTGATCTGCGTGATGAGTTCTTCGATTGCGCGTTGCATGGCAGTCGAGAGCGGCTTGGATGCATCGGGTGTATTGTCGACACGATCCAGCCCCAAGTGCAAACGACCCCAGCCTTGTTGGTTGGCGTTGTAGTCACGATCGCCTTCCAACACCAGCACACGCGTTAAGTCCGGCAACACCGCGTCGATACGCAGTCGACCGAGCTTGGCTTGCTTAGCCAGGGACGGTACGGGACCGCTAGCTGTTTGAATATCCGTACCATCGTCGCCATTGACGTAGGTGCCAGACATTACCATGCTGGTCTTAAATTTGTCAATCAGGTCGTCAAATTCCGACATGTTCATTCCTTCCTGTGTTTTATAAGAGTGCTTATCCGAACAAATGCGAAGCTTCTTTGTTCAAGAAGGTAAACAGATCGGGGGCAGCTGCGGGGATGCCGGTTAAGATATTCACACGGGTGTTACCTAACCAGACCATCGATTCGTCTTGGGCACTTAACGTAAAGGCCAGTGGCACGCCCGTCTCGGTTGGCGGTACATCAACGTTGGTGATGTCTTCCGTGGTAATCTGAGCGTTCTTGTTAACGTTAATAGCGGCCAGTAGTTCAGCCAACGAGAACGGTTTTTCCCGAGCGATGTACAACGCACCCAGTGCGGTCAAGCTCACGCGGGTGTAGAAAAGGTCGACTTGTCCTGTGTAGCCCGTGTTGTTGCCCCGAGCTCGCATGGTCAAGCGTGTGTTGTGATCGTTGGCATTTTCAACCAACAAACCGCTTAGCGCAACGCGCTCTGTGGTGAGCGGATAGGTTGGACGGTTCTTCTCCGTCACCATCTGCAAAATACGATCGGTGCTGGACATAATGACTTCCTTGTAAAATGCAACAAAAAAAAGTAGCATCCCTACCCCCACTCGCCCGTGTAGGTAAGTAGAGATAGGGATGCTACTTTGTAGCCAACAGGGGAACTACACGGGGTCGGTCGCTGGGAAGAAGAAACCATTTAAGATTTCAGTGCCTTCCAGTTCTTGGCTCATTTCTGGCAAGATGAAACCCGACAACAGATTCTGGGTAATCACATCACCAATCACCAAGCGATTGCCATTGCCCGACAACACCAACCAATTACGGTAAATGTAGGACGCTGGTTTGGCGCGCAGCGTAAAGTGGTAACTGACGTCAGCACCTTGGCCGAAGTTCGGTAAGATGTCGTCGTAGTAATCTTCCGGCTGCAGGTTAAGCAAATACGCGTTGTTGATCATGGGGATCAAATCGCGGATAGTCCTGGCAGTGCCCAGATCGAACCCAGTGCTGCGCAGGCCCGGAATGGTCGCCATGTCAATGCGGTCGTACGTAACGTCACGTGAGCCGCTGTAGACGCTGCTAGGGGTTGCTGTGATACGCAGGCTCGTATTGCGAGCGCTGTTTAACAAAGCAGAAGGGGGGCCGAACGTGATGTCCGATGTGGTTAGAGCGCAGCCATTGGTGTCGTTGATCAGATCAACCAGGATTTCCAACGGCGCTTTAGTGAGGTCAGTCGCCATCGCGGCTCCTTAAAAAGCTGGGTAAACTAAGACAGCGCAAAGCTGTAAGGCATAAGATAAATAAATAACTACCAAAGAAGCGCAGGGAATACAACAATTCCCCGCCTCCTCTCTAGGTTGCTGCCATTTTGCTCATTGGTTTGACGAACACGCTTAACGTTAAGTTGTTCACGAACCGTTCAGACGTCACGCCAACATCACGCAGACTCGCGTACAGATGCGCGCCTAACAGCACGCCGTACAACTCTTTGATCTCCGCCCCGTCCAGATACATCACCCGCACAGGCATCCCAGGATACAAGAGCGTGTGGTCGGCATTTTCCCACACCAGATTAATACCGCTACCTTGACGCGCTGCCAGCGCCGAATACTCCACGTAGGGATTGGCATTGATGCTGCGCGCAGCCGTCGGTGTGTAGTTAATGCCATTCGGGCGTTTGTCCGTGATGATCTCGGTATTGCTACGGCCCCGCGCTGCTTGGGCTTTGTTGTTAGCCACCGTAGCGAAACTATCGAGCAAGGATGTCGCGTCAGCAAAGCGCACACCGTTACCGGCATTGAGCTGCATGGTGTTACTCACATCTCGGAAGTTCGAGTCGCCAGTAGCCAACACCACCAAGTTGTCACCATCCTTACGGTAGGTACGCTCAACACCCGGCAAGCGACGTGGAGGCAGGTTAATGATGGTTAAGGTTGTGCCACCTTCATTGAACCGGGTATTGTCAAACGCTGGGAACACATGCCAGTAATCGTCTTGCAGATAGTAACCCAACCCCGAGTTGTACAAACCGCCACAGTGGTAGTGCACGTGGTGCGGCACATTCACCATCTCCAGGTTGTGCGGCAGAATCACCGCACTACGCTTTTGCTGGTTCGAGGCAGGCACCATCCGCACGCCTTTGATCTTGCGACTGGTATCAACGTCTGCCAGTTGCGAAGCTTGCGTCAAGACAGACTTGACCACATCTTCACCCGTCATGTTGCGGCGGATACCGCCGACGGGGATGACGCGGATTTGCTCCAACACTTTATTCAAGAGTTGGAACTTCACCGTTAAAATCTCGATGCGGTTTAAGTCTTCTTCAGAGGTGGTGTTACCCACACCGTTTTCGATGATCGGATTACCCGTGTCGATCATGATGGCCGTATAGCGCTCGACTTCCACAGCATCGTTTAACTGCGCTGCGTCACTGGTCTCGCCAATGTTGACCCGCTTTAACTCGATCTCTACGTTGGCCAGATGTGGATACAACCGTTTCGCGTAAGTGCCTAGAGGCACCCGCACGTCTACCAAAATGAAGTCGGTGTAGTTGTTCAAGTAATCGCGGTCAATATCGACCGACACGATCTTAAACGGGATGATCGTATCGCCACCAGCAAAGATCCGCACACTCCATGTCTGGTGTACGGGTTTACTACCACCACTTAAGACGCCTTGTACTTCACGCCAGAGCGAACTTTTTTCAATATCCATACGTCCTCACTACGTCCACCGTGCACCCAGGTTCTTTCGTTCTTCGAACATTTGGGCCAAGCTTACGCGTTTGGGTAAACGCGGATCTTCCACGATTGGATCTAATGGCACTAGGCCGGTTTCAGGAATGGGTGCTGGCAAGTCTTCTGCCGTACCGTAGTTACGACCCACTACAGAGTTACTCGGCACCATGTTAACTGTCGCTTGACTGACTTCGCCGCGGTGGATCAAGTCCGCCAGACTAGCAAAGCGGTCACGGGCTTTTGCACGCCGTGCGTAACCCGCGTGTTGCAGGTTGTCGCGCAGACCGTAACGTGCATGGGTAAACACCGCTTCAGCAAACCGGTCCAGTCGAATGAGTTCATCCATCATCTCAGGACTGTTGGCCGAGTTCTCCGACTCTACGGTTAAGTTACGCATCGCCGAGAGGTGGTTGCTGATCAAGGTGTAGATCTCGGAACACTCATCACGCTTGACGAGTTTCACGTTGTAGCCACCAGAGAAGTGCGCTTCCATCTGCGAGATCGGCCACATCACCACGTGCTCGGCTTTGTCCATCTCCCGGTCGAAGTCTTCGTTGCCGGTAGTGGGTGTACCGAACAGTTTGATGTCTTCGGCAGTACGCACTTGCCGCGGATTGATCCGCACGTGAAACAGCTTGTTAAACAAGTACCAGCCAGTACTACGCTGGTGAACAGGAATCCACGCCATTACAGCCTCCCGATTGCACTACGCACAATGGCCATCAAGAATGGCATTTGGTAGAACTGTTCGAGTGGTGCCCACGAGGTGTAGCTCACGCACAGTTCTTGCAGTAGTTTCATGTTGTACGCTTTGTCATCCAGGTAGGCGTTAAACGCCAGTTCGAGCGCAGACTGTCCTGGGTTGGTTTGGTTGTAGAACGCGGGCGAGAAGACATACGTGTCTTTGTGCGATGGCAAAATCGCTTGCGCGCTAAACGACGGCAAACCATTGAGTTCTGTGATCTGGATCAGATCAGTCAGGCTGATCAAGCGTGTCGGTGAGAGCTGGATGCTTTCCACAGCCAGCGGTTTACTCAGATCACGGTGATGGTAGTCTTCCGACTTGACCGCATCGACCGGATACACCACGTACTGCACACCCGAATACCGTGCACTGTTTAGCACTGGATTAGGCGAGAAGTGCTTGGTAGCGACCAGAGCCACACGACGCGTGCAACCGATCAGGTCCTTACGGCGTTTGTTACGCAGCGCTGTCCAGACTGTGGGCGAATCGTAGTTGTCGTCTTCGTAGATGTTCAGCTGGCGAATACGGCGGATGTTCTCGTGCGGCTCATCCCGGAACATGCGCAGCACGGCGTCAGTTAAGAACGGATCGTAAATCTCCACGTTCTGCGCTGGCAGCAGCATCGTCCCACGTTTGTTGCTGAAGAATCGGCCGAAGTAGTAGTCCGACATTTCAGCGTAGTAACCGCGCAGCTTTTGCGTGATGGCAAAGTCAGTGCTATGGATCAGACCTTTCTGACCAGCTTCCAGACTCGCGCGATCGAACTGCAACTCTTCCACAGTCTTGATGGTCAAGTCAGCGATACGCGCATCTTGCTCGCTATAGTCCACGAGCTTGTAGTCGATCACGTACGCGCCGTCTTTGTAGATCGAACGCTTTTCACTGCTGGTGATTTCAAACACCGCTTCACGGCCGTCACCTACGTCAGCGATAAAGCAGTCGCCTTCGTTGGGGATCAGGCCACACGGAATCAGGTTGGCTTGACCGGTGACCGAGAAGTTCTTGGTCTGTTGGTCTTGCGTGGTGTTAAGCGCTGTGGTGACTTTGAGCTCTAACGCGATGATGCGCTTGTAGCCTTGGAACACCGCCGAGCGATCCACGTTCTGGCTGGACAACGCATTGTCTTTGCCCAGCACTTGGCTGTAGTAATTCACCGTCCACGCCATCCCCTCGATGTGTGTCAGTAAAGCGCGGGCTGGCTCGTAGCGAGTATCGACCGTAATGCCTTTGTATTCAGGCGCTGCGATCTGAACAGGGGATGGGGTCTTGGATGGTAACGCGCCAGGGGCGTCGTCTTCGATAACAGGCATGCGTATTCTTTCTTAAAGGTGGCTATTGACGATCCGTCTCGACGAACACCGTCTGGACAGTATACATCATGCCAGTAGGCCCCATGAACACTGGGGTTTCCATTGGTTGCATGTTTTGGATGGCGATTAACAAACTGGTCTTGGAGACGAAGTTATCGTCGATTAAGACAGGCAAGAACCCACGTTGCTTGAGTGTTGGGTCAATGGCCAGCAACATGAGAATGGCGGCGCGGCCATGGTCTTGTAAGCGCTGTAAGGCGCCGCCACGCAAGGATTGCCAATCGGTAAACAGACTGATGCGCAAGTGATGCTGCACACGCCAGTTAATCGACAGCTTACCTACCACATTCAAATCAGCGTCGATCGTAAACGGCACGGGATCATGGTCGATTAAAAACTCGTTCTTGTACAGACCGATATTGATCGCACTCATGGCGGGCTTGGCCAGGTACTCACGCTCAGCGCGGATGTACGCCAAAATATCAGGATGGAATTGCCGGTTCTTGACAGTGCCGATATTCATGAACAGTCGCGGATTCATCTGGTCGAGCGTAAACAGCAAGGTTAACAGCCGCCGGGTATTGCGGGCCGTCATGGCTGGCCAGAACTCATCGTAGGATGGCACTGAAAAACCAAAGTCTTGTACTTGTTTGTCGCTCCAGAGCGCCCCCTCAAACGAACGGAACAAGCGTGAGTTCATGGACGCTACTGTTTCCAGGTCGTTATGGTCTTCGAGTTTCACATCCCGGAACTTCTTGTCAAGCATTTGGTTATGCACAACGATCGGGTACATCATGTAAACTTCAGACGGGCGAGCGTAGCGGAAGATGTAATTAAACGACACGGTGTACGTACCGCCATCACCATCGCGCGTGGCCTTCTCAGGCGCTTCGCCCCAATCGAACCAACCTTGGATGCGGGTTTGCGTTTCAGGCACAGCCCACATCTTGGCCGTACCGTTTAAGTTCGTCAGCATCGTCATCTTGGGCGTACGGTGTTTGGCGAAGTACGTGTCAAAGTCTTCGTCAAAGCCCGCAACGTTCTCCCGCAGGCGGTGCAGTTCTTTGAGGATAAAGATGCATTCTTCCGGAATGCCGAACGCGTAACTGACATTGTGCAGATACAGTTCAGACTTTTGCGTGATGCGTGACTTGATGTAGTCGCGCCATTGAATGGCTTCGTTCTCGTTTTTGGTGCGGTACTTGAAACTGATGTTGGCATCCATTTGCTTGTAGATCGGCTTGACCGTGATCGACAGCGGCGCGTCTTGGAACACCAGCAGATTCTCAGGGCGCTCGACGGCGTCGTTGACCACGAGATCGCTGTAATAGTTCTCAGAGATTTCAATGGTGATCTTGTCATTGGCCGCAAAGGTGTTGGGATCGTCTTTCTCGGATTCACCGATGGCAGAGTTAAGCTGTTTGCTACGTTCCATGTCGCCAAAGTAGACGATGTTGGTTTTCTTGGAGATACCGGTCAAGACCATGAGTTGACGTACAACGTCCAACATCACAGGACGGGTAACACTCTCAGTGGTTTCTGGAACGGGTAACTTAATCATTGGCATAATTTGCTTCCTAAAGTAAAGCTCATACCATCCACCTTTTTATAGGCGTCATAAAAAAAACCCCACCATCCAACAGGACAGTAGGGTTTTTTCGAGGAGGACTCGCTTACGAAGCGATACCGCCACCAGCAACTGCAGACGCAGCAGCACCGGCCTTGTAGTCGCCGAGCGACTTCTCGACCAGCACGAGCGACGTACGGCAGCTTTGGTAGATCTTCTTCGTCACTGGCATGGTCAGCTCCGTCATCCAGCGCGTGAGCGTGGTGTTGAAGTTGGCCAGCGATTTCATGACGTCCATCGTGTACTGACGCTCGGTCGCGCTCATGGCGTCGGTGCCGCCAGCTGTGACGTTGATCTTGCCGACTTCAGCCGAAGCATGGTCGCCACCGCTGATCAGGTCTTGACGGACCTTTTCCAGGGACTTGCTGTCAGCCGACGATTCGAAACCGACGATCAGCTTGACCAGGCTCTCGACTTGCTTGAGCGTGGATTCCATTTGCGGGAAGTCCATGGTGGTGAACTGGTTCTTGGTGTTAACCAGTGCAGCACTGCCGTGACGCGCTTGCAGACGCATGCCCGAGCTACGCAGCGCCGAGACGATCTGTGCGTGCGACAAGTCCTTGGTCTTGTTCTTGTCGAGCTTGGATGGGATGACGTCGAAGCAGCCCATGTAACCGGTTGGCGGATTGCCAGGCCAGTTGGTGAAGTTGTTGCGTTGCACGGTTTGGGCAACGTTCTTCAGGTGTTCAGCTGGGTTCTTGACATCGAACTTCTTCAGTTCGCCAGCGACGAACTCACCCATCGACTTGCAGTCTTTGAGGTAGTTGCCGTAAGCGTACTTGGCCAGACCTTCCAGCTGGGACAGACCCTTGGCCAGTTCGGATTGGTTGCGCACCATGTAGCCTGGATACGACACCGAGTTGGCGCCCATCAGCGGTACGACGAACCCGGCGGTTGGCGCGAGGTTGCCTTTCTTCTTGGCTTCGACGGCGCTACGCAGTTCCTTGACGCGAGCCAGCAGGCGCGGCGCAGCGTGGAAGATGCGGTTGAAGAACTCCTTGATGGTGTTCCAGATTTCCAGGCAGAACTGGCGAATGCGGGCCCAGATTTCGGCGGCGCGTTTGCGGATGTCTTCGACGAACGATTCGAGCGAGATCTTGCCTTCGGTCACGTCAGCGGCCGACGGGATCACGTCGTCAGGATCGCCATCCGTACCAGCCACAGCCATTTCCGACACGGTGTCGGTCAGCATGGCTTGTTGCGGGGTGATTTCTTCGACGGTGTCGAGTGTGTCTGCAACGTTCAGCATGACGTCGGTGACGTCTTCCACGCGGGTGGTTTCAGCCACGTCGGCGTCAGCTTGCGCTTGCAGTTGATCCGCTTCTTGCAGATCGACGATTTCTTCTTCCAGCGATGGCACGTAGCGATTGACCAGGACTTGGTCGATCGTCATGTTCTCGATGGCGAGGGTGACGTCGATGCCTTCGTTCGCTGGCTTAGCAGCGACTTTGACAGCAACGTCTTTGTTCAGTTGATAGCGACGCATCACAGTACCTTTACGTGAATTTGTTCGGATGATGGAAAAAAAGAAGTAATCCCCTTCACCCTCCATGCTGCCGAGAGTGAAGGGGATACTACTTAGCCGTTAATTAAGCGGCTGCCTTGGCAGGCTCAGCTGCTGGCTTTTCTTCCTTCTTGGCGGCGCCGTACTGCTTCAGCGATTGCTCGCCGTATTGCAGGACGTAACCACCAGCGTTCAGTGCGAAGCCGGCCAGTGGAGGCGCGGCGCTGACCACGGCGTTCATGGCGCCTTTGGCGATGGCGCGCTCATCCGAACCAGCCATCAGGGCCTTGCCGGCGCCTTTGACTGCGTTGACTGCGCCTTCGCCGGTCGAAGCACGTGCGGTTTCTTTGGCTTTCTGCTCGGCCAGGGCGATGACTTTCTTCGCAGCAGCTTCGGCTTCTTTCTGTGCCGACTTGTACGACAGCAGATGGTCAGCAGCTTGGCCGATGGTCTTGGCGACAGCGATGACGTCTTCTTTCGACAGGGTCGGCAGTTGCGACTTGTCAGCGACTTTCTTCGACGCATCGAAGGTGCCGAGCTTGTAGCCGACGCGGCCCAGGGCTTCTGGCTTGGCGCCAGCGGTTGGGACGAAGGCGATCACGGCCTTGTTACCTGGCAGTTCTTCACCGCGCATCAGTTCCAGACCTTCGCCAGCAGCACCCATGCCGACCGAAGCAGCGTCAGCCACTTTGGTGAAGCCGCTGTTGGCGGCGCCGTGGATGGTTTGGGTCAGTTGGGTCAGCATGCCCAGGTCGCCCGATTCGATCATCGAGGTGGCTTGGCCGGCGAACTGGATCGAGGCTTTGGTGATGGCGCTCAGCATGACGGTTTCGGCGACGATGGCAGCAGCAGCTTTCTTCGCGTCGACGGTGCCGCCGATGTGCAGGTTTTCGGCCAGCTTCTGGTTTTCGAACGTGGCTTGCTTGTCGTCAGCTTTGATGTCGCTAGCGGCCTTGGCCAGCTTCTCGGCGCGAGCCTTGAGCTTGGTGGCGCCGTCGAACAGGCGGTTCCAGACAGCGACGACAGCAGCGACAGCGGCGCGGAACATTTCCACGATCTTGCCCCACAGTTCTTTCGCTTTGTCAGCGATCGATTCAGCAGCCAGGCGGGTGGTGCTGACGCGGTCAGCGGTGCCGCCGAACGATTCGACCGACAGGAGCTTGTAGTTTTCGTCGAAACCGACGCGGCGGTTCAGGGAAGCTGCGTACAGGTTCCAGACGCGCGCACCGTTGCGATCCAGGCCGCCGTTGGCAGCGATCGATTCCAGGGCGACTGCGGCTTCTTCCATTTCTTCCACGACTTCGACGGCGCTGTCGGTGGTTTCTTCGGTGACTTCGATGTTCACGACATCGCTGTTGATCTCGACCAGTTCGGCTTCGAGGCTGTCCGCGCCGGCTTCGACGGGTTCTGCTGCGACTTCTTCACCTGGGGCGACGGCATTGGCTTCCAGACCTTCGATGGCCAGACGGGTGACGATACCATAGTTACGGCTGTTACGCATTTTGATGCTCCATTGCAATGGGTTTAATTGATTGAATAAATAACTACTTCATTCCGCGCGGAATAGGAAATGACATCTTACCTTGCTACTATACTATCTACAAAGTTAGCGCAAGGTAAGTCATAGGGATAATTAGACTTCGCCAAACAATACGTGTAGAGTTTGGATCATGTCGGCAAATCCGCCATTCTGACCGCACCAGCGCTGCACCACATCGAGCACGCTCATGTTCTTTGGGCGCTTGTCGGTTGTGATGAAGAACCAGTTGAATTGGCCTTCGTCCACATCATCGTGAGTGATGTTGGACATGGAGAGCATCGCGGCCCAGGCATGCAGGTTTAAGCTGCGGTGGCCGGTCTCGATGAATTCCAAGGTGTCTTGCAAGAAGCGCATGTGCAAATCGCCAGTCGACGGACCTTTGATTTGAACGTTCAGCCACTCATAGAAGTCAGGGGTGCCAAACGCCTTGAGGGCAACCGTCAATACTTTCTCACGGTATTCCACAGCATCGAGCACGCTCGGGCCATCATTCAGATGGCGCCACAGACCATCGATTGCGCGGTTGACTTCTTTCGGATTGGGCGTACCGTTCAGCCAGGCCGGGTGGTACGTGTGGGAACGCAGTTGCGCAGCGAAGGGACGCTCCGTAGGTTTGACTTGCTCACCCAGGTTCGCTCCCAGAAAGCCGCGTGGATAGACGCGGTAGCCTTTATAGGCCGGGGCGAAATCAGGCATATTGCTCCTCGACTTTCCGGATCTGGGTGGACAGATCTTCGATACGCTTTTGCGTGTATTCGATCTGGCGTTCGATAGCGGCGTCAGGCTTATTCGCCATGTCACGTTCGAGCTTGAGCTTACGCAGCTGCAGCATCTCTTTGTCGGCCTTGGCACGCTCGTAGCGATAGTGCTGCCAGTCAGCAGCCTGCATACGAATGTGGTAGATCGGATTCATGGCCAGCGGCACGAAGCCGTGGCGGAACGGATCGAGGCGGGCAGTACCCATCGTCGATTGGATGGCGCGGTCGCCCGACGGCGTGATGGTGATGTCCGGGATTTCCTCGAAGTTTTCTTTGATCTTCGTGGTTGGCTTGGACAACGTATCCATCACGGTGCAGAAGTCCATGAAGCGATCATGCAGGAAACGCACTTCCGCAGGCACGATCGACGCGTTGATTTCATCAACCACCGTAATGCCGCCGTTTTCGTCACGATGCACACCGTTGTCGTCGAACAACGAAGCCGACTCGACCACGTAAACGTAGTTCAGGTACTTGGTGGCGAAGTCCACGGCAAAGCTGACCGACTCGATCATTTGCAGGACAGCCGCTTTGTAGTACGTCACGCCCGAACCTTCGATGTCTTCGTTGTAGTCCTTCTCCACCAGCGTTTCCAGCAGGTCGAGCGTCGACAGTACATCCTTGAACGACTTTTCGACCGCGACGATGGTATTGGCGCCAGAAGCGCCCTTGACATTGCGGCGATAGATTTCCCAATCCTTTTGCAGGCTTTCGTTACTGAACTTGCGTCCGCCGAAAACGCGCATGCCTTCTTGGTAAGCCGGCATCGTGACCGTGGTCATGATCAGCTTGGTGGTGCGGATATCTTCCAGCACGGTCTGCTTGGCGAAGTTCGGCAGCAGCGACTTGAAAAAGTCAATGATTTTCATGGTAAATGATGTCCAGTTAAATTACAGGGCCGGAGCGTGACCGCCCATGAACGCTTTCAAGATCTCGCCGATGTCCGGGCCATTGCCCTTCGACGATGCCTTCAGGTCCTTGATGCGGATGGTCGTTGGCGTGGCGATGTTGCGGTGGTAGAACGTCACGGTGTTGTAGTCGACTTCATCGACGATCGCCATGATCATCAGGGCGGTCTTCTTCATCATGCGTTGACGTACGTCGAACTTCGACAGTTTACCTTCCAGTTGCAGTTCCAGACTTTCAGCGCTGTCTTTGGTCAGGACCACCATGGCCGAGGACGACGCGATGGTTGGTTGGCCGGTGATGACCGACGTGATGGTATTGCCCAGGTCGGCGCGCGAGAGGTTACCCAGCGTGCCGGACTTGTCTTTCATCAGGTCGTTACGGCGCTTGTCGATCAGGTCGTTGCAGAACACGAGGTCTTTCCAGAACGCGAGCTTGCCCGACTTCATACCGTGCCAACGTTCTTTGAACGACGTGTCGTCGCTACCCGTGGCTAAAATATGAACAAGATCGGGAGTCGGCAGGACCGAAGCGATCAGGCGAATGTTGATTTGCACTGGCACGTTGCTCTGACCATCGCTGATGACGATCTCGTATGCTTTACCGACCGACAGGTTGGCCAGTTCAGTCATGGTGCGACCGATGTCTTTGCTGATCGATTGCGGGTTACCGCTACCAGCGCGACCGTAGCTCTTGTCAGCCATGGTGTCGATCATGCTGCCGGCGCCTGAGGCTGGGGCTGGGGCTTGTTGTGCACCCATGCCACCCATGCCGCCTGCGGCTGGACCGGAGCCAGTACGACCCTGCGTCTTTTTGTTCTGACCACTGCCCGAGCCGCCAGAACCCACACCCAGACCGGTGCCGAACGATTCGACAGCTACTTGCAGACGGGTGTTGTTACCGAATGGCAGGCCGTGTTCGTACGATTCGGAAGCCACGAGCCACGACGAAATACCAGCGTTGACTGGACTACGGTTTGGATTCAATGCATCCAGGCGTTCCAGCACACGCACATTGCCGATGGTGTTCATCAGCGACGCAGCTTGCAGGTAGTAGCCCGAGAAGATCGACAGCAACGATTGTTGCACTTCACCGATGCAGTCCAGGTGCATGGCATTTTGTTCGATCAGAACGATTGGCTCGACACGACCGACTTTGGTGAAGTCCACCAGCGAATCGCTAGCAGCTCCATTGCGCAGTAAATTACCTGCTTGGTTGAGGACAGTAAGTCCACCACCCACGATATCGCTATACATTACTTTTTCCTTTTTTCCGTACAAGGGTTTCTAAATGGCCGATGATAATTCTAACGTTTATCGGAACGTTGACTATAGCGCCACGCCGACTAAATCTTCCGAGGTTGACGACGTTTTTCGGATCTCGCCAGCCGGACTACACACCACGGCGATCGGTGATAATTTCAGTGGAATTAACCACAGGCAAGCGCCGAGTCTCATACCAATTAATAAGGATCAATTTGGTTTGACCTTTTTCACCCGTCCACGGATGAACTTGTCAGACCAGAATTTGCGCATCATGCGTAAGCTCGCGCCGATGCTATCGACGCGCGAAGATTCGCTGCAACGCATTATCCGATGCTGGTTAGATCCAGTTGGTAACAAGAAGGGTGATTTCACCAGTCCGTACGTCGATCCTTGCATGCCGTTCATTCCGCTGCTGTCAAACCTGTTAATCAGTTTGCCAGGTTGGCCAGACGAAGCGATGCAATACTCGACTTCGCAAGCTGGTATCCGGCAAGAGCAGTTCGCGCTTTACGACGGCACCAACGAGATTAACCGGATCGTGGACTTAACCGCGAACTTCCGCAACGTCTCGGGTGACCCGCTCACAGCGCTGTTCTCTTACTGGGAGACTTACGGTCGGGGCGTGTACTTCAACGACATCATGCCGTACTTCGACGCCATCCTCGAAAACGAGGTGGATTACGACACTCGCATCTATCGTTTGGTCTTAGACGAAAAGAAGCAGTTTGTTCTGCGCATTGGCGCCACCGGTTGGGGTTTTCCTGTATCTAATCCAACTGGTGCTGTGTTTAACCACGAGACGGATGTGGGTGAAGGTCAAGTCAACACTGGTCTGCAGCAAGTGAGTGTGCACTTTGTCAATACCGGCGCCTTGTATCATGACGACATTTTGATGTGGGAGTTTAACCAGTGTAGTGAACAGTGGTTCAACCCCGCCATGGCAGACGGCACACGTGAGACGATCTTCCAGAAAATCCCCATCGCCGAGTTACCCATCTTTAACTACCGCGGTTATCCGCGCATTAACTTAGAGACGTACGAACTCGAATGGTGGGTGCGCAAAGACGAATACCGGCAGCTCACTTCGGTAATTCAAAAATTCAAGAACCCGCAAGGATAAACCATGACTTTGGCTTCCCAAAAGCTGATTGATGATATCAGTAGTTTTCGCTTTAACCCAAGCGCTTTGCAGCGTGTGGTGGTGCAAGCGTTAACCGAGATCAACAACGGCGAACAACAAGTGTTTGATGCAACCTCGCCATTTGTGCAAGCGTTGTCATCGTCAGCCTACGAGACGGCTGCGTTCATGCAGCAGCACGCAGCTGAAAGTCGTCGGCGTTATCCTTCGCTGTCGCAGACGCAAGAAGACTTGTATCTGCACATGTCCGATAAGGACTACATCAACCGCTTCTCGATTCCAGCCACAGCGCTCTTTAGCCTGCGCTTTAACAAGAGCGAGTTGCTACACGCCATGCGCATCGAACCGGAGACTGGCTACAAGAAGTTGGTCATTCCTCGCAACACGTATTTCACTGCCGATGTCTATACATTCAGCTTGCAATACCCAATCGAGATCCGGCAACTGGCGCACGGTGGTTTGCAAATCACCTACGACAACGACGTCGTCTCACCTCTCCAGGCCCTGGAGAGTAACACCATCGACTACGAAATCTTAGAAGATGGTCTGTACGAAGAATACGTCAAGTTCGATGTGCCTACCACGCAGTTCAGTATCCGGTCCATGCACACGCCGTTGAGCCGGGCCAAAGATCTCATCATGACCATGGAGATCGCTGACCAGTTCTACTACGCACGGGTCTACCACAAGAACACCCGCACAGGCGCTTGGGAAGAACTCTTGACCACGCATGCCGAAAGCGTGTATGACGTTAAGCGTCCAACCGCGGTGCTGCGTGTGTTAAATGGTTTCTTGGCGGTGAAGATTCCACAGATCTACGTCACGACCGGTCAGCTCTATTCCACCATCCGGGTGGACCTGTATCAGACCAAAGGCCAAGTCAACTTGCCATTGGTTGACTACCGGGGTGATGCGGTGAGCGTGACGTGGAAAACGTTTGACTCCAACGAAGAAGGCAATCCCTTCTCGGCGGCGCTACCGAACATGAACGTGGCTGTGTATTCGAACGACACCGTGATTGGCGGTAAGAACGAAATGGACATGGCGACGCTGCGCACCAACGTGATTAACAACGCCACTGGCACCATCCGTGAACCGATCACGCCAGCGCAGTTGGAGACCCAAATCCGCAATGCTGGTTACGATGTTGTCAAGAACGTGGACAACGTGACGAACCGGGTGTATCTGGCCACGCGGGAGATGCCCTCGCCTGAGCTCGTTAAAGCCACCAACGCGACGTCCGCGGTCAACAAGCTACTCACGGCGGCTGCGGCCTCGATCGAGACGCTGACGATCTCTACAGAGGCCCTAGCGGGATTGTCGACTGTGGTGGACAACGGCGCAAGCTTAACCATCACACCAGAGACGGTTTACCAGATCGTTGACGGCGTTACCCGGCCTGTCAAAGAAGCAGAAATCAAACGTCTGCTGGCTCTGCCGCCAGACAAGCGGGCGCTGGAAGTGACCGTGGGTAATTTCCTGACCACACCGTTCCACTACGTTGTTGACACCACCAACAACGCGTTCGAGATTCGTCCTTACTACTTGAATGATCCGGAAGCAGAATCAAAAGTGTTCGTGAAACAAAACGACACCACGATGATGTTGGTTGGTACTGCCACGTACGCGCTGCTGCGTACTGCCGGCGGTTACACGCTGCGGGTGGTGTCGCGTTCGGATGAGACGTACAAGGCAATTCCAGATAACCAAGTGTTTGCGCAACTGGCTTACATCCCATTTGGCGAGCGTGACCGCGCTTACCTGAACGGTGTGTTAGTTGGTAAGACAGAGACGGATGAACGGGTGTTTGACTTTAACCTGGGCACCACGTTTAACGTTGACGCCAACAACATGCTGGACTTGACCAAGTTCACCATGTACAACTCGGAAGCGCGGATCACCAAGTCGCCACTGCTTAATTCGTTCGATCTGGTGTATTCCACATCGGCGATTTTGTCGGGTCGTTGGATCGCCAATCAAGTGGACGACTACGTCGGTCACCATTTGCTGCCTAACCAAGTGGCGGGTATTAACCACGAGCGCATCAAGCTGAAGTTTGGTGAAGCGCTTGACATGCTCTGGACTCGCGCTCGCTCAGTGGTATCGTCGATTGTGTATGAAGCTTGGGAAGAAGACCAACCAGCTTTCTATACTGAAGAAGTCTACCAGTATAACGCCGATGGCACGAAGCTCAAGATCGTGGATGGCGCTCTGGTCTACACGACATTGCATCACAAGGGTGATCCGATTCTGGGTAGCGATGGCAAACCTACGTATCGGTATCGCAAAGGTGACTTCAAGCGCGACAGTAGCGGCCAACTCATCCAAGCCAACCCACGCGGCATGTTGCGTCAAATCGATCTAATGTTGATCGAGGGTGTGTATTGGTTCGCTACTGATACCACCACAGCGACCTACCGTACGGCACTGACCAATGCGCTGGTTAAGTGGATTGCCAATGATCTGGAAACCTTCAAGGGTGCGCTCTTGGACAAGACCCGGATCTACTTCTATCCGAAGACCACGAACGGCATGATCAGCGTGTTCATTCTGGATGAAGCGCGAACCAACATCCCAGCTGGTCAAGCGTTTAACGTGACGCTCGGCGTCTCCAAGCAAGTCTACGACAACCCGAACTTGAAAGGGCGTCTGGAAGAAACCACGGTGTCGGTGCTCTCTGAAGCACTTAAACACAAGACCGTGTCGACTTCCGAAATCGTGGACAACCTGCGTCAAGCGTATGGCTCCGACGTGGTGTCTATCCAGATCACGGGCTTGGGTGGTGCTGAGAACTACTCGGTGGTCACTGTGGCTGACGATACGGATCGCTTGTCTATCCGTAAGCGTTTGGTGGCACTGGCTGACGGTACGTTAGCGGCGGAGGAAGATGTGACGATCTCGTTCCGCAAAGTAATTACGTCGTAATGACGGCATAGACTCCCGCTACCCGGTGTGGGTGGCGGGAGCTATGATGTTACATTGCGTTTTGGGTGAGTGCAGCTTGCATCAGCTCAGCACGCACTTTGAGCGACACGTAGGTGTGCTCGGACATCTGGATGGTCTCGCGGCATTGCTGCGCAGCCTTCCATGCGACTTCGCCGACCTTGGCAGCCAACGTGCCAGCATACGACGTAGCGATGCTGGCGTTCACACACCAGCGCAGCATTTCCGTGTAACCAGCGTTGAGTGCTTGCGAGGCGACTGCGAAATCACCGACCAGCTTGTGCACGGCGCTGATGTGGTCCACGTTAGGGCTCGACTGCAACGCCGAACTCAGACCTTTGAGTACAGCAGCCACTTGAGTAGCCACTTCCACGAACGCTTTGCCACGCGACATGATGTCGTCGACCCGCGCTTGTTGCGCAGCGTTGCCCACAGCCTTGACCAGCGTTAAGGTGTTGAGTGTGGATGGGTCTGGATCAACGACCTTGTCAGCGGCCGAACGGAACACATCGGCGATGTTCACCAGCGTGGTGCTCTTGCCACCGCCGCCGAAGTACACCGTGGGTGCTTTAGGCGTGTCGCTGCTGATCTTGGTGTCGGTTTGCTTGAGTTGGTCAGTGATGCCAACAAACAGATCCAGCCACTCCTTCAGATACGACTCCATGATTTCCAGCATCGCTGGAGCATCGTTGTGGGCAGTGTAGTACGCATCCATCTCACCAAACCCGTGCGCCACTTTGACAGGGATACCCAAGACAGCAGGCACCATGGTGTTCTGCGTTGGGTCAACCACGCAACCACGGAACGTTGCGTCGTCCCATTGGAAGGCGGTTCGGGTCGCCAGCGTAGTAGCGAACTCTTCCAACAGACAGCCTTGGTTCACGACTTGATCAGCGCGGCGTTTGAAGTCGAGGTTTTCCAGCACGAAGCCGTTGCCTGGCGTTGCCACCATCGATTCCAGACGATTGATCTGGCCAGCGATTGAAGAGAGCAGATCGCTTTGCATGCCAGCTTCGATTTCTTCCAGCGCGACGCTGTAACCGGTTGGCGAGACGTGACGGCTGTAGAAGTTCACCGGACGACCTTGGCCGAAGTTGGGCAAAAGCGTCATGGCTTCGGTAGCGATCTTCTGGTTCATGCCGCGCAGGCTCAGCATGTCCTTACGCAGATAGTCCAGGTTGTTGAAAATCGATTCGGTCGCCACTGGCTCGTTGAGCTTGTTCAGTGCGTCCAGGATCACGTTCGGATCGCCCGGCACTTCGTTGGTTAAGACATCGCCAACTGGTTCATCGGGCAGGAATGCGCCGGCGTTCAGACTTTCGTCGGTAGGTGCTGCCAACACGACGTTGTCGCCATTGGCTTTGGCCAGTGCTGCGGTGACGTCAATGAAGGACATTACAGCACTCCTGCCGCAGCGGTCGGGTTCAGGTCACCGTCACGCACTTCTTCCACTTGCAGGATCAGTGCCACACGCGTAGCCACGCCCATAATCTCGGCGCGGTAGGTGTTCATGAACTGGCTCATTTCTTCCGAGACGTCCAAGAGACCGCCCGACCAGATCGACGTGATGTCCAGGCTGGTCGAAGCGCGTACCGACAGCAGGCGATCGATTTGGTATGCGTTGTCCACCAGCATGCGGTTTGGATAGGCTGCGGTGTAACGCATCTTCCAGAACATCTGCGCGTAGTCCAGCGACAGGTTGCTGGCGAAGATCACCGACTCGCCGACTTCCGAGATCTTCTCAGCCACGAAGCCGTGCACTTGTTCGCCGTAGAACGCCGACGGGTTTTCCAGTTGCGACGAAGGCATGTGCGCTTGACTCGATGCAGCCAGAGCAACAGCGATGGCGACGATGCGGCCTTGGACGGCTGGCACTTTGATCAGTTTGCCGATGGCTTCATTCAAGCCGAAGTATTTTGGGTTCATGACGATGGGTCCTTGTAGTTACAGTAAAGTGTTCAGTTCAGCAGCGCGCACGAAGAGTGGGTTGCTGGCCAGTTGTTCGAGCTGCTGTTGCAGCAGTTTGGTTTTGCGGTGACGACGGTACACAGGGATGATGGTCTGGGCAACCATTTCGGTCCACTCGCGTTTGTCGCGAACGCCTTGCATCGCTTTGTCCATCGCTTCCAGATCAGCCAGCGTACGCTTGCGCTCAACGTCCGAGATGGCGCGGTTCTTCAGGCGGTTGATCGTGTCTTGCTTGATCCGGCGGAAACGAATCTCCGGTGTGTCGTAGGTGTTGTCACCAGCGTCACCGAAGCCACCCATTAAGATACCGATGATGTTCAGCGGAATGGTCAGGATGCAGATTGGCGGAATGAACATGATGGCGATCGACATGATCTGGCCAAACACAAACCATGGCGTGCTGCTCGTAGCGTTGGTGCCACCGAACAGCGCGTGAATTTTATTCAGGCCGGTCATCAGGTGAACGCCAGCGCCGAAGCGGGTAGCGAATTGGTCAGCCAGTTGTTCCGACGCGGTCGAGTCGTAGATACTGATGCCCAGTTCCGTACGTGACTGCTCCGCCACTTCCGAGACGATCGCTGTTTCCAGGATAGCGCTGTTGTTCACTTTGGACAGGGCAGCCACGTTCACGTCTTTAAGCTTCAAGTCGTCCACGGTACGCGCGATGATGACTTCACGCTTTTCCACCGAGTAGTTGCCGTCGAGTTCTTTGACCATCGCAGCCAGTGCTTGGTTGGTCGTGACGGTACGGCTGAACGTTTCGCAGTACGTGAAGAAGTGCCCGATCTCGTGCAGGACGATTGATGCCATCTCTTCCGAAGTGACGCGGTACTGCGCTGGAATCGAGTAGCCTTCTGTCGAGCGTGCATTACGCTTGAGCATCATGTCAGGCAGGTAGATGGTAAACGGCAGCTGGGAAAACAGACCCGAGAGCTTACCGTTCATGATGTTCACGCCGGCCTTGATGCCGCCGGAGCCACCGATGAAGCGTTTGGTGAAGTTCAGTTGGGCAGCGAAGAACTCGCGCCACTCGTTACGTACCAGCACACTGTTCTGGTATTCGTCGTAGATACGCACGCACGGCCATTCGTCGCCGAACGAGATCGAGCAGTTCGAGTTGAAGCGGTTGTTGATAATGGCTTCGATCAGCTGTTCGTTGCGGCGTTGTTGTTCTTCGTAGGCAGAGCCGGTCTGGAACATGATGTCGCGAAATGCCAACTCCAGTTCTTTGAACGTCTGCGTATCTTGATAGTGAATTGCCTCGGTAGAGAGCAGGGGCATGCGATGCATGGTTAAGGTATCCTTATTAACCTAGAGGGTAAAAAGTAAAAATAACAGCGAGTGCTATCATCTGGCTCAGCACAATAACCACAACAATAAGCGCCTGTTATCGGGGAAGTCATACTGATAATCACTTAACCTACTTGGAATGCACAGCACATGAAAATCAAGAATATCAAAGAGTACAACCCGGACGACATCTTGGGTTTCGAATGCCGGCATAGCACTTACTGCGCACCGCCAGATCAGGGCATGCCGGATATTCATTTTATCAAACGTGTTGCTCACGTCAAAGAAGGCGATAAGATTGTTCTCGTACCACACACCGTCATCAAGAAAGACTTCAAACGCAAGTTCTGGATTGAGCGGCCAGGTGTGCAGCAACACAAAGAAAAGCGTGAGTTTGCTGAGATGGCAGACTTGACCGAATTCGTGTGCACGGAATCGGAACTGCAAAAGAAAGTACGCAAAGAACTGATCGAGCGTACCGACAAAGCCCGCAAGCGTTATGGGTTACCGTTCCCAGCAGAGCGCGACAACATGCGTAAGCTGGCTCGCTCACCGTATCTGTACGGCACCGACGTGACGTCTACGACGCTGCTCAAGAAGATGTACATGGACATGTTCCCTCAACTGCGCGGCCTAGCTACCATGGCTGCGACAGATACGGAAACGAACATGCACAGTAAAGAAGAAGAAGTCATCATGCAGACGATCTCGATGAAAGAGCGCGTCTTCACGGCGATCAAACGTTCCTTCTTCGATGGTCACATTAACGTCGAACAAAAGCTGCATGAAGCCATGCAGCACTACATCGGCGACGTGATGAAGCAGCGTAACATCACGTGGGAAGTGGTGTTGGTCGATACGGCAGCGGACGTGGTTAAAGCAGTTATCGCCAAGTCCCATGAATGGCAGCCTGACTTCTTGGCCATCTGGAACATCAAGTTCGACATGGTGAAAATGCTCGAAGCCTTGCAAGCTAATGGCGACGATCCAGCGCAAGTGTTCTCCGACCCACGAATGCCCCAAGACTACAAGCATTTCGAATTTAAGATCGGGCCTGCGCAAAAGAAGAAAGCCAACGGCGACACGACACCACTCTCACCATCCCAGCAGTGGCATATCGTTACTACCCCAGCATCGTTCTACTTTATCGATGCGATGTGCGCCTATCGCCAGATTCGTACAGGCCAGCAAGAAGAGTCGAGTTATTCGCTGGACGACATCATGGACAAGTACCTCAAGCGCGGTAAGCTGAACTTTACCGAAGCAGATGGTTACCACGGTCGGGAGAAGCACGCGTTCTTGCAAGAGTTCTACAAATTCGAATATGTCGTCTACAACGTGTTTGACTGTATCGGCATGGAGATGCTCGATGAAGTAACAGGTGACTTGAACCTGAACTTCCCGTTGTACTCTGGTCCGACAGACTACGCGCTGTTCCCATCGCAACCGAAGAAGCTGTGCAATAAGTTCTTCTTTGACTTGTTGCAGCAGGACCGGGTACTAGCCAGTACGTCCGATGAGATGCGTGATGAGAACGATGACAAAACCGTCAACGGCAAAGGTTGGATTACGATGCTGCCGGCGCACTTGGTCATGGACTCGGGGCTGAAGTGTTTGGAAGAAGTGCACCACGTACCGACCAACATCCGCATTGGCGTGGGTGACTTGGACATTGCTGGTACGTACCCGAACGAGGGTATTTGCATGAACATCTCGAAGTACACCACACACCGAGAGCTCATGTACATCGAAGGCATTCCGGATCATATCCGGCGACGCATCGGCTTTAACTTGGCTGGTGGTCATGTCAATGCACTGGAGATTTGCCAAGACTTGTACAAGGCGCCTAGCCTCGATCAAATGTACCAATCGTTCCTCCGTAAAAAAGCGCTGGAGAATACAGCCACGATTGCCGCGTAATGGCGGCATACTACCCCTACCGGCCTCGCAGCTAGTAGGGGTAGTAGTTCCTATGTCGTCGTAACGATTTAGAAGTTGAAGAAGTTCAGCACGCGTTGACGTGCTTCTTCTTTGATGTTCATCGAGCGGAACGCCTTTTCCAGACTGGTCTGGCGAGCGGTCTCGTTGCGCAGCGATGGATCGGCCAAGCCGGTCAGCACCGACAGCAGATAGCGGAAGTGTGCCATGGACTTCGATGGCAGCGTCGCGTACGGCGTGTAGCGGTGCATGTTTTCCATGCTGAACACGGTCGGCAGGTTGTCACGGACGATGCGCATCACGGTGCCGAACGTCGCGTCGAAGTCTTCAGCGCGGGTGTTGATGGCTTGGATCAGGATGTGATACAGGCCCGACTGGACTTGACCACCTTCAACAGCCGGCATACGCACGCGGCTCGACATCTTCTCGACGTACTCGCGCAGCTCTTGCACGGTCAGGCGCGAACCAGCCGAGCACGACAGCGGCAGCTGGTACGGGTCGACCGGGATGGTCAGCGGCTGAACGGTTTGCTTGGCGATGACGACTGGTTCGGCCGGCGCTACGGCCGTAGTGACTTCTGGGGCCGATGCCGCAACCATGCCACGCAGAACGTTCGCATTTTCCGGGATTGGACCGAGTGGGTCGACTTTGGTTTCGACTGCTTCAGCGGGTGTAGTCGTTGCTGTGTCGGCCGATGACGTTTCACCCTGGGCACCTTGCGTGTCTTCCGGTTTATTCGTCGGTTCGAACTTTTCGGGTGGCGTGTTGGTTTTTGGGAACTGGACGGGAGCGGTATCGCCAGTCGGTTGTTCGTAAGCGTTCGCGGTTTCGGTCGTTTGGGCGGCGCGGTTGCGGTTACTGTTTTTGCTCATGGTAGACTCCTAATGGATAATGAAAGGTGCTTCAAAGGATACGAAGCTTGTAATCGTACTTCTTAAGCAACAAGGCTTTACCGTGGTTGGCCTTCATGAACATCAGCATGATGGTAGAACCAAACTCGGAGATTGCCGAGGAAGACCCGGTTGGGTTTTCTTCCAGACGCGGGCCGACGCACGTAGCGCAGTAGTCCGTATGCGAGTGGATGCAATACATAGGAGAACGCATCATGAGTTTCTTGCCCATGTACTTGTCGATGACGTCTTCCGTCAAGCGCACGGTAGGCAGGCCCGGACCAGGCACAATCGCACTGAAGTTCAGATACTTCGAACGCATCTCCGGTACGAGCGTTACCACCCGACCCAGTTTCGTGCCACAGTCGCCGGGCTTGATGTTGATGTTGGACGACGCGCGTTGCAGCCACTTAACCGACTCACCACCCTTCATGGTCTCGGCACCACGGTTAAACGAACCTGCCCGCAGGTTGTTAATCATGGCGGGCATCTTGTCCACGTCCCAACCTTCAGCCAAGGAGTTCGGTACGAGTTCCATGTTCTGGCCATCGCCCAGACCAGCTTCAGCGCCAACCATCAAGAACTTCTTACCACGCGTGACGTCCACTTTACTACCAATCAGGAAGTTTAACGCGTCGTCGCCCTTCAACCATTCTTGATCGAGCTCTTTCAGCTCTTTGGCAATCTGGGCTAGCACCGCAGGATCAAAGCTCTTGTCTTTCGGATCGATATTGTACTTCTTAAAGAGCGCAGCCTTGAACTCTTTCAGACCCGGAGGCGGCAGCAGACACTTCTCCGTACCACCTGTCACCCACAAGTACGCAAAGCCAGTGATGTACGTCATGGCGTTGGTGAACTTGAGGTATTCGGAAACGTAGATTTCCTGGGGCGCATTCGGTAAGCGAGGTGCGGGCATCGGACTACCTGCTTGCACCATGCCGTTCTGTACCGGATCATCCACCAGGCGTGGCAGGATCATGGCTTCGAGTTGTTCAGGCTTCATTTTGCCGAGCATGAACGGGAGCTTGTTACCGAACGGGTAGACTAACACAATGCAGTTGGCCAGAATGTTGCCGTAACTGGTCTCAACGTTTTGCGTCAAGTTCTCCACGTCGCCGGCTTTGAGCTGGACTTTCATCGCCTTGTCAAACGGGGCTTGACCGGGAACGGTTTCGTCGATGGGTAACAGTTCGCTCGGGTTTTCTGGGTTGACGAAGAACGTGCCAGTCGGTGTTTGCACAATCCGGTATGGATACGGATCGGCTTTATAAGCATCGGCATTTTCCTGCGTGACAGCAAACGCTGTGATCACCCAGTTCTTGTGCCGATACATACCGGCGCGCATGGCGCCTAAGAAGAATTCTAAACGATTCATTTGGAGTATCCCATCATGAGTTGGCGCACTTCTACCATCACTTCGCCAATGAGTTTCAGGTCAGGGATGAATTGCTCCAGATTGGCTTTAACGATTTCGCCTGGGTTACCAAAGCCGTCCGAGGAAATCAAGGCAGCTGCAAACAACTCACGCGCAATCATCTTGCCGGGCATCGACAGGATTGGCTGCATGCCGTCGATCAACCGTGCATACAGTTCGAACGTCATCCCTGGCTTAGCGTGGCCACGCATCATGCTTGGGACATGAACGATCGCCGCGCCGATTGCGCTTAAGTAGATGTCGAACTTGCGGTAGGCGTGGATACGTTCACGGGTCATGTGCAGTTCATCATCGTCTTCTTCGTGATGGATGACTTGGTTGACTTCCTTTAAGCGACGGAAGAACGTCTCGGACACATCGCTCACGCTTTGCATGAGTTGTTCGGTCGATAAGGTCGTGACCTGCGAGAGCATGATCGAGAGCTTTTCCACTGGACGGGCTTCTTCGTCGGCCAGATGGAATAACAGGTGTGGGTTCTCGACGTTGTCGATGTCAAGTAAACCGTTGACGATGTCAGCCAGCTCTTTGATACTTAAGTCGTCGCTCACCGTCACGGCATGCATATCCAGAAGGTTGAGCATGAGTTGACGGTAGACATTGATGATCTCGCTCAAAGCGCTACCGGAGTCCAGCTCTTGCTGCACCGACAGTATTTCTTCAATGACGTGTTCGTATTCCAGCTCTGCGCGCTGCGCAACGCGGTCAGCTGCTAGCACGTATTGCTTCTCTTCCACAGTGGTCTGTGTATCGAGGAAATCAGTTAACAAATCTAACATGGTTAAGGTCACCCTAAAGGTGGAAAGAAAAGGGATTACCGTTCGATTACTCGTTGGGTATTGTCAAATGATTGGGACTTTGTTCCACATCCTTTGGGTTTGTGCATTCGTTCTTATGCTAAATCTCAATTTGTAAAAAAATATCTACTGCTTGCCATCGTCTGACAGTTGCCTTACGTAAAGGCTTTTCCAGAGACTTGGCGGGTCTCACGCGCGTTTTTCCAATTGAAGTATTCGGAGTTTACAGAAATGACACAGAAATCCAAAGCACGCCAACAGCGTGATGCAGTCGCCAAGAACGCTCAAGCACAAGGCGTGCAGAGCATGTATGCAGTCCTGAACGACATGTATGCCCAACAGTGCGGCATGTTCTCCCAGTACGCTCGCATGATCGAGCTGGTCTCGCACGACGAAATCGTTCCACACCTGAAAAACCGTACCCGCACCGAAGGTCTGCTGCGCGGCATGTCGGTCGACATCGAAGATCTGCTGGCCAAGACCGCCGCAGTTCATCGCCAGCATGCCCACACGACCGGCTGGCCTGACCCAAAGGACGAAGATGTCCACTATACCCTGATGCAACTGCAACAAAGTTACATCATGTATTTGAACGTGCACCAGCAAAACATCATGCCGGTCATGTTCGAACTGGACGAAAATCTGCAATACGCTCTGCGTGCCAAGGAACAAGCCCAGGTCAATCAAATCGCGTCGGCCACCGCCAGCAACGCTGTCATTCAACAAGCGCAAGCTTCGGCAGCCGCTCAAACGCAGCCACCGGTCCCATCGGCCAGTTCGTACGAAACCCCAGCAATCTAATCAGGCGCCGTCATGCAAATTAACGATCCTGATAAAGCACCGGTCGCTGTGTCGACCGAAGCGCAACTCGAAGAAATCGATCTGTCGTCGCCCGTGTCAGCACCGGCTGGCATTCCCGCTGAAGATGCGCCTGAAGGCGATGCAGAAAGCAGCTTTAGCTGGCCTGCGCCAGAACCACTGAACAACGCCACGATCACCACGCCGTACTACCGCGTGCTGGGCGACCAGTGGGATGATCTGGCGACCACCATCGCTTTGCCGCCCGACACCGTGGCACGTACGCTGAACTACGGCGAGACGAACCCGCACGCAGCCAGCATGGTCGACAGCGCACAGGGTGAAAACTGGGCAGAATCGGTATCGCTCGGCATTAACCACGGTTCGTTCCACGACAACGCCCTGCCGGCAGCCAAGCGTGAAGGCGCCAACTGGCAACAGCAAATTTCGCCTGTGGATGGCGGTCGTGCGATGTCGTTGGCAACACCCAAGTTCGGCGGGGATGAAGGTCCTCTGTTGACCGGCGAGCGCGCTATGCTGCGCGTGAGTGCTCTGCTGGGTCGTGGCTCGATCGTCCAGATCCCACTCTGGCATTCGGGCTTCTGGATCACGGTCAAGTCGCCGGGTGAAATCGAACTGCTCGACGCCCTGCAACACATCAGCGACAACAAGATCAACTTCGGTCGTTCGACCAACGGCCTGACGTTCGCCAACCACGTGGTGGTAACCAACAGCGCGATCGTTGATCTGGCCATGCGCAGCATGTTCGAAACCACGGTCGCCGGTTTTAACACTACCGACAAGATCCGCGGCGCGATCAACGCCATGGACATCCCAGCAATTGCCTGGGGTTTGGCTGCGGCTGTGTATCCGAAAGGTTTCCAGTTCGAACGTGCGCTGCTCGACGCGCGTGGCGTAGCAACCACCGTGGTGCGGGAACTGCTGAACGTGGGCACGTGCCTGTACACCGATCGCAACTGCCTGAACGACTGGCAAGTCAGTCACATGGCGCAGCGCGTTACCGGTTCGATGAACCCAGCATCGCTGCCGATCTACCGCGATCACTTCGTCGTCGGCAAGCGTCGAACGATCATGCTCAGCGACGAAGTCGGCATTACGCTGCGTACGCCAAGCGTTGACGAATACCTCAACTCGGGTCAGCGCTGGGTGGATGAACTGGTGCAGTCTGTCACGAACGCGTTCGCGCAAGACCTGACGGAAAAGCAACGCAATGACATGATCTACGATCGTGCCAAAGCCACGTCGATGCGTCAGTATGTTCACTGGATCGAAAGCATCGACATGCCGAAGTTGGGCAAGCAGATCGTCGACCGGCCCACGCTGGAGATGACGATCTCGAACATGTCGAGCGACGACGTGGTGCGCGACAAGTACTACAAGGCAGTGCAGCAATACATCAACGACTCGATGGTCTCGATCGTTGCAGTGCCGCAGGTGCACGTCGATGAAAGCGACAAAGTCCTGCCACGGTTCGAGAACATCATCCCTATCGACCCGGTGTCTGTTTTTTTCAGCCTCCTTTACCAAAAGATCCAACAAATCCGTCAGCGTCCATAGACGTCATCAGTCACGTGTGTCACCCGAACTTCGGGGCCGAGTTCCAAACGGATCTGACACTCGTGATCGATGTGTTCTTAAGTGCTATCCAGCCAGAGCTGGCGCACCGCGGGCGGTTAAGTGCAGTGCAGGTAACCCAGTTACTTCACAAAGCCTATCTGGTTCGTTATGGTCTGGCCACCAAAGATGAGTTGACGTTAAACCCAGCTTCCTTGGTTAAGCTGCGTCCTGCCGAAGATGCTTACGTCGGGACGCTCTTAGAAGACCATTTCGAACACTTCCTTGATTTAGAGATTTTCCAGTATATGCAATGGGATGCTTACATCAGCAAACCACGTCATGAACTGGAGATGATCCGGCGCATTGCAGAAAAGCGTCGACGGAAGAAAAATACCCAAGAGGCACATACTGCGAGTGAGCTTGAGAAGATGCAAGCAGCTATGCGTGTGAACTAAGGGGGTGACATGGGTATTCGCTATATTGAACGGGGCGACATCTTTAAGGATACTGCCCAAGTGCTGGTCTGTCCTACCAACGCCGGCGGCGTGATGGGAAATGGTCTAGCGTATGCGTTTCGTATGCGAGTGCCTAGATTCTTCGATCGGTTTCGTGTGCACTGTAAGAAGCATGCGCCTGAGAAGATGTTTCCGTTCTTATTTAGAGCTGATGGCTTTGTGGTGTATTGCTTGCACACCAAAGTGCGGTGGTGGAATGATTCTTCTGTGGACATTGTTCGCGATGGATTACTGAAACTACTGGACTGGTGCGTGCGCAATGACATTGAAAGTGTGGCACTGCCTGCACTAGGTTGTGGTAAAGGAGGGCTTGACTTTGATCGTGAGGTAAAACCTTTGATCGAAGAACTCCTCAAAGATACGAGCATGACTGTGACGGTGTATTGTCCCGATTATCGCTCGTAAAGTACCAAAAAAAAATAGACATCATAAAGAACCTCTCTACCCCGAAGGGTAGAGAGGGACTTATGCCGTTTAAATTAACGTACCGAAATACCGCGGCTCGTAATGCAAAGCACGCGTGCGTAACAACTCTTTCTTGCGCTCGTGGTAATCCAGGTGCTTTAAGATATCGTCGCAGCAGAAATACACGAAGTGCATGCGACGTCCCAACGTCGGATCTTTCCGGTTCAAGTCACGTAAGCGACCAAAGCCTTGAATATTCGACGGTGATGCGTTCACAGCTGGCGTCATGATCACGGTGGTGAGCATGGCGATATCTTTACCCGTACCCGCCGACTTCAATGTCGAAACACTGATGTCAGCTTCTAACAGATTCGTTAGTGGATCGTCTTCCACAAAACGCTCGACACGAAGATGCGCAAACTCTTTCTGGATGAACTCAGTAAAGCGTGTACACATGTCGATCGTGCCGAAGTACACCAAGCACCGATCGCCCTGTCGATAATCAAACTCGTACGTATAGCGCATGCTTTCACGCACCATACGGAAGTACGCTAGCGTCTTCTCTTTCGACTTGAGTATACTCTTTTCAAACTCCACATGCGAGTAGCCCATACTGCCTTGGCATTTAATCTCGCGTGGTGCCCGCATGCTGTAATGCAGGGAGTACGCGTGCACGTACTTGTTAAAGCCGCCTTTGTCAAACCGATCAGCCGTCGGATAGGCCAACTTCATCATGCTGTTTAAGAACGGTTCATCGTTAAACAACGTCGCCGATAGAACCACCGAATTTTTGACGTGGGTATAAAGATCCTGTTTGAAAACAAAGTGGAAGTTTTCGTGACCTTCATCGATCACGCGTAGACCTGCCTTGACTTTCTCGTAGAAGACTTGCGGCGGGAATGGATAACCTTCCATCGCCTCAAGTTGACCTTCGTGCTCCTCGTAGTCCTTGATGTAACCTGCGAACGTGGTCGCACTAATGATAATAGCGTCGTAAGGAATGTTCCCTTCGTCGGCCATGAACATCAATGCTTTAAGCGACTTACTGCCTTGAATCACAGCGATGCGTTTTTTCTTGATGATGCAGTTCTCTTCAAACGCTTTTAACCACTGACCGATGTAACGCGCTTCCAGCATGATCACCATCCGCTCACCCTGCTTGGCGGCGGCAATCATGGTGGTCAAGGTCTTGCCCCCGCCAGCTTGCATGATGACAGCTTTGTTGTTCGGGCGGGATGTTTGCAAGATGTAGTTAATCGCCTCGTCTTGATCCGGGGTAGGAATAAAGTGAGAACGAATCTCCAGTTCCATCGGGTCAGGTACGTACGGCGGGATTTCGTTCCATTCGATCAGTCCCTCACCTTCCAGCTGGTGACGGTACAACAACTTCTTGAACTCCTCCAGATGGTTGATGTGGTAACGATGTTCACTACGCGACACGGTTGCTCCCGCGTAGATCTTGTCCATGACGATAATCTTAGGGCGGCCATAGCCCGCGAATTCTTTCTTGTACACAATGAGTGGACGAGAGAATTCACGGCAGACCGCCCTAACGCGCGCATGTATGTTGGTAACCACGAAATGGTGACTACCAACAGTTATGGTTGCAAAGCTCATTCTAGTTGTGTTTGTCCATATACGTGAGTTGGCGTGTAGATGCCGTCAAACAGATGGTTCAAACGATTGGTGTGGATGAAGCTGCTCGGATCGATCAGCGCTTCGTACTGCTTCTCGAAGGCCATCAACACCGACAAACTCCGTCCCTTCATCGTCATGGACAACACCGACGGTTGCGATGTGGTCCACGGTTTTGGCAGACTGTAGTCGTTGTCCTCTGCCGAGATGATCATGGTGGCGTACAAGATAACTTCCAAGCACGACAAGTTCACGTTCAGCTTCATGTTCACGAAGTTAAACAAGTCCAAGACCATTTTATCGGCAGTGTCGATACGCGATCGTTTGCGCATCTCTTCCACACGCGACTCCAGTCGGCGCGCCACTTGATCCACGTGGTCGGAGTTGTTGAAGTGTTTGGCCGGCATCACCAGGATAGGATCATCCCAGTTCCAGTTCACCATGTCGATTTCGTAGCGGTCTTCATTGCGTTGACCCGCACGAACCTGACCTTCCGACAACGACACAGTCCGGTAGCCATGTTCACGGATGTAGTTCAGCATCTCGTACGACAAACTAGCTTCCCGGCTACCAGCCGTACCCACTTCGACACCCACAATGCCGCCACCACCAACAACCTTGTTCTTGCTGCCAGGGGTAGGCACCATCGGGGTATCCAACCCTTCGGCGATCTTGATGTTGAGCATGGTCAGTTCGCTGTAGTGCTCTTCCGGATGCTCTTCGATGTCTTCGACGCTCTTGATGTCGTGCAGGCTTTCAACCTGACTACGCAGCAAGATGATGCTCACGTCTTTGTCTTCGATGGCTTTGGACAGCACATACGACGAATTGTTCAGCCCGCCTGCGATATAGTTCGTCCAGCGTGGATCGATCTCGATCCGCTCCAACGCGCTAGAACGCTCCAAATGCTTCGCGGACAACAGAGCCTGTGTTGCTTGCTCTGCCATCGTTGTTGCGCACCACTGCCCGATGTTCGCTTCAGGTGGCACGTTAAACGCCAATTCACCGAAACATGTTGAGCACACGCCGACAGGATCGGGATGCGCACAATACAACGTCGAGCGTACCCGCACGGTTTGACCGAGCAGATGGAACGAGTCAGGCCGGATCGGCTCTAATGCGCCGGTCCTCTCATTAAGATAGTACTTACCGTTAAGTAAAATCAGATCGCTTGGCCGAACTTCATCACCTTGCTCATCGATCTTACGGTCACGCACCTTCCATTCCAGATACTTGGTCGAACCGCAATCGCAGTCCTGGTGGATGTTGCACACGTTTTGCGAGACAAACTGCAACTTGCGCGAGAAGTACTCGGACATGCGCAGCGATTCCGCCGCGTAGTACGAAGCGCGTGCTGCCGAGCGTGTTTCAATGGCCGACTCAGCAATCCGGTTAATCCCCTCGACATACCCGGTCAAGATGGTGTGGCCGAAGATGCGTGAGTTCATGTCGGTAGGCCGCCCACGTGGTCCGATGTTCTGGTGCACCTGGGTTTGCTTGAGCAGCTTGGAGCGATACTCGCGCACGAGTGGGTTGTGCATCAAACGCTTGGATTTCTTAAAGACCCGGTCGATGATGGCGTAGACTTCGTGGATCTGGATTTCCCCACGTTGCACTGCCAAGTTCGCTGCGTAGATCTCTTCATCGTCCATTGCTTCATGGAAGTGCAGAATGTCCAGCGTACCCACGTAACGATCGGCGAACTTGATGAAGTGACAGTAATGCCGGTTCATTGCTTCGGCCATGTCGCGCCAGAGTGTTACGCGGTTGATCTTCTCTGGCGTGCGAAAGTACGCTTCCCAGCTCGACATCATGCAGTTGCCGAACAGTTCCAGATCAGCGCCGATTGACAAGCGACCAGCGATGCCGGTCTTCTTGTCCCACTTCAAAATACCGCGGATGTGGTGCTCAGCCAAGAGCGGGGTGTTGGGATACTTACGGTGGAAGTCCCACGCGTAGCTGCTGTAGCAAGTCTCTACGTGGTTGGTTTCAATCTCCTCCTTATCATCCATCACGAGAATAAACGGGCCTGTGATCCAGTTCCAAAGATCTTCTGGATCAAAGCGCAGAAAATAACGAGCATCGTAACGTTTTAATACTGTAGGCATCTTTTCTTTCCTAGAACTACCGCCCTAGGTGACAGGGCGTGTTTTCTTTAGTTACGCAGCTTTAAGAACGCTTTCATGGATGTTGTGCATCGCGTGGTGCGCTGGATGGGTTGGGCGATAGTTATCCCACGCCATTTCCATACCCGAGCATGCCCACACGTGATTCACCGTCTGCAAGGAACGGGAACCATCCAAGCGAATGACATTACGATCCACAGCACGCGCGATGCGGGTTGGGTGCGTCGACTCGAAGATACTCCAGCACATCGCTTTGTGTGACTCGATGCTGTTGTTGCGATCGAGGATCTCGGCAGCTGTCAACGTACCCGAGTACGAAATCACGATGCGAATTTCCGATTCACCATACGCTTTGGTCGGCTGGTTACGGATACGCTCGGAGTACTTGTCGGCGTTGCTCAGGGTTGCAAGCACGCCAGCATGTTGACGACGGGTCGATGATACAGCAGAACCTGTGTCGGCGATCTTTTCCAGCATGATGATCGACAACGGTGCGATACGCACAGGCTCTTCCGTCCAGACATGGTTGCCCGAAGCACCGCGGTAGTACACAGGACCGAACGTCGATGGATACAGCCGCTCGATGTCCGACACCATGTTCTTGAGCATCAGTGGATGGTCCGAACGCATGTACAGAACAGTATGCCCTTTCGACATGATGTACGACAGGTGCTGCAGCGGACTGGCGCCGAAGTCACAGTTACGGAAGATCGCGGCTTGTTTAGGCACGGTGACTTCGTAAAAGCCCAGCAGATATTCCCACGCTTTGGACAACAGCTCTGGCTGCTCGGCTTGGATGCGCATCAGGTCCTGACGGATCTGTGCTGGACGGCGCATGTCCTGAATGCCCAAAGCACGCACGATCTTGCGGTACACATCACGGGCGCTGCCGTTGATGATGTGCTCGTACAGACGACCAGGAATCATGCGGTTGTTCACAGCCGCTTGGTCAAAGATCATTTCTGCACGATTGCCGTCTGCATCAACCGGCATGTCTTCATCTTCCCAGATGGACACGACCACGCCCTTACCGCCAAACAGATCGGTGAACTTGTTGCCCATGTTCGGCACGATCCGGTGCCGGATGGTGAACTCCATGCGGTAGTCGTCGATCCGGGTTTTCTTGTGGACCTTAACGACCGTGTTGTTGTCCTGGTTAGGATTGACCACCGAGATGGCTTCGATGATCAGGTTGTGCAGTTGCGGCTGCAGGATTGGATCACGTCCGAGATCCTTGACGATGTCAGTCCACCAGCGATAGATCTTGCCGAGGAACTCACGACGGCCTTCGTCGTACTTCAGTGGCTGCGTCTCCATGGCAGCTGGAGTGCCGACGAGGCCGGTGTTGCGATCGTGGTGCACTTTGATGTCGATGACTTCACCGTCCGCCATGACCTTCTTGTCGAACATGTAGTCGATCCGGCGCAGGGCGTTCACACTCAGTTCTGCAATCGCCAGGTCAGGCCGCCACGTACGCAGCGCCATCAAGCAACCATCTTTGCCGATCTTCTCACCGATGTCCGGACAGATCTTGTAGTCCGTTGGATCGTTTGGATCGCCGTACAGATTGAGGGGCACCATGTGTTGACCAAATTCCACCACATGGCGTTCGAACGTTTCAAAGCCAAACTTCTTCAGGGCGCCGCGGGCGATGACGATACCATCCTCAGCCACATCGCGCAGGCCCATCATGGCCACGTTGATCGTCACGGTGAACGCGTAGTCATGGTCGCCGCTGGTGTCTTCTGGATCATTCAACACACCTGGCGAATCACGGAACACCGTGTCCTTTTCGATCGTATGACCAATACGAAGCTGCGTGATACCGGGCTTGTCGACATAACTAAAGCCCAGGTACGGATGGTAAGCGCTGTAGTCTGACAGGCTCACCAAGCCGTACTCGTAATCCACGCTATCGTCAAACGAGCGGAAGATGGCGACCGACTGCGGTGGGCTGGTCTTAAATGCATTCTCACCGATTTTACGTTCATAGCGGTGGAAGTAACCAACGATCTGGCCTTTGGCCGGCATGCGCTGGGAGAACGTGGTGTCGGATAACAGGGTGTCCATGCCTGTCTGAATAATCCGTTCGGTCATACCGCACACCACCACGATCTGACCCAAGTTGTTACCGTACATCTGTTTACGTGACGCCGAAATCGCGGCGTTGGCCATGTTAATGGCCATGACACTTTCACCCTGCGGGAAGTGCTCGTTCGGTACGACGAGCGAAGGTTTGATAACCCGGTAGTTAAGCGGTGGATCAAAACTCACAGCTGGTGAATGGTTGTAACTCATACCGATCCTTTTTGTAAATAAAACAAACTATCTTCTTGTTACTTATCGGAGCGTTCTGCTCTGTTTTAGTGATATAGTCTTACAATTTTCTAATGCTTGTTAAGGTGATAAAATGGCGCTGAATAATCTGATGGTTGATCCTGGACCAGATATTTTCTATGATCCTGAGTTTCGCAACGTGCTGGAAGATCACATGACGTTTCTGCGAGAAACCAATTCGCAGATCGTTCTGATTGATCCATCCGACGCGTATCGTTGGCGTGGAGACTTCTTCAGTTTCCTGGACACCCAAACCGTCAAGCGACAATACCACTGGTTGGTCATGCGTATCAACCAGTTTACATCCCCCAACCAGTTCCATGAAGATGTGTTGGCCATGACTGTGCCCGACTTTGCCCTGGTTGAACAAATCCTACAGTCGCACAATAGCTGGCCGCGCATCAGCTAATAGGATCGTGTGATCTTTTTTAACAGAAGAGCTAAAAAAATTAACGCATAAAGGAAAGACCAACCCGATCCCACTACGGGTCGGGTTGGCTTTATGCCGTTAATAACGACGTTGTTGTTGCTGGGGTTGGTACTGCTGCTGGCCTGGGTACATCGTCGCCGCAGGTGGTGGATAGTACGGCTGTTGCGGTTGTACGTAACCAGGGTGCTGTTGCTGTGGTGCGTGACGACCGCCACCCAGACCACGCATCATTTCACCCACATCCATACCGCCACCACTGTTACCGCTACGAACTGGTACAGGTGGTGCGTAGGTACTACCGTAGATGGTCTGCGTTGGCTGTACGTGTGGCGTTGGTGTTGGCAATGCCCATGGCGGTGGTGCTGCTGGGGCATTGTACGGCGAATGCACGGTTGCAGCCACTGCTGCATTCTGACGCAGATCGGTCGGCGCTGGTTCGACCAAGGCGCCCACGCTTTGGGTTGGAACCGAACGGATCTGCGGCCACAGCACATCCAGGTTTTCGAAGGCTGCTTCCCAGTCCGTTGGGATCATCATCCCCGAAATGGCGCGATCGATCTCTGGCTTGACGCCAGTGAACAGTTCCATGATTGCGTTCAGGTGCGTGATCATCGGCAGGAAGCCGCGCATCATGGCATCCAGGCTTGGCGAAATGCGCGAGTTGCTACCGATATCGTAGCGATGACGCACATCCAGTTCTGGCAACATGTACTTGAGCAGACCGATGAACACATCGCGATCTTTCACCCGGATAGCGGCGCCGAAGATCTTGCCGTCGCCCTTGGTCGGTTTCTTGGCCTTGGGCGCTGCCTTGTACGCTTCGTCTTCTGCAATGACATCTTTGATGGCATCGAAGATAGGGAAGTTGAAACGGGCCACGCGGTTGAAGCTGACCTTCTCGCCGTTGACATCGAGGACAGCTGCCGGCTGCAGATACACCGAGACGAAGACTTGCTGGATCTGATTGGCTTTGGATGCCATATCGGCGAGCTTGTCGAAGTTCTTCACGGAGTCCACGTCGGCGTCAGCGACCATGCCCAGGTACGCTTGCTGTTCTGGCGAAAGCGTTTTGGTAATGGCAGGACTGGCTGCGATATCGAGCAGGATGGCACCCAGGCCGCCGAGTACCAGGTTCAGACGGTTGATCAGCCAATGGCGATAACGCGACATCAGGTCACTGTCTTTGCCACCGCCGTCGCGCAGCAAGTGGAAGATTTCGTATTCGTCGACCTTCTTATCGCGCAAACGCTCAACGAGCGGCAGCACCACGATTTTCTGGTCTTTGGCTGTGACGGGAATGTATTCATTCTCATCGATTTCCATCCGTACGAAGCCTTCTTCGGTCACTTCCATACTGGTCGTGGCGAGAAGCTGCTTGTAGGTATCGAACATGTCGATTTTATTCATGCTGCTTTCCTTTTTTGTGATGTAGCCCTACCTGTCGATAGGGCTACTGTTTTTAATAGCGGGCGCCGGTAGGCAACGGCTGGCGCGCTACTTCAGTGATGAGGGGGCGAAGTGGCGGCAGGACTTGCGATTGCAGATCGCGGAAAGCAGTCGCGATTGCGTCCAGCGTATTGGCCTGCGTCGTCAGGATTGGCGAACTGCCGGCCGACATGAATGCCGGAAACGCGTATGGATACAACGGACTGCCATCGACCGACAGGTTCATGATGATTTCGCCATACAGGTCCACGCTCACATCGATCTGATACGGGATCTGTCCATCGAACGACATCGGCTGCACAAACTGCTGGAAGAACAATCCTTCCAACGCCCGCTGCTGAGGCACGATGTTCACACCCCGGATGAACGGCAAGGCATTGGCTGCCGTGCAGATCTTTTCGCGATGGATGTTGGATGCAACGAGGTCGATCTTGCGAACGCCCAAGTCCATCATCATCGGTGGCAACATGTTGGCAAGTTGCGCCGCCCATTGCGTAGCTGCATCACGACCCTGCCATTCAGACGTGTAACCACCGGCAGCCATGTTGTGGCCGCGCTGACCCGCCAACTTGGAATAGTCACGCATGTCGATAAAGCAGATGCCGTCTTTGTCAGCATTCGGATCGACCATCAACAGATCACGGAACGTGAACGTGGCCGACACGATGCCGTCGGTAAAGCTTGAGATCGCTTTGAGGAACGGATCGTTTGCTGCCGACTGATCGCGCAGCTCACGCGTAGCGTTGGTCAGTGGATCGAGGAGACCCGACTGATTGCGGTGCACGGCCATGTCACGACCGTTGGTCAGGCCCGAGATGGTGCGGGCCATGTAGTCGTTCGGATTGGTGTGGTGGATATCCGAGAACGTCGGCGTGCCGTTTTGCACGTAACGCGTGTCGGTAGTGCTCACACCGCTGCGATTGATCTGCGGATCTTGCATGCGCGTCAGCGCAGTAGCCACTTCATACGGACGCAGACGGATGATCTGCGCCTGATCCACGCCGGTGAAGTTCGGGTCCAGCAGGACTTGGTTGACCGACACCATTTCCGACGTGACTTCCAGACCGTAACCGGTGTGGCGTTCCATGCGGCGCACTTCCATGATGGAATTCACCGTCATTTCCATGGTGTGATCCACTTCATAGTCGCTCTGGTTGTAGCCAGCGCGGTCACCCTTTTTGAGTAGGCCCAGGTGATCGGTGTAGCCGTTGATGAGATAACGGTTCGGTTCGACGGCGCCATGGCGATGCACTGCGAGCGTCATGATGAAACGGGCCGTCTGGTGCGCCAGACTGTGCCTCATGCGGTGACGTGCTGGTGCTTCACCGACAGCGGCTGGTTGGATGAACGAAGCCGACACGGAGGCCAGACTCATCGGGTCGATGGCGTAGGCCAGATCCGGCGAGATGCTGCCGGCGTCGCGTTTGATTTTGTGGTCATGGTAAGCATGGGCCACAGCTTCGTACACTTGGTTGACGTTGCCTTGATTGACTTCGGCAGTCCACGGGCGCCGCCATTGTTCCTGGTAGGTGCCGGTCGGAATGAAGAACAGTTGTTCGATGGTGACTTTCGCCGCATTGTGGTGTGGGAAGGTCGGGCGACGGTCCTCGCTGTAGTCAGCGTACTTTTCGTTGAATGAATCGTAAGGGTTATGTGGTTGTTGGTTATATGGATCATTCATTTTTTACAAGCTCCTGGTGGCGATGCTGATTGCGAGTTCAGCAAAACGATTACGAAAGTTTGGTTTCACTGCATAACGGCGATTGCCGTCGTGGTCTGGCAACATCTTGATCCATGGTGTTGGGATGTTGAGTAACCACTGATAATTACTCAGGTTAAAAGTAATGTTGTCGATCAAAGCTCCCGCTACGTTGGGCAGCTTGATCGTCCTCGGGTTATCATTCCGAAGTTTTCCTGATGGACGCTGAGCAAACGGCCAGTGCTGCGCCAATGCTTTCACGTTGTCATCGGTGAGTGCGGCAGGTGGTGCGCTACCGCCAATCGAATTACCTTGACTGTCTTTCACTGGGGTGGCCGTCATCAAAGCTGCCACATCGTAAAAGCCTTTGTAGCACAACAACGCTACAGCCACAGCCATCATGTTCAAGTCTTCGATGAGATTCATTTCATCGATGGCCCGAGGTGGGAAGATGGCATCCCACTTTTCCCGTTGGGTTGGGTCCAGCTCCCACAAGCCGTCACGCTGTCGGCATTCAACGCCGAGCACGTTTTGCAGCATCGTGAACTGGAACTGCTGCGGTGGATTCTTGCGCAGTGGCTCAACCGTCTTCAACGCCATTTCCATCCAGTAGCCTTCCATCATTTCTGGATGCAGACGGGCGATGAACATCTCTGGTGTGCGGGCACATGCTTCAGATAGCGTCAAGTCGCCAGCCGAGAATGGTTCGCGGATCTTGATCAGTTCCGAAACCGATGCCCGGTTCTCTTGATCGTTACCTGACATGCCGCTGTCAGGGATCTTTGGCTTGACCCGTTCGTTGTACTGACGGTCAGCGCCTTCGAGGTGCTGCTCGATAAACGAGTAGACCCGACCAACCAACGAGAAGTTAGGATCACGACCCGAGATGTTGACCCACGCCAAACGACGCACCAACAGAATCGCCATGGTTTGGATCGGCGCATCTTCCTTGGCAACGCTACCTTCCATGGCCGAGTTCTTGAACTTGTCCGGGGTCAGGTAGATGTTGATGTAATTCTCCAGGCGTTTATAGCCATCGGTATCCACCAACGCGGTCTTGGTTGCCAAGCGCAGGGCGTAGATTTCCTTGTAGTGGTTGTTCACTGTCGAATCGATGTTGCCCAGGAAGCGACCCCAGATTGGTACCAACATCCGGCAGATCAACACCAACACCACCAAGCCCCAGTAATCCTTTTCCAGATACGTTGCGTCCACCGGCCGTTTGGACAGACCGAAGTTCTCGCCACGCTCTGCTGATTCTTTCAGCGTTTGAAACACGCGGATGTTGGCAGGGAACAGAATCGTCGGCGTATGATGCACCCAACGCGCCACTTCATCTGGCGGAACGATCGTAAAGATGCGTTTGAGTAGCCCAGGGATCTTGCGACGCAAGTCCTGAATGTCATGATGCCCATGCGGCTGCAAGATGCCGTGAATGTGCGTATAGACTTCAAACAACTCGTTTTGCTGCTGCACCGAGCGCTCTTTGAGGAAGTCGTTGAGTTGCTCGAACGGATCAGCAGGTGCTACTTCTTCAGCTGCTGGGTCTTTGTTACGGTTCGCGTTTTTGTTACCGCGCTCCAAGATCTTCACATCCCACGCCAGTTCCTGGCCAGCATGGTCAATAACAACGTTCGATACTTTGTCGGAAACCGATAACACTTTCCTAAATCTCACGTCTTCTCCTTTTTGTTGACGTTGTATTACAGATACTACTCATCGTAGTGATATAGTCGTGAAATTATTTTCAATCGGCTTTATCTCGTTACGAAGGCATAGACCACGCAGCCCGTAAGCTGCGTGGACCTATTAGATTACCTCACTTAAGTGAGATAGACGATCAATACGGGATATCGTCGTCCATGTCGTCTTCAGCGACGACCACAGCGCGTTGACCGCCGCCGTTGTTGCTTTGCTGCGGCTTGTTGTAACCACCGCCGCCACCGCCGCCATTGCCCGACTTGTAGCCACCGCCTTGACCGCCGCCAGCAGCTTGTGGCGCCACGTACGGTGGTTGGAACTGGTCTGGGATCTGGTGTTGACGGATCGTCGATGCGGCCACGCGCGAGTGCAGTTCCGCCATGACTTTGTGGTAAGCACGGGCGCCCGAGAGCGACATCTCGCCGTCGGTCCACTTGTTGCCGTCGGAATGCGCGAACACCAGTTCAGGATTGCGCGGGATGAAGCCGAACTCGATGTTCGTGCGGTTGTATTGCACGAGCGAGAGCGACACGGTGCCGTCGGCGTCTTTGTTGATGAACAGCTTGTTGCCGTCGCGCGGCGCATCCATGCGCACGCGTTGTTTGCTTTCTTTGTCCCAGCGGTAGTAGTCCAGGGCCACGGCCGCGACTTTCATCGGACCTTTGGAACGGATCACGTCGCCGAAGACGTTGACGACTTTCTCGTAGTCGACCAGATTCATGCGCATGCGGATGACGTCGCCATCCTTTTGCTTTTCTTTGTCGGCCGGGTCACCCGTACGCACGGTGAAGTTGACCTTGCCGTCCAGGCTCACGTCCATCATGAACATGGCGGACTTGCCTTGGGCTGTGGAAGGTGCCCACAGTGTCAGCGCGAAAAGGTCGAAGGGAGCCTTTGGGCGTTTGTCTTTTTCCTGGTTGTTATATGCCATTTTTTGCTATCCTGAAAAGATATGTTTGCGGAGTACATCCAATAGTACCGTTGGATATTTTTCCACAGTTAGATGAGGACTTTGAAGATCTTTTTCATCTTGAGAAGATGTGCTGGGTTGGGCAGCTCTTTGATGCCCTCGACAATACGCTCCCTCGATGTCGAAGCATGCCATCCACGTTTTGCTGCCACTTCAATGATGGCTTCACGGAGTTTCTTATCCAGAGGATGGAACGTTTCCGTGTCGCCAAATACTTGTAAGAGTTCCTCGGTGAAAGGAATCATTGCCAAGTCGCGCCCTTGATAATACTTGGAGTACCACAAGGGCTTAGGTTTGATACGTCCGGTGTGACTTTCCAGTAACACCAAACCACCAAAGTTCTTCTCTGCCAGCAGATCATAGGCAATGTGCGTAATAATCAACGTCTTAACTGCTTCACCTGGCAAGCGATCGTTGACGACGATAAACCGATCTGAACGTTCAGCCAGCATGACTTTCATCACATCGCCCATGACGCGGGTGAAGTGTCGCATGCGGTCGGTCGTGTCTTTCCGCACATCGGCTTCTGGGTGCTTGCGTTCAACCTCATTTAAGTTGTTGAAGTAATACGTGACGTTGACAGGTGCGCCAGCGTATTCGCCAAGAAAGTCGGGAATGACCCGCATTTCTTCATCCAGGATTTGGGCGATCTCGACAGCGGAGATCGACGCTGCGATCTCTTTGGACATAGCGCCAACAATGTTACGGTACAGCGTGCGCATGTTGATCCAGACGCCCCGGTATTGCTTAATGGGCATAACGTCCGGGCGAGGCAGGTCAGGATGTATCCCGACCGCCGATTCGATTGCGAGCGAAGTCGCTATTGATAAGGGGAAAAATCCCTGGGCTCTTCCATCTGCTGTGTTAGCATAGGTGACTGTGGTTTCTTGCATGATGGGAATAATTCTTCCAAGATTTCCAATGCCGCATCCATGATTTCCCCCGAAGCTCCCTCGCTAGCGATTCGCTCCAAGACTAATCCTGCAAGGTTGTCGGGCATGATGTTAGTCGGAATGTACTTGGTGTCGACTTCGGCGAGTGGCGCTAACGCCTTCTCTTTGTCCCGCACTGGATCTTTCTTCCAGTTCAGCAACGGCGCCATGCGAATCAACACTTCCATACTGGTAAATACAGGATGGTTACTTTCGGCCAAGATCCGTACGTGGGAGTTATCCGGCAAAGCCTGCACCGACGCCTGCACAAAGGCAAACGTCTCTTCGAGCGTCTTGCCAGTGCAATTAAGCGTGACAAACTTCATCGCATTAACGTTCTCGATAAAGCGAATCTCCCAGGTTCCGTCGGGCTGCCACTTAAAGCGCATGTGCCCTTTGGGCGTCTCATGGCCGTGCGCTAAACGATCGAACGAACCTTGCACATAAACCCCATGACCATCCTTCACAAAGCTCTTGTGGTTATGGTCATGTCCCACGCTGATGTTGTGCTTGACCAAACGAAGATACTCGTGTTCGTCATGGGTGATGGACGAATCGACGAAATCGATCTGGAACCGGAACAAGCCGTGCACCATGGCGATATCCACTTGCTCAATGCCGCGCGCACGCATCAGGTCTTTCACCGTTTGCAGCGCAGCAGCAGAGCCGCCTGGTACTTCGTCAGGGATATACAACACATGAATATCCAACCGAGCGATGTACTCGATATCGATCTTGTCGATGTACTTCATGTCCGCACCGATACGACCGATCTCGTTTTCCCGCATGAAGTACTTGGACTGGGTACGGTCATGCAGTGGCGTACCTTCCACAATGCGCAGAATAATGCCGTGACGTTTGCACATGTGCAGCAGACTATTACTCCAATGCATAATCGCATCGATGTCTTCGTCGTTAAACATGAGCAGGTTGTCGAAGATATCGCCTGGGATAAAGATCGCGTCCAGGCTGGCAGTCTCGGCATTGTCAGGGAACGCTTGGAACAAGTTCTCGACAATGCGCGCTGCGCTATTACGGTTGTGACCTAAATGAATGTCACTGATGACGGCGTAGTAAAACCCGCCAGTCTTAAAGCGGTTCAAAGTCAGTGCTGTCTCGGGCTGGGTCGTAGGCATGGTTGGTCGTGTTGGTTGCAACTGCGCCAGTCACTGGCAAAAGCGGACGGTCGTAACGCGCGAAGATTTCGTTCCAGCGGCGGATATGATCCGCGCTCATCTGCGCATCTTTAAACAGGAACGAGCGTTTGTCCATCTCGTTGGCGATGATGCCCTGCATGACGTTCGGGCCACGCTGCGCATACAAACGCGCTGTCGTGATCATGTCGGTCACGGTCTGCATGTTGGCGTCCTTACCGGTGCCGTCCAGTGGCTTGATGGCATCTTGACTGGCCAAGGCCGGTACATCGAACAAGAACCCACCGCCGTCGGACACCACGGTCACTTCATTGAACGCGCTATGCGCGACATTGAACCACATTTCAGGTGTGGCTTTGTGTTGTGGGTTAGCGTCGCCAGCGAACATCGGCAAGAACACGCCCACGAAGAAGCTTTCGGCAATCACGCGTTGGCCGGACTTGTCGTTGACCAAGTTCTGTTCCAGGTCTTCTAACAAATCGTTCAGGCTTTGGGTAATGAAATCAGTAGGTTCTTGTTGCGACATGGTTTGGTTCCTTTATAATTAGTCGACGTTGCCTGTATTATTAAGCTTCGTAATTTTTTCAAATTTGCCATCGATGAGTGTCAGCAAATTGGCCACATCGTAACGCTCTCCACCTTGGGTGACTTCGATCGAGAACTTGACGTTGATGCGGCTGGTGAAGTTGGTTTCGGTATCGTCCCACACATCCACCGTCACACTGTCGTATAAGCGCGCCATGTACGTTTGCAGCGTAGCGCCTAAGCGTTCGCGGAACTGGAGGATGTCATTGCCGCATTCTTGCAGCAAGATAGAACAGTTGGCGATGGTGCCAGCGTAGATGTAATCTTGGCTGGAGTCAGACGCAAAGAAGTGCGCCACGATACGATCCGTCTTCTCCACGATGGATTTGACGTAACCTTTAGGTGACAAGGTGGCGATTGGTTTGATGGGTTCCATACGTGCTCCTGGCTAGAAACAAACAAAAAAAGATTCATAACATCACAATGCCCACCGCCCGTAATGGGCAGTGGGCACTATGTTACAACATCTCGCCAGACTTCGACGTTGGGTCGTACATGGAGTTGGCCAACGAATAACGGATCGATGCCCAAGTGTGACCAATGGCCACTTGCTCAGGTAAGATCAGTTCTCGGTCGCCTTCCATGAGGTCTTCAATGTGAATCACCACCTTCCAGCCACCATCTGGCTGGTCTTCGGTTTCAGGCTGGAACTGCACCAGACCGTTGGTAGCGCGGCGGTAGTTATAGTTGTCCTCACCGTATTGCTCAGGGAAAGGATTCGGATAACCATAGCCTTCACAGCGTCCTTGGTCGACCATCTTTGCGATAGTAGGTTCGGCCAAGATGTAACGCTGCATCACCGGAGAGGCTTGCTGAATCTCGTAGATCGAGGACAGCAGAGCAATCCGGTCTTCTTGGAAGTAACTCTTCACACGGGAGATCCCGATGCGGGCGCGGTGAATTGCTTCATCGCTGTAGAACGATTGGTAGGCATCCACCACACCTTGTGCAAACTGGTGACCGGTGCGCTGGATGTAACCGCCGATGACTTGTGCCTGTTCACGTGCGTACTGCAACATGGACGGGTGTGGCTCGCCTGCGGTAAACAGATTGAGTTCTGCTTCACCACCATAAAACGCGGTAGCCATTACTGCTCCTTCGATTCAGCGTCCGATTCGTGAATTTCACAGATCACTCCGTTGCCGCCATGTTCATCGGTAAACTTGTAACCCGGAACTGGGATGGGCCATTGATGCAACTCACGCAGATCTGCCGCGATGGCTTCATCGGCTGGATCGTAGGCAAAATCAAATGCCTGTGTTGACATAGTGTTGCTCCTTTTTGTTGGTTATTGATTACGCCGCTTCTGGGATAGTCATCATCCGCTTCATGACTTCTGGATCGGGCGGAATATTTGGTGCCGCTTCGATGAAGTTTGCTGCGGTAGACAACCACGGTTTGGTCTTCGAGAAGTTCCCCGAGAGCTGACGCGGCGTAGACGTACTCATTGCACTGCGGTACGGCGCCATGGCTTCGAAACGGCCTGCCATGTAATCGTCGATCAACAACGTGCCGTTCATCTCATCTCCGTCGTAGTCGGCGTTAAAGCCGCGTACGGTCAGGATGGAGAAGCTGATCGTCTGATCTTGCGGATCAGGTTTGATACGGGTGATGTAGAACAACTGCATCGAGCCCAAGCCAAGCGATGGATTGCGTTGGAAGATGCTTGGCAGACCTGTCTTGCGCAAACCGGTCGTACGGTCGATGCCCATCGGGCCTTGCAGCTGATGGGTGGATTCTGCGATGAGTTCTTTAAACAGCTCATCAATCAACGGATTGTACTCCGTTGCGTACCGGCTTAAGAAGCGCCAGATTTCATTGGGCAACCATCCACGGTCTTTGAGCTTACGCGCCAGGTGCAGACGTAGCAAGCCAATGCCCAATCCCCACGGCAGATGCATTTCCTGCAAGTGGTGGTCAGCGGTGAGCGAACTGATGACGGCCCGGAACGACCAGTCGCAGCGTGTTGCGGCCAAGTGCTTACGCGAAATGCCTTCCTTGGAGGAGAACGACTTCTTGTTGAACTCTTGGTAGTACGTCGCCAGATTCGCAATAGCACGAATCACGCGGTTCTGACGCATTGCCGGCGTGTAGTTATTCAGCGGATCATCCAGCCCGATCAACGACTCGATCGCGTCGATCGCAATCGGTACATTCGAATCCACGTACACAGCCATGTCGGTATCTTCAACGACCAGCAATGTTTTGTTCGGTAGTGCCAACCGTGTTGAAAAGATCTTATCACGATTCATTTCCAAGAACCGGAGAATGTGATGGACCTCGTGTTGGTTGTCTTGCTTTTTCTTGCGGAAGTCGCTGATGGTCAGCAGCTTCGCGATGATGCCTGGCCCAATGACGTTACCTGAAGCATCCACCGTGTCAAAGAAGTTCCTGACAAAGTAGTTGTAGCCACGAGTAATGTTCAGCGCTTGTACCTGGGCGAAGATCTTCGGGGGCTTATCCGGCACCGGGTACTTGGTGTCAGTTAAGTAATGGATAACGTTGAACCGTCCCTTCTTGAAATGGTTCGACAGAATCGTCCACGTCGTCGGGTTGATCAACCGCTCCACGCCGGCAGGCTGCTTGAGCCACACCAACGATTCCAGCTTTTGCTCCCGGATGTTCAATACGGGTTTGTTACAGTTATCACATACAACGCCTAAGTACTTCTTCCCTTTCGTTTGGTTGCATTCACAACGTGGCGTATTGGTCAGAACATCGTTAGGTTGGTAGCGAGTAAAGATCTTCTCTTTAAACGCCTTGATCGCGGTATCAGAACACTCCTGAAACTCGTTGATGATAATCGGATCAGTGCGCGACTGTGATTTCCACAAGTCGTCGTGACTTACAAGTCGCAGATAAGTACCGATGATACACTCCTCTGGAAGGGAACAATAAACTACTGCTACTTTTCTTCTCGTAGTAAAGAAAAAAAAGTGAAGCCCTTGCGGGGCTCCACTTTCTCTCTTAACGAGTCACGACCAGATTAGTACGTGCGCGTGTGCGCCATGCCGCGGTAACCCGACGCAGCGTTGTTGCCGTAGGCTGGACCCTGTTGGAACATCGTCGAAACGAAGCCCGTGTTCAGGGCGCCGGCCGACGCCAGGCCGTATGGCGTACGCATTTGCATGCGGTTGTCTTGCTGGGCGATGTCGATACGTGGACGCAGGCCGGTAGCAGTGATCGATTCGTCCATCGCACGCAGGAAGTCTGGGTGGAAGGTCTTGTGGATCGAGATACCGGTGTAGGTCACGTTGTGCACAGCCGATTCGATCAGCTTGGCACGGGCCGCCAGTTGTGCATCGCTGCTGCCGTTGAACGTTGCGGCGTACTTACGACCGATTTCTGGGTCTTCGTGGCCTTTGGCGTTCATCAGGTACAGCAGGTCTTGCGCAACGCGCAGGTCGTGAATGCGACCGTCCGAATCGGTGAAGTAACCGTTCAGGATACGCTCGGCGCGGTTCAGGACGATCTGACGGCTCGAATTGGCCGCGAAGAAGATCTGGCTGAAGCGGTTGTCCGTGATGGAATCCATTGCGTTGACGATGGCGTTGAACGCTTCTGGCACATCGCTAGCTTCAGCGAAGATGCGCAGATACCAGGTCTCGGCGCCGGCCAGCGGGCAGTCGATCGACAGCGCTGGTGCCGACTGGATGATGGCGTTGACCAGCAGGTAGTAGTTGTCGATGCCGAAGTCGTTCTGGTTCGCCGTTGGGAATGGCAGAACTTCCATGACACCCGAACCATCTGGACGTTGGGTTTTCAGGCCGTAGTCGTAGTTCAGGGCGCCCAGGTCGCGCGGACGGAAGTTGTCGTTGCGGGTTGGGCTCGCGCCGTTCATTTGCAGGTGGCGTGGCAGGAAGTTGCGCAGCCATGGACGTTCTTGCGAGTTCAGCACAGCCAGGATGGTCGACAGTTGCAGCAGCACGTTGCCCAGGTCTGGCGGCAGACGCATGTCGAAACCGGTGATGGTCACTTCAGCGCTGTATTCCTGCGTCGCATCAGCTTGCGCTTGTTGCGGCATGTAGCGGTTGGCACGCGCTGGCACCGGATCGATGTTCAGGCTGATCGAGGCCAGGGTGGTGCCCAGGTCCATGATGCCGGCCGTGTTTTCGGTCTGGTCACGCTGGTTGACGATACGCGGTTGTTCCGAACGGAACGCTGCAACGACTTCGCCGCGAATCGGCAGGCCGGCTGGATCGAATGCTTCGACTGGTGGGTTGACCTGGTCTTGGTTGAAGTGCACCGAGTTGACCAGGATGCCGTCGCCGGCGACCATCGACAGGCTGTCGTACTTGAAGCCAGGGGTCTTGACTTCCAGTTCGGTCCAGCATGCGCGCAGCGCGTTCAGGAACAGCGTTGCGATAGCGACCGGATCGTTGATCTTGAAGTTGGTTGGCACCGTCGACCAGTCGGCCGAGAACAGCTTTGCTTGTGGCATCAGCTGACCGACGCGCAGATGCACGACTTTGTTCAGCGCATCATCGGCCAGGGTGGCGGTGGTGCGTGGTGCGACGACCTGTTCTTGCGCGAACTGGTACATGTCGTTGGTACGGGTAGGCGCCGATGGCGACATGTCCGAAGCGATCAGCAGCGTGTGGAATGCTGCACGGTTGTCCGAACCTTCGACGACGAACATGATCAGGCCGATGGCGTTGCTGAGGTTGTCAGCGGCGCCGATGATCGAGCCACGGGTGGCCGGCACGATGCGGATGTTCACGCCGTTCAGTTCGGTGGTCTTCTGGCTGTCGTAGTAGTCCTGGAGCTTCTTGGTCAGTTCCGCGACATCACGGCCGCCGTTTTGTGGCGTGCCGCCGATACGACCACGGCTGAACAGTGCGCTGATGCCGCCGGCACGTGGTGCGCCGCCGACTGGTGCTGCTGCTGGTGGCTGGGTCTGGTAGTTGGCTTGGTTTTGTTGCGGGGCCGCTTGAGCGAATGCTTCACCCATTTGCGTGGAGCCTTGAGCGCTGTTTGCGTTCGGAGTATTTTGGCTACCGGTCTTCATACTGTTTTCCTTTTTGTGGTAAAGATGTGTTTAATTTGTTTGCGCAAACAAACTGTTGATCATCACTATCGCTAGTTAGATCAATTTAGTGATATAGTGCTAAAATGATTTAGCGCCAGATCGTTTTACTTAATGGCATGTAATGCCGAAGACAGAGCATATCACAATCAATGTGCAAAGCTTTTTCGCTTTCACTATACCATGGGGGTGAGAACATATTTTTTTACTTGTTCATGTGCTTTCCTTTATGCTTTTCTCATCACGACTTAATGGTTCAACAGATACTTAGTGCGGGTATTTTTCTAACTTGGTACTAGGTGAATGCAATCGTATGTCATCCCCTTCCTCCCTCTTCTGTGGTGAATGCCATCCATGTATAGCCTCATTGACGTCGACCCTAAGAAAGAGTACGGTGTCGTAAAGCTTCCGGAATGGAAGACCGTACAAGATGGACTCAAGAGAAACCTGGTTGCCATGTTATCGCATTACCGGCACGCGAGTTACAGCGTTGCACCAGACCACCTGCTTGTGCAGCTTCTCCAGTCCATCAACATACCGCTTAGCTTAAACAGCGATCGGTATTACAGTAACGTAAGTATCAGTGCTTTGCAAACGGCCAATGCGTTTCAACTAACTACACCGTTTGGCGCAGGCAAGTTGTTCCGTGGTGTGTTCTTTAGTAAGAGCGTGCAAGAAGTGATCATCGGTTTCGATGAGAGCTTTAACATAGACAAAGTCGAAGCGCAGTGGCAAGACGCGACACCAGTGCGTGTGCTACGCCATCCTTTCACCAATCTCAATTTGCAGGTGCCCAACGGGCGCTACATGAGTCGTGAAGTGGGTTTGGCTGTAGTGGCTGTGAACGTGAGTTTACTCGCCGTGCAGTACCGCGCATTTCGTTATGCCGAGCAGCGTAAACAAAACGCCAATCCAGACTACACGCAGCGCAACGTCCAGCAGTTCGTGCACATGTACGTGCTGCCCAACATGCTAGAGAGTTATCTCGATTATGCGTTGTTCAATCGAATCGATGCGTTAGATCGTGATGCTCCGGTCGACAACACGCCTACCCGTGAAGCATTGCATACACCTAGCCATCACCCGCAAGTGGACGTTGTCTACAAACGGCTGCTCGGTATGCTCGATAAAGTGCACTACCCAGTCCCGGCGTTGTTGGCCGCGATTCCTTCGGCATCACACAAAGACATGCGCTCGGTGATGTTTGTACCAGACGTTGTACCAACACGTCAAATTCTATGGTCTGTAATCTTAGCGCGGTTACCGATGTTGTTGTTTTTGATTCGTCTGGCCAAGAAGATCGAACGTGTGCAAGACCAAACAGGGTTGGCGGATATCGCCGTTACCTTGAAGCGGTTAAAGTCGCAACGTGTATTAGATTCAGCGCTCCCCAAAGAACTGTACCAATCCGCAATGGATATGATCGATGAGATCTTGATTTCATTGTAACTTCTCTTAAACAAAAGGTTTAAAAATGCAACGTCATCTGAAAGCGCGGCCAGCTCCAGCCGTATCGTCCCCAACCCTGTCCGTCGAAGAAGATGCGATTCTGATCGACTCAGTTAGCGAAGCTGGTATTGCCGCTGACGCTGCTGCTGCTGATCTGGACCGTGTCGCTGAAGTGGCTGACGTGGCCAACGACACCATGCTGGTCGTCGATGAAACGCCTGAAGTCGGCCAAGTCGAACAAGAACTCGTTAACGCTGTGGGCGAGATGGCTGTCGCTGGTACCGACGAATCCGCTGAAGATGTCATCTCGATGCCTACTGGCGAGGACGATACGATCAGCGTCGAAGGGATCGCCAGCGCCTTGAAGTCGCTCTGGAATGCCATCATCACCGCGATCAAGAACATGTGGGTCGGCATCAAGCACTGGTTCACCACGTACTTCTCGACCCTGGAACAAAACAAGAAGCACGCCCAAGACCTGGTCACTCGCCTGGAAGGCATGAAGGGCTACACCGCCAACAGCGGCGCTGAAATGACCAGCGTGATCACCGACATCTTCAACTACGGCGGTTCGTCGTGGGTCGACTTCTTCAACAAAGCTGGTCGCGATGCTGAAGAGTTCTGCACCTACGTCATCGAAGCATCCAAAGCCCAGCACGAACTGATGGGTCCAATCGGTAGTGACCTGGAACGCGTATTCACGACCTATGACGGCGTGGAAATGGCTGACGTAACCAGCGTCATCGACAAACTGGGTACCACGTTCAACAGCTACATGAAGCGCCTGAAACTCGAACCGAAGAACGGCGACTTCTGGAAAACCGACACGCTGGGTAACATGACCGTCACGGCCAAGCACTATAGTGCAAACTGGGCGCTGGCAACCAACAACGTCGAAACCAAGGTCGCTGGTCTGTCGAAGGTGCGTTTCGATGTCGATCAAAAGACCGACTTCGCCACCAGCAAAGGTCGCGTCATGAAGAACGATACCACGCCTGAAATGCTGCTCCAATACGTCAAAGAGCGTCTGGTGTTTATCGAGCAGCTGCTGGCCTTCAAGAACGATCAGCTCAAGGCGCTGGAAGCGCAGATGGAGAAAATCCAGAAAGCCTGCGACGGCATGCTCGGCCGTATCAAGGAAGACAACAAGGACGGCATCGCCTTCGGCAAGCAACTGATGGGTCTGTGCTCGGCTTACGCCAACTGGTCGACCCAGCCAACGGCCAAGCTGTTTGGCGCCGCTGCGCGTCACAACAAGTTCTTCTTGTCGTTCTACGAAATGGCAACGAACAACTTCCAAAAAGCGTAATCATCTCACGATGACATCTCCCTCTCCTGCTTGCGCGGGAGAGGGAGTATGCCGTCAGTAGTAGTCCATGGCCAATTGGCTCAAGTCATCGTGATTGAAGTAAAAGCCGAGTGTTTCTAAGATAAGGTAAAACATTGCAGAGGCTTTCTGCACAATCTTGCGTACATCGATTGCTGCCATGATTTCGTCCGGAATACCTTTGGACGATACGATCACAAGCGGTAACTGCAAGGAAGGAATCTTGTCACGGGCGTTTTCTCCCAACCAGCGACGCATGTTACCAGCGACATCTTGGTCAGGCATTTGTTCTAACCAGTTGTTGGTCTTGGTTTTGCTATCGAGCCCCAAGCTGATGTAGATGGCCTTGTAAGGCGGCGGAGCGATCGGACCGTACTTGTTACCGAACACACCGTTCCACATGCCGTACTGCTTGTACGTGGACGTCTCAGCACCATTCTTGTAAGCCGCAGCATCCTTAACGGTGCTTAGCTTCAGGAACTTAAACTCACCCTTACGGATCGATTCAACAATCGAGCGTTCAAGGTCAGCGACCTCTTTCAGATACTTGTGCGCTTTGATCGTACCGCGAGTCATGATGTCGTCCATGATGGAGAGCATCATTTGTTCGGCTTGTTTGACAATCTGTTTCGGCGCGTTGGAAGACTTCAAGTGAACGCCCTTGATCTCTTTCTCCAACTGTTTCTTGATATTACCTTCTTGACAGCTGATCTGAGCATAGTAGTGCTTGCCCAGCTGCGTCAATGCAAAGACGTCGAACTTATACTCGTTCTTCATCTCAATCGTGAACGCATGGTCGCGACCAATGCCCACGTTAACCGACATCTTGGCCAGAATGTGCACGATCGATTGCGATGCCAAGAAAATCATGCTGGCAGTAATCGCATCGTACGTGGCATCGAACTTGACCTGTTTGCAATACCAGATGATCCAGTCTTGCGTGGTAAAGATCGTCGAGTCCGTATCTGACACGAGCACCACACGGCGCAGCGAACTAGGGAACATGGCGATCGAAGCAGGTAGGTTGTCTGTAGCCCAAAACACACGGATCATGTCCGAGTAAGACCAGAGCGTCTGCGCGATGTATTCTACTTGCGCAGCAACCAGTCCATAGCCGTGAGGATCGTTCTTGATGATCTCGTTAAGCGACTTACCTTTGGTGATTTCAGGCTGCAGCTGTTTAGCCAAGTTCAGGAAGTCTTCTGGCCACTTCTTAATTGTGGCTTCTGGTGTCGGGTCCGCAATATCAACTTTGTGGATTAACCGCGACATGAATTCGCGAACGAACGGTTCGTTAAATTCTTTCAGCTGATACATATCGCCAGTGTAGACAAACGCAGCACGCTGCAGTGGTGTCAAGCGATCGATCAGTTGCCGGATCTTCTGGTAAGCATTGGCCGAGTTCCAGTACAGCTTGGCTGAACGGCACACGACTTGATATGTTTCGTCCTGCGTTGGGTAGTGCAGATTGTACTGCGTCATTACCCGTTCAACCGCAGCCATGTCCGTATGGGCGACGATCGAGACGATGTTCTGGCGTGCTGTGTCATACGACCAGTAATGGCGGTTGCTGGCCAGGAACCGTTCGTTGTTGGCGTTACCATACGCCGACGTCTGACGACACGAAGACGTTAAGGAACTGTGGCCGGTCTTGTTGTGCAGCGGATTGTACTCACTGACCATGGCGCCAGAGACGGCGTTGTTAGCCAACTTCTCTGTGGTCTGCGAGCCTTTGTAGAACTGATAGTTAAAGCTTGACTTACCTTCTTCTTGTTCTGCTACGAACATTGCCTTCTTGGCTTTACCGCGGCTCTTGACGTTATCGTCTTGGAACTTCGACAGCGGTGACAGGCGTACCTTGGGATTGTGGTACGTCGTGAACGTGGGGGCGTAGATCTGTTCTTGTTGTAAGATCTCGCCGATATACTTCGACATGGGAATGGAAGATTCTTCCCGGTCACCTGAGTCGAAATCACGCTCTAGGAAAATGGCATTCGGATCTTGCAAGGGAAATTCACCTTGGGGTCCGAGTTGATGCTTTACAAACTCACAAGCTTCTTCGTACGAGATACCACCCATGATCGACAGGTGGGTTGCTTGTTGGTGCACCATGTGTTTCACCGGATTGATATCCCGGATATACTCATCTGGTTTGGAAATGAACGGACTATTACGAGACATGTTGACATCCTGATGGCTACGAACTACATCATTAGAACTGGTGATCAAAAATGACCAAAAAAATAAACAGGCGGCAAAAAGAACGATCGAGCACCCGAAGGTACCCGATCGCCAAAACGCCCTCGCTCAAGAGGGGATTCACAACTTCAAAAAGTCCCTTTGCGCTTACCTAGCCACAAAAGAAAGCACAGCGCTGCCGATATCAAGGAAATGCTAATGGCAAGACTACACGCCACATCCATCGGATCAATTGCCCAAAAAGGTAAAAGCAAGATCAACAACTTAATGGCTTTACGTCTCCGCCACTTCGCGTCACCTTACGCCACACCTCCATGTTTCTCGGCAGCGCCGCACAACACACCACTCCGTCGCAAACAGAGTGTAACAAACCGCTAGGCCAGGTCCCGGCGATTTGCGTCGAGGATGTGTGAGTCCCTCTCTTGCACTTTATACGTATCGCGGATAAAAAACGATTACGCCTGCATCGTAGCCGACTGGAAATCGATCTCCGACACGTTGATACCGTTGGCAGCCAATGCGTCCAGGATCTTTTGCCGTTCGCTGCTTGGACTGTTGTCGATGATGACAGTATGGCGACCCAAGTTCACCGATTGGATCGTGGCCGTGTTGATCCATTCCATGGCGATGATTTGCTCAGCACCTGATGGCAGTTTGATCTGCACGTACTTGTATTTGCTGGGATCTTTCTTTTGCGTCGTATCTGGCAGGGATGGCGAGATCAACGCGTGGCGAGCGAAGATGTCTTCACCCAGCGCTTGCGCCGTGGCAGCGCTTAAGATCGACAACACCAACACGTTCTTGAAATTGGTACCCAACACAGCTACTGGGTACACTGCAAAGCTATACGTACCGCCGACATCTAAATTCATTACCGGACTCCTCTGTTAGTTCTGGTAATAGCGAACCGACAAGTCCCAGCCATGCATGGCAAAGGGCATGTAGCGCAATTCGCCATTGATATAAAAGCCACGCTGATGACAAAGGTGCCACACCTTCACCATCAGGTTGTAGGCAATCCGATCAACAGCAGCGTGGTCCACGTTCAGATAATTGGCGAACACAAGCGAGTCGTAGTCCAAAACGTCCTTGTCGTCCAGGTCCAACGCACTGTGCTGATTGATCATCAGGAAAATCTGATGAAAGATTTCCAGACGATCTTCAGGCGTGAGTTCGTAGCCTAACTTCTGCTCGAAATCGACCACAAGTTCCATCGTATCTAAGATGGTTATTTGATCGGTTATTACCATAGTTCACCTGTGTGTGTCATCGAGCGCAACGATCGCGCATTCGTCTTCCCAACCGACATAGTGGTACGGGAAGTAGCCTTGTTTGTACAAGCCGTACTCGATGAGTCGTTGATAGATTTTCTTGCCGAATTGGGTAGAGAGCTTTGCGATAGCTCGCCGTGCGCCGGTGATGGCTCTGTTCACGTGGAGTTCACCCACGTTCGAGCGAATATGAATATCGGCCATGTACGCTACGTCCACCCAGAGCGACCCCATGACAAGATCCATGTCTGTTTCTGCTTCGTTCTTGGCCTTGATGGTCTCGATCGTGGCTGCCAGAATAATGCTGATGTCTGGATGCCAAGGCTTGACGCGTTCGGATACGTGCTGGGCGAAGTACACGGTTTTGTGCAGCGTGCCATCTTGACCGATGGTGTACACTTCAGGCAGCACCACATCCGAGTCAATCGGATGCTCCATGATTTCGGTGGTGATGATGAAATCCCACTGCTTGATGAAGTCGTCGACGATGTCGTCAATCTTCAAAATGTAGTAGTCCGGGTACTTGATCTGCAAAGGCGTTTCTACTGACGGAGGCGGATACTCAACTCCCAGTCTGTCGTAAGGTGTAAGTTTCATTGTCTAGTGGCCGTAGGGTGACGCGATAACGTTCGGTGCCTGAAGTAAGCATGCCCATCTCCCGAAGCTTGGCGTGCAGATTAACACCAAGTTCAATGAGGCAAGTGCGCAGATATTGGTTCAACTGAATTTTTTTCTGACGAGCTCGCATAGGAGTAGTATCAACAAACTCTTCTTTGGCATACAACCAGTCGTGTCTGAGCATGTCATCCACAACTAATTCCAAATGACGCAGTGGGTATTTCTGTTCCCACATTTCCATCACACGCCACTTCACAACATCTAAATCAATGGTAGGTAAATCATCGGCCGCCATCCGCTTTTGGAAGAGGTCGATGGCTTCTGAAAAGTTCACGATGTATTGTTCGCCCAGTGCCACACAACCTCCTATTTTCTTTTCAACAAAATGTATTCGAATGACGAACCCAGCTCGATGGACTGCGAATCGACTTCGCACAGCGACAGCGTGTTACGATGATACCGCACGAAATGCATGGTGGTGTGGTTAATCATGAGTAAAGCCAAAGCAATTAAGTTTTCAATGGCTGGGTCTTCTGGTGATGCAGATGTGGCCTGGTATTTGGTTGACGTGTAATACGCTTCTAATACCGTGTCCATGAACATTTGGTCAGCATCTTCACTGCTGTCCGGATTGCTCATGTGGTAGTTCAGCATGTCTGAGATCAAGCCAACAAACCCGGCTGGATAGAAATCAAACGTGTGCTCCAAGCGCTTGAACTGATCAAGCGCGCCTGCGGTGTCAATAAGTAATTGGTTCATGGGTTTTTGTATTGCATGTAAACCAACAAAGTGATGTTATCTTGATCGAGTACGTACCGGGCAGCCGATAGCGTCTGGTGTGAGATCGACGGGAAGTAACCGATCACGGTCGTCATGAGCGCGTCGAGAACGTGGTGGCTAAACCGCTGCGCGTATTCCTCATCCACGTAGTTCTGTTTCAGATACGCCACGGCTAAATCAATCGGCGACGTCGCGTACTGGTCCGAGATCTTCACGCTCAGTTCTTCCAGCAGGTACTCGATAAAGGTGCGGATCACGATGTTGTACTTGGCCAACGCTGATAGCGGCTCCATCCCCATCTCGACAGACTGCATGACAGGATCAAACGGTAACTTAAACAACTCCTGCGATATGGTCATGATTAGAGATGAAGTTTAGAATCGTAAGCATCAGCTACGGGAACGCGGTACCAGCTACCATCGGCTTTGGCACGCAACCAACGTTGATATTCAGGATCGTTCACGATACGTTCCCACTCGTGGATGCGGTAGTCGCCCAGCTGATCAATGCGGATGGTAAAGCCATCTTGGTATTGCGCCGTGAACATCTGGTACGAGTCGCCATACAAGCCATTGCGTAAGGGGGCCAGAACGGTAGCCATGCTTTCGCAAATCTTATTCATGGCGCGCCGGAACCAAGCATCTTCGAGGATGTGCTCGTATTTGTCTAAATCAGACAAATCGGGCGGCAGGTAGTGCTCGCTAATGAATGGCGTGATCAGCTGTTCGATGGTCTTACCGGGCGATGGGTTAAAGCTGCGCGTAGCAACGATCTCATTGTCGAGCATGAGCTTAGCGAGCTTGATGCCCGCAAACGGCACGTCGGGCGTCAGTGAACACATGTGCGCCAGGTGTGACGTTAATGCTACCCGCATCGGCAATGCGTCCGTGCCGGACATGTCGTCAGTTGGACTGAAGTAAGGCGGGATAAAACCGTGCGGCATTTCCACCACATCCCACGGCGAGGTAATGACTTGTTCTAAGTCGTTTACCCGGATGTAGTTGTAACGGTAGTATTGCCATGGCTGGTTGTGCAGCTGCACCAAAGGACCCGTGTGATACGGGGACGGATTGTAAGGCGCATCAAACGTACGCACTGCTACCGAACGGCTGGCCTGCTGGATCGAGATTGGTTCTTGGTACCAATACTCACGATCAGCCCGTAGCACTGGATCGACTTGACCAGGCAAATACAAACCAGCTTCAGGCGCTTTCAGAACAGGTTCAAGCACGCCCTGGATGTAATGGGCAACATCAAACACATCCGAGATAAACGAATGATGGACTTCAAGCTGGCGTGATGGGTTTGGGTAGGGCATGTGTGATTGGAATCTTTTGTTGTTGTGGGTCGATATCCGCTTCGATATACACCCAGCAAGATTGTCGGAATACCTGAGGAGTAAAGATGTCGCCGTAGACGTGCGGGATACTCAGGTAGTATTTGGTGGATTCGTGCAGGGCGTAGTCACTACACAAGACATTGAAAACATCGTGAAAGTCTTCGTTCCAATCGTTACCGGTATCGAAGTGATAGACTTCACGCAAGAAGTGTTTGATGATCCAGTCGATCAAGTAATCTCGCTGGGTCTTGTCTACAGTAAAACGATCTGTGTGTTGCCACGTCCAATTACGATCAATTGGCTGGCTATCTAACAACCACGGAAACTTGGGTGAGATGCGGTAAAGGCAGTCTTCCAAGTACAAAATGTAATCGTTGATGTCGAGCACCCAAACAGATCGCTGCAATCGTTGTTTATGGTCCATTGGGGGCCTTTTGACGGCGTTACGTATACAATACACCCGCCAAGTAAAATAACGCTTAGAAGCGTTTCTAGTGCGTTTTTACCTACTGTGATATTTCACTGTGGCGGCATAAAAAAATGAATCCACTTACCTAATTATTCTCCGAAGAGAACGGTTAGGTAAGTGGGATGAAATGGGGGGAAGGGAGTTCTAATGCTGGCAAAGAGATTTTCGCCCACTCATGCCTGAGTGATTCTCTTCGCAAAGCTTCGCTCGTCCCGCCCCCAAGTTTACTTCGTTTAACGTCCGATCATCCGGTTCTAGGACAACCTCCGCAGATCACCTAACACAACACTGTTGATTCATGAATCAATGTGCTGGCGGTGTAAAAGGAAAGCGTCTTCGATGTTGCGGACTCAGACAAACGTCGGGCAGACGCTTAATACCGCGCGCAGCGGATAGGCTTGGATGGTTCGAAAACTTATCTAAATGGGATAAGTTTAGCTACAAGTCCCGTAAACTTGCGCTATTAATAACCGGAGGTTTATTTTGTTCACATTATCTTTGGCCGTTGGCGGAGACAATCACAGGCTTACACAGACCCTTACTGTGTGCCAGTGCCCGCTCGGGCTGTTGAACGTGATGTGACGGGGTTATGCAACCCGCGCCGTAAACCCCGCTCTCATAATTGCATAGACCGTACATGACTTCATGTTGATGAGTAAACGACCATTTGTTTACCCAGTCACAAAGCTTCACGATCTCTACTGTCCGACCCAAGCCGCCACAGAGTGCTCTTATAAGAGCGGTTCCTAACCATCCACCACCGCCGCCGATGATGGCTATATCCATGTCGGTATCAGAAATTAACCGTAGGCGCGTCGTCATCATCTTCGCTGTCTGCCAACAGCGTCGATGTGTTGATCTGCGGTTTTTCGCGCTTGGCAAACTTGCGCAGTTCCGTGACGAACCCTTGTACCAGACCATCGCTGATCACGAAGTTCACCGATTGGGTATCAAAGACTTTGCTGTCCTTGATGTCCGGAGCGAAACCTTCGGTATGGTACTCCGGCATGAAGTCTTCCGGCATTTCCGTTTGACCGCCGATGCGGGCCAAGGTAGCGACCGACAAGATGTTGCCGAGTTGGTCGAGTTCTTTTTCGAACTTGGCTTCGCCTTCAGGCGTATGTTCGCGCAGCAGCACCGTCAGACTGAACAGCTGTGGCGTCAAACCCTTGATCACTTCTGGGCGAGTGAAGTACAGCCAGTTGCGCAGGTCCATCGAGTCCAGACCGCTGTTGCGACGCGAGAACAACATGGCCAGGTACATGATCGTCGAGCGCATGTGGTCGTTAACCTTTTCACGCGGCATCGTCTGCGAGTTTTGCATGTAAACCATGACCGCTGGCGCATTGCGAGCTTTGGCGATCTGCTCGTAGTTGGTCTGCGTGTCGATCGAGTTCTTTGCTTCGATACGCGAGCCGGTCGTGCCGATCAGCAGCACGATCACGCATTCGCCACGGATCAGCAGTTCGTTGGTCAGCTTGGTGGCGATGACCGAGCCGGACGAACCGCCGCCGGTAGAGATCACGATGTTCACGTCGCCCGGTGGATGCATCTTCAGAATCGGCTTGACGTGTTCTTCAATCAGCGCTTCGTTCTCGGTGCGGTTCTTGCCGCCGCCATCGACCTTGCCTGCGATGGTCATCAGGTAGTTCTCGACGCTGGTCGAGCGGGTCGTCAGGTTCGATGGGCTGGTGTCGATTTGGGTAATCAGCAGATCAGCGAGCAGATCAGGATTGATTTGCATCGCGCCAATGCCGCTCACGATATTAATCGATGCCCCGCCGCAAGCATACAGACGGGCTTTGCCTTTAGGGGCAGAATTGGTTACAGCGTTCATTGCATGATCCTTTTGTTAATTATAGTGCAAAACATTCAACGTTATTCTGGACATTGAATAAGAGAAACAGAGTAAAAAAACACCCAACCAGCTAGAGTTACACTGGTTGGGCAGGTACTACTTAGAAACGCCGCGTCGGCTGAGGAAGCGCTTCCGATTCCAAGAGCCCGAAGAGTACGCTGACAAATACTTCTTGCAGCGCTTGCACCGTGATGCCGGTGATTGCACCTTCAGCCAACATCGTCACGGCCCCTTTACTCGGACGGAAAGTCGTCGACAATGCGGAATACAGCATATAGCCCAAGTTGCTTGACACACCTGGTGCTGGCAAAGGCGGCATTGGTTGCGCCGCCGATACCACGACGTGAAGTTGATGCTGCTTCAGTTTCGACACATTCTTCATCAGCTTCCCGCACGTGTTGACACCATCGTTATCGTCGAGCGAATACGCAAACACTTCCACGTGTGCGTTTGGAATCAACATCTGGATGGCAAGGTTCGCTGCACGCATGTGGTGCGCATTGTGCTTGCCGACGGCATGAATGGCCAACACCCCCTCGAACTGATTGAAGGCGTCGAACAGGCGTGGTTGCGATGCATAGCGTCCCAGCCCGTTGCGCTCCAGAGTATGCTTCATCGCTTCGACGTTGTCACGACCCTGAGGCGACAGATGGCTTACATCGCTATTGACACCAGCGTTGCTTTGTGGGTTTTGGATAAACTGAAGTAATTGCGAACCAAAATCGCTCGCATTCAACAACGCATGCGCGTTAACAACATGCGCACCGATGCATGGGCAGGGAATATGATGCATAGCCATCTGATACTTAAATTCTTGCAGGTGTCGGTGCGCAGCAACATCACTTTGTGCGAGGAAAAAAGTGGCATGGAAAATACTCTTACGACCAGTCGATAACCTTGCTTTCGCTTCCTCTTCCTGTATGAAATCCAACAACGAGATCTCTTGCCGGTCTTGATGCTGAACAACAGTCAGCATCGCATGTGGAAGCGCTTGATGGAAAATATTCATAAAGCGCTTCAAAGCAATCTCACCGGATGTGCCATACACGTGCACTGCGACCACACCCTTAAATGATTTCAACACTTCTTCCGTGAAAGAACCACCCTGCGGACGACGGGCGTAATCCATGAATGGTGCCCGTGATGTACGCCAAGCTTCTTGCGATGGATCGCGACCTGGTCCATACGAAGGTGGTTGCGACATTGGCCAACCACCGACTGGACCATAGCCTTGTTGATCTGGATGACCATTGACATTGAAGCGCCAGTCATCGGCATAGCCTTGTGGAAGACGGCCAAACCGCTGGAAGTTCGCACCAGGGCCTGGAGGCATGCCATTAAAATCACGCAGCCAACCCTGCAAATACTCTTGCAGTTCCGATGGTTCGGAAGACGGCTTTGGCAACAAAGGCATCAACGCTTCACGCATCACGTCCAGGTTGCGTAGCGCTTTCAGGATTTCATCTGCCATTGGCGTGGCGGACTCTGGCGCTTTCTCTTCAGTCTGGTTCGCGCCAGCGATACGGCGCAAATGCTTTTCCAGCACCTGATAGAGGGACGACTTAATGGTGCTAAATTTAATACCCGCCGTGAAGGTCAAGTAGGCGACGTTGTGATCCAGCACCTTGCTTTTGAAATGCTGCATCATCACGGTGCTTGGTTTATCACCCAGCGTGGCTTCCTTTTTCGCGTCAGGGTTAACCTTGATGACGACCCAGGTCGAGTCGGGATGCACAACCTTGAGGTAGTCACCCAGTTCAGCAGCGAAAGCAATGTCCTGATTCGTGTCGAAACCGTACTGGTTGAACTGGAAAGTACGCCCGCCACGTTTGTTCATTTCGTCGAACAACGCCTGGATATCTTTGCCCCAATTCTGATCGCTCAAGCCGTCGAGAATCAGGTTGACGTTCTTGTGGTGTGTCGGTGCTTTGGGCTCGGGAATGATCGTGTCGAAGTTGCGATGGATAAACGCGAGGTCGTCCACCAGATCTTTCTTCTCGGTCTCGTTCAGGTCGGCGCCGTTTTCGATGGCGCCGATAGCGCGTGCCAAAGTTTCGACAACTTGCTTACGCTTACCCATTGGCGCGACGTGAACGACCGGCGCTTTCTGATCATCCGCTGGCTGCGAGCTAGCTTCAGCTTCTGGCTCTTTCATCGCATTGATCACACGCTTGAGATCATCAGTGAGTTTTGCCGCATACAGAGGGTGCGGAGGGACGATGGTTTGCAGTGCCACCAGAGTTTCACCGATGACGATCGGAGTGGCCCGTGGTACGATATCCTTCAGCGTCGTCTCTGCATTTTCTTTAACCCACGTCAGGTCACGACACACAACTTCTCCGTCGATCGTCGACGAATTCGCTTCTTCTGGCTTCAGCATCTGGCATGTCAGCTTGAGCAGTTGCACGATATGGTTTTTGTCCATGGTGGTTCCTTGTGGTTGTTGGTTGTTAATAGGGTCGGGCTTAGGGAACAACTTACCAAGCGTCAGCTGGCGTTCAGTAAAGTCGATGATTTCGCGCAACTCGCGCTCATTGTTTCGATCGGGTGGCGTAGCGTTGAGATGGTACACCATGCTGACCAGCAGTTTTTTGATCAACAGCGTTGGCAGAAGGCCCGATAGTTTGTTTTTCTCGGCTTGCTTGTTTTGTTGACGCATGGCCATTAAAACGTTATTCAGCGCCCGTGGTTTGCCATACTGCGACCGCTCATCATCTTCGTACAAATACGTATTTTCACCAGGGTGAATGTGCGTGTAAATGAAATCGATGGGGCGACCATCCATGTCGCCAATAAACCTGAAGTTGTTACTATTCGAAACAACCACCCAGCGATCTGCTTTATAGCCTTTCGAGCGCAATTCTTCAACCTTCTGTTTCAGTGCCAAGAAAGCGGCGTTGTTACCCACGGCGGTCATCTCTTCGTCACCGAGCGCGATGATGGCCGAGCCTTCCGATTTCATGAGATGGAGCAGTTTACTGATGCCGCTCTCAGAATCGTTGCACCATTCTGGTGTTTTGATGCCGACGAAAAGAAGATGCACAAGGGGCTTACGCGATTGATTCATGAATACTCCTAGTAGTTGTTGGTTGTAAAGGATGAATGCTATGTGCTACGCATCTCAGAGTAGTAATATAGCCTTGTAATTATTTAGGAGCCAAGATGAATCCCATTACCAAAGCGCTGGATGAAGTGATGTTCCGCATTCCGCGCGAGATTCTGAAGGTGGTGTTCCAAGAACCGTATCAACAGTTTCGCGATCTGCCTTCTGACATCAAAGAACGCATTCGTTTCATGGTGCTCGCACCGCGTGTGTTGGTGGACTGTAACTTGGTCAATGGCGTGGAAACGCGGATTGACTTAAGTGACGTTCCCCGAGAAACAGTTGAGAACGGTTACGTCACCGTCTTTCAGATTCCCAAAACAAAGACCAACGGCCGCGCGATCTTGAGCGTGTTCGATGTCACGTACGGTTATCTGGCCAATCTACAAAGTGGCTATGGTGGCAACTACGGCACAGGGCGTGGTAGTCCTGCGTTGTCCATGGCATCCCAAGTCATGGAAGCACAACTGCGCACTGGTAACATCGGTACTGCGCGTGTGGAGTTAATCGGTGAGAACGTGGTGATGGTGCAAGACGCCATGATTTTACCGCAGAACATGTACTTACGCTGCTCGCTGGAGAACGATGAGAACTTGTCAAACATCCAAGCCCGCAGCTACCTGGCCTTTGCCCGCCTAGTGGAGTTGGCTGTCAAGTCCTTCATCTACAACTCGTACATCATCCAGCTCGACATGGGTGAACTGCGTGGTGGTGTGCAAGTCGGTAAGTTCAAGGAAATCGTCGAAGGTTATTCCGATGCAGAAATGATGTACCGGGAATACCTGGATGAAACCTGGGCCAAGGTCGCGTTCATGAATGACCCGGAATCCATGACCCGATACATCTCGTTGATCAGCGGTATTGGTCGATAGCCAAAAAAAAAGAGACGTCATACAACCCGCTACCCCGAAGGGTAGCGGGCTTATGCCGTTTAAGCAATTGCATGGCCATACCAACTACGAGTGCGAACCCGCGTTAAGAAGTCTTCATGACGCACAGCGCGACGTTCCCGTTCCACCGATTCGACGTACTGAACAGCGCGATCGAGAGTGCAAGCGCATTTGTCTTGGTAATGTCGAATGGCGACTTCGCGCTTGTTTTGCGAAAGAAACAGATTGACTTCGTCACGCAACACATCTTGACGTGCTTTGAACTGAGCTTGCTTCTGTGGATTGGCCATGATAACTCCTTAGTGGATGTTACACCGCTGGATGCACACCCGAAAGAACGCCAGGCTGTACCACCATCGCAGCGCCTTCAGCGCGCTGTTCTGGCGTCTGGTTAGCGTAGCGCGTGCCTTTGAAACCATTGGCACGGCACGGGATGATATCCAGCGGATGTGGTTGGACTTCCTTCGGGTTTTGGAAGTCGGCAACAGGCTGGATAGGTCCACGCCGTTTGCTCACATCATAGGCTTTCTTCTGCGTTGGGTGTTGCTGACGAATACGGGGTGGCATGCCGTCGCCCAGCAGATTGGTGTTGCCGGTCTTTTGTTCGGTGACGTGGTCGAGCTGCGCTTGCTCTTCCATGTCACGTTCGAAGTTGTCCGAGAAGATCCAGGTCACCAGTTCCGCCGTGGTGGTCTTGCCACGCTTGGTGCGAGCGAAGAACCGCAGGGCAGCGCCTAAGAAGCGCGCCGTGTGGTGCAGCTGTGGCAACGGGCCGAGGACCACATTTTTGCCATTGATCTTGTACTCGTTTTCACGACCGTACACCACGAGCGTGCCGTAAGGCGTGCCGATCAACAGGAAAAGACTGTTGAGGTGTTGTTTGGTCTCGATCGGGTGCACATTGTGCATGCGCGCCGTATCACCTTCCTTCATCACGATCCGCTTGACGGGGTCACTGATGATTGGCATGAACCCGACGCTGCCATCGGCTTTACGCTCGATGAACTGGCTACGAAACGCGATGGTGGTCGGCGCGTTCTGGAAACCATTGTAAAAACGTTGGATTGCTTGTTGCTCAGCTGGCGACATGGTCGAAAAAAGTTTCATGATGAATCCCTTCTGTTGGTATGGAGTTATAGGTAAATTGTCGGACATGGTATTGCTGACTTACAATATTTTTCTAGTAAGTCAGTGTTCCAGGAGGTAAGTTGTAGCCCGTAAGCTCCACCTTGAATGATACTGGGGTGGCGTACTGCTGCTGGTATTCATCCACACTCAACGTTGGACGACGATCACGCTTAAGCGCTGGTGGCGCAGTACGCGCAGCACGTGGCATCACTGGCATAGCTACTGGCTTGGGTTTAGGTACGGGCTTAGCGGCGATCGGTTGGACCGGCTCAGCAGCTTTACGACGAACCGCTGTCACTAACAACAGCAGGCTTGCAACGAGGGCAGCGACCATAAGGCAACTCCTGTAAAGAAAAAAGAAACAACATACGCCCACAAGGAGCCGGGTTACCCCGAGCTCCTCATGAGTGTATGCTTTTAGAACCGACCGGTGGAAATGTTGGCGATCACAAAGATCACGAAGGCCAACACCAACGAGACAAGTGCTTGTTTACCGGAAGGGTAGTGCCGGCCATTAGGCAGCGAGTGGCATTTGGACTGGGACTTCAACGTTGACCTCCGTGTTGTTGTTACGGTTGAACAGACCCTTCACCCACGACCAGGCGTTGACCGCATAGCCTTTGACGGCGCCAGCAGCACCGACAACCCAGGCACCGACACGTTCGAAGATCGAAGGGTCAGCCTCGCCGGTTTGGATGGTAGGTTCGGCAGTGATGATCACATCCGTTGCAGAGGATGTAACGTTCACAGTATTTTTACCATTGATCCAGAACCACAGACCAGCAGCGCCGGCGGCCAGGCCGATAGCACCGAAGATCACTTTCTTCTTGTTCTCTGCGCACCAGAGTTTGAAGCGGGTCCACAGGCCAGCTTTCTTGGTCTCGACCGTGGTGTGGGTGGTGGTGCTGCTGCCGTCGGCGTTGGTGATCTTCACATCGATTTCAGCTGGTTCGATTGGCAAGCCAGTGATGTTGCCAGCTTTCTCGACAACGGCGTTGATGTTACCCAGGATGTGACCAGCGGTGCTGTTGTCGGCCGACTGCACACCGACCGACGATTCCACGCCGATCGATTCGAGCAGCGCGTTGGCTTCGGCTTGCAGCGCGATGCGTTCGTCGCCGGTGGCCGACTTGATCTGCTCGCGCAGTGCTTCGATTTGGGCGCGGACGGTTTTGATGGCGTTAGCGACGTGTTGGGCTTGTTGTGCGTTTTTCATGGTAGATCTCCGATGTTTGATTTTGCTGCGATTAGAAAATGAAATGGATTTTACTGCGGTGTTCATGCTGGGATTGGGTCAGGCTTCTTGGGACCAAACATGGTCATCAACAAAGCCAGCGTTGCCAGACCTGCCAAGATAGGCAGGACGTAGATGAACGCGGTAACCACTTGGGTTACGACCCACGCCAGACCAACAAAGCCAAGCGCGACCAGGGCGGTGCGACCCAGGTAGCTAAATGGCGACTCAGGCGCTGCGGCGACTTCTTCTTGACCGTCTTTGTGAACGATCGAAGGCGCTGGGACAGCTTCCCATGCACGCGCTGCTTCGCGCATCTTCTGCGCTTGGCGTTGGGATTCCAGCCACGACTTGGGGTTCAAGTCCAGCAGGTTACCAACAAACACCGCTAAGGTGTCGAGAAACTTTTTCATACTGCTTTCTCCTTCAAGTTAAGGACAGTGATTGCCACGACCTGCACGCAAACGACCATGACGTCGATTAAGAACAGGTAAGCGATGATGGCAGGGACGCCCACCGATGACGTAACGCACAGAACGAAGATCGTCCATACGAACAAACGCCAGATAGCAAACGCTAACTGGAAGACCGACAACGGCTTATTTTGCAACGTGCTTTTCAGCAGCTGCGCGACTGGCGCCACAATCGCCGACACAATGACTTTCGCTGTGAAGAAAAAGCCTTTTACAAATGCGAGCAATTTACGCATGTTGTTCTCCAAATGGTGGGCATCTACCCACCACCTGAATCAGGCGGGGGCAGGTGCGGGTTGTTTTAAATACGCGGTAACGACATCTTCGTACACGTCGCTAATGATGCCAAAGACATCACCCAACGCCATGATACGCAAAGCCATAAGCAAACCACCCAGGGCTGGGAAGAAGAACAGCACCACAAAGTACGCGCTCTGTCGCAAGAAACGCGACACCACGACTTTGTCATGACCATCCACTTTACCCTGCGCCGCGTGTTTTACCAACCGCACCAACCCACCTACCGTACGACGGTAGATGGATTTAAAGAGGCGTTTGATAAAATCCCACATGGCTTAGGCCGTAGCGAGGATGATGGTCGATTCAGTTGCTGGTTCAGCAGCGTCGGCGGCTTTGACTTCAGCAGCTGGAGTAGCGGCATCAAATTCGCCAGCCATTTTGCCGATAGCAACCATCGAACCCATCATGAAAGCGACGGTTGCAGCGACCCAGATCAGCGTACCGATGATCCACGTCCATGCCAGGGTAACCAGCAGGGCTGGCACAGCGACGACCCACGATGCCATGACGATGACACGGGAAGCCGCTTCGATGATGCTGAGGGCTTTGGTTGTGTTGTCCATCTTCGTCAGGTGACGCAGGTTGACGATTGGGTGGATGAAGAAGTCGTAGGCGAACTTGGCGACGCCGACGAAGAAGTTTTTGATACGTTCCATGGTAATGCTCCTTTAAAGGTACAACAGGTATTGGATTAGTTAAGTTCGAAATCAACAGCGATTTCGTCAGCACGCATTGGTTCGGTGACTTCGTACACGCAGTGACCGATGTACAACGTGCCGAGGATGGCGATCACGTTAGCCAAGAGCGATGGCAGGACCAGAGCAAGCAGCAACGTGATGCCGGCGATGGAGCCGACAAAGGTTACGCAGAGCGCGACAGACGTAAGGATCAAGAGCAAGAAGCCCATCACCACTTGACCCACAGCTTTCCACGTCCACTTCACACTACGGTCCGACTTCAGGTCGACCAGTGCTGGCGCGAAGAGCTGCGCCATCTTGTCCATCGACTTGGCCAACGGATAAGCCATCCAGCCGACAACGCGGTTGAAACATTTCTTCAGAAAATTCATGACAACTCCTAGTTATTGTTGTTTATAAAAGAGGGGGCGATCCCCCTCTTCGGTATTACGCTGCAGCTTTAACTGGTACGTTACCAGCGTTGAGCAGGAACGTTACATCGTCAGCCGACAGGCGGTTGCTGATGAACGAGCGCAGCTCATCTGGCACATTGCTTGCGAGTGTTTGAGCGCTGTCGGTGTAACGCTCAAACATTACGGCGTTGCCAGTTGCAGTACCGACGATGATCAGACGACGGTTGTCAGCGGCAGGGACTTTGCTTGCAACAATTTGACCAACAGCCAGTTTTGGTGCGTGCTCACCTTCAACAGCATGGTTGAAGTAACCAGTGCCGTTGCTCCACTTAGGGTTGAAAGCGATTTGCTCAGCTTTCTCGTAAGCGGCGTTGAAGCGCTTAGCAGCCGGTGTCAGTGGAGCTGGTTCAGCCTTGACTTCAGCTTCGACTTTCTTGCCGCCGAACAGGTTGCTGAAAAACGATTTGATACGGGTCCAGAGGTTGCGCAGGAAGTTCATGATAGATCCTTGTTGTTGGTTATGAATTAAGCTGCCGCGGCTTCACGGCGTTCACGCACTGCGACAGCAATTTCAGAAATCTTAGCGCAGAACATCTGGCTTTCAACTTCTTCGAACACGTCCATGACGAACAGCGTACGGGCAACGATCACGAACACGGTTGCGATAAATTCGCCAACCACGAACGACAGTGCCAGCGTAGCGTACGCACCGAGCACAGCCAGGATGACGCCGAAGGTCACGCACGTGAGGATGTTCACGGTGTAACCCAGGACCACTTTAGCGTAGTCCATGTACGACACTTCTTTGCCAAGCGTGCGAAGCGCTTTGACGGTGTTGATCAGCTTGTCGCCGTATTGCAGGCAAGGCGTGATCTGACGTGCGATGAAGTTGCGCACTTTGACATACAGGTCTTTGACATTCGACCAGATGTTGTTGAAGAATTGTTTCATGGTAATGCTCCTTGTGTTGTTAGTTATAGGGAACGAACGAATTATGCTGCAACAACTTGCTTAACTGCTTTGACTTTCTTTGGTGCTTTGTACTTGCGTGCTTTCATGTCGCGTTCGATACGAACCATGGTGGTCATGTCGTCAGCGTAGAATGCGGTACGCGCTTCTTCAAGCGAGTAGTTACGGAAGCGAGCCAGTTCAGCAACGCGGTTGAATACAATTGCCAGGGCTTCCATACGAGCATCAGCTTCTGCTTTAGCATCGGCTTCAGCTTGGACTTCTTCAGCGTTGATGACTTCAGCAGCTTGAGCCACTTCGGTTTTGACGGCTGGTGCAGCTGGTGCTGCGGTGACTTTCTTCGACGCGAACATGCCACCGAAGAACGACTTGACTTTATTCCAGATCGATTTGATGAAGTTCATGGTAATTCTCCAGTGTAAGTTAGGGTAAGAAACGGTTCGTTTAATCGATACCGTTTCCAATTCACACTAGGTATATAGCCTTGAGATTTTCTAGCGCCACATTTCTAATGGCTAGATTGCGGGCAGCTCTTTACTCCAGATCATTTTGGTAGTGCGCTGCCCGCGACCTTTTACCCATTCGTTTTTAGATACAACAATATCGCGCCCTTGGCGAAGGCGCTGAAGAAGGGCGCGCAATCGTGTACGTCGCTGATGCGCACTGCCGGAGATTCCCGAGTTATAAATCATTGATCCGTCTTGATCGCGAACAATGAATATAATCCATTTAGGTTGAATGTTACTCACGCTGTATCCTTTCTTAGCCGTTGATGAATGTCACCCTTTGGGTGTGACGCTTGTTGATGCTGGGCAAATGCAGTTCAAGGAATGTCTGAATGCGTTCGTTGATGTGCGTGTCGTCGTCACCATCGTCACGCTTATCAACGATGATCACGCCGTTGAATTTGTCACCAAGTTGTGCTGCGCGCAGACACTCCATGGTTTCGGGATCAGGATTAAACATCGTGTATGTGACAACACGGCCATCTACTGCCATTTTGATGACGATCGAATCTGCCTTGAGTTTGATGACTGGGAGGATAACGGACATAGGGCGCTTTCAGTAAAGAAGGGGAAGGGAAATGTGGGTTTTCTTGCCTTGGCATTTGTCCCACGTGTCTTTGGTGCCACCATCAGCTGGTACGTCACCCTCGCCAAATGTGTAAGCGAGTAGTTCGTCGAACTGGGCGACTTTGGCGTTACGGGCGAACATCCCGCCGATACTGGCTGAAGCGGGCTCTTCGGTGATATGGACACGTTCAGGCATGCTAGCACGCATGGCGATGACGTCCCCGATTTGTTCCAGCGTATTGCGACCGATAACTTTACCGAACATCTCGTGGTAATAATTCGCGGCAGAGCCTGCGCTCTTGAATCCTTCGCCCTGGTATTTACCATCAACGAAAGGCGCTGGCAGATGCAGCGTGATGTTGCCGGTGTAACCAAACAGGAACATGGACACAACCAAATGGTCAGCCCATGCTGCGCCGCCCGAACCCACGTGACTACCCGCAGGTACCCGACTGTACGCATCTTGGAGCATCCACTTCCACAACGCTAGCGTCATGGGTTTGGTTTTGTCTCGGCCAGCTGTGCCGATGATACCGATGATGGCCATTACTTTACCCTCACGAACTTTAATTCAGAATGGATGGCGGTGTAGGTAATTTCAACAACGCCTTCGGCTTTGGGTTCAAAGCAAGTTATTTTCACCGCTTTAACCGGCATGCCGTACTGGTCTCGCTTAATGACGTTAACAATCTTACCCGCACCATCGTCATCGTCAACGACGGGCATGTCCGCCCATAAGTGATCAAATGGCACTTCAGACAGAAGCTTGCCGGAGTACACGCTAGTGAATTGAAGATCGCTAGATGTTTGGTCCATGTTACTCCTTTGCTTCGTCCAATGCTCGCTGAAGACGGTTGATCATCACGCTGATGTCCTTCTTGTCGAAGACAGCGAAAAGTTGTTTTTCATTAAGCCCAGGCCCCGTACGAGAATAGACGTCGGTTTCGAGCTCGCCTTCGGTGCCCAGGCCGCAAGGTGGGTTATCTGCACCAAACAGCGAAAAACGCTGATAGCAGCAGTTACTTAGTTTGTCATACATCCAGACATCGCCACGCACTTCAATTTCCCCAATGATGCAAGGGTCGTACTCGGCAAATACCACACCGTCCGGATAGGCCAAAAATGTGGCAAGATCTACGATTTTCATGCTATTTTACCTTGTGTTTAGATGAGGCACGCCGTTCACGCAGCAACTTAATTTGGTGTATCCAATAGTCGCTATTTAAACGCAAATCTTCGAGACGGTCAAGGCCGGGCCATGGATTCGACGCTCCAACATCTAACACAGCTAAACCTTTATTCCACAGCCGTCTAAAGCTGCGCATGCTGGTTGTCGGGTCGCTGTGCTTGTGATTGTTGTAGGGACTCTCGCCGAAGTAATGTTCACCTTCGATGTCAGGTCCTGGATAAAACGTTTCCGGCGTACCTTGGGATTGAGAGTAACGCAAGTACTCCCGGCAAAAGCTACGCACAATTTGCCGAGTTCGCTCGATGCTAATACCCACTTCGGCGCCGGCAGCTTGTAATGTCTTACCTTGCGCTATAGCCAAAACCAAGTCAAGGTTGCGTTCACTTACGGTGGATAACTGCATCGATTACTCCACGAAGCAGCCGTGATTGAAAGGCTTGGCTTCTGGTGCGGTGATGATCGCATGGGCGTTGAAGAACGTGACGGCCCAGTCGGCAGTTGGTTTGTGCGGAGTCCAGTAAACTGGTTCTTGCTCGTACCACGGCTTTTCCGAATCGCCCTTCGTGATGATAAAGCCGTCGTCGTCTTCGGCGATGGCGAGCACCTTGTCCATGGCGTCGTTGATTTTTGTTTGCGCATCGATTTCGTCCAGCTCGTCTTCGAAATCGTTCATGTGGTGCGGCAGTGGCGTTTCTTCTTTCTTTTGCTCCAACGCCATTTTACACACGGTAAGGGAACCCTCAGCATTCGAGCGCTTTCTCTTTAGCCATTCCAGCGTGTGCAGATGGTAGGAAAGTTTGTTATCCGCTTCTTGATCGAGGAATTTTTCAAACAGTTCTTTTGCAGTTGCCATGGTAGTGCTCCTTGTGTTGTTAGTTGGGTTATAGACCGGTGTAACGTTGTTGACTGAGGATAAACGTCCACTTTTCCTCAGTGTCGATTAGCGTCGACTTTTCAAAACCGAGTGCTTGCCATTCTGGATCGGCAGCTACGCTATCTGTGAGATGGCAAAACACATCCTTGGATTCCCACTCATTTGTAAGGATGATAATCCCCACATTCGTTCTGATAGCAACTGCTGACGAAACATCATCAAGTTCAGTAGCGAGCACGTCATTAACGTGCAGGTTACGGACCGAATAGGCGTTGAACAAATTTTCCAATGGCGGATTGTCCAGGTCTTCAGAAGTGCAAATGGAATGTAGATGATTAAATTGCGACAAGATACTCATGACACTCCTTTAGTTAAGTAGGTTGGGTGAGGTTGCGAACGAGGTCTTCGAGAGCCTTGACGCGTTCTTTCAGATCCTCAATCTCAGCGGTGTGATCTGGAGGGATGAAGTCGCGTTCTGCAATAGCGTAACAATTAACGCCGTCACGGGTAACGATGTTCAACTTACGTTGAAGCACCATCTGTCCAAGCATCAAGTTCAATACTTCATGCGAAGTTACTGCTGGAATGGCATACTCCGTTTTGTAGCGGGTGATGACATTCCAGCCAAGGGTCGAGTTGATTTCTTGCATAGTTGCACTACGGGCGGGATGTAATGCAATAGCGTTAATGATAAGACTGCGAAGAGCTTGTTGGGAATCCATTACTTTATTCCTTTTACTCCGACACGGCGCGAAAGCTGCCCATCGAGTTGAGCAGAACTAACATAAAAACGTTCTTGTAAGGACGTTCATCTTCAAACACACCTACCACTTCAAATACGTGGCGATGGTAAGTGAGATCCTCGTAGCCATCACTTTCTTTATCGCGCAACTCAATGTGGTTGATGTGCTGCCCTTTTTTGAGAGCCTTTAGTTCGGCAATGGTATCTTCATCTGGTTGATGAAGAATGATGTTAGTGATTTTTCCATGGCAGCTATCTTCTTTGGACATGGAGTTAGCTTTTAGTATCAATTTATCCAGTTGCATGAATGACTCCTGTAGGTATTCGGCTAAGTGATATAGAGTTGAAATTTTCTATTACATTTCGTTTTGACGGCATAAAGCCCACCCGAAGGTGGGTTAGCTTTATCCACGCTTACTACAGTTGATGTCGACGCGTTTGGATTGTAAGTCACGAATTCGCAGACTGATGTCTACGCCTTCTTTCTGACGCGCCACGACTTCCAACAAATCATCGTACTCCTTGAGTGAATGACTGGTAGGCGTTGCGATCACTGGCGCGATGCCCAGTTCTTGATCAGCGTACGTTGTGATGACCAGCTCACTGTTGTCGTTGAAATAAAAGAGCCAACGTCCTTTGGTCACCAGATCAGTACGTTCGCAAATCGCGTGATAGATCCACATACGCAGGTCTTCCGATTCATCTTGCGCGACCGCACCAATTTGAATTTGTCGTAGCTCCTTAAGCGTAAACAACTTGGCGTTGATTACGTAACGACGAAACTCTTGTATATGGTGGATCGTTCTGGGATTTGCCGCTATTCCCCAAAACTTCTTCCCTTGGTACTCGATTTGTACGAACTTGTATGGCATACTTAACAACAGCTTTTCAATCACCTTACCCCCCATTAGTTTTGCTTGTTAGATAGAGGCCCCGCTATGCGGGTCCTAGGGTAAGTTGCCCCCCTCTCCCCCAAACGTAGTTGGTTTTCCTACTAACTTCACTCTGCTACCGCGCCGTTCGTTACCGACCGCTCGTTCCACTCGCTACAATGCATAAACATCTTGTACCTCACTGTATTTTTTTACCGGAGGAAACATTTACAGCGTAGCCTAGCGATCCGCGCCTTAGGGGCGCTTCTCTAATAACACTAAAGATAAATGAATAAAAACAAAGACAAGGGTATTATTTGGAATACATCCACCTTAAAGCGTAGCCGCTTGAAAAAACAGAAATACATGTACGTAAAGGGCGCGCGTTGTCTTTTAGACAACTAACGTTCCTTGACCCACATTCTGTGCTTAACCATACTGTGAAACGCATCGCTTCAAATTAGCGTGTGTTAACTCAGATCTTTTTTACCCACGTGAAGGAAACTTGCAATGTCCCATATGCGCAATCTGTTCGGTACCCGCTCCCGCCACCACCTGGCGATGGAAGACTTCGATGTCAACGCTGTCAACCCAGCTACCGAAGACACCACCGTTGTCATGAAAGGTCCACTGGCTGACGTGTACTCCGAAGCCCTGGCCAAGACCTACGACAAGAATGCCCCAGCTGAAGGCGAGACGCCGCCAGCACCAGTCGAAGGCGAGACGCCACCGCCGGCTGAAGACGAAGCCGAAGTCGATACCAGCAACCTCAAGCCAGCTGAAGGCGAGACCCAAGAGACCGTCGAAGCGGCGATCATCTCGGAAGTCGGCAACATCGTGCTGGAATCGCAAGCCATCGACTCGGTCGTGGCATCGAGCCTGGCTGATTCGATCAGCGACACTGCACCAACCGACGACAGCGCGTTCGAAACGCTGTACGCTATCGACGAAACCCAGGTCACGCCTGACACCGTCAAGGACGTCACGGAAATCCTGGCCACGTCCGATAACCCAGAAAACGTCACCGTCCTGATCGACGACGTCGTGCCTGATCAGGTGCTGGACTCGGAAAGCCCAACCGTCATCACCAACAGCCCAGAGCTCGTGGTCGCCATGGAATCCATGGTCATCGCCCTGGGCGGTAAAGTGGTGCGCAACTTCGGCGACTACGTCAAAGCGCGCGCCGCCCGTCAAGCGAAGTAATCTTTTCGCCATCGACTAATAAAGCCTCGCCGGGGTGACTCGGTGGGGCTTTATGCCGTCAGCATGGTTTACGGAGTCTCATCTTGTGAACCTTGTCCCAAAGGAAAAACTTCCATGAGTTTACTTGTACGTAACGTATTTGAGCAACAATGCCCGGATGTGATTGTTGATTCAATCTTAGCCAAGAAAGTCGTCGCATACGCTTTGGCGTTTGTGGCCAAGAACGATGAACACGTCAAGTTCTTCGGTGGTCACTTAACCGGTGTTCAGATTGTGCGCTTTACCGATTCGGATCGTCTGGTCTGGTTCGATGAGATTTTGCACACAGATGAAGACACACTGCAAGAAGCGTTGTTCAAGCTTCCAACAGTGCACCGGGATCACCAAGTGGCATCTGACGCCATGAACCTGTCTTGCATCTGGCTGACCCACGTAATCTTGAACGCGCCCAATATCCCCGATGGGTTAAAGCGCGACGCAATGATCTCGGTCATCTTAGTCATGCAGTACAAGTTCTTAACCAGCCGGCTGTATCGTCACTTCATCTACCCTGCCGACAAGTCGGTGGCGGAAGCGACCTATGCGTCGTTGTCGATGAAGTTCGATCTGAAACAAGCTGGCAGTTGGGGAGCGTACTTGCGCAAACGCGCAGAAGACATCCTCGACGAAAAAGCACCACGCTTTAAGCACTTCCAAAAAATGGGTGACGACCGTGAGATCGAAAAGATCGTCAACGACATCCAAACCCGCTTACGCAAAACGCTGCGCTTGATCGCTGGTATGCACTACCAAATCAACGCATCGGGTAAACGCATCATCGCAGTATCGCAAACTGTCGAGCACGATGGCAAAGAGATCCTCAAGGATAAAACCAAGAGCTTGGCCAATTACACCCGCTACATCCAGTCCATCATTCCTGACAAATCAAGCTTCCTGCGAGAAGAACTGTTGACTGTCATCGAAGGGATGGTACAAACCATGCCGCCTAGCTTATTCCGGGGAACACTGGAATGGTTGTCGGAGCATTTCCAAGGTCATCAAGCGCACAAGCTGCAAGACCTGACCCAGGAAATCATGGTGCACTGTTTCGATTACTTGGCTCACAATGCCGACGCACTACAAAACCCGCATGACCTACCTGCCCTGTTGGCGAAGTTACGTGGTGTGTATACAGCAGCCCGTTCGACCGATCCTATCCTGATGGATATTCGCCGACGGACTGAAGACATGGTGAGGGAAGCAACTGGCACCCGCAACGTGAGCCTTTTACCACCTATCCGCACAGGGGTACTTCTGTACATTGTGTTGCGCAGTCTCGCCAAAAGGCATTACGCCAACACATAGCAGTCGTCACCTCTCACTAGGGATGCGACATGCTGAAATTCTTGAAGTTTTTTGCTAGTGGAAGTTTGATGTTGTTTGAGTATTTACGTGGCACGAATACAGTAACGGAAATCAAACGGCCAGAAAATGCGCTGGGAGATTTGCGGGGCTTTACCGTACGCGGGTTTGAAATTGCCATCTACTGCCATCGTCGAGAATACCACGTGCGTTACAATCGCTGGTATGTGCCTAACCGCACCTTGTATAGCTACAACGTCTTTTCGGTGGTAGGGCACGACGCACCAGAGCCATTGCGAAAAGCATGTGAGCTTGATGTCGACATTCCGTCTTTGGTGCATCGCTGGAACTTCGATTCGATGATTCGGATTCGGCAAGTCAATGCGTACTTAGATTTGTTGGAAACACGGATCGTCGCTGCTGTGGGTGACGGCATACTGCAATAGCCCCCGTGGCCCGCAAGGGCCATGGGGAACTATGCCGTCACTACAAAAAAGACTTACCGCATGCCCATCATTTTCCGATAGAAGTCGGTATCGTTCACTGCTTCATCGCTACGATTGAGCGACGAAGTTTGACTGCGTTTCTTCTTGCGCTCTTTGATGTCGGCCAACATCTGGTCAACACTTGTCAAGTCGCCTGGCTGGTACACGATGTTCTGTGCCAAGAATCGCAGCTGGTGTTCCAGCTTCTCAGCCAAATACGGATCAGCACAATCTTCCAGATCCTGCCCTAACGTATCGATCTGTTCACGCAGTTGCTTTTGCGCTTGCAGGGCCAAGTGTTCTTCGTACGTCACTTCACGTTCGTCGCCCACTTGCGTCATGACGTCCTGAATGCCATAGACCGCCATGTGTTTGCCGTTGGACAGGAACCAATGACAGAGCAACCACGCCACCACCAAGTCATCGTGCTTACCGTTTTGGTGGTCAACCCGCTCGTTCTTCTTGACCAGACTGGTGATCTGGTTAATCAAACGCCGGTCGTACACTTTGTTGCCACCGCGCTTGGCTGCTTCTTGCAGCGTGTTACCGTACAGGTCGCTACGGGCAAACCGGCCGCTAGCAGCAGTTACGAAACCAAAGGCCGACTTGTTCAACGTGTACATGGTGTTGTCCCGACGACTCATCGGTAAACGCACCACATCGTAACGTTCTGGATAATCGTCTTTGTCTTGCACGATTGTGTTAAACATGCGCTTGTAAGGATCTTCACCAAACGACGGCAGGATCTGTAGCATCATGTCACGCAGCGCTTCACCGGTAGACTTCGATTCAATGACCAAGGTCACGTTCTTGTTCTCCACCAAGTGCATCGCCATCCAGTTACCAAACATCAGGATGTTCGTTTCGTTTACCGTCGCACTGGCCACCACATCGAGCGTTGCCGCATCCACCCACACAAGTGCGATATCATCGTTGTTGTTAGCAGACGATGGGTCGACCCCGAGGATGAGTTTAGAATGCCGCATGTAGTTCTCCAGATTACACTCATTCACATTCCAGCGAATGAAGTATTTCTGGTGCGGGAAGTACTGGTCGTAGAACACATCGTTTTGCGATGCGACGATACGCTTGAGCAATGCAGGCGACAATGGATGCGATTCCGTACCCGAGGTCCAGACGTTGAAGTAATCTCGGTCAGCCGCATCACCAAACGTCTTCGTCTCATTCATCGCTTCCCACAACCATTCATCGGACAAGCCGAGTTGGCGGTGACTCATGATGATCGAGATTTGCAGATTACCACCAGCATTACGTTTGACGAAATCAGCCAAGGCTTCTTCGTTTTGCTGATCGTAGATGTGCTCAGTCATTGGCATAGAAGCCAAGATGTAGTTCTCGTAGACGAACTTACCTTCTGCACTATCGAGCTTACCGGCCGTTGTGGTGATGATGTTGCAGTACGGCGCGCCGGAGCGCTTGGCCATGTCACGTTTGGCGTTACCTGCCGAGAACAGCGCTGGCATCGAGATGTGGGCATTGCCGCAGAACGCCGCTTCGTCGACGTGGTTAACGGGCGAGCCGAAACCACGACCCACGTTGTTGGCATCTTTCTCCGACGAACGTGGCACGAACGTGCGCAGTTTGTTCTCCAAGAGATTGACCGTGATCTCTTCGGTGTTGTTCGCATCGGTGCGCTTGTTGCGTAAATCCAGATACTCCGGTAGCGTGTCAAAGATCTTCTTGATAATGTCCACCGCATCTTTACGCAGCTTTTCGTCTTTGGTAAACAGATTCATGTTCGTGCCTTGGCACAGCACAGTCATCAAGTACACGTCGAGCTCGTAGATGGTGTATGACTTACCCGTCTGACGGGGTTGAATCATGGTGATGGTGATGTGATTGAAGAAGCACCACCATGCTGCGATGTTACCGCGGTTGGCTTTGACTGGTTCGTCTGGCAAACCCACACCTGCTGGAATGCGCGCGACTTCGCGGAAGTAGTACCAAGGATTGATCTTGCACTCGGCCAAGACCATATCCTTTTGTTCTTGCGTTAAATTCGGGGAATGCGGATCGACATATTGCAGCAGCGGATTGATCAACGCTAGCAGGAACATGTGATTTTTAACACCCATGGCTTTGTAGACTTGGGCCATGTAAAACCAAGATTCATTGCGGGTGTTCTTGTGCGGTATAGCGTTGGGATACTTTAACCAATCTTCTAAAAACAGAATCATGATGTACTTTCGAAGAACGTCATAGACCGGGAAACTCCCCACCACCGCATGGTAGTGGGGATGTTGGCCTTACTGGCTATACACGGGAATACCCGCGACTGACAGGTGAATGTCAGTTTCAGCCGTACGGATGAAGAACTTGATGAACAAAGTACCGTTGTTTGGCACCGTGTAATTCAAGACAAGCTTTTTGTTCCATTGACCGATTGGGTAAGCCACTTCCCATTCAGGCGTGCACACCGAGAAGTGCGTCGGGTTTGGTGCACGGCTTTCACGACCTGGGTCCGACAACGGATGCACCAGGCGGTACAGGCGTTCTAACCAGCCAACTTGGGTAGTCTCACCGCACGTGATGTCCAGCTGCATCTGGTTCTGATCGATGAGCGTCATCTTAGCGAAGTTGTTTTCGCCGAACAGCACTTCTTGGTTCGGGATGAAACCAACAGCCCAGTTCGTTGTACGCGCGGTGCCTTGCTGACGCAGAACGAAGTCGACAGCTTGCACGTGGTTCAACGCCAGACCCGATGGATTGACATCCTTAAGGTTGATCGTCACGCCGATCGATTGCTTAAAGCCGTAGCCGGTTGGGTCGAACGGACGCGAATTGGCGTTGTACTGCACGAACGGCGTCACCAGTTGCGCCAGGCGACGCTCCATGTCGTAGAGCCACCATTCGATCCGGTAACCACGCACCGAGTTGATCCACACTGGGAAGCCATACAGCTTCGGCGAGTACATGCCTTCGAAGTTGGTGGTGATGCCTTCGTAACGACGCGTGACCGACCGCGCTGGTGTGGTCTGCAATCCCACCGTCACTTCTTCAGGGGCCAGCTTGTAGTCCAGCACCAGGTCAAACTTCTGGCCAGCGTAGGTGGAGACGAAGTTATCCAGACCACGCAGCGAGAAGCGGGTATCGTTCACCGGCAGGCGCAGTTTGCTGCCGTCGTTGTAGTGCACCACACCCATGAGCGACAGACCATTCATCATGACGTTCAGCGGGAAGCTCAAGACGTTCGGGTCCGACGGCGAAATGAACGGCGACTCCAGACTGATGTTGGTGATCTGCTTGAGCGAGTTGTCAGCCGATGGAACGAATTCCGTGTTCTCGATCAACAGCTCGACTTTAGACACTTGGTGACTGCCGTCTGCAAACACGATCAAGACGACCTTCTCGCCGTTAGGCATGTCTTCAGTCGTGTAGCACATCGGGAACGACTTGACTGTACGGTTGTTACCATCGATCGCTGCCAGCGTCAGTGGGATAGCCGTGCCAATCAATTCGCTCGATTGGTTGTACATCTGGCTGATCGGTTTGGCCGTGCCTTCGATGTCGGTACCACGAAACACCGTAAAGCTTTCCGCTTCCGAGGAGTACGTGTGTAGACGGGCGTCGATGGTCAAGGTGTACGGCAACACGTTCTTGTTCAGGTAAGCGCGGAACGTATCGGAGATACCGCCCGGACCCACACCGAGGATCATGTCAGCGTTGCTGAACTCCTGGTCTTGCACCAAAGGCCGGATCGACTTCATGCGTGGGATGAGCGTGGTCACGTCGATTTCCGTCACCTCGTAGAACTTGGCGGCAGGCGTGTCGACGACCCAGTCACCCACTTTCGGCACGTAGCGCTTGGCGCCAGCTTTGCCCACGTAGACTTCATGCAAAGCCCACTGTGCCCAGCGTGCATCAGGATCGTACACTGGCACGACACCATCGGTACCTACAACACCGACTGTGCTCAATGCCATGACGGGAATGGCCGCGCCGTTCAGCGCGACCGTGTTATTAGTTGCCATGTTTTCTCCGTTACGCCGTAACGGTCACGAAGTGTGACAGTTCAATTGCGTTGTTTAAGTAAAGTGAAACGGCGCGTGAAAGGAAGCGGTATTCAAACAACCCCAGATTCGTCACCGCGTCCTTGTAATAGGGCTGCACGCTCACGTAATGCGTATCGACGACGTTGGGTGCCCGCGTTGGTTCAAACGCCAGCAGCGGCTCGTAGTAAGCGCACATCGACTTGAGCATGTCGTCGTTGTAATGCTCGAAGATCCGCTCATCACTAAAGTCGCCACTAGCCAAGTCGTCAATCAACGCCGAAACGAAGGGACTGTAGACTGGATAGCGCTCTTTGATTGCACTTGGATTGTCGTAGGTTGGTGGTGGTAATTTGAGCGTCAAATAGTCACTGACGTTTTCATCGGTCACCAAAGCTTTATCACGCAGCTCATACGTTTTCGCATTGGTTGTACCACGCATCGGCACCACGACATCACGCACCACATACGGCGAACCGTTGGGTACGCCTTCAACATTCACGCCGCTGTGTTCTTCCGCAAACGTCAGTTCGCTCCGATCGTACACGCCGCCGCCCACGGAGATGTGCAGCACCTTGTCATCACGGATATCGAACTTGTTGTTGTTCGACAGTACGCCATGACTAACGAAGCCACGGTCACCCAGCACAGCACGAGTCATGTCCGCTTTGGCATGACCGCAGAAACGCACGGTGATGTCTTGAGCCGCTTTCTTATGGTCGATGTACTTCTTGTTGATGATCACCACACGCGGGAAGTTCACGATGTAGTCGATACCTTCCACCAATGCCTTCTTGTTTAACCAGACATCGAGTTCACCCATCTGCACTTGCATAACGGTGTTCACGTGACCCAGTCCGCGGTCTTGCTCGGACGTCAAACTAAACGCCAGCACACCAGCTTGTACTGGCAGCGCTAAGTCGTAGCACAGGAAATCCAGGTTACTGCGCACCATGGTGTACGTGGTGCTTGCCGAAGTTAACCAATGGATCGAACCGCCTGAGACGGTGTACGAACCCGAGTCGGTGACGTCCTGCCAGATGTTGTCGGGTGAGCCATTGACGATCGTGCAAACATACGCCCGGTAATCCAGATTGTTATCCAGCGTCATGATCTGCGCGCCGTAACGTTCGTCGATACGCTTAACGCCGTAGCCCGACATGATCTGCACCATGCGTGCCGCTGGGTTACGGGTGATCCACCGAGCGCCCAGCGTATGCAAATGCCAACCCAACAGATGGCCATCGAAGTCGTATTCGTACACCGTGCTGCGGTATTGCAGGTTCGGTGGAATGTCCACCACGCCCACGGTCGAGACGTTCTTAACGAACTGCGGCGTGGGTGCCAAGATTTGACTCATGGCGTTGTAACCGTAAGCTTCTTGCACCAGCGCTGCGGTAACTTCCATCGTACTGGCCCGCATGATCTTGGCGTACGCCGAGGCTTCCAGATTGGCTGCTTGCCACTCCGGCACAACAGCATCTACACCGACCATGGCTTTAACGATCTCAGCGTCTGGCAACTTGTACAGTTCTTTGATGCGGTTCGCTTCCCCTGAGAGAGGCCGACGGTAACCCGAGTGACGCATCTGTAACCGGATGGTCAAGTCGTTGGTGTTGTCCCAATCTGGCAGCGTATGCAAGAACGCATCGAGATACTGGATCGAAATGGAAAAGTCCGCATGCGTAACTTGCCGCACAGCGTCCTTTTGGTTACGGTGGAAGTACACGCCCTTAAAGCGTCCCTGTGGTTCTTTCTTAAACAGGAACACATCCACATCGTCATGGTACGTGATGTTGGTCTTGATCGATTGCAGCGCGTGGATCAGGTACTTGCGTTTAGCATCCATCGTGCTGTCAAACACTGGCAGCTGACCGATGATCAAGTCTTCAACCGCGTAGATCGAACCATCGTACACGTACTCGATGACGTCATCAATCTGCACTGTCAACAGGTCGAGTTGGTCCACCAAATAACCGTTGATGAACGCGTATGCAACACCACGCTCTTTGGCTTTCAAGTACATGGTCTGGATCGCGCGGATCTCATCGACGTTACGGGGAATACCACCGCGCACTTCGATGAAGTCTCGCGTTACATCGCGCCGCACCGAACCGTAGTACGCGTTGTGATAGACCCGCAGATACAACGCTTCTGTATCGTAGTTGATGTCCACACGGGGATGCTTTTGTACAGCGATGATCAAGGCCCGATCATCCGTGATCGTATACCAGGCCAACACACGCGGCGATTGCCGACCACTGACTGTGTACAAGTCGATGATGGTTTCTTCTTTCTCGCACACTTCGGGCATCCGCATCCAGAAGCCCGGCGCTGGTGGCGAAGTCAGTCCCAGATGGTGTGGACCGATATTACCGATTTGATAGCAGTGAAACAAAACGCCCGGAACAGGCAGGACGTATTCCCGCCACATCACTTCCACCTTGGTATACACACCACCATAGCGCGTGATCTTGCCCAACTTGAAGTTGGACTGTTGATCCTGCTCAGGCGTGCACCAGATGTTTTGGATGGCTTGTTTAACCAGATAGTCAGCCATAGCTGTCCTTAAAAAGAAAAGAAATAAAAGGTACCGCCACCCAGACCGATTGCTCGATCCAGATGGCGGTTAGCTTTGCTTTCAGTATAGCGACGGAACGTTCTCGATCTTCGCAGTCGATTCCGGGGCCAGGGTCCTGAGCATCTGGGTCAAGCGCTCCAGCCCGTCGAGGTATTGACGACGTTCGACGATGCGTGACAAACCAACTTTGCGCAGCGCCATGTTAGTAGCCGCTTCGTACACCAGCGAGATCCAGGTTGGCGGATGCTCCATGGCCACAGCCACGAGTTCTGGTGCGTTGTCGCCCGACCAGGTCGAACTCATCATGGCGATCAACACGCCATGGTTCAGGTTTTCCAGCCGCACATTGCCCAGTACTTGTTTGGCTTTGGAGCAGAAGTCTTCGATCGAGACAATGGCTTGGGTTTGCTGATAGATCCGGTTCACTTCCGTGACGTTCACTTTCAGTGCGTTGGACACGGCCGACAGATAACGTGCTTCGTTGCCTTTGTCGAACTCGACGCCGTCGATGTGATTCGATTGGTAGAACAGGCCGGCCACGATCATCAAGTCGATCTTGGCTTTTGGGTCCAGTGCGTACTTGAAGCTAATGGCTTCAGCCAACCACGAGGCGAAAATACCGGTGGCTGTTGGCGTGATGTTACGGAACGCCGCAGCGCCGTTGGTCAACCACACCGACGACAAGGCCGCGCGGTAGATCAGGTTTTTGTACATCGTCGAGTTGGTCACTTTGAACCGACCCGTGGTGGTATCGAACCGACCGCATGCCCGCACGTCCATGGCCAGGATAGGCTCTTCCGCCGAGATGTTGCTACCGCGCTGATCTTGCACGTTGGTCTTGTGGATATACAGCGCATGCTTGAACGCTTTGATTTGTCCCGATGCACCCGTGGATGTATCGATATACGTCACGCCGTCAGCGTGGCTGAGAAACTCCCGCACCTGTGCTTCTTGGATTGCATCCACAATGGGCGCCATCCGGTGCCCAGCACAGGCAGTGGTGTTGTAAGCTGTGTGGCAGATTGTCATTCTAGTTCATCCTTAATTTCTTGACAAAGAGAAGGATAAAAATATTACCTTCCCCTATATGCCCGACATTCTATGTTAAACCAATGTCGAGTCCGCTCAGGTTGTTTTAACATTACAGGTAGGACTTTACGCCGATCCTGCCAGTATTTTTTTACGATTACTATGATGCTGGGCATCGACTTCAAAACAATACCGAAACCATACCATTCATTATTAGCGACAGGAACCTGACATAATGAACATTCCAAACGCCGTAGCGATGTCGTATAATCGCGGCATCCACGATGTGTCTGGTCGGACACTGGCTCCCCAGCCACTCGATCAGCCATCCCACCTGCCAAAATCGTTCGTGTTCGCCCGCAAGGGTAAACTCGGCAAGAACTATCTCGTTGTGGGTGCCAGCCGTGCTGCCATCTTCGGTGCGGAAACGTTCGACGAAACAAGCCCGTACTTCAACCACTCGACCGCATTTGCCAACGTGTTCAACCGCGCCGGCAATTCGACCTGCGTCGAGCGCGTGGCACCAAGCGATATCGCACCTCCGGCGGCTTTCCGTCTGTCGTTCGATTTGCTGCCAACGCAAGTGCAAGACTTCGAGCGCAATCTCGATGGCTCGTACAAAATCAACGACGGTCAAAAGATCCCGGTGGCTGCCAAGCACGACGGCATCATGGGCAAATGGGTTGTTGAACCCATCGCTGTTGTTGACGGCATGCGTCAATTCGGTATCGGCCAAATCACCAAGGGTGACCAAACCGACACCAGCAATTCGACACAGTCGGACCGCTACCCGATCCTGGACTTCATGGTCAGCTCGGAAGGCGAATGGGGTAACCACAAAGGCATCGCGATCTGGGCACTGACCCAACTGTCGCAAGCTGCTGTCGACACCCGCCTGATCACCGATCAAAAAGCATACCCGTTCCAGCTCGCGGTTAAATCGCGTCCGGATCGCCTGACCAGTCCGTCGACCGTCGGCACCCTCTCGGGCGCGCCAGCGATCACGTTCACCCTGAAGCCAGGCATGCGCGACCGTAACACGTCGGCACAAATGTATCTGGGCGACATCTTCGTCAAGGCTTACCAAGACGCGTCGACCCCAGGCTTCTCGCCAACCATCGGTGACTTCGACCGTGTCAAGGTCTACGACAACAACATCAAGACCGTGTTGTCGATGATCCACACCGTCGAGTTCCCGCACATGGACATGTTCAGCGACATCAACGGTGAAGAAGACGAGATCTACCGTCTGAACCCGTTCACCGCTGTGTCGTCCTACGGCGCGCCATACCACGCTTTCCAACTCGTCGTCGGCGCTGCTAACAGCGTACGCATGAACGAGAACGGCGTGATGTTTGCCCAAGGTGGTAACGACGGCACGATGACCGACGAAGCCTTCTCGGCGCTGGTCAAAGCCAAGTTGCAGGAATACGGCGACAAGAACAGCCAGCGTCAAGACGCTGTGAACAACCCGGAGAACATCTTCTGGGATTCCGGCTTCCCGCTGTCGGTCAAGATGGTCATGGGTAACTTCATCGCGGTCCGTAAGGATACGTTCGTGATGGGTGCCACCCACGTTGTCGGCGGTCAAATGCTGACGGACGATCAAGAACGTTCGGTGGCGATTTCGCTGTCGCAGCATCTGCTGAACTACCCTGAATCGGAATACTACGCTACCCCAACGGTGCGCGCCAGTATTGTCGCTGGTTCGGGCTACCTGCTCAACAGCAACTACGTCGCCGCTGTTCCGGCTTCGATCGACCGTGCTGAAAAGTGGGCGCTGTACATGGGTGCATCGAACGGCAAGTGGGTTCCAAACTACAAGCCAGACGTCAACCCGAACAACGTCGTCTCGACGCTGCGCGACCTGAACGTCGTGTTCCGTCCTGCTACCGCCCGTTACAAGGACTGGGAAGCAAGCATGGTCTGGCCTGAGCCGTACACCATGGACACCATGTACTTCCCAGCACACCAGACCGTCTACCCAGACGACACCTCGGTGTTGAACAGCGCGATCACCGCGTTTGCTTGCGCACAACTCGTGCGTATCGGCGACAAGGTGCACCGCGATTTCACCGGCCGTAGCGATCTGACCAAAGACCAGATCGTCGAACGTGTGAACGCTGCGATCATGGCGGAAGTCGATGGCAAGTTCGACAACCGCTTCATCATCATCCCAGATACGCACTTCACTGCGGACGATGACCTGCGTGGTTACAGCTGGACGACCGTGATCAAGCTCGGCGCCTCGCCGATGCGCACTGTCCAGTCGCTGACCATCGAGTCGTACCGCGCTGAAGATCTGGCTCAAGCTTAAATCTCCAGCCCTCCCCAAATGGAATTAGATGACTAAGGTTGTCTAGTTCCTTTACAAAAAGGTATATACATGTCCCGCGTCAATGGTGCTATCATGCAACCGGGCACAGCCTTCGGTCTGGGTGCGAACGCACCCATGGTCGACCTGACCTATGGCGGTCAGATGGGCTGGGCTCCAGACCACGCTGCGTTTGTCAACAACCAAGCTCACGTACGTCGTCACCTCATCCCGATCCTGATCCAGGCTCCGAAGCTGTTCCAGTACTTCCCCAACGGCGACAAGTTCGTCAAGGTTCTGCGCGCTCTGATCGAGACGCAGTGGCTGTCGATCGACGGTCTGAACCGCGGCCTGACCGCTGAATTCGCACAAAACGCATTCGGTGGTTCCGGTCAAATGCAACGCGACCTGGTGAACATCAAGCGCGCTGAATCGATGCCCAAGCACTCGTACATCGAGCGTTACGGTCGTCCGATCCAACGCCTGATCGAAACCTGGATGCTCTACGCTGGTATGGACCCGGACACCAAGTTCGCATCGGTCGCTACCCTGCCAAGCTTCCAAGCAGCATTTGCCGGCGGCGCGTCGCCCGACCTGCTGGCTGACCAGACCACAATGACCGTGCTGTACATCGAACCGGATGCATTCGGTCGTAAAGTCCAGCAAGCGTTCCTGTGCTTTAACATGTTCCCTGAAGGCACCGGCGATATCGTCGGTTCGGCTGACAAGACCCAGGACATGCAAACCGTCACGGTCGATCTGTCGTTCACCGCTCTGCAACAAGTCGGCGCCGGCGTCGATGCGTTCGCGCAGCGTATCCTGAACGCCGTGAACTACGTGGGTGCAAACCCGATGATGAAACAAGCCATGGTCGACAAGATCAGCGCAGACGTCGCATCGGCAGTCGAAACTGGTTTCGATGCTTCCATCAAAGCTGTCTCGCAGCGTCAGACCAACTTCTAATTGAAGTCATACATCCCATCCATCCCCGCTGTGGAGATGGATGGGGGTATTATGCCGTCAGGACCTACGTATAGCCTCTAGGAGCGATTCTTTCTACTGCGCGGTAGATTCTTGAGTGGAGCAAAAACAAACGCCGTGGTGAGGCTTAGGGGCAATACACCTAGAAACAAACAAAAAAATAAAGACGTCATAAATAACCGCACCACCCCGAAGGGCAGTGCGGCTATCCACAACCATGACGCCTCACCGTCATGGAACTACTAACACCACAGATTCTCGATGGGGACCAATGCGCCCCGTTTGCCCCGCTAAGAGCTAAGAGGAATGTTTCAAGAATTTGCGGTGCTCCGAGCACTAGGTCTGTCCTAGTCTCGATCCTGTCGTAACACACTTGGCGATAGATTGTAACTTATAACCTTCGCGTTGGATTGCGAGAGAATAACTACCGCGGTGTGTCAGAGCAGGACTACCTAGTCGCCGGTGTGAGCAAACGTCGACATCAGTAGATTTCTTTTTGACCTCCTTGTAACGCATGGGTGTGCCTGGTGAGCTTTCATGCATTACAAGGGACTACCAGGTCGATGCTGCTTAGGCCGTGACGGCCGGCGCGAACATGTCTTGTGCTGCTTGCTTTTGGCGACGTGCGACTTTGCCCAGCTCGCCCGAGCCGGTGTCGGTGCCGGCGACGGTCAGTTTGCCGGACATGGCGCCGTACACGGTTTTCTTCGGGGCGACCTTGCCTTTTTCGGCGATGCCGGCGTTGCGTTCGACGGCGCGGTCCCACTGCACGTGCAGGGTGTTGCGGCCGGTCATGCCGATGGTTGCGTTGACTTGCTTGATGCCTTCGTGTTCCAGGGCCGCGGCGCGAGCAGCGTCACCGATGGCGTCGTAGGCGGCAGCGATGAACAGTTCGTTGTGCGTGTTGACGCGCTTGACCATGTCGATCGTGATGTCGTCGGGCAGGGTGCTCTCGTAGATGTTCTCGGTCTTTTCGACGTCACCGGTGTTCGACACGGTGATGGCTTCGTAGATCTTGCCCTTCATTTCTTCGACGGCCGGATTCAGTTTGACTTCTGCGATCTTTTCGGTGCTCATGCTGTTTTCCTTTTTTGGTGGTATGTACTACGGGTGAAATGAATCAGTACTTACGTGGCGTTGGTTTGCCGGCGTAGGTACGGGGTTGGCTGTCGCTGTTGTAGGCGCCAGCGCGATGCGGCGTGTTCAGTCGCGGTGGATTGAACGGTGTCGCTGGACGTACTTGCTCTGCGGGTGGTTGCGCTTTCAAGACGCGAACGCCTTTGAGTGCAACCGAAGACAGCATGCGACCCTTGACCGTGATCGGCGAACCATCGGCTTTGGGCTTTGCTGCTTGTTTGGTGGCGATGACTTTGTCAGCACCGGCCAGCACGATGAACTTGCCTTCGTGCTTGTAAAAGATTGGCGTGACGATTTCGAGGTCTTCGACATCGATCACATTCGAAACGTGAGCAACTTCCTTGGCAGAGGCAACCAAGTCGATCAGTTCGATGTCAACGTCGATGGTGTCTTTGGTCGCTTGCGCAACCACGCCGGAGAATTTGTGTTCGTTGCCTTTGAAGGTCAGCAACACGTGTTCCCACTGTGGATTGATAGGAGTGCCCAATTCGTTTTCCTTTTGGTTAAGAGGTGGTTCGGCTCTATAGCAGGTGGATACCAGCTATTTTTATATCGTTAGATTGCATATTGACAACTAATTACAGTAAAGTGATATAGCGTTAAAACGATTTAGAACCATACGGCATAAGACCCCTCCACCCCGAAAGGCAGAGAGGTCTTATCATTACCAGCCGCGCGAAGGCAGCTGTTTCGAACTATGACCTGGCAGTGGCCAGTTCATCGAATTGTACAGGTTGTCAGGGCGAACGATGATCGACTCGGACGACACACTGTCCGGACGGTTCATCATGATTGCGCTGTCCAACATACCACGGCTAATTGACATTTCAAAGCCGCTCTCCAAGGCCGGGGAGAGATACTTCTTAGCGTGGGAAATGCCTGGCTCGTTAACGTAGTCAAACGTCACGATTTCTTTGAGCGTGCGCTCTTCGATGCCGAAGCGGGTTTTGTTGTCTGTGAACGAGCGGATCGAGAAACACACATTCTCATGCGGGTTTTCCAATTGCTTTTCCAAGACGTGGCCGAGTTCGCCGCTGGGCTTGACCAGCGACATGATGGCGATGACTGGCTGACCATCTTTGTTTTTGACTGAATCGAAGTCCAGCCAAATCTTCATGTGGTGGCAACACACCCGTTCTTCGTAGATCGAGAGGTTACGGCGAACGAACTCTTGATCGCGCAAGCGCTGTTCGTTTTGATCCAGACTGCGCGGTCCCGGCTTTGGGTGACCCATCTCACCACGCAGTGCACCATCTTGCACACGGCGCATGAACGAACTGGATTGTTCGAACAGCGCACGTGCATCGTTGTTGGCTGGGTAGAACTGCCCGCCCGAGTTGAAGACGTTTAACGCCCCCACCACCATCGGGTAATAACCCTCCGGTGTCTTTTTCAGCAGGCCGACTTTGTTCACACCTTCAAGCGAGGTGCAAGCAAAGACGACCGAGTTGGTATTGGCGAACATAGTCTTTCCAATTAAGTTCGAAGGAGTGATTCGAGTCGCTCCACCCGCTCAGTTGGTGTGACCAATGCTGAAACCATCCCGTCCCGCGCATAGCTACCTGCGACTTTGTTCAAGGTATTGGTCGCGGCATACGCCACACTACGTAGCGGGATGAAGGCTGGCCTCTTTTTCGGATCTTGCGCAACAACCCGGCGGTAGTACTCTACCCGGTTGCTTTCATCGCGTGTGATCAAGGAGACCATCATTTCGACGACCTCCTGTTGTTGACCCACGTTGGCACCAGCGTGATCCTTGGCCGTGTCAAACAAGCCACCCATCAGCTCGTACGACATGTACCAAGGCACCCGACCTTTACCTAACAGCTCATCGTAGATGTTGTACACGATGGTATCGATCTTCACCAAGTCGAGCGACGGGATGATCGTTGCACCTGGATCGAACGAGAACTCGTAATACTCATCTTCGTCGTACGTGACCTTGTTGGTCGAAGACGGCGTGATGCGAATCATGGCATTGGTGGTGGACACGCCGTAGTACTGGTCTTCCACAATGATGGCGTAGATACCGACGATGCTAGTTTCGATACCCACGAACGCCAAACCCCGCTCAGCAAACCGAGTAGGGACGACGATCTTGATTGCCTTTTTGGCCACCAAACTACCGTTCGGCAATTCAGCGAGCGCACTGTGTACTTTCGCCGCATCGTGGATGTAGTGACTGTAATCCATGGCCGATGTCCTTACGCGTTGTCGATGATGATCAGCGAGGAGACCCAGGCCGAGATGTACCAGATGACAGCCAAGGCGCCAGCTTCACGCGGGGACAGCTTTGGATTCTTCTTGGCTTCTTCGTCCATCTTGATCAGGATCATTTCCGCAGGCGTTTCGCAGAACGAAGCACGGCACACGAGTTTCAAGCACATGAGGTGCAAGTTGTCGGCGTCGTTCACGGTCATTTCACGCAGCACGTCGCGGAAGCAATCCATTTCAGCACGCACGTCGGCCGGGTTAGGCAGGATGCCTTCTTCGTTCGGTGCGTTGATGATGCTCTCGTACGACATGATGAGCTGTTCGCGCAGGAAGTTCATCCGCGCCATGCTGTCGCGCGCCGTGATGAGCGAAGCGTAGCTGTTCCAGGCTTTGACGTACTTGTCGGCGTTTTCGCTGATCGCATCGATGGTGAACTTCTGCTCACCCGATGTGGCCATGCCGTACAGCACGTCGGTGTTGCCGCCGTTCTTGAGCCATTCGCGGTAGACTGGCGGGAACACACGGATCTCGACACCGTTGATCGAACGCACCATGTTGCCGTTCTTGATCGACGCATCGTTCTTTTCCATCTGGATGGTCAAGAGGTGCGCGCTTTGTGCCATCAGGCCGGTCAAGACCGCGCGGTATTCTTTCAGGCTCAGCGAGATGCCGTCGAGCAGGACGTCGTTTTCGAACAGGTGACGGGCGATGCAATACACGATCACCATCTTGACGACCGACTTGTCGATACGACCGAAGAAGCCGCGGTTATCGCGACCGTTTAACGTCGTGAAGAAACTGCGGTATGTGTCTTGCAGGGTGGCTTCTGGCAGCGCTGCAGCCCACGTGATGAGTTCGTCGTCGATCGAAGCAATGCCCGTTTCCATGTACTTCAGGATTTCGTCCGTGCCCAGTTCAGGACCGTTGAGCGAGAGCGTAGGTTCGCCGTTGTGGTAGTTGGCGTACTGGTCGACGAGGCGACGCAGGTTCGGGCCGTAGATGGCTGGGCAGTCTTCTTCTTCGCTGATGCGCAGTTTGGACAGATCCGACACCGGGGCATTGGCCAGACGCATGGTCACCAGTTCGAGCAGGCTGTTGATGCGTGGTGCCACGAGGTTGCGGGCCACGTACAGCGACTTACGCACCGTCTCAGCGCCCAGGTTGGCGAAGTCGGTCATGGCGTAATCGTGACGCGAGCGATCGAACACACCTTCTTTGGCATTGGCTGCGCGCTCGATCGCGCCGAAGTCGAATTCGACAGTGCCGCCTTCGGTCTTGTATGCCATCTCAGGCAAAGTCGCACACGCTTCGACCACGTGATGCAGTGGCGAACCACCCAGCGGTTTCAGGATGATGCCGGCGGCATCGAACTGACCGGTCAAGGCGATCGCTTTGTAAATGGCGCTAGGGCTAAGCATTTATTTGCTCCGGTTGTAGGTGGACAGGTTTTGCTGGATTTGGGCCACAGCGATATCGCGCACGACGTCCGAGGTCAGCTCGCTGCCTTCGACCGAATCAGCCACATCGTTACCCAGCACCTCTTTCGCAATCGCTGCCGTCAGTTCAGCCGCATTGGCAACTGTCAGCACGGTTTGCAAAGATGAGAGATTGTTCATTATGTTCCTTTGGTTACTAAAAAAGAAGACGAATCACAGGACGGCGTAAGCCGTCCTGTGGGTTATGATTCGTACGCGGCGAGAGCTTCTTGACCCGCTAGGTCTAAAAGAACGCTATACATGCCGATGACGTATGGCGAGAGCACGATCCGGTTATCGATACTTTGCGCACCGAAGACAGCGTCGATGATGTCGCCCTTCTCTGTTTTATATTCGCCCACCATTTTCTTACCAACGACGGTTTTCATTTGGTTGGCGAACACGCCCTTGTCACCCTCACCCATGTCAACGTCTGACGTGATGTAGATGCGAACGCAGAGATGTTCAAACTGCAAAGGTTCTCCCTCAACGCGGAAGGCTTCATCCACGCTACCGGTTAACACTTTCCGGCCGGTGGACTTAAAGCGTTCAGCCAGGGCTTTGTCAGAAGCATTGGCAATACTCCGCAGAGAATCGCTCATGTCTTCCTTCTCACCGTGGTAGTACACTTCCACCCGCTCAACGACACCTTTCACTTTCGCCTGTGGCGCGTAGTTACTCAGCAGCTTGAGCGTGTTGAGAGAATTCTCATCAAACAGATTTGCTTGACTCGTAACAGCATCCTCAATTATGCATAAAATATCTTCGCTGGAGACGGCTTGGCCTTCTTTGACCAGTTTAGAGATGGCTTGATCGAACGTTACCACGACGTCGGAGTACTTCGAGACCTTGGTCACGAGCTTGTCCGTGATGCGCGCTGAGACGGCTGAGGAGTCTTCCAGGGTCTCTGGTACTTCCATCAACACGGTCTTAACCAACATACCCGCTTTCCACACCACGTTGTCCGGATTTAAGATATCGGTCTCAAAGAAGCCCGTGTTATAAATCAGGATACGACCCTGTTTGAATTCCTCGTTCAACTTAACGTTGGCGCGGATCTCGTGCGGGATCGTCAGACCAGCGGCGTTACCAAACCGGCGACCGATCTCGTAACCTTGACGGGTGCCATCAGCATACTGCACGATGATGCCGGTAGGCGCCACCGAGATGACTTTACCGTCTTGGGTAGCCGAGGCTGCAAACATGTCGCCTGTGCGGTGTGCAACGACTTGCTCGTAACCGGTGCGCACTGGCATCTGATGGTAGCCTGCGCATGCGACGGTGTGCGAGTGTTGAATGCCGATGAAGTTAGCCCGCTTCATGTCGTCGTTGCTGGTGCCCGGTGCTAACAACACAGCTGTTGAAAGCAGTGCCGTTTTACCCATCGTCTCCTCGTAAGGACGCGTTAGGCCGCGCAGGGATGTGAACTGGGGATTGGCGCAGGTCGAGGTGTTGATCGCAACGTCCGAGCTATCGACCGTGTCAGTGGAGATTAACCCCATGTCGTTGCGGTGATAGGTACGGGTGCCTTTGGTCATCGTGCGACTGTTACGACCGCCCGTGCCGTTGTACGTCACCGCTTCCTGTTCCTTCAAGTTCTGGATCGGATTGATCTCGTTCACTTGAGTCTTAGCAGGGTCAGTCTGAATAGCCGTGAACACCGCGAACGGGTCCATGTTCAGTGCTGAGCGGGACTTGCCGGCACTGCCGTTGTGTTGACGGATGGAGCGTACCATTTCGGAGTACACTGCACCAGCCATCCGTTCGTAACCTTTCAAGCGCATGAAGGCGCCGTCGAGTTCGTCTGGATGGTCGTCCGTCAGCAGCATCGTGCCAGCCACCACGAGCAGTGCCCGCATGTCAGTCGGCATTTTCATTTCGACCAAAATGTCGTGCGTGATCGGGTCGATGAACATTTGGTAGAACAAGTTCATCTCACGGATGTAGCGCACGCCCAGACCATCAGCTTCCAGCACGTTCAGGTAGACTTCTTTGCTGTTAAACAGATGCACGTTGTAACGACGGATGTGACGATGGTATTCGTTAAAGCCACCCAGGAACAAACCGGTGAGTTGGTCGTTCTTGTCAAACACAATCGACTCATCGTTAAATACCACCGACGCTTCGTTCAACGCCATGTTCAACCGTGTCCCCGCCGGCACGCGGCGAATCTTCGACTTGAGTAACGCAAGCATCGGGTCCAGACCAATGGCATACGCCAAGATCACACCGAGTGGCATCGTCGCACCAGCAATCTTCATGACTGCGATATCGACCGGCGCCTTAGCGCGATCCAAACCGATCAGCTGTTCAAACGAGAACTGCTTGACTTCATGCTCGCCTGTGAGCGACGGACCCACAAGAGCACACGCGCCGGATTTACCAATCAGGAAGTAATGCGACTTCATGGTGGAGATACCAGCGATGATCGTGCCGTTCTGTTCGTACTTGGCCAACGCTTCTTTGCCATACAACGCTTCACGCTTGGTATGGTCAAACGACATCTCAAACGAGATATGGCCTTGGGCACCTGACAACGCACTCGTGGTCAACGTGAAGCTATTGAACGCTGACGCGATGATCGCATACAGACGTGGGACTTTCGCCTCGTTGTCTGACATGTCGCCTGGGTGACCGTTGGTGATACTCGGATCGAGATCGTCGAGCATCTTGGCCATCAGGTTGTTGGTCAGCCACGGCGCGTAACTGTTCACCTTCTTTTCACTACGACGGATAAACGCTTTGCCGTAGTAACTGGTCAGGGACACTGTGTCAGGCGCAGTCTTACGGATCGGGATGTCGCCACGCTGCTTACGCATGCTGTACTTCACACCGTTGGCCATGTAGCTGCCATCAGGATCGATCACAGGCAACTTAAAGCGCACCGTTGAGGCGCTGCCATCAGTTGGCAACACACGCACCGTGTAGACGTTATACGCCCCCATCAGACTGTCGACGGTTTCCACGTCGTATTCCGTCACGCCATAACCAGCTTGCGCAAAGCACATTGCCATCGAGGCCACGTCACGCTGCATGATTTCACGGGTATACCGTTTGTCAAAGTCCAAGAGCGAGGACTTGAGCATGGTTTTGTCAGGCACGGTCGAGATGTCGGGAATCGCTTTGGATTCCTTGATCAAGAGCGAGTCAGGCGAGATGTCGATGAATTCCCCAAGGGTCATCTTACCATCTGGCGACTTCATGGTCTTGTAAGCGTTTGCCACCTTTTCATAGTTGCGGTACTGGGCAGCAGTAATCGAACCGTTGGCCAGATTGGCTTTGGCGATCTTGAGCAGTGCTTCTTCGTGACTGGGACGCACGAGTGGCGGGATTTCAGCATCCACGCTTTGTGGTGTGGTAATCCAGGCTTCCCGTTTGGCCGTCGCCGTTTGTTCATCGCCTGCGTTATCAGCCACTGGCGCAGCCAAGACCTTTTCCATCTCGGCCAATTCGGCATCGATCGAGGCGTCGAGATTGGCATCCACCTTCACGCTGTCAGCGGTGTCGTCTGGCTTGTCATCAGCCGCACCACTAAACTGGGCCTTGAGTTGGTTGGTCGCAATCGTCGCAGCACCCGTAGTTGGGTTGATGACGGCTGGACCAGAATCGACTTTGGTGATCGTGGCCAATTCCTTCTGCAAGTCTTTCTTGTCGTCGTCATCGAGAACTTGACGACCGTCCATGTCAGTAACTTCCGTCGGGGCGACAGAACGCAACTGGGTTACGGACATGAAGAAACGCAGGATGTGATTCTGGAACGACTTAGGCGCAATCAGATTCGAGCGCTCTTGTTCGTTCTCGAACTTCTCCGCCGGCAGCGGCCGTCGCCACGAGTCAAGCACGCCCAGGTTAATCACGGTCCATTGACCGGATTCGAGGAACACCAAGTTCACACGGTTCAAGTGCTTACGTGGTACCAAGCCCAGCAGCGACTGACTGCGGTTCTCGCCAAACCACTTCCACACTTCACCCAAGAACAAATGCTCGTTGGAGTAAAGGATCTGCGCAATCCGGGACGTGGGCTTTTTCGGGTCCATCGTATCGTACTGCTGCAAGATCGACCGGGCGGGCAACACTTGCGGCACATGGCACAGCACGAACTGAGGTCGATCGGTAATGGCTGACAGACGGGCAATCTCGGTCCAGACCGTGCGTTCGATGTTGTACCATTCCAGATACTGGTTGAACTGGTTACGCGGATAGCGCAGCAGATGCGGCAGGACGTTGTAGTTGTACACCATCAAGCTGTTGACATCAGCCAACGGCTTTTCATCGACCGCGTTACGGAACCGGCGGTAGTGTTGGTGGTACTGACGAATGACTTGGACTGGTTGGACTGCCAGCTTGGATGGTTGACCCAATTGACCTGGCGCCAGTGCCAAGACGTGGTGCACCCAGATGTTGCGTGCTTGCGCTTTCTGAATGACCTTGTCGTCTTTCATGATCGCAGCTGAAAAGCCTTGCAGCGCAACGTCGTTGTCCGATGGACCGTATTGGTTCGGACTGCCGTGGGCGCTATGGAAGATCGCACGGCGTGGCAGCTGGAAGTTCTCCAAGTGACCAAAGCGCGGCGCCATCAGCTGGTCAGCACGACGCAGACCGTAGTTACGATAAAAGAGATTAAAATCGAGCAACATGAGAACTAATCCCCTGTGAGGTTATGAAACACCAGTTTTGCTGTATGCACCGCGGTGCTGGAAATGAATTGACCGTTGGTACCGACATACGCTCGGCGTTTACCAAAATAGTTGTTGACTTCTTCGACCGCTTCATCGGAGTACACGATGTTGCAGTTCATCATATCGCCGTCGAAGTCGGCGTCCAGTTTGGCCAGACGGGTTGGGTGTGGCGACATCGACTTCATGTACGGACCAGGCACCGGGAACTCGTAGGCAGTGTGGGAGTCGTCCAGCGGTTCCCAGTTACGACCCAGTTCTTTGCGGCACTCAGCCACCGTGGTGGTGCGCACATACAGACTGGTTGGGTAAATCGAACCCACACCGGTCACTGGGTAACGGGTCACTGTCGCTGGATATTTATTCCACATGCGATAACCGGACAAATAGACCAGCTCACAGAACGTGAGCGGATAGACGTGCGCGCGGCTACGGTTGGCAGGCAACTCATCGATGTCGTTGAAGATCTTGAAGGTGTTGTCTGGTCCCTTATAAATCAGGCCCATGTAACGACCTTCCAGTTCCATCGGCTGGTCGCGTAGCGATTCTTCGCGGAAGGCGTTGACGACTTTCTCCAACCCTTCATTGGTTTGGAAGCGATCGTAGTACTCGGTCTTGAGCGATACGGGTTCGGCCTTCAACGTTTTCTTGTTCACCAGATTAACGGGCAAGCTGTAGTCTGGGAAGACTTGACGCAACCAACCATGCTTGAGTTGGTACAGCGCGATCGGCAGCAAGCCTTTGATCAGTTGGAACAGGCCGATAGCCGTGTCGTTAAAGCCTGCTGCGCCTGCTGCGCCCAGGTACTGGGTTTCCACCGGCAGGGCCGTGATGACGTTACCAGTGCCGTTCATAATGCGCCGGCTAGCCCACTTACCTTGAATCAGTTTGTTCTTACCGTAAATCAAACGCTCGATCAGGTCATAGATCTTAACGAACGTGGTTTGCAGTTTGAAACGGGCTCGGTCGATCAGTTCTGGTGTGGAGCGAATCGCGATGTCGGACAAGGTGTTGGCCGTACTTAACAGTTCGCGGTAGATGGGATTGATCTCATCTTCACGTGGCCGACCATCCCCGCCGATTTCCACATCACGCAGGCCCGCAGGGATCACGATGATCTTACTGGTTAAGGCTTGCTTCTTGTATTTCTCGATTAAGCGAATCGCGATGTCGCGTTTGTCGCTAGACGTTTTGGCAAAGTCGATCTGTTCCCAATACGTCATAAAGAAATGGTAACCAGTCTCACCATCCATGGCGTCCGAGCGGTCGAAGTCTTTCTTCTCGGGATTCCACACTGCGTATTCGTGACCCGACATGATGCCACCATACAACCGCTTGAGTGAGACCAGCGTGTTGTAGATGATCGGATGGAACACCGCTACTTTGATATCGATGTAGGCATAACGCCGCGCGCGGACATCATCGCCCACACGGCCAAAGATTTTGGTAGAGAACAGTCCATCTGGGTGGAAGTTGTTCGTGATGCCTTCATACATCGACAACGACGTAATTTGTGCCAGTCCCGCCAGCTTAGGGGGGGTCAAATGTAAAATCGATACATTGAAAGGCAGCATTGATTTTTGCATGCTAAGTCCTTAGTGCGCTAAAACTATGAAGCCTCAAGAGATACGAGGCGAGTATACTAATTAGGAGTAAGACGTTATGGCGAGTAAATCAAACACAGAACGCCTCAATCTTGACGAATATGACTTCGGTAATGAATTTGACTTTGAAGAATTCAGTATGGAAGTTAAACCGCCTAAGAATAAACGCGAAGCCGTCGAACGTGTCGGCGCTGGCGCATGGGAAGGCGCCAAGGACACAGTAAAGAGTGGGTCGTTCTTCCGTGAATTCGTGAAGAAAGCATTACCACGCGGGTTCGGCGACATGGTTGATTTAGCTGATCAATCGGCAACGTCCGTCCGTGAGCTATACAATGAAGGCCAAAAAGAGGCCAAACCGATGTTCAAAGATGTCGGTCGCATGATCGACAAAATGATGCCGTCGAGTAGCAAGTATCTGCCGAAATCTGCAGAGAAAGTACTCAAAGGTTTCGCGGACAAGTATCGCGATCAACCACAGGTCGGTATCGGGGCCAATGCAGCGAACGATATGGCTGTTGCCGCCATGCTGTCAGATACGTTCCAGTACAACGCCAAAGAAGGTGCTCGGCAAGAAGCCAAGTCTGATGCGCGTGAGACGATCCGTGATGTGGTTGGCAACAACCGACATAACGATAACTTGGCCCAGCTCGACGGTATCCGTCGCAGTGTGGTGTCGATGGCTGCGTACCAACGCCGGATCGAGTTTAACTTCCACAAGAAGTCGCTCGAACTGCAAGCCCGTCACTACTACGTGGCAGTCGATACGTTAAACGAGACCCGTCGTCAGAACGTACGCAACACCGAGATGCTCTCGGGGATCTTGCACAACACTTCGCTGCCTGATCTCATCAAGATGACCGCGTCCGAGAAGTTCAAGGACATGTTGCGTAACAAGGTCATGGGCGGTATTCAGGATACCGTCTTCGGCGCTCGCACTGAGTTCATGCAGAACTTGGGCAAAGCATTCCGTGAGCAAGCCATTGGCAGCATCAGCAAATTCGCTGGTGGTGTGCGTGATGGTATCAGTGGTATGGAGATGGCAGGCGACACCGTCAACATGGCAGAAGACATGGGGATGGATCGCTACCGCATGGGTGGTAACGCCGTCGGTGGTGTGGCTGCAAAATGGTTGGGTGGTCTGGCCGCTAGTAAAGTCGGCAAGAAGATCATGGGCGACAATGGCAACAAAGCCAAAGCCTTGCGTCGTACGGGTAACCGTCTGCAACACTTCGGTTCAAACGTCCCACAGATCGCCAACGACTGGTCCAACCAATACACCGATGCCGAGCAGTCCACCAAAGACTTCCTGGACAACTCCCGGATGCCAGACGGCCTCAAGAGCTTCTTGAGTAAAGTTGCTGGCGTGGCAGGCAACCCACTGATCGATTTGTTCAAAGGTACGATCCGTCGGGCTAATGCGACAGACACCCAGGTTAAGGAAAAGGGCGTTGCTGATCTTTACGCACCGACCCAGTTCAGTAACCAAGCGCACAAGACGATTGTGGAAGTCATCCCAGGTCTGTTAGCGCGCATCGTGCAAGAGCAACAAATCGCTCGCACGGGCGACACGTCAGTTGATCTGATCCAATACGACTATAGCCGCGGTGCGTTCTCTTCGACCAAGGCCGTTCGTAAGTCCGTGTTCAACAAACTCTTCGATGAAAATTCGAGGAAGGGCGTGAAACGGGAACAAGAAAGCCTGATGGAGATGGTTGATCCGGCAGGTGTTTTAAATCCACAGCAACGCGCTGAGTTGACCAAGCTCTTGATGAAGGACAATCTGCGCGGTCGCGCTGGCTACGAGACTGGTCGCATCTCGAACTATCAGAATGCGTCAAACTTCAATGAGTCGGCAAACGGTGAGAAGTTCGCTGAACTGTTCCGCGCTTTGAACGAGAAGAACAAAGCCTCGGAGTTCTCACTGAACAACCAGTTCGCTAGCCGCTTTAGCGATGTGGGTCGTTCAGCTGGTAGCCGCAAGAAAGAAATCCAACAGCTGCTCGAAGTGTATCCGCGCGATATGCTGGAAGACATGGGCTTGATCAAGCCAGGGTCGACCCAGATCGACATGGAGAAAGTCTACAGCTACTTCGATGGCGAGCAGTACAACGCCAACGGCGCTCCAGGCATTGGTGGTGTTCGTCGTACGCCACAAGTCTGGCGTGGTGGCAATCGTGGTACGCCGCCACAGTTACCACGTCCGCCGGCAGCGAACGATACCGCTAACGGTTCGACCATGGTTGATGAGCTGCAAAAGCTGATCGCTGTGATTGAGCTGCAAAACAGCAAACCCTTGGTGTCGGACATCAAAGACATCTTAACTGCCATGCAAGCCGATCTGGCCAACATGGGCGGGGCAAGTGGTCCATCGGCGTTTGACCGGGCGATTGATGGTGCGAGTGATTTGGCATCGTCTGCTGCACGTAACGCTCGGCGCTTAAAGCGTCAAGCGTTGGTCTCAGGTGGCCGCCTCAAACAACAGCATCAAGACCAAATCGATGAGGCTAAGCGCCGTGCGCAGGAGCTGTCAGCAGAAGCCAAGCGCCGCGCTAAGCGTTTGCAGCGCCAAGCCTTAGTACAAGGTGGCCGCCTCCGGCAGCAGTATCAGCCACAGATCGATGGTGCGCAAGAGTTCTTAACCGACCAACAACGTCGCGCTCAAGAAGCTTGGGATGGTCGTCCTAGCATGAATGAGTTGGGCGGTATGCTGCGCAATCGTTGGGACCAAGTACGTGGCAGTGCAGAGCGTGCGCAAGACTACGTTAACAGCGATGAGTTCCGCGAGAACCTGCGTCAGCGTCGCAGCCAAGCTGGTCAGATGTTCACCGACTTAAGTGGCCGGGCTCGCTCGACTGCTGGCAACATCCACGATCGTATCCAACAAGCGACTGAACAGATGCGTCAACGTAACGAGTCGCGTGGTCTGGATGGTGAAGAACACAAAGGCACGTTGGGTGAAATCAAGACGATTCTGGAAAGTATCCGCGATCGTTTGGAGGACGGTATTATCACCACAGGTGGTGTACCTGACGGCATCGTGCGTAAGACCAAGCGTGCTGTAAATAACGGCGCCATGCGTTTGGTTGATGTGGTCAAAGGTAGCGCGATATTCGCTGCCCGCAGTGTGGGTTTCGGCGCCCGCATGATCGGTAACACAGCCCGCTTCGGCGGAAAAGCTGTCAACACGGTAGTGGGTGGTACTGCGCGTTTCGGTTGGGGTGCGATCAAAGGTACTGCTGGTCTGGCTGCCGACGGCATTGGTCTGGTAGGCGGTAGTCAATACCGCCGCGCGCGCGGCTTCGTGGATATCTACGTTGGTAACGAACGCAAGCCGCGACTGTATGGCCGGATGCTGCAAGAAGGTAACGTCTACTTCGACAAAGAAACTGGTAAGCCGATTCGTCGGCTGAAAGATATCCGCGGCGATGTGGTGCGTAAAACCGCTGCGGGCGAAGAGACTGTTCTTGAAGCTGCTGAAATCGAACAGGCTTGGCAGAAGGTCGGTCCAGTTAAGAAGTCGCTCAACGCCTTAGGCGCTGTGGCTTCTGGCGCGTACGGACTCGGCAAGGGCTTGTTGGGCGTTGTCACCAAAGGTATCCCGCCTGTCTTTAAGATGGCCTTCTCGGTCGGTAAGAAAGTCTGGGGACTACTCGACTTGGCCAAAGACGTGTTTGTCAAAGACCGTCTGGATAGCCCTGTCATGACGGCGCGGTTGATGCGCGCTGGGGTGTACTACTCCGCGGCCTCGGGTAAGGTCATTAAGAGCCCAGGTAAGATTGATGGTCCGGTCTTAATCGGCGATGGTCCTAACGTAGAGACAGTGCTTACGCACGACGATCTGCGCAAAGGTCTGGTCGACAAGAACGGCAATCCAATCCGTAGCGGTATTGGTAAGCTCTTTAACTTTGCCATGTCGGGAATTCGTACGGCAGGTAAGTTGGCGTGGAAAGCCGGTAAGCTGGTTAACGACGCTGGTACGAGCTTGATCAAGAATGGTTACGCGCTGGGTAAGAAAGGCGTGTCGGCTGCTGTGAATCTGGCTGGTGGTTCGATGGACGTCCTGCGCGGTCGCAATCCATTCCGTCAAGGCCCGTCTGCTGAGATCACCAAGAAAGCGGTGGAACTGCAAACCGAACAAGTCTCGTATCTGAAAGAGATTCGGGATGTGTTGATGGATCGTCTGCCTAAACGCAAAGTGCGCAGTACGCTCGATTCTGACGGGGACGGTGATCGTGACGGTAGTTACGAAGACCAGATGCGCAACAAGAAAGAAGCGGAGGAGAAAGCGGCACAAGCCAAAGCCCAAGCTGAAGCTGGTAAAGCCGGTAAAGCGGGAGGTGGCCTGTCGCTCTGGGATCGACTGCGTGGTAAGAAAGAAGAAGACGACGAAGGTGGTGACACCAACATCGAACTTGACGGCGATGGGCGTGACTCGAAAGACAAGCGTCGTAAACGCCGGATGGCGCGTCGTCCTGGCGGTAGCTGGGCCACATCGCAAGGCTGGAAAGGTAAAGCCAAGTTTGTTGCCGGTAAAGGCTGGAGTGGTTTGAAGGCTGGTGGCCGGTTTGCGATGGGTATTGGGGGTGGCCTGTTGGGCGTTGGTAGCATGTTCGCTGGAGCCGGTGGTGCTATCGCTTCAGGCGCTGCTGCAGTGGGTGGTGCACTGGGCGCAGGCGCAGCAGCCGTGGCGGGTGTCTTGGCTTCACCGGTGGTATTGGGTGGCCTGGCCGTGGCGGCACTGGGGTACGGTGCGTACAAACTCTACACACGTAAGACGTTGGGTCTGCTTTCGCGGATTCGTTACGTGCAGTACGGTTTTGCACCGACAGACAAAGACCATCTGTCTGCTGTCTTTGGTCTCGAAGACAAACTCAAGGATGCCATCATCTACGGTAAGGAAGGTGCGAAGCTCGATCCTAAGCGCGCTAACCTCATGTCGCTCTTTAAAGACTTCGATGTTGATGAGGATGATAAAGAAGCGATGGGCAACTGGTTGCAATGGTTCGGTAATCGTTTCAAGCCAGTGTTCTTAACTCACGTTGCAGCGCTCAAGTCGGTCGCTAGTGACAAGTGGTTAAGTGACGTTGACAACCTAGATGGTCCAGCAGCACTGAACTACCTGAACTTGGTTCGCTTCCCTGAAGGTCCGTACGGCGTGACGACGTCACCCTTCAAAGATCTGAAATCGCTGCCTTCGGGTGGCGGGGATGTCAAAGCGATTGTTGCGATCGCTGAGAACGAATTCAAGAAGAAGTCGCCTGGCAGTAAAGCCGCCGTAGCTGGAGTAGCGGCAGTCGGTGTTGCAGGCGCTGCTGCGGCCAGTGCAAAGCCAAGTGGTGTAACGTCAACTGGTGTGAGTGCGAAAGCATTGGCTGGCGCGGGTGTGCCTGTGAAGGTCATGCCTGCTAAGGGTGGTCAAGTCATGGCGGCTGGTTCCTCGACGATTCTCGAATCGCTGGGCACGGACCGACTCGACGGCGTTGACGTGGTGCGTCTGAAAGCGTACGGCTTGGTGAAGATGGAAGCGGACAAGGTGCGAACTTTGAAAGCTTTGGAGAAGTATCTCACAGGCCAACTGCTCTACAGCAAGAACGTGGCGACATGGTCTGGTTCCGTAGAACAGGTGCTGCTCGATAACGGCGCTGCATTTGGTGTGGACAGTACCGACGATGAGTTGACGGCCAACTGGTTTAGCTGGTTCAACCAGCGATTCCTGCCGGTGTTCTTGAACTACGCAAGCTTGATAAAAGCCCAAACAGGGAAAGACGATCCGGCAACTGGCAAGACACTTCTCAAGTCGTTGCAGGCGGTTGATGTTGCAACGGCGCTGTTTACCACCAACGGCCCGGCTGGTAGTGTCTGGAACGTGACGGTGCCGCCGTGGGATGGTTACGCAATGAATGCTGACGTTCGTAGTACAGACGCCAACATTCTCGGTTTGAAGGACATGGCCAAAGCAGCGATTCTCGTGGAGCCAGGTGGTAAAGGTGCAAACCAACCATCGGCCAACAAGAGTGCAGCCAATAGCCAACCGGGCGTGATCGCTTCAGCGGCAAGTGGGTTGATGGCTGGCGTTAGTAGCATGTGGCAAAAGACCAAGTCGTTCTTCGGTGGCGGTCCAACTCCACAGACGACAGGCCCTAGTCCGCAAGTGGGCAACAACCCGATCGGTGAAGCACCGGGCGGTATGGTCGGTGGTGTGGCAATGGTCCATCCGGGTAAAGGTACGGGCGGCGACGTCAACTCGATCCCAATGCCGAAAGGTAATGGTTCGTGGTCAGCGTTGAAAGACACCATTTTGGCAGCATCGCAAATGGCAGGCGTTGATCCTAAGTTGATGGCGGCCATGGCTGCGGTGGAGTCTGGGTTCGATTACAAGATTCCAGCCCCGACCGGTAGTGCGACGGGTCTGTATCAGTTCGTCTCAGACACGTGGACTTGGATGCTGAAGAAACATGGCGCCAAGTACGGCATTGCGCCTAACGCATCACGCACTGACCCGCGGGCCAATGCGCTGATGGGTGCGGAGTATCTGAAAACCTGTCTCAACGAGATGCAAGGTAAACTTGGTCGCGAAGTGACAGATACGGATATTTACATGGGTCACTTCATGGGTCCTGTTACGGGTCGCAAGTTCTTGCAATCCGATCCAAGTGCCAATGCCTCGCAGCTCTTCCCGAAAGAGGCCAAATCCAACCCGAACATCTTCTTCACCAAGGACCGTCAGCCTCGGACGATTGCGCAAGTTTATCAGTTGATGAACAACAAAATCCGCAACAAAGCCAAAGGCATGATTAACGATGGTGGTGAAAGCATGGTGGCTAGTAAAGCATCTGCTCCGCCTCCAGCCATCGCTAGCAACAAGCCTGCGCCTGCTGCGGCAGCTGCTAAAGCTGCGCCGGTCGGTATTGGTGCGGTTGTGGCAACAGCGAGTTCGACTGATACCCAAGCGGCGAAGTTGCCTGGCGCAACGTCGAGTGTAGCAGCCCCAACTGGCGGTGGTATGCCTGTGGGAATGTTGGCCAGTGGCTTCATGCCACAAAGCTCGATGCAAGACAAGATGGCCACGGTCAAGCAGCAGAACGATGTGCGCATCTCGAACCTGGGTGACACGAACAGTCTGCTGACACAGTCGCGTGACATTCAACAGAAGACGTTTGATGTCATGGTGCAGATTCGGGATAACTTCCTGAAGATGCCACAACAAGCCAGTGTTGCTGCGCCAGATAACAGCAACAGCGCACCCACCTCGCAGCAATCACGGGTTGCAGAACGACGCACCAGTGAATTGCCCCGCGCACCGGTTAGCGTAGCACGTCCACGCGCACCAGGCTAAAGTACATGGGAGGGCTTCGGCTCTCCCAGCTTTTTATTTAAAGGATTTTTATGGCAGTCAAACCAGACTCTTCATGGGTCCGTCGCTCCTTCCTCGTGAAGAAAGATGAGCTTGACCCCAAATCAGACGACTTTCGCAAACGGTTTTATACCTCTGCGATCATCGACTACACCGACACACGGCCAGGTGGTAGCATTTGCATTAACCCACCCCCAACACGTTGTCGGCATGCGGACATCCGCATCAAAAGTAAGTTAACCGGTAGCTTAGGTAAGGGCCGGGCTTACACAGAAATCATCGATCAAAATTCCCAGATCATCCACATGCGCTTCGGGATGGCGCAGCACAACTCGCTGACACGGTTCTTTAGTGGCTTCTACAGTAGTGCAGCTAGCCAAGTGGCCAACACGGGTCGCTCTAGCGATAAGTTCTTCTTCAGTATCGGTAAGGTCGCTGGCTTCGTGGTGCAGCTCGCCTCGTGGAAGTTGTTGATGGTGCACTTCTTGGGCGCTGCCATTAACTTCTTGGACAAGGTTCCTAAGACCAAGTTCTACTACTCGCGTCCTTCGATGCCGATTTATTGGAACGCCGTGAACACCATGGTTAACCACATGGCAGTGAACCGCGGTGTGGTGCCACGTATCTTCGGCTCGATCTCTGAAACCGTTGATCCAGGTTACGAAGGCGAAGCAGCAGGTCCGATCATGAACAAGATCATGCCAACGATCTTCGGTCCGAAAGGTTCGATCGACGTGTACGCCATTGCCAACCGCGCCAAGCGTTTGGAACGGCAGCGGCAGAAGTTACTCAACGCCCGCTTGGATCAAGCTGGTGAAATGGGGATCACGGACTTGCAGCGCGTCACGCGTGAAGTGCTTAACACGCCGTTGCCGTTGCCAGGCAGTAAAGAGCCAAACATCGAAGATTATCTGCGTGCTTGGTTCGAAGCTTCTCCCATGAAGACGGGTACTGAAAACGGCGGCAGTGGTAGCGAGTCGGTGGACGATACGTTCCAGCAAGGCGCGGACAAGAAAGAAGGTTATCTGAAGTCACTCATCAACTTCGGTAATGCCGAGTTGGATGATGGCGCCGCCTTCGCGTCGTTCCGTGTTAATGCAACTGGTCCGATCCAAGATAGCTTTACCAACTCCGTTGGCGAATCGAACATGTCTTCGCGCGTGAACGGTATGTCGGCAGATGCTCGCAGTAAGCGCTTTGACTTTGCTCAAGGTAACATCGTTGGCGGTCCGTTAGGTGCGTTGATCGGTGAAGCCACGTCGGCTATCCAAGCATTCGGCAGTGGTTTGCTGTCGTCTGTGGAAATGTCCGGTCTGGCTTCGCTGGCTGGTAGTGCGTTTGTGGACATCCCCAAATACTGGCAGAGTTCGTCAGCGCAGCTGGGTAAATCCACGTACACCATGAATCTGGTCTCGCCCTATGGTAATCCAGTCTCGCAGGTGCTTAACATCGACATTCCTCTGGCCATGATTTTGGCTGGTGTGTTACCGAAAGGTACTGGTCCACAATCGTACACCAGCCCGTTCTTGGTGGAACTGTACGACCGTGGTCGTTGCCAGACACGCTTGGGTATGATCGACTCGGTGAGTATCACGCGTGGTACAGGTAACGTGGGCTTTAGCCAAGATGGTCACGCCATGGGTGTGGACGTCACGTTCACGGTTCTGGACATGTCATCGGTGCTGCACATGCCAATTAGCGAGAACTTCAGTTTCGGTGAAGGTATTGCGCAAGCCATTGGTTCGGTAATTGGTGGTGAAAACGGTCAAGTCGCAGCAGTAGCCTTAACCGGTGGTGCGTTTACCCCAGACACGGACTTCTCTGACTATCTGGCAGTCATGGCTGGTATGGCTCTGAATGATCAGATCTACGGCCTGCGTAAGCTCAAGCTGAACTTAACGCGCAAGATGGCAGCGTATGAAACATGGAAGAGCCCAGCACACATGGCCAGCTTCTTTGGTGACACGTTCCCAGGTCGGGCCTTGAGTATGTTCTATCGCGGTACTGACCGACAGTAACAAAAAAAAGAAAGACGTCATAACTCCCTCTACCCCGAAGGGTAGAGGGAGGCTATGCGCTGATACGGTTAACTACCGCCCAACTGTTTGACAACTGTGTCGGACTGAGTGTTGTTGGACACGCCATCGATCATCACGTCGTCGCGCCAATCGCCGTACTTGCCGTCGATGGTAATGTCGTTTAATGGATTGCGTTGTTTACCCGTTACCGTGTTGTTCGATGCGGTGGTGTTGCCGGTAATGGACGTGTTGGTCATCGGGAAGCTCTTACGCAGTTCTTCTTCCGGACTTAATGCTGGGAACATCGAGATCGCTGCCAAGCACTTCAGTTCTGGATCATCCGAACGAATCGCGCCCATCGTGACCGTACGACGCATATCGGGACTACCTTCTGATGCGAACGTCGCGTCGGTTACTTTGAAGTCAAAGATCGACGCTCCGGTGAGTGGATCGAGCTTCATGCGATCTTGCGTTAACCAGTTCTTGTCCAGATCACTAAAGCTACTGATCATCCCGAGGAAATCCTTTTGACGCTCGGTGTCCGAGACCGGACCTTCACTGGATGGGTTGTAGTTCGTCGAGATGTTCTTGATGGTCGACTTGGCAATGGATGCCAGCTTGGATGGACCGATGGCCGAGACAACGTCTTTGAGCGACTTGATGTTACCAGACTGCGCGCTGTAGGAAATAGCCGACATGGCGGCGGACATCTCGATAGCCGCATCGCCACCAGCCAACGACTTCAAACTACTAAACGCGTTGTCGATACCACCTGCAATACCGCCCATGGACAAACCAGCTAACAACCGCGCCGTACTGTCTTTGTCGACAATCCCGATTTGGTTAGTGCCCATGACGTTGTTGATCATCGACGTCATCTCGTAAGACTGGGTAATCTTACTTGGCAGGATCTTGGTTAACGCGCCGCCTACCGTACCGTACGTACCGAGCACAGCGGGGATGGGTGTGTTAAACAGCTCTTTGACCTGCTGCGGCATGACGTTGTTAGACAACATCGTAGAGAGCGATGCGATACTCGTGCCAGCAAGGCCAGGCACGCCATTTAAGGTACCGCCAGCGATGCGTCCGAGTAAACTAGGACCGCTCATGCTCGCTAACGCTTTGATGCCTTGTACGCCGCCTACTGCCTTTTGAAACACCGAACCGTATTGCTTGGCCGTGTCAGCAATACCTTTGGCTGTGGCAATCGCACCTTTGACAGTGCCCACTACTTTCCAGGCACCAGCCACTTCGGTCTTTAACGAACTAAGTGATGGCAAATCCGTGAGCATGGACTTACCACCACGCAGCTCACTCGTTAAGGATTCAACGCTCAGTGACTTAGGAAGCGGCAGTTTGTTGATGACTGACGCGCTCTTAATCTCGTAGACGTCAGGCGCTGCCAGTTCTTCGGTTGGTGCTGCGGTAAATGTGGTCGGAGCTAATGCTTGCTTGGTTAACATAGCGTGCCTTTAAACAAAAAAAAGAGCACCCCCGAAGGAGTGCTCAGCCAAGCTGATTTAGGTCTTGCGCAGTTTGGCGTACGCGTCACGATTGATCGGGTCCGGTTCGAGTCCGGCCTGCATGTATTCGCGCAGCGTGGTTAAGGATTGAATCACCATGGCCGAGTCTGCAGGGCGTGCAGGCAAACGATCTTTGCGGGCGACGGTTTTGTCGTCACTCCAGAGAAAGTAATTCTCGAACGGCAGGGTGGAATTCTTGAAGAGTGTTGCAGTCACAGAATGTTGAGTCAACCGTGCATGCATGGCCAACATCAACACATTCTCTTCATCCTCAATGTCGTAAGTCGACAGCTTCTTTTCTTTGATTTGTTGGCGGAGGTACGCAGTTGCTTGCGAACCGGTCATGCCTCGGAACGCATCATCGCGGCAGCCCGTGCGCACGTAGCACATGAAGCCGGCGACACAGCGAAACGGTCCGAAGTACGGGTGTTTAAATGCTTGGACGTAGTACGATGACAGTTGCCGTCCGAGCGAGGTAATGCCATCGTTGTAGTGTACGTTGATGTGATCAATGCCATCCTTCTTAGGGTCGGGAATTGGCAGAGAAGTAGATGTGATTTTATTCATCGTGGGAGCCAATGTTTGACAAGTCATGATTTAAGCCGCGCCCTCATCTTCACCAGGGTAGGGGTCCAAGTAGACAATGGGCTCTTGGTCATCTGGCACGCGCAGATTCTTCGCGTCGGGGTCATTGGCAGCTTCTTCCAAGCTACGTTCCAATTCCTCAGCAAACCGCGGATCATTCAGCAGCAGATTCTCTTCCAGATTGAGCATCGTGCGGTGCACCGAGATATGGCCATCCTCGTGCCGCGCTTCGATCGTCAAGCGGAATTCTTTGAACCCCATGAACTTCATGCACTTGATAAACACTTTCCAACTCATGGTTGGATTGGAAAATTCCTTGTTCAGATTGCCACGATTGTCGAAGTGTTCACCCTCGGACTTTTTGGGGCTGTTGCGAGGATCTTTCAGAAAGCGATCCATCAGCACGTTGAACCGATAACCATTCATGTGGTTATCCCGTAAAATAATGCGCCACAGCTTAGAGAGCATGCCCCACGAACTATACGTCTTAGCGACGGCCTTGTTCGGGTCCTCCATGATCTGCTGGATTGGGCGTTGTTTACGTTCAGCCATAATGTACCTCAAAAGAAATAAAGCGAAGAGAAGAGAAAACGAAGAAACGAAATTAAGAGCGATACGCGATGTCGTTGGCGATATCGTTTAGTTGGGAGCCCAGTTCGGTTAAAGTAAAGAGAAGCGCGTGAAGCATGCGCACGTTGTAGCTGTGGTAATCACTGTCCTTGGTTTTGTCCACGACCGCGCAGAGATCGAGCACCACAGTGCGCAGATCCTTGACAGCTTCGTAGATGGATTCTAAGTAGTAGTTCCGTTTGGTGACAAAGAACCGGTTGATGTATTTGAACGTGGCCTCGTATTCCCGACCATTAGGAATGAAACCAGCTCTTTCGATGAACTCGATCTGTTGGGCGATGTCCTCCATACACGCCTCGATGTTAACATGCACTACACTGACCATCTTACCCACGCCATCGGAATGGCGGTAGTTTTGGAACTGCTCCACATCCAGCGCGTTATACACAAACGCACATTTGTCCACCACAGACAGTGCCGCGAAATTTACTTCCGGGACAACTGGGGCAGATGGGATTTTTGGGATTAAGCCTTTGACACGTTGCCAAAGTTTAAACATGTACTCCTCCTTGTTAATACAACGGTTTACATACCAGATGACTCTACTTTAATGATATAGGTCTGAGATTTATTAGCGGTAAACACTTTTCTAAGGAACCTCCCATGAGTGACAATCAAGACAACTACGAAGATATTGACGAAGAATATCCCAGCGCTACCAAAGCTGCGCTGGCCATCGTAGAACCACCTGCACCAGAACCTGAACCAGCGTTTGACGTACTCGATTTGGACGCGGTTCTCACGCACACCCAAGGCGTACGACTGAAGGTTCAGAAGCACGTACACAAAGCATTGGCGCAAGAAGTCAGCGCTGACATGCTCAACGTGTTACTCAAGACTGCTGGCGACATGGACAAAGCCGTTGTGAGCCGTCGCCGTGTGGGTATCGACGAAGCTGCTGCCAAGACGTCTGAACAGTCCCAGCGTGACAGCGCCGGCCTGCTGCGCGCGATGACAAGCCGTATGTTCCAGCTCGATCCGAAAGATATCGACCCGAACCGCGTGGCGCCAAGTCTGGATGACAGTGACGGACCACCGACGTTGGTACCAGGTCAGATGGACATCGGCACACAACAACTGTCCTACGACGCTTTCGCTAAGGGTCAACAACAAGCCGTGGAATAGTTCTCCACGTATTGTACTCCGCTACCTGCTCTTGCGAGCGGGTAGCGGGGCGTATGCTGTCATTTGGCTGGATTAACAATGCTGAAGAGTTCAATTGGCAATAACTGAAGATCGACTGCCCCCTGGAGGGTCTTTTGTAGTATCTCAAATGGGTGTAACTGCAATTCGTGTTTAGCGGCTTCTAGGTCTTCTTCAGTAGGCGTCTGAACAAAGTAGATGGCGGGCGCAAAAAGGGTGACCTCCGGCATGGGTCGTTTGGTAAGCGCGGCCTGTTGCATCGATAACCAGTGCTCGTAATCATACATCAGCATGGCTGAATATGTCTGCTTGCAGTGTTCTGGATTAAGCTGCTCATCGGTTAAGTGTTCGGCTTCGACGGTGAGAGGTACTTCGACCTCGATGTCGGCTAGTAACTTATCGACTACTGCTCCCAATATCTGCTGGGTGACGGTGTCAGAAAGCTGGTACGGATACGTATTGACAACAACACGGACTCCTTGGTGGAACGGCCTAACAAGTGATTGCTTTATCAGCGTGTGAACGAGTTCGCGTAAGAATGTATCGATGTTAGTCGAATACGACTTTGAAAGCGTCTCTTCATCGCGTGCGGCATACATGGCGTTAAAGGCATCCACATTTACGTTGGAAAATTTATCGTCCTTACGGTTGTGATAGTTTCCCTTCAATACTTCTACTGCTAGCTCGGAACCGCCCAATTTCGCGATGGTTCCTAAGCGCGTGTCGAGCAACACATCCAACGAGATGAGAATGCCCGACCACGCAGATTGCTCCACTGAATTCATGGACTGCACTTCTTTCAAACTTTACTTCTTTTTGTTACATCAGCTCTGGGGCATGTCTAATACTTCATGCTCCAAGTGGATGAATGCTACGGCGAGCATGATTATAATCATCCACGTGTTGGCACCAAGCGCAGCTTTCGCTTCGTGATAGCCTAACAGTTCTTGCGCTACTTGAGGGGGTACCTCACTAGCGGCACTAAACGCTTCCTTCTGCTCGGCGTTTAGGAATTCCAATGCACCCAAGTCAAGCGATGCACTACGAGCTAAGTTATCAAGGATGAAGCTCACCATTTCTTGACCGTACAGCGCAGCTAAGTTCATGAAGAACACGAACCGCGCATTGAACAACCAGTCGCGAAAAGTTTCGTTGCCAAACACGGTCTCGCTCAGCTCCACAAGGAAGTCGGGCGAAAACATGTAAGGTACGGTGTATTCACCGATGATCCCAATTAACTTACCTCGCACCATCACCGCATCTTCAGCACTCAGATTGTGCAAAGTCTGAGTGATCGAGGCGATGAAGCACAACCGAATCTTAGACAAGTCAAACGGTCCTTGATTGATTGCATTAATTTCATTGTTCATTATTTACGTCGCCTGTTTAGTCATAGAAAGCCCGGTCTACACCAGGGTGTTCGAAAGGTGCATGCCCGTCAGGTAAGTCGAGAGCGTACGCGTGGATTCAACTCCACTCGCCAAGTGCTCAATCGACGCCATCGAAACCGCGCCAGTCTTGTCGATCATGTTGTTCATGGCATCGAAACCTTTGATGTCACCGCCGCGGAACTTAATCTGTTCCGTAATCATGTTCGGCAAGTCCAGCGCCGCCAACACCTGGATCTCAGGAGATGACAGTTTGCTGCCTTTTGAATCACCCGCCGCTTGACCAGTTAATTCATCGATCGAACGGTTGTGCTTTGGGATACGGGCTTTCTTTTCCAACAGCTGGGCTTGCCGACGATATGGCAGGTCCAGTACTAAATACTTCTTGTTCGTCAAGAACGCTGGCGTCTTACCGTCATTTGGATTGATCCAGATGCGCTGGTAAAACTCGTGCTTCATGTCCTTTGCCATCGCCAACGCATTTTCAATGGTTAGCCCGGTAGCAGACATGTTCGCTTCGATGATCGCCAAACGTCCCTGACGAAGTTTCAACTTGGCCATGAAGGCATCGAACGCAACGTCATCCATCTTCGCAAACATCGCGCGATAGATTTCTGGAGTGGGACCTCCAGGTGACATCTGTTCGATGCGCTTAAGTATAACCGCTTCCGCGGCGGCCCTGTTCTTCGGCATGTTCGTCCTCGTCTTTGTCTACGGTGACAAGATACATCGAACACGGACTACCTAAATCCGCAATACGATCGATCATGTCACGGGTATCGGATGATACCCCGTCATAGAAAGAGACACCGTGAGTGCAAACTTCTACCATTTCTTCATCCCGCCAAAAACCAGCACGGGAGTTGTATGGTTTGCCATCACGGTACTTAACGGACGAACCTTCAACGTCAACTTCATCCCACTTGGGCAAGAACTCTACCCAGTGGTAATGATTCGCTTTCACCCAGTTGCAGAGTAAAAGGTCAACACCTCTTCCACTTTTGCCTGTGACAAACACGATGTGCTGTTTGTCTTCTTCCTGAGTGACGTTATTGTCCTTCAGGAATTTTTGCATGCATTGGTCAAAGAGGCTAGCGTCGTTGAAGTCTTTAATGCCAAAGACTAGGACTCGATACTTGAAGTCGGCGAGTCCGTCTTTTCCGATGGGGCCAGCTTGAGAATCCCGACTTTGATCGCGCATGGGATGACATCCTTTTTGAAGTGAGTGAGCCAATCCGCCAGTTCCCAGCGACCGTCGACCAAGCACCCACGCGCATTGATGGATTCCTTGATCTGGTCTTTGGTCAGGTTCGGACCTGTAAACAGGCCGCGCCAGTGGCGGTTGATGAGATAGCGTTGGATGTTCAGATCAGGCGAAGTCAAAGCTTCTTTGTCAATGCCGATCATCCAGTCCATGACGTCAACGACGCCCGCATCTTCCATCGCCATCGTGATCGTTTCCGCGATAGACAGCGGTTGATCGTCTGGCTGCTCTTGAACCACCTCACGGAACTCAACGTCGGTGACGTCGTTTGCGTTTGGCGGTACTACTTCTACAGTATCCATATTCGACATATTTAATTACCAAAAAAATAACATTAGGAAATCTATTTCTGACAAGAAATAGCAAGGAAACAACTTAAAAGCCTGGTACTACGACGAACCGACCGTCTTCCATTTCGCTCTGGCGACGCGTCCACCAGAGGTTGTTAAAGTCGCTACGATATACGTAAGCCGGTTCATTGGTCTCTTCCAGACGCGCGACGTCTGGGGTGGCAACCACCCAGTAATCGGTCTTTGATTTCACATGGCGGATCTTATCACCACGCTTGAACATGCAAGCTGCTGAATGCCACGTCACATCGATCTCGGCTTGCGCTCGGTTAATCGTAGGCAGCTTACCCACCTCGCTAACTGGACGCAACAAGTAAGATGGTTGGAAGTTGTGAAGATACGTGTCTGGACCTTCGATAACTTCGCAGGTCAGCAGATCACCGACACGCGATTGGATGATGGCGCCCACAGGGAATTTGGGCTCTCGGTCACGCACCTTCTGCGCTGCTTTGTAAAAGTCCATCCACATGGCTTTACTGGTGGCAGTATGCACCACAGCCGCAAGTTGACGTTCGAGTTTCATGTTTTTTGTTTTGTGTTAATGGAAGAACCAGTCAAACGACGTGACAACAAGCGTCAGATTGACCTCTTGATAATAGATCCACTTCAGCCACACTAACGGCCACCAGATGAAATCGGCCAACGCCCACCAGTTGCTACCGTGTAGGTTCTTACCGATGATTGCGGTCAGTAGACCGATAATGAGATATACAGGGCCGTACATATCAACCTTTCTTGATGTTGTATTTGGTTGGATTTTCATCCAGGTGCATTTCGTCGGCAGGGTCCACGATACTGTTTCCTTGTAAGGTGGCGCGTCGTTAAACACGCCACCACGTTTTTATTATGCTGCTTTGAGTTCCGATGCAGCATCCATCGGCTTAGCAAAGCCGTAGATCTCTTTGGCTTCACGCAGATCGATCAACAGAGGACCGAGATGCAGCGTGCTCATGAAGGCTTCCAGAGGGCCTTTGTTGACCTTCTTGGCAGCTTCAGCGCCGACCGCTTTGTCGTACCAGTACGGGTGGTACCCGCCGTGGTACATACGCCACAAGTCGAACGTGCACAGTTCAGGCACCTTGCCCTCGCCCAGACACCAGTAGCCACGGGTGTTGAGCAGTACCTTCCAGTCGTAACCACGTGCGGTCAAACCGCGGTACAGTTCTGCCGGATCGACGAACCAACCTTCTTCAGTGACGTACGGCCAGTGTTCTTCCATCTGCTTCATTTCCATCGTGAAGTTCAGCGCCTTGCAGAACAGCGGATCTTCGTCGATGCGCATACGGACGGTGTGACGACTGACCTTCACGCCTGGGTAGAGTTGCATCTCCATGATCGAACCACCGCCACCGGAGACTTCCATACCCCAACGCTTGCAGCTACGCAGGTAGTGGAACTCGGTCAGCTCTGGCTGGATGCCGTTCTTTTGCGACACGAGGATTTCGTGGATCACGCCAGATGGGCCGCCTTTGGAGCGCAGCTGCTTGAGCTTGGTCTTTTGCAGGTCGGTGTCTTTGGAACGGGCCATGGCTGGCTCGATCACGTACTCCGGCTTCATCTCATCGTCCCACAGCGGGGCCGAGCTTTCGATCCACCAGCAGTCGTGCGTGGCGAACGTGAACTTGGCAGTGGCGCCTTTGATGGCTTCCGATGCTGGCAGGTTCTTGAGCTGCTGCGGTTTCGGTGCGTGTGGCGAAGCACCCACGTCCATGTTCTTACCCATCTGGGCTACGAGCACGGTGTAGTTGTTGGCCTGGATGGTCACGCGTGGCAGTTCGGTCAGGAAGTTGGCCTTGACCAGACCGGCGCGCATATTCAGGATGTTCTGATCGCCCGTACCCAGTTCCGTTTTATCGCGGACCTTGTCGATATCGTCGGTATCGAATTCCGACAACGAGTCCACGGCGCAGAACGTTGGTACGAACATCTTGAAGTTGGTCTTGCCACCGCGGTCAGCGAATGGGGTGTTGAAGCTGTTTTTGCGATCTTTGCGCTTGGCATCGAGCCAGTCTTTGATCATGTCGAAGAACTTGTTGCCGCTGTACTGGACTTTGTTGGTCAGGCTAAAGCGACCAGCCGAGAACAGATCACGACCGCACAGACCTTTGATGGCCAGTTGCAGTTCGGTCATGCGTGGTTCGTTCTTGTTGATTTCCGTGTCGTAGAAGATACCGGCGCTTGGCGTCTCGAATTCCCACGACGTCACACGGCACATGGCGGTATACATGAACCACTCGGCCAGCGTGGACTTACCCACGTTACCTTTGGCGGCAATTCCCATGATGTAGGACAAACCGCCCGAGAGGATGAACTGACGGTGCAGTCCTTTATAAAGCACGCCGTTCAGGATATCAAAGCCACATCCGACTGGAATGGATGGGTTGATATAGGCGGCCTGTTGCAGGTTACCGGGTAATAAGCTCACGAGGAGTACTCCGTTCTTGGGTGAAATGATGAACGCCGAAACGTCCTTGACCAGATTATGATAACTCTGGCTTTAATTTTATGTGTACAATTCCGATATTGTGATCGGCTACCTATTTGTTAACCAACTTCTGTGGAAAATTAAGACCATGAAATTAGTCCAACCTCTTGTGAAAACAGATCCACTGAACGACATGGATCACCTGCGCACGATGATCAGCCACGAGACCTTCTCGATGGCCGGCATTGCCAACTCGCTGCAAAATCTGATGCCAAGCATCCAGAAGAACTTCCAAAGCTTCATCCACAACTTCAGCCGCAGCGAGCCAGCCGTCCAACTCAAGAGCAACGAACGCGATTTCATGCGCCTGCTCGACGGTCGGATTTACCTGAATCTGTCACCGTTGATTGCATATGTTCCGGAAGGTCTGGAAGTTGCCTACATCGAATACCTGATGCTGGTACGCGAAGCAGTGCAGCATTGCCACACCGTGACGATGCACTCGCTCAACGAGTACTCGATGTACCTGGCGCAGATCATCACCAACCGCCAGCTCAAAGTCACTACGATGCCCCACGACGCGTTGTACGCGAAGATGGAGAAGTCCCGTACCGAACTGAACAAGCGCCTGTCCAAGTGCTTTAAAATGGGTTCCTCGCGGGCTGAGCGTACCTACGGCGACGTGGTGGATCGTAATGCGGACTGGCCAGAAGTGTTCAAGCTGGTCACCGAGATCGATCACCTGGTCAACACGATCAATCGCGATGACCTGCACAAGAAAGCCGAAGAGTGCAACACTCAGCTGGGCATCATCATCAAGCAGATTCGCAACAACGAATTTGAAGGTGCTGGTCCTGAAGTGGTGAACAACCTGGCCTCCGGTGCTTACCAAGTCGGCGCTGAACTCGAACTGTTTGCGGCCACGTACTTCCGCACGGTAACGATCAACACCGCCATTGGCGACACCATGAACAAGATCAGCCAGATCCTCAAAGACATGGACAAGTCGAAGTAAGATCATAAGCTCCCCTCCTGCCTCCTATCCGGGGGCAGGGGGGTCTTATGACGATCTGCGTTAATGCTTAAACGCCCAACAATTCCATACGACCATTGAGAATCACACCGACGTCGCTTTCGATGTCTTCTGGACTGCCGTAATGCAAACAACGCGGCATGCTGTTCAGAATGTTGGCCACGACACCGGAAATGCGCGCTGCGTTGAATGCGCCCTTCGTGACATCTTCTTGGCAAACCTCGTACGGCGTCTTCCCGTTCCAGATGACTTTGGACAGGATGGCCGGAACTGCAAGCGCTGATTCGCCTGATTCAGACAAGGCCAGCACGCGATTCAATTTCTTGAATGTCTCCTTGTCATACTTCGTCGCGCCAGTTAGTAAGGCTGCAAACGAAATCAAGAAAAACTGACGCTTCGTTTTGCGCGGCATGCGTTCGTTTACAACGTTGCTAAAAAATTGCTTGATGAGCATGAATTAAACTCCTGGGGATGAATCCCGTTTTGGTAAAGCTTGCTCCTTCTAGTCGAGGATTAAGCGCAGGTTACTGTACGTGCCCGCGAAGATCCCCACTGCGCCCTTCACCTTAATGATGGTCGCAAAACGGAAAGCTTGTGGCTCTTCCGTCCAGGTCACTAAGCGAACTTCCGGTTCTAGTTCTTCGAGTCGGCGTAATGCATTGCGGTCCAGTAAATCCAATCCAAGCAGCAGACTGACATTCACTTGGCGAATACTACTGTCAGGATGGCGGTAGTTCACATTCGCATCCATCTTCGCCGTCCCAACTACGAACTCGGGACGCAGCTTAGTAATGTGCTTATCCTCACCTTTCTTACTGGTTTCCACAATTGACTCATAAATTAAAGGAGTCAGGTCCGTGGAAACCAAACCTTCGCCGTCCTTGAGATACGCATCAAGAACATCCTTCAATTTCGACAACTCATGTTCAGTACGACCGATGAGCAGCGGCGGATTGTGTTCCGTGGTCACTGGCTCTTTCTTGTGGCGGATCACCGCGTCCAAATACGAGCGAGCATCGGGCGGATTGTTCATCACCACATCGCCGTAGGTATCCAGATATTCGTGCACTTCTGCCCGGTAGATATAATCAACCCGAGCGATCATGACGGTGTCTTCGCCGTTAGCCAGCTTGCAGCTGTGACGACGCACTTGCTCCAAGACGTTCTCTGGTTGGTCCAGACGGATGTACGCATACGCGCCGTTGGCCATGCGCTTACCAGCCAAGTCATCGTCCTTGTCGTGTTCACCCAAGCAGTACTCGCCTGGGATGTTCGACTCGAACAGCGTGTTGTAGTACATGCGGCGATGACCAATGAACGGGTGGCGGTTCGCTTCGTACTTCCAGTAACCATCAGCTGGGGAGAGCGTGATCTTGCTCTCGAAGATGTCGTTGGTCGCGTGACGCATACCGACAAACGCCAGGCCGTCGGCGAATTCATTGCCGTAGTTACCGGCGTGGCCTTTGTTCCAGTTGATGGCAAAGTCCAGATCCAGCTCTTTGATGATCTTGAGCAGGCCCAAGAATTCTTTCCAGAGCGGGATGTTCTTCGGCAGTTCACCGCTCGCCAACTTCCAGCCTTGTCGCTCCCAACCAGAAGCGTAAGTCATGTTGGTCACCACGTACTGACTATCAGTCCAGACGCGCAGCTTCTTGAGTCGGTGTTCGATACCCAGCTTCAAGGCTTCGATAGCGCCCATCAGTTCGCCTTGGTTGTTGGTGTTACCGCGGTCGTCTGCAGCCAACTCCAACGGCACACCGCCGTAACCGTCAACGTACTTAAGTGGTGTGACCAACTTCACATCTGGCACCGTAGCTTTAACGACTTTGGTCAGGTAATCATTTTCCGTCAGAACGTAATCGGGATTACCTGTCCCTTTGGTTGGCTCCACGGCCTCGTACAGATACCCATGCAGCCCCCAACCAGCGAACCCAGGATTCGGACGGGCGCTACCATCGCAAAACAACACTGCGCCCATCATGCCCGGTTCTTTGTCAACTGCTTCTTTTTTCTTTGCCATTACATCCATCCGTTTCGGAAAAGTATTCGTGAGATCATGCTAGTCTAAAGAATGATGCTCCGGGATAAAAATCCCTTTAGACTACTTGCTCACCGTCGTGCACTTTTCCATGAAAGCTTTACGGGAGTCACGCAGCAGACGACGACGCTCACTGATGTAAGCACGCAGTTCATCGATATGGCGACGCTCCAGGCGCTCCAAGGCGTACACATCGCCAGCGACAGCACGCAGTTGCTCGACCGGTAACTCAGGCGGATACCCAGCTGGCGGGTAAGGCGAGATGGTGCACCGCGCTTTTGTTTTCTCGACCACGTGCTCCGCCGGCGCCGTTACATTTTCTGGTGCTGGATCTGGAATCGATTTGGCATCATCGCCGTCAGAACCGAGCTTGTTAATCAACGCCGGATCGATCACCGATGGATCTGGTATCGATGGCATGTGATTGAAGTTGTTGTTAAAGCTGCCGCAGCCTGTCAACGCGAGGGTGACTGTCAAGGCCAATACACGAAGAATGTACTTCACGATGAAATCCTTATTGAGTTTAAAAGTCCGTTGCTTCCCGTGCCCGGATACGATCTAAGTCGGCTTGAAGTTCAGCCGCTAGTTTCGCATCTTGAACCACAGTAGCAACATGTTTGGTTGGTAATACCAACTTCGGTTCTTTACGAATTTCTGTTGAGATTTCCTGGCTGTTAGCCATTGGGTGGCGTGGTGTACCTTCGACCACCAGTTTAGGTTTTTCGAGTGCGTGGTACTTCGCATCGAGTTCTTCTTTGGCGCGTGACAGTTCAAGATAACGATACGCTAGGGTACCGACACGCGCGGTAAGTACGACGTTGAAAATCACAGACACCATGACCGCAAACATTAAAATCGTCTTACCGCGATTGTCTTTAAATGCCTGGCGCCAGGTCTTCTTTCCCAGCATCATCTCTTTAAGAAATGGTACTAAGTAAGGAATGACCTTAAATACAACCATAAAGAAAGACATCCTTCATTCCTTTTGAAGTTATTTTATAGACACACGGCTAGTTAAGCATACGTCAGTATACCCAAGTTAGCCTCCTTTTTATCTCTTCACCCAAGCCCTTTGCGGCAGGAGAATTCGATGTACGTACTGAAGAGTTTCATCATCAACACAACCTTCGCCAACAACACACCAGGCGTCGTCGCAAAGCTGGGTGAGTTGTCTTCCATTGGCGCGACCTTCTCCCGTGAGAAAGGCATTTACAGTAACCGCAACAACGCGCCGAACTTGACGCTCATGACGTTCATCTCGAAAGATGGCGACACAGCAATCAAGATCCCGACAACGATTGCCGACCAAGTGCTCAAGGTTTGTAATTTCGTGTACAACCAAACACTGAGCGGCCAAGTCGACATTCTGCCAGGCGTGCTGCTGGAGAACCTGATTACCAATTTCGTGGGTGACGCCAGTGACTTCATCTGCGGCAACATGGTCTCGGACGGCAGCTACACGTTGCCAGAATGGCTGTCGTGGAAATGCTTGACCGACGATGGCCACACTGAGAACTTCCTCAAGGTCTGGTTCGTCGACGAAAGCTTCCAGCAACAATACGATGAATACGAGATCTACGTGATCCCGCCATTTGACACGCTGGACAACTTCCACAAACCAGGTACCGAAGTCGAGCTGCTCGTGAAAGCGCTGACCAGTTCGGCCACCATGGATCGTATCCAACTGGCCAAGAGCAAGTACCCCGATACCGTCACCCGCACCAACACGTACGATTATATCGATCCGCTGAACTCGAACCACGTGGTGCCAACCGACTGGAGCGTGTTGATCTACGGCCCTACCGGCGACAACGTCGACTCGATCAAAGACGCCATCATGGAACACATCTTGGACCGCACCGCACGCACGCGTGACGAATGGATCAAGATCTTCCCTGACATTTTCAAGCGCACAGAATTCATCATCCTGCCGCTCGAAGACCAGTACGCTATTCCCAACCGCGAACTGGCCACCGGCATTTACTCGCCGTTTGTTGTGCACACCAATGCTCCGGCCAAAATGAAACAATATGCGGCGCAATACCCGCAACCTCATATTGATTCGAACTTGGTGACTTTTGGCCACCCGTACCGCTCGGTCGCACTGCTGGCAATCGGTTCGCCCGACAACCGTAACGGCGTGTTTAAGCTTAACCAGATGTTCAAGGACTTCATTTCGGTGACCTCGACTTCGGTGGACTTTAACCGGATGTCCAAGAAGACCCAGGACTGGGCGTACATGATCGAGCAGATGTTGTTCGCTGCGGAATCGGCCAGCCAATACACCACCATCCCAGTGGGTATGACGAAAGTGCGGCGTGACGGCATTCTGTACATCACGCGCAGCTACGAGAACGTCAACTACCTCGTGGTTGCCAAATCGAACATGGGTTAATCCATGAGTCGCTATATCCAACCTAGCATCGGTTCGTCCGGTGTCATCAAACTCAAGTACCCCTTCACGGGCTTGTGTAGTGCTGGTGTGCCTTACGAGGTCACTGGTCTGCAAACGCTGCATGCGGTAGCGTCAACCAACCAAGATCCTTACGCTCTCTTTTACGAGCCGTTTGAAATCGACCGTGAGAAGTTTGCAGCTGACGTGGCTGACCGGGTCTGTATCGTCACGCTGCGAGCTTCGGACGGGGAAGAGGTAAAGGTCCCCAACAGCTATCTGGAATCGCTCCCAGTGGCCACTGGCGTGCCCTACGGCACCATGTTAGTTACCGTGAACTTAGGCGCCTTACCACAGGACCTGAGTTTGCAATACTTCATGAGCCAACTCAAGGACATGGCCCGAGACTTGATGGGTGTGCAAAACGCGACAGTACGTGCCATGCTCGCGTCGAGCTTGACCAGCTTGACTGTGGAAGATGCCGCCGCCATCGAGTCGGCGCGTGAAGTTGTCATGGGTGCGGTAGTTACTGACGCGGCAAAACTGCGTGTAGCGCAAGAAGCATTGGTTGCCCTGCGCGCCAAATACAACGACTTGGAAGCCTACGTACTGGCCCAAGATAACCCCATCCGAGAACCATAATGAAACGCCACTTAGTCGCCCAACCGGTAGCACCTGTTACGCTGTCGGTTGAAGAAGAAGCCATCTTGATCGATGAGCACAATGCCAGCAACAACGATCTCGTGGCCATGGAAGTTGAGATCGACCGCATGGACGACACGCAAGACATCGTCACTGACGTGCAGTCGGTCATCGCCCAAACCGAAACTGTGGGGGAAGTCGAACAAAGTTTGATCGGCGCTGTCGGGGATATGGCCGCTGCCGGTACCGATGCTTGCGCTGACGACATCATTCCACAAGTCTCGCTCGACGGCGTCTCAACGGAAGGCTTTATCGAGAACGTCAAAGAACGTGTGGCCAAGATCTGGGAAGCGATCAAGGACTTCATCCGCAAGACCTGGAATCACATCAAAGCGTTCTTCCGCACGATCGTGAACTTCATGTCGCCACTCAAGAAGAAAGAAGCTGCGGTGGAAAAGATCCTGGATGATCATAAAGCCAACGCCAATGCATCTGTCTCCGGCGGTGAAGCAAAAGGTCGCACACACGTCGGTCGTATCAGTCTGGACTTTGCAGGCGATGCCTCGCGTCTGTGCATGACAGATGAAACCACCATCGTACCGCCAGAGCGGATGGTGTCGGAAGTCAAGCATCTGGTGGCCATGGCTGGCGATACTATCAACGGTTTTCTTGACCTGCAAGAAGCTTTCACGTTACCAACGCTGGAAGTAATTCGCAAATCGATGGCCGACGTCAACGCCGTCTCGGAAGCGATGTCCGATATCAAAGACCGGATCGAAGGACCGCAAACCAAGTTTTTCCAAAAGATGCACTTCCACCCTGGCTACGAAAAGACACCAGGCGACATCGCTACCCGTCGCGATAGCGGCTACCCTAAATTACTGGGTGGTATCTATGTGGGCTATCGTCGTCGTATGGGTGATGGCATGGGTATGGGCGATCCGTTTGATTACTTCACGTATCACACGGGTAAGAACAAACCTGGCTCGGCCAAGAGTCAAGCCAAGTCGTTGAACGACGATGAGCTGGCTGACATTTTGGAAGAGTCAAAGCGCTTTACCAAAAGCGTCACGCATCCAAAGTTCTTAAGCGACATCGAAGCCATGGAAAAGATGTCGGAAGAGATGATCAAGATGGTTGACGCTCTGAAAGCGCAAAGGCCGAAACTGTCGCGCGATATGGGTACGTTCATGGAAAAATACACCGAAGGCGCTCTGGTAGCTTCGTACGGTCGTATGCTCCTCATGACCCAAGCAGCAACGACCATCGGCATCCATAAAGCATCGATGGTGATCATCGATACCGGTGACGTTCTCAAGTCCGTGTTTGATCTGGCCTGTCAAGCAGAAAAGACGGCCGCTGTTTAAGTAACGGCATACGCCCCCTACTCCTTGCGGGGTAGGGGGTAGTTATGCTGTCTACTTATTCAGCCGGTTTATCCAGAACCAACGGGTTGTACGGCGCCGTGTCCATGATGCGGTCGTACCTGTGATAACCCCGGATGATTTCCTTTTGGTATGCAAAGAACGTGTCGTGGTCGATGAAGGTTTGATGGAAAGCGTACGGGCCTCCCGTCATCTTCGATTGAATCCAGTCGAGATGTGGCATGGGTTGCGACATCGGGATAATCGACAAGCCGGCTATGTCTTTGTACTTACGACGCCACACTTCCGCCGACTTTTCATCTTTGAAGATGACCACAGTCGGCTTACCCCGCTCGCAAGAGACTTTGGCAGCTTCCATCATGCGATGGGTGCGACCACTCTGACGACTGTATTCGATCGGATCGATGTTAAGGCTTGCCATTTCTTCACCGAATGTTCGGGCGCTAATTGTGCTGGTGATTTCCATGCTGTTTTCCTTGATAGTTTAGTTTAAGTGTCGTTCGATGACGACATGCTTGTTATACGGCTTATCCGGAATCACCACGTTCCGTTCATCGATCATGCAAATTTCTGCATTCGAGAAAGCCGTATAGTTGACTGCGTGGTGAGAGATCATCCACAGCTGCGGGCAATTGGTGTTGTCCATCACCCACTTGATGGCCACGGTTAGTTCGTTACTGTGGTTGTCGTCAAAGGCCCGGCCCGGCTCATCCAAGAACAACGGCGTATCGCCCAAGTTCATGTACTTGATCGCCACGAACATGAATGCCAAGTCAATGATCTCTTTGATCCCTTCACTACCCAACGAGACGTCTTTGATCAAGTTGTCTTCCCGCTCAACGACGACTTTGAACTTGTAATCGAGTTCAGCGGTTTGTTCACGATTGACGCTATCGTAACCAGTTGGGATGATTTGCAGTGGGTAGGACCAGATGCGGTTGATGAAGACATTCATGGCACCCACGAAAGCGCGGATGAAACCAAGCAAGCCTTCAGCAATCAAACCGTTCTTCGGCGACAAAGCAGCAACCATGGCTTTGGCCGCCGCTTCTTGAATCTCCAAAGTAGCGATCTGACTGCGTAGCATCCCCACCAGTTCCTTTTGACGCTTGACGGCGCGCAGCGATTCTTCTTTGAGCGCCATGGCGTTTTCCACTTCACGCAGACAGTGGTGAATGCTTTCACGCCGGAATGCTTCGATGTGGCTATACTGTTGCTGCTCTGCCAAGGCCGAGAGCTTCTGGAGTTCTTCGCCGAGTTGAAGACCTATGTTGAGTTGCCGGCGGTATTCGCTGTAAGCTGACACCGAACGCTGCACGTGGGAAAGCTCTGCCGTGAGTTGTCCGAGCTTATCGGCCATCGCTTCCATCTGCGCGCGCACTTCGTTTAGGTTAGCGTCACCAACTTCCGCGGCTTGCGCCCGCAGCTTAGCCAGTTCTTCCAACTTCTGTTCGATGCGCTGTACATCGATCGATACGATCAGATCGCGCTGTAAATACTGCAACGCGTTGACCGCTTCCAAAGGGGACTCCAGAATCAACTTCGAATCGAGCAAATAATCCCAGAACGGATTTAAGATCGTGACGGTCTTGGTGTAGGCAATGATTTCGCGGTACTGGCCAAAATACCCTTCCACCACTTCCAGACTCTTTTGCTGCTGAGCTTCTGCCTCTTTCATGGCCTTGAGTTTGGTTTCACCTTCTTTGATACCAGCCACAATGAGTTCGTACTGCTTCTCATCCACACCCACTACCCAGCTATGGTCACACGAAGGACACACGTGTTGGTTCTTACCGCGGTGTAAGTCAGCGTGTTCTTTCTGCGCTTTTAACCGGTGCAAGTACTCGATGTGTTTGTTCATCTCAGTGATCATCAACAGCAGTTGCTGCTGCATTGATTCGTACTGCGAACGCCCATAGCGTCGATCACCATTCTCAGGGATCTCACGCAGCGCCGAAACCAACGGATCAAAGATGGGTTGCAACGCTTCATTGGCATGAAACGCATCAGGAAACAACAGTTCCAATCGCAACTTACCGACCTTGCTCGTTCGCTCATCACGCAGCATGTGAATCTGGTTGTCAATGCTTTCAACACCTTCAGCGCCCGTCTTAATCAAGATGTCGTGTTGGTGTTGGAGTTTGCTGTACTGTTCGTTCACGGTCACCAACACAGCTTCTTTGCCGGTAGCGATATGCTTAAGTCGGTCGATCTCCATGTCGACTTCGTTAAGCGAGCGGAACGTGGCTTTAACTGGCTGACCGTGGGGATTGGTATCAGCCCACCAACACTCGTACTGGTAAGGCGCTACGACCTGCAAACGCAGCAGACGTGTGGAGACATCGTTCAAGCTACGCAAAGCCCGTGTGCGCTCATCCAGGTAGTGCTGTGAGCTTTGCTCGACTGGCATGCGCTCGGACTGCAGAATGTTCAGCTCTTGTCGCAGCGCGTTCACTTCCTGTTCGAGTTTGGCTTCTTCTTCCTCAGACATGATCTTGGCAACTTCCACGCCCAAGTTCTTCTGATTCATCTTGACAGCGCCCGTCAAGTGGTTTGCCCGCTTGTTGAGTTTGTCGTAAGCGTCCAGCGCAAAGTCGTTGTCACTCTCGCACAGCGACATCAACCATTCACGGCGGGCTGGTGGTTTGAGCTGCGTGAACTTGACCATACCCAGCATCATCTCGTGCGAGGCTGGTGTGACCTTGAAATACTTCCAGCACAAGTCGCGTTGCACTTGCGCTGTACCACCCGTGTTGAGCTCTTCATCATCCATGATAAAGCTGTGCTCGGCAGCGCGGTCGACGTGGGTGGCGCAAATGAACGTGTGTCCGCCGCTTTCAATGTGCACTGTTTTACTGCCGCCCTTGATGAAGTCGTCCTTCTCGGACGGCAACGGTGTGAGTTGATGCAAGAGCGAACTCTTACCGGAACCGTTACTGCCCAGAATAAGCTGGACCGCAGCGTGCGGTGAGATGGTTATTTTTCGAATCTCCGTGCCCCGCATACGACGATAACCGACAAGCGTAATAGAGAGAATTTTGTACATGGGTGCTTTCTAATATGGGCCTCTTACAAAACATAGAGAAAGCCCATCATTTTTCATTTTACCGATTAGGAGTACGTCATGCTGACGCCGGAAATGTTTTCAGAACTAAAGCCATATTCCCTCGGCATGGTGGCAGAGAACAAAAAAATAAAGAACAAGGAAGGTGGTTTTAACCACGTCGTGGAAGTCACGCCCGTGGAAGACTTACCAATGCTCGACGGTGAAGTCAAGTCGGGAATCGTCTCTAGCACTGTTACTCTGTCTGAGCGAGAAGGTGCGGAGTCACAGATCAAGGTTGGCACCTCAAACAGCGTAGAAGCCACGTGGCTGCCTTTGGGAAGCTCTAACCGGTTCACCCCTCCAGACGTACGCCGCGGTGCTGTGGTGATGCTCTATCGTTGGGCTGATGAGGATCGCTTCTTCTGGACGACATTGGTTGATGACTTAAAGCTGCGTAAACTGGAAACGGTGGTGTATGCATGGTCCGGCACAATGAAAGAAGGTGCTGAAGTTACCGGCGACAATTACTACTTCATGGAAGTGTCGACCCACAAAGGCGTGGTGAACTTTCATACCAGTAAAGCCAATGGGGAATTCTGTTCGGTTGATATCCAGCTCAACGTTAAAGACGGTTGCTTCCAATTACGCGATGATACAGGCCACATCTTCATCATCAACTTTAAAGAAAAGCAGATGGCGATGGAGAACCCTGACGGCACGTCGTTTGAGATCAACAAAAAGAACTTGACGATCCAGGTACCCGAGACGTACACACTCAAGGCCAAGAACAAGATCGAGGAGATCGGTGAGACTGTGAAGATCACTGCCGGTAACAGCATCGCTGAAAAAACCAAAGCTTACTCGGTAGAGGCAAGCGACAGCATGACTGAGAAAACGGGCACCTTCGATCTGAATGCTTCTAGTTCGATTAAGCAAAAGGCTGGCGGCGTCATTACCATCAACGGCACCGCCGTACAGATCAGTAAGAAAGTGGCAATGACTTAAGGAGAGAACATGCCCAATGTTGCAAAGTTAGGCGATGGTAGTGACCACGGCGGTCGAATCATTTCTGCCTCAGGTAATTTTACGGTGGACGGTGTTGATGGCGTAGTGCATGGCGACATGCATCAGTGCCCCATCAAAGGTCACGGCACAACGCCTATCAGCTCCAGTTCTACTGCCACAGGTAGTGGACGGGGTATTGTTCGCACAGGCGACCGTGCAGGCTGCGGTGCTGGTATTATCGGTACAGGATCGGCTACTGCCGACTAGAGCGCATACTCCCCTCCCGCGATGGGAGGGGAGCTATGACGTTAACCTAAATCGAAGTCACTGCCGATGAGTTGGAAGTGGGCGCTGCTATTACGAAAACCGAGTGAGGCGAGTTTGGCGTTACTGACTGATGCTTGTGCTTGCGTTTTGACGGTGTCGTAGTTCTTCGGGGCGGTCCATGCTGCCCGCGCATTGATGTTGACCGAATAACGATCGTGCTCTTTACGTGGCCAGAAGACTTCATGGCGACCGTGACCTACCATCAGCGGATAGATCGGGGCAACGTCCGATGTATAGTTGCCGGGGAATGGCGAAGGCTTGAGTTCGACCGTGTCAGTAAAGACTTCAGCGTTGTCTAACACCACCAAGAACGTTTGCGACAGTTGCAGGTATTTGCGCAGTACCGCATCTTGGTACAGATTCGATACACTGATCTGACTCTCGTTGGTGTCTGAGCGTTCCAACTCCAAGCTGCTGTAGTCCAGCACTTTGTACGATTCGAAGTAACGATCGATGAGTGGGATCTGCGCGAAGTCAATGCCGAAGGCGCTCGTGCTGATGCGATAGAACGAACGTTTGTCAAGCGTGTGCAAATAACCACCCAGAACCAACAGTACGGTTTTGCTCGACAGATCCACACCCGTGTCGACGTAGCAGTTGTAGCGCAGTTGTTGCTGCGCTTTGTGCTTGTAGATCATGTCGTCAGTAATCGGGATAAACGACAGTGCTCCCAAGTTCTCAAACGAGAGCAGGCCGATTTCGTTGCGTCGACCTTTCAAACAGGTCTTCATGCCGTCTGTGACAAACACGCCGTCAACACTGTGGTCGGTCTGATGGTAGAAGCCATTGACGTTGACCAAGCAGTGCTTGTAGATCCGTTCGTAATCCGCTTCCGCTTTGGTAATGAGTAAGTGCGACTTGCTCGACAGCGGCAGCGGGCTCGATGGCGAGATGGTCGGGTGTGTCGGCGTGATCTTGTGACCTGCACGCACTGCGTCTGAAAAGTGGGCGTAGCGGGTATTGATGACCGGTACGACGTTGGAGGTCGGTAACGTGTTGGAACCATTTTCCGAGAGCCACTGACCGAACTTTTTATTCAAGCCACCTAATTGCGCCCGCAGTGGTTCCAGCTCCAAGCTGACATAGTGGTCGAGCGCTGTGTGGGAAAGCGTAACGATCACGCGCTTGAAGTCGCGAAACAGAAGGTTCAATGGGAATTCTTCAATCCCCATATTGCGCCAACGGCTCACGCTGTCGACCGGCTTTACGATGGCAGAAACCAGTTGATACATAGGGAAATTCCTTTGCTTTAAAGGCTAAACGCCGAGATAATATAGTCGCTGGGACCAAACATAACATTATCCTGGCATCATTTCCCAGACCATCTTAGAGGTGCGTTTCATGGCTACACTGACAAGCCCGCAATACCCTTTTGACCCAACCGGTCAAGCCACTACCAACAAAGTCATTGGCGAACTCCAGCCTTTGATGGGTGGCGGCAATGAAAACTTCATCTTCCTGATCCCAGCTGCGACGCCGTTCTTCGCCGACAGCATGACGATGAACTTCAAGTCCTTGCAGGGCGACATCCGTCCTCTGATCTTGGGCAAAGATTACTACTTCTCGCATCACTTCGTGGGCGCGACGCGTGCGTGCGGTAAGCCCGTCTTCGGCTCGGTCACGATGCTCAACAACGAGCTGCGCGGCACCGTCATCTTCAACCCTTACCAGACCGTCGGTGGAGAGTGGACCGTCGATCCAGCCACTACGCTGCAAATCCTGGCTGACAAAGCGCATAACCCGCGCGTGACGTCGTGGGAGAGTGTCGCCGGTTACCCGAGCATCTTCCCGCCAGTGCCACACGAATGGAACCTGCGCGACATGGTCGGCATGACCAAAGTTGTGGAAGCCGTCAACCGTGTTGTCGATGCGCTGATGGCCCGAGCTTCGGCGGACTTTACGATGCACATGGGCGCCAGTGGTAACGTACACAATTTGACCGCCGCCGATATCGGCGCTGTGTCCAAAGAGCACATGGATCTGGCAATTGAAGCTGCCATGGCCAACCTGCAAAGCACCACGGACGACTTCGCTGAAGGTGCAACAAATAAATACTTCACAGAAGCACGTGTGCTGGCCACGCGTTTGGCTAAGTTCACCGTCACCGATCCGGTCAGCCTCACTGAAGACGATACGATCCTGATGTCGTTCATGAAGTTGCAAGCGCAACTCGGTTCGATCGAAGCACAGTTAAAGACCAAAGCCAACATGCAGCGGCCAAAGTTCATTGGCCTGGGTTCGCAGAACTTGCTCAAGATCCCCATGGCCGGTACGATCTCCATCGACATCAGTCAAGCTGGCGCGTTCCAGTTGTTTGTCACAGGTAGCGGCGCCGTCGGCTTCGACATCCGTAAGGTGGGCGATATGACCGATCAGGTTGTCGAGTTCTCGATCAGCACCATCAACGATGCAACCGGTAAGGTATATGCACTGGCATGGCCTTCGAATGTCAAGTGGGTTGACGGTGTCGCTCCGCCGCGCACGACAGCCGCCGGTGCCAAAGACGACTGGTACTTCTACTCCGAAGACAACATGGTGACCTGGTCCGGCTCGCTGTCCCACAAAAATCCCCGTTAATACAAGGTAGGGTAGAATGACTCGTTTAACGCAAAAGTTTCGGCGTGAACGGACGAATGCCCGTATTGTTCCTAGCACCTCACTGTTTAACGCTCCTGGTGTGGTCGCATTAGAATACGGCAAATCGCACGTTCTTGTCTCAGGCACTGGTTCGCCAGGCCAACCACAAGTGCCTGGTAACGCGGTGTACAATCCCGCAACACCTGGCAATGTCGCCAACTACAACCCCATCACCCCTGGTAACATCGTTGGGTACAATCCAGTGGTGCCCGGTAACGCTAACTACAACCCACCCGTAGCCGGCTCAGCCAATTACAATCCAACCACACCCGGTACGGTGGCGAACTACAATCCACCGACACCTGTGGCAGTGGCTGGTTACAACCCAGTTGAACCCGGTAACCGTTACACCACACCGCCGTCGTACACGCCGGGTAACTACGTGGCAGGTTATACAGTGCCTGGTAACGTCGTGGTTTATCCGAGCGCCTACGTTCCTGGCAACTTGGTACCTGCATCGTTCACACCGGGTAATCAGTTTACCAACCCGCCAACTTACACCCCTGGTAATCCGTATACAAATCCAGGTAACTATACGCCCGGTAACACGAATCAGAATTCCTTCGACACCACCTACGTGCCGCGTAATCACGCGTGTCCAGTGGGCTGGTCGTACGCTGGTTACGACGACGTAGTAAGTGGCAACGGTCTGCCGGTGAAGGTGTGTGAGATCTTCTTGCCGGGTTACACCAACCCAGGTACGTACACGCCGGGCAATGCGGGTACCAATAACGGCACGTATAGCGCTGGTACAGTTGGCACGAATGCTGGTAATTACCAGCCGTCGTATTACAATCCGCCGACGTATATCGCTAGCTTTAACTACAGCAACCCACCATCGTGGGTGCCAGCATCGTCCAACGCACCGACCTACACGGCAGGCGTGATTCGTTATAACCCAACCACAGGCGGTAATGCAAATTACAATCCTGCGGTACCGGGTAACGCGAATTACAACCCGCCGTTGGCTGGTACAGTAGCGGGCTACAACCCAGCGATTCCGGGCACACCAACGGGCACCAATCCGGCAACGGGAGGCAATGCGAATTACAATGCGGCAATACCTGGGAATGCTAATTATAATTTACCAACCCCAGGAAATGCTGTGTATAACCCCGATAAACCGGCTTCGATTGCTAACTACAATCCGCCAACCGGAGGGGCGTTAACTGGATACAATCCAGATAAGCCAGGCACTGTTGCTAATTACAATACTGGAACGCCTGGAAATGTGGCGAACTACAATCCGCCATCGCCTGGTAACTACATTGGTTCGAACCCAACGCAGCCAGGTAATTTGGTTCCGGGTAATTACGTGTCGGGCGGTACCATGCCTGGATACGTGACGCCGGGTAACCCAGTGCCGGGATCGTACTCCCCAGGGACGCTGGTGCCAGGATACACCAATCCGAACATCACAACACCGGGTAATGTCAATGCACCGACTTACACGCCCGGATACACCAACCCAGGATCAACAATTCCAGGTAACGTCAATTCACCCTACTACGATGAGACGCAAGTTCCGACGCGAAACTCGTGTCCTGTAGGCTGGACGTATGGTGGTTTTAATGATGGTTACAACGCCGGTACGCAATACCACATCTGTACGATTTCTTCGCCCGGATACACTAACCCGCCGACTTACTCTCCTGGTAACACAAACCCAGGTACGTATTCGCCAGGCAACACGAATCCAGCGAATATCACGTGGGGCAATACCAACCCGCCGACGTACAATCCATCGACGACCAATCCGCCGTATTCGAATCCTGCAACGTATACGCCACCGTATCCGGCGCCGGGCTATTCCAATCCGTCGTATTACAATCCGCCGATTCCTGGCAACTCGACACACAATCCGCCATCACCAGGGAACGCAAACTACAACCCTGGCGTACCGGGCAATGCTAACTACAATCCCCCAGTAGCTGGCACCGCAGTGTATTCGCCAATCGTGCCGGGTAACGCGAATTACAACCCAGTCGTGCCAGGCAGTGCAGTCTACAATCCGAGCACAACAGGCGCGCCTTCGCAACCGTTCACGGCTTTGGGTGTTGTCTTCCCAGGCGCAGCGAGTACGGCAGGTGGTAACTATGTCGCAGATACTCTGGTGACTGTTACCCCAACCGCAGACGGCAAGTACCCAGTGAACGTGGGTCCTGGCGCACAAGTCATCGTCAAGCAACAATTCTAATATCTACTAACAAAGGAAAACAGCATGAACCAAAATCCTCGTTATGGCATTCCTGAACGTACCTTCCCGTACGTTTCGTATTGCGAACTGTTCAACGCGTTTAACAACGGGTGGAACGTCGAAGCCGAAGGCCAACCACCGGTCTACAACGCTGAACGCGATGAGTGCCGCAAGATCCGGGAGCTCGGTGAACTGATGGTGTTTCATGCCGGCTCGGTTGGCAACAACCACGAAGACAAGGAAATCCGGGATTCGGAAATCGCTTGGATCAACGACGATCCGAATCAGCCGGAAATCGAAGGTCGGGTCTGGTTGCTCCAGCGGATGGCTGACACCATGGGCATGGTCAACCGCGACAAGTTCCAGTTGCTGCTGAACCACTTCAACCCGATGCAGTTTACCAAGTACGGCCTGAACCAGCATTACACCTGGCATGTGGACGTGCATGAAAACCAAGAGTCGACTGAGCACCGTAAACTCTCGGCCGTGCTGTTCTTGACCGGTCCAGACGAATACGAAGGGGGTGAGCTGCTCCTGAACATCGGCGGCAATCCAGAGAGCGTTGTCTCGCTGCGACCACCTGCTGGTACTGTTGTGTTCTTCTACTCACACGTCCCGCACTGCGTGATGCCTGTGACCAAGGGCGACCGAGCAACCATCGTGGTATGGGGTATGGGTCCGAAGATCCAATAACAGGAAAATGCTATGCTTGATAATCTGCTTAAATTTTTACTTACGGAACAACGCCTGGCTCGCTTGGGCATGCGCCAAGTTACCCAAGAAGATCGGGATCAACTGATTCCGATTATCGAGTTCATGTGTGAGCCGCAGCACAAGGGCGTGCTCATCGAACCGCAGCCCGCGTACAAGCATAT